GATTCGCAATTATAATAAAATTCAAGATATTGTTGCTATTTTTAATAGCATTAAAGTAAGTCGTCGAGCTGTATTTGGCGAAGAAATTATGAAGAAGCAAACTATTAATGTTGAATTAGGAAAATTGTTTGTTAAACATAAAATACTTGACGACTATCCTGTCTTTAAAATTCTTGTGAAACTACTTGTTGCATGTTATAATAATCCTGAAGAAACGAATATTTCTGAGCTTAAGATTACTAACGATCTTACAGACGATGAAATTAAAGATATTTACGATGAATTAGATAAACAAATTAAAGATAATCCAGGTATCTTCGCATGAATTTGACAGTTAATCAAATCATGAGCCTAGAAGATCCAGAAGAATATATTCGCGGATTATTCGTAAGACTTTGCATTATCAATTATCGTATTAAGCAAAAAGGATTAACTAAAGAAGATCAATATGAAGTCATGCAATTAATCGAAAGTATCGCTAATACTGTCGGATATAAAGAAGAAATTCTTAATAAGTGTATCGATATATTTAGCGTTACGATGAATATGCATCATGACTTTTACTTATCTTGGGATTTAGTCGATGAGTATTTAAAGGATAAAGTAAAGTTATCATGATTTTTCTCAAAGAAAATGTTTTAAAACATGTCGACAAGATGATTGTCGACTTAAACTTTCCAGAACAAATTGGTAGTTTGCAAGAATTAAAAGAAGTTATTACACAGGCAATTAATTATAGCACGAGTACTGATCGATCAGAACAATTGTATTTTAGTTTAAATGAAAAACGATTAATCTTATCGATCGATGAACAAAATCTCGGTACATTCTATTCTGAGGAATCAGATATGCCAATTATTTGGTCCGAAATCGAAGATTTTGTACCGTCGCCACATGAAGATGATCAATATATATATGTAAGTACTGTATATGAAACCATTATTATTAGTGATAAGTTAAAACCATTATTAGTCGGTTTATTCTTAGATATTAGTTCAGTGTTACCAGTTAATTATATTAGGAGTTTTAAATATGAATGTAAATAAAGCTATTAAAGAAATTAATAATGCACTGACTAATACTGTTGTCGAAATATACGGCGATAGTGGATCTGGTAAGAGTTATATAGCCGATAAAGTTGCTGAGACTAAAGATTTCGTTTTAATTGTCGATAGCTTAATGCAGCGTACAGAAGGTAGCTCTTATATCGTTCAATCTAATAAATTAGAAGACATCGAAGAATTAGCTAAGGATTTTGATCTAATTATTATCGACGACTTTTTTCAATTAACCGGTGATCCTCGGGATAATATTTACAAATTACAAGAATGGGTGTATAATAATAGAAAATTATCTATTATTTTAATTAATCAGATTCGTGCGAATTTTAATGAACGACGTCCAGAAAAATTTGTTCCGTATGCTGATTATTTATTACAACGGTATGCCGACCGGAGATTCTATACAGAATTTAAAGATGGCAAATATGTAATTACTCAAGTTAAATGAGGTGCACCTATGATTATTGTAATTTCTGGCCCAAGTGGCAGTGGCAAAAGTACGTTAGCCGGTTTATTCGAAGTTAAAGGTTTTAAACGTATCGTAACTTCGACTAATCGCGATCGTCGATTAAACGATCCAGAAGGTCAATACTATTTCGTTCCGAAAGAAGAATGGAACGATGACGACTACATTTGTGTCACTAATTATGGTGGCAATAAATATGGTATTGATAAAAGTTATTTTGACGAAATTAATAAAGACTTAAATTATATTGTCGTATTAGATGAAGCTGGTTTAAAAGAACTTAAAGAATACTACGACAATGTATATGGTTTTTATTTGAACGTAGTCGAAAAAACATGTCGTGAACGTATGGCTCAACGTGGTGATGCTGCTGATAATATTGAGAAAAGAATTGCTTATGATAAAGAGCATGGTCGTTTTAATTATTTGATTGACGACGACGATTTATATAATCAAGCATTCTTTGGCGAAGATCATCCATCTATGATCATGCGTCAAATTATGGATTACTTTAATAATAATCCAGATAGTAAAGAAATGATCGACGAAGGAGAAGAAATTCTCGCTATGTTACATAAACAAAAATAAATATGATATATAAAGCCCCTTTTCAGGGGCTATTTTTAATGGAGGAAGTAATGGCATATTCTGATAAAATCGAACAGGCTGCTGTGATTCTATTCGAAGAACGTGACGATCGTAATAAACTAAGTTTACGTATTCGCGATCTATGCAATATGGATTGGTCTACCGAAACGTTTACGTCATTTTCAGCTATGTGTGCTATCGAAATGGCTAAGAAGCATCATTGGGCTAAAGAATGGTCTAATATGAATTCATTACATATGGCACGTATCTGGTGTCTTTTAAATGCCGATGGCGATTCTTTGCGAGAACGTATCGATAATGCTGGCTTTACTGGTCAGAAGATTAACGAAATGATTATCGAAGGTGGCGGAACGCTAAGAAAACAAAAGTTTGATCAAGCTATTCGTTATAGCGAATGTTTTACCGATGCAGAAATTAAGCTTTTAGAAGCTATTAATAATAAGACTAAGAATAAACGTTTAGCATCGATGCGTGAAAAGATTACGCCAGAACATCGTGAATTGGCAACGAAACATCGTTTAGAATCTGCTAAATATAATAAACGTAAAAAAGCTGCTAGTAAGATCTTAAAAGAAACAGCTAAGACTGTTAAAAAAGTTAAGAAGTCAGCTCCACGATATGTTACGTATAAGTGTATCATTATCGATAGCAAGAAAAGTAAATTTGATAATATTGTCAATGCAATTAAATTAATTTTGAGTGGTAATTTTAAGGAAGTAAAGGAAGAAGTCCGTGAGTGTAATTAAAGATAATGACGGTGTTCGCATCGGTATTTTCGATAAAATGCTCGAAGAGCGAGTATTATTTATCGTAGGAGAGATTAATGATGAGTTGGCAAATTCTATCGTTGCCCATTTATTATATCTTAATAGCAAAGATAGCCGTAAACCAATTACATTATATATTAATAGCCCTGGTGGTGTGATTACTTCTGGATTAGCTATTTATGATACGATGAAATTAGTTAAAGCACCAGTTCATACGATTGGTTATGGTATGTGTGCTAGTATGGCTAGTTTTTTATTAAGTATGGGCGATAAACGTAGTGTATTGCCTAATACATGTGTAATGATTCATCAGCCATTGGGTGGCGCACAAGGTCAACAAACTGAAATTGAAATCACTTATAAGCGAATTACGTCTCTTCGTGAAAAACTAGAAAAGATGTATGCCGAAAAATCTAACGGCAAATCTTCTTATAAGCAAATTCACGAAGCTTGTGAACGCGATAACTATCTCGATGCTAAAGAAGCATTGGATATGGGTTTAGTCGATGAGATTATCGGAGGTGATGACGAATAATGAAATGTTCATTCTGTGGCAAAGATATCAACGATAATGAAAATAATCGAGTAACCTTTAGTTCTTCCGTAGACGAAAATATTTTCATCTGTCAAGATTGCGTTGAAAACATGAGTATTCAGTTAGTCGAAGATAATCCAGATTTAAATTTCGGTGTTAATTTAGAAGAAGATTTTGGTCTCGAAGATAAGCCAAAACCAAAGGTTAAAAAATCTAAATTATTGCCTTCACAAATTAAAGAATATTTAGATGAAAGTGTAATTAATCAAGATTACGCTAAAAAGATTCTAAGTGTAGCTGTAACTAATCATACTAAACTGTTAGAATATAATGCTATGAAAAAAGAAAAAACTGGAGTCGATGTAGAAAAAGGATGCGTCCTTATGATTGGCTCGAGTGGTGTTGGCAAAACGTTTTTAATTAAACAAATTTCTAAAAAATTAAAACGTCCATGTGTAATTGTCGATGCAAGTAGTCTCACCAAATCGGGGTTGACACAATAAGCCCTCTCTGATAAAAGTACAAATAAGTCAGAGTAATTAATGTGATCAAAATCGGTGAAGAGCCCATGTGGAAAATACCGAGGTAATCAAAAAATTTAAAAGATTTTTGACACCGTAACGCGTAGGAATTGAACCTTATAATATAAGAATAAAATATTCCCAAGAGTGATCGCCTCAGTTTGTATACTATTTTTACTGAGAAAATGTACGCTGAACTTGCAGGTGACTGTAAGAGCTATAGGATAAAAAGCCTATAGGGTAACAAATTGTTGTTGGTGAAGACGTAAATAGTATTATTGGCAGACTGTATCGTGAAGCTGGTGAAGATATTTCTAAGGCTGAACAAGGTATTGTCTATATCGACGAAATCGATAAGATTGCTGCTCGTGATCCTGAAAATGCAGGTGCTCAAGGTAGTGATATCGGTGGTCGTGATGTGCAGTACGAATTATTAAAACTTGTCGAAGGTGGCAAAGTAGCTATTAAGACAGGCGGTATGTTAGGTCAAGGTTCAACAGTCGAAATCGATACGACAAATATATTGTTTATTTGTGGCGGTGCATTTACCGGTATCGAAAAGAAAATTGCTGAACGTCTAAATAAATCTGTCGATAACGGTTTCGGCTTTACAAATGTAAAGTCCGAAAACGAAATTCAGGATGAAATTACATATAATGGTTTAATCGATAATATCTTACCAGAAGATTTAAGTAATTTCGGTATTATTCCAGAATTATTAGGTCGATTACCAGTTATTTGTCCATTAAAAGAACTAAGTATCGAAGATTTAGAAAATATTTTAACGCAACCTAAACATGCTATATTTAAACAGTTAAAAGAGCTAGTAAGTATGTATGGTGTCGAATTAGAATTTGATAATGATACAATTCATACGATTGCTAAATTAGCTTATGAACGTAAGACTGGTGCCCGTGCGCTACGTAGTGTATGTGAAGCATTAGTCGACGATAAGATTTTCGAAATCACTCCAAAGACTAAGAAAATTAAAATTACTAAGGAAGATGTCGAAAAGAAATTCGAATATTACCTAAAGAAGGAGGAAGAATAATAAAGATGTACGATTTAGTATCTCTTACTGAAGCAGCTTTAATTATAGCTATCGATAAATTAGCTAATAATGCTGATAAATTAACAGTCGATGAAATTAGATTGCTTCATGAAATGTATATTGCTGGTACTATCGAAAAACTTCAACAAAAATTTAAAGCTGCTGAAAAAGATGCTCAAGAATTCTTAGCTAAAGAAGAAGCTAATGAAACTACTGCATCTGAAATCGTAACGGCTAAGGAAGAAGTTAAAGAAGAAAAACCTAAAACTAAACGTGGTCGTCCTAAAGCTAAAGCTAAAGAAGAAGATGTACCGGTAACAGATTTCGAAGGTAATGTATTGCCTCCAGAAAAATTAGCTAAAGGTAGTGAAGATAAAGTTCACGATGAAGAACCAGCTTTCGTACCCAGTAAAGCAGAAGTTAAACCTGAAGTCGTTGTCGAAGAAGCTTCTGCAGCTGAAAAAGCAACAAAATCTTTAGAGTTTAACGAAGCTCAATTAGATTGTTATGTATCTGAATTTAAACGTGAAGAAACATTCGAATCTAATCCTGAAGCAAAAGCTAAACTTACGCCTCAACGTAAGAAAATTAATGCTTTCGTAAAAGAAGCCGAAGGCAATAAAGCAGTATTACGTAAATATTTCGATGAAATTTTAGACGACGCCGATAAAGGTATGTCGTTTAAAGAAATTACGCCTTTCTATGTCGATAATTTAGCTCATTACTTAACATTACGTGAAGAATTAGCACGTTATAATGAAGATCAAATTGTCGAAAAAATGAAAGAAATTTCCGGCGGAGTATTACACGATATCTCTCAATTGAATCGGTATAATATCGAAGCCATTTTAACAGTTCTTAAAGCATAATATATGCTTAAGATATATATGTAAATAATTTTATTTAAGAAAAGGAGACAATTAACATGTCCATGAACAAATTGATTTTACAAGGTCGTATTCCTACAAGTGAAAAGTTTAGATTCGACGTTCGTTTCGGCGATGGCGAAAATGAACGTTCTTTTGCTAATTTCCAAATGTCTGTACGTCGTAATTGGAAACCAAAAGACGAACAATACTATCCAGAAGATATCTTTAATGTAGTAGCTTATGGTCCTAATGCTGACGTTATTGGCAAACACGTAAAACGTGGCGAAGAATTCTTGATTGCTTGTCATTTGCAAAATAGAACGTACGAAGACAAGAATGGTAATACCGTATATACTAACGATATTATTGTCGACGAATTCTATTTTGAGGATCATCGTTCTGGTGGTAATAGCGAATCTAATTTCGATAATTTCAGCGATGCACCAGCTAATAGTGCGACTGAAGATGACGACGACGTTCTCGATATCTAATAATTGTTAAATTAGCCATCGTATGTTATAATTATAGTGGGTATACACAGTGTATGCCCACTATTTTTATTATATTTGTGAGGTGGCTCATGGACCAATTAGAGCATATCGATTCCCAGATACAAGACTGGGAGAAATTTTTTAAATTAGATAATGAACTTAGAAGTAATCTAAATCAAATTTCAGAATATGTCGGAGAGAAACTTGCTAAAGGTAAATTTGGTGAACCTATTCAAGTCGAATTCGACGACAAAATATTTCAATTTGTATTTAGAGTCGGTACTTCTGGTTTACGTGGTCGTGTCGATTCTTATATCGCTAGTAGTAAATTGTTAATTAAACCTAGAGGATTTAAAGCACAAGTTGATTTTAATCAAGACGTATCATTAGCCGAGACGATTGGCGAAACGGCTCGAGGTATTTTGTATCGTTACTATGATTTAATCGATGATGAAGATCACGTTTATTAGAACGAGCTTATAAGTAGTTAATAATATTGACAAAACGATATATAAGTGGACATTTATATCTTATATACCGTTACTTGTAAGACCGTTTCTAGCCCTGGTGATTGTGTCTAACGAAAGTTATTTGCGAAATGAACCAAGTTATTGGAAAAAGTTAAAAACTCACCAGCAGATGTAATCTTCAGTCGGCTGCTCTGAGAATATTAAACCAAGAAACTCTGCTAATGTCCTGCAGAGATAACAGGAATAATATATGAACTTCCTGATGACATGGGCAAGAAGAAAAATTCTCCTTTATAAAGGAAGGTGGCAGAGATGCTTAAAAAATATTCGTTCGTACTAGATGCAGATGAAAAACAATTAGATCCTACAATCGAACAAAATACATGGCGACTTATTCGACAAGAAAAAGCATGCTTGATTTCTAAATTTCCTATGATCATTAAATTAAACAAAATCGTAAAAAATCCGAATCAAGATGAAATACGCTGCGGAATAGACGATGGCACAAACCACGTAGGATTGGCTCTTGTTCAAAAATGTCAGACAAGAAACAAAGTTTTATTTAAAGGCGTTATAGAACAAAGAAAAGATGTAAAGCACCTTATAGATGTAAGAAGAAATTATCGGAGATATCATCGTTATCATAAACGCTACCGTCAGCAAAGATTTAATAATCGTGCTTCTTCTAAAAGAAGTGGACGATTACCGCCATCAATAAAACAACGGAAACAAGCAATAATTCGCGTAATCAATAGATTATGTAAATGGATACGCATTAATAATTACTGGTTAGAAGATGTTAAAATAAATATTCGTGCTTTAACTGATGGATTTAAACCTTATAAATGGCAGTATCAAAAACCAAATAGATTAGACAATAATTTAAGGCTTGCAGCTATTTATCGAGATAGTTGCCAATGCATTGAATGTGGCAAGAAAAATACTCGTTTTGAAGTACATCATATAACACCTCAATCAAAAGGCGGTGCAGATACTATCAGCAATTTAGCAACCCTTTGTCCAGAATGTCATACTAAAACGTTCAGACAAGAAGAACAGTTTGCCGATCGATATTATTCTCTGATAGGATCTACTGGTAACATTAATGGATTAGCCGATGCACAAAGAGTTATGCAGGGAAAAACCTGGCTTAGAGAACAATTAACGCAACATGGAAGATTGTTTTTAACAACGGGTGCAGATACAGCAAATAAACGCGATGATTGGAATATAGTTAAAACTCATTCTAACGATGCAATATGTATAACGGATTTAGAACCAGAAAATATAGATATAGAAGAATGGATTATAAAGCCAATGCGCCGTAAAAGTAAAGCTCGAACTGAGCAAGTTTGTGGCTTTCGCCATCGAGATTTAGTAACTTACACATATCGAAATGGTGAAATACATATGGGATATGTAACGGCATTATATCCAGATAAAAATAAATTGAGCTTTCAATCTCCAACAAAACGTTGCACAGGAGTAAATGCTTTAAAAACAAAGTTATTATGGAGATTTAACAAGATTTATTGGTTAAAATATTCGTAAGTTTGTATATATGTCTATATTTTATAATGTTTTTAAAAGGAATTTTTATATGTTTAAAAATATGATTTGCGGTCTACGTAATTATTTTAAGAATACTTATAATAATAACATCGACGCACAATATTTAAGTATTTTAACTAATATTATTGCTAATGGTACTCGCAAAGAAAACCGTACAGATACTGCTGCGTATAGTATTCCGCATCAGCGTATGTCTTTTGATTTATCAAAAGAATTTCCATTATTAACCAGTAAATTTGTCGGTCTTAAAACAGCGACAAAAGAAATGTTATGGATTTGGCAAGATAAATCTAACGACGTTAATGTATTAAATAAAAAATACGGCGTTAAAATTTGGAATGAATGGAAACGTACTGACGGTACTATCGGCAAAGCGTATGGGTATCAGTTAGCAAAACAATATAAGTATTTCGACGTCGATGCTAATAATGCTTTTAAGCTTAAAAAAGATGGCAAAATTAGTGATTATCGCGTCGGTAAAAATGGCGAAATCTACATGGATCAAGTCGATAAATTAATTTACGATTTACATTATAATCGTGATAGTCGACGTATGGTCGTTAGTTTGTGGAATGTCGAAGATCTTAACGATATGGCATTGCAACCTTGTGCATTTTTAACAGAATGGAATGTTACCGATGGTAAATTACATTGTCTACTCAATCTCAGATCGAGCGACTGGTGCATTGGGAGCCCCTATAATATAGCACAATATGCAATGTTAGTATTGGTATTAGCTAAAACTAGTGGATTAAAACCTGGTAAGTTTACCGTTATGATTAACGACTGTCATGTATATGAAAATCATTTAAAAGGTGCTGTTCAACAATTAGCTAATAAAACATATACATTACCAAAAGTAACGTTAAAAGAAGGCTTCGACAGTTTTTATGAGTTCGATGCTGACTGTTTTGAAGTTAAAGATTATAAACATAGTGGCAAAATCGAATTTGAGGTTGCCGTATGATTAATATGATTGTTTGTAAAAACAACTTTGACTATATCGGTAAAGATAATAAAACGCTATATCATATTCCGAAGGATTTAGCATTTTTTAAGCGCAAAACCGTTAATCATATAATTATAATGGGTCGTAAAACATTTGAAAGTTTGCCTGGTATGTTACCTAACCGTGAACATTGGGTTATTACCAGAGATCAGAGCTTTAATAAAGCTCGTTCATTTAATAGTATCGATGACGTTCTAGAGGCCATCGATCCAAATGTAGACTATTATATTATTGGTGGCGGTGAAATATATAAACAATTTATGCCGTATGCCGATTGTTTATATATAACAGAAGTCGATGATTTTAAAGTAGGTGATGTTAGATTTCCACCGATTAATATGACAAAATGGAGTCTATCTGTTTCGCGTACTGATATCGATGAAAAATCTAATTTAACCTTACGATTTAAGAAATATTTACGAAAGGGCTAAACCTTGTGAATAATTTCATTAATATAGCCGGAACTCTGTGTGACATTAAAAAATCTCACACAGAACGTTCTGGTCAAGATATATATTCTGCTAACGTTAGTATGAATATTGAAAAGAAACATATTAAAGTACCTGTTCAATTTAAAGATAATGTTAAACAGGTCTATAATTTAAAAGAAGATTCACACGTAAATTTGTACGGTGAATTACGAACAAAAAATCTTAAACAAGATAATGACAAAAGCAAACTAAGTGTATTTGCTTTTATTACACAAGGTAATCGACAAGTTAGTAATTATAACGAAGTCGTATTAACTGGTTTTATTTGTAAAAAAAGTAAAATCATTAATAAGAAAAGTCATAATATCTGTAGCGTGATCATTGCTGTTAAACGTAATAATGATACAGTACATGACTTTATTCCTTGTGTCGGTCACAATTTAAATGCTAATCTATTTCGAGATATGAAATTACGAACTAATATTAAAGTTATCGGTAAATTTGTTAATCGAGAATATTACGATCACAAAGAACAATGCACAAAGACGACTTACGAAGTGCTCGTAAGAGATATTCAGGTGTTACCATGATCAATCTTCATAAACCAATCGTACGATTCGAAAAAGATTCGTTATATCGCGTGACAAAAGAACCCGATACATATCTTAAAATAGAAAATCGTGTATATTATTTTTACACACGATTAAACAATTATCTTAATTATAATATGCATATGCGATATCTAATCGTTACTAAGCAAGGATACTATAAAGTAGTTAATGGCGAGATGTTCGATATTGGGCGAAAACAAAAAATCATCACTTTATCTAATAATGACGATGAAATTGTGGCAATCGAACCATTATACTCAAATTTATTCTACGTTGTCACGACACATAATAAAATTCTTTTAGTCGATATCGAATTTAAGCCAATGAACTTACGTACGACACGTGAAAGTGCCGGTAAAAAGAATCTTGTTAAATTAAGCGACGGCGAAGAAATTAAACTTGTTCTTAATCGTTTCTATGAACAAGAACTTAATAGCCTACTTATTATTAGCGATCGTGGAGAAATTAAGGTCATCGACGATGCCCCACATCGAAGAAAAGGTAATTTGCCGAAACCTATCTCCAAAGATATCCCAATTAAATTAATCGTTCCTTTAAATAAATTAAATAATTCAATTATCGGTATCGATAATTATATATATTTACTTAGTGAATATGATTTTAAAGATTACGTTAAAAAATATAACGGAATGTTTAAAAAATATCCTAAATTTAAAGGAAAAGTATTTACGAACTATGAGCTCGTTAAAGGTGTAACATATTAATGGACACAACTCATTTAGAAACGTCTTTAGCTTCGTATGTCGGTATGTTCTCTCAGACATTACAGGGAACGAATACCGAAAAGAATCAAGCAATTATTAGCACTTTTTTAAAAGTAATTAATAATTTAATGAATGCCGAAGACGTACAAAAAGATGTTGCTATTAAACCTATAATTATGTTAGTATTAGAATACTTAGTAGACTATAATAATTTGCTTGCTAAAAATGGTAAAGCCGATCAAGATGTAGCTACGGCAATTAAAGTACTTAATACTATTTCGAATAGACAATAGGAGGGTTAAATGGCAAGAAAAAAAGCAGAAGTCGTTGTCGAAGATAAAACTAAAGTAACTGATGTAGAACGTAGAAAACGTATCGAATTAGTAATGGCTAATCTTCGTAAGAAAAATGATGGTATCGTTGTCGGGAAATTGACAGATCCTGAAGTTCAAGAACAAATTCATATTGAATTTATTCCGACGCCGTCAATTAATTTTAATTCTGCAACTGGTGGTGGTATTCCTAAAGGTAATATTTGTATACTCGCAGGCGTTGAAGATTCCGGGAAGACATCATTAGTTCTTGAAACAATCGGTAAGATGCATCGTGAAAATCCAGAAGGTCATTTTGCCTTATGGCTTGAAAGCGAAGCATCATTAAATTTAGATTATATGGTTAATCAGTTTGGTATTGATCCAGAACGATTTTTCTTTATTCAATTCGATCGAAATCATTCGGCTGAACAATGCTTAGATCAAGCTGAAGCATTATTACAAACCGGTGTTATTGATTTATTCTGTATTAATACATTAAAAGCATTAATTCCAGAATCTGAAATGAATAAATCAATGGAACAAGTTAATGTCGGTGCTGCTGCGCGTATGAATAGTCGTATGATGGGTAAATTTGTACCACTAATTAAACAATATAAAACAGCAATGGTATTAGTTCAACATTTAACGACTAATATCGGTGGTTTTAGTATGTATGGCGATAATTTGATTTTAGCTGGCGGTCGTGCTATTCGCACAGCAAGTATGTTAACTGTCGAAATGCGTAAGGCAAGCGTATTAGATACTGATCCTATTGGAAAAGAAGATGGTATCAAAATCAATTGTAAGATTACTAAAAATCACTGCATTCCAAGAGAGTTTCCATATCGTAAATTTACGTATTATGCAATCTTTGGTGAAGGTATCGAACAAATCCTTAGTACCCTTGATGAATTAATCGATATGGGTGTTATTCATAAAGCTGGTGCTTGGATGCAACAGCTTGATCCAGAAACTGGAGAAATTATCGATAAGTGGAATGGTCGTAATGCCTTTAGAGAAGACATGAAAGCTAATCCTGATAAACTCGAGAAACTTAAATCTTTAGTTCATGGTAGTTTCGAAACGCTTAGCGAAGAAGAAGTCGTCGAAATTAAAGAACAAGAAAAATTAGCCGAAGAAGCTGAAGAGGCTACTAATGGCTAATTGTTTATTCGGAGATCAGTGGTATACATGTCTTACTATTACGGGAAATAAATGTACAGAATGTATCAAACATGACTCTGAAATAAGTAAAAAAAAATTAAAACAAACTAAATTTAAAGCCCGTCCGGATAAACGGATGGGCTCAAAATTTGAGTTAAAGAATCATAATGCTAACGAAGCTTTAGTTAACGATGTCGTTAATCGTATGACTCCTAATAGTGGAGCTGGTAAGATAAAAGGCGACCAGGAAATTAAAGGAATTATTAGCGTTAGCGAAGAATTAAAAACTCAAGTAGCTGAAAAAGCTCGCGGAAAGAAAACATTTACGATCCATAAAGAATGGCTTGACAAATTAAAGCGAGAATCTCAAGATCGAGAATTCTACTACTTAAAGTTTTGTTTTCATGAAAGTGAAGATAATGTATTTGTCGTCGTCGATCAAGAAATCATTATGTCAATGATAAAAACTATGATTGAGGACCGGAGAAAGGCTAATAATGCTGATCATTTGATACGATTAGCTAATCTTGAACGAGATAAAGTAATAGCTGAAAATAATTTGTTGAGAGCCGAGAAGGCATTATTGGAGGAAAAATTAAATGAGCCTACTGAATGAAGCTCGTAGTAAACATGCCGAACGCATCTGGAATGAATATTTAGAAAATTACAAACAGTATCCAGTGCCAGAATACGTAAAGCAAGACTTACTGCTTCCTATCAATTCTGAACCTGAAAAGCGTAGCGATATTTTAATTATTAAAGATCCGTATCCAGAAAGTACGTCGGTATTTAATAAGGATCATGTATATGCTTCAGTGTTCAAGGTATTAAATAAGAATATTCCGATTAAAGGTAATACTGTTATCGATTGTTTACCATATACTCCATTCGTTACGATCGGAGATAAAATTAAATATCGTGCGCCAAATCTTGAAGAGCAAAAGATTGCACGACAATATTTATATGAATTAATTGATTGCATTAATCCTAAGCTAATTATCCTGTTCGGAAATATTTCTTTACATATGTTTAAAGAAGATAGTACTATCTTAAAAGATAGAGGTACGGCTTTTACCAGTATGGGTCATTTGTTTTTTCCAATGTATAGTGTAAATTACATTAAAAAATTGGAAGGAGAGATGAAGAAAGAAGCCGAATCTGTTCTAATTAAAGATATCGAAACGTGTAGTGCACTATATAAAACAATTATGGAGGAAAATTAATGCCATTAGATAAAGATTTTGATCTATTTGACGAAATTGAAAACGAAGAAGTACCTGGTCTAGATACTGAACTTAAAGAAGAATCTAAACCAGATCTTATTACAGATGAAGATACTGTTACTGTAGAAGAAGCAGTAACAGAAGAAACTAATGAAGAATCTATTAAGGAAAATGAAGATGAAGTTGTCGAAGACAACGAAGATAAAGAAGCGCCTGCTATAGAACCAATTAAGAAAATTAAAACGACAGGTGAAACATTTAATCGTATCAGTGATTTTATTGTCAATCCTGTAGCTGACGATGAATGGGAACGCTTTAAAAATGATACTTTGATTAAAATGTCTGGCATTCAAATTAAAGAGAATATTCCGCCTAACGTTATTTTACATGTAGCAGCAGATTTAGATAGTATGTATAGTTCTATCTATGATAAATACATGGAAACTAAAACTGGCCTTGAAAATCTTACGAATAAAGAAGACGGTATTTTAGCTGTAATTAAAGCAACAAATGCTAAAGGTTCTAACGAAACAGAACGTAAAGCCAATGGTGTTGCTGCAGCTGAAAAATATAAAATCGACAAGACTACTGTTAATCTGTTCCATTTGATTGCTGAAACACGTAGTCGTTTGAATTTCTTGCAAGGGATTATTGATCAAGTTCGCTTTAAAAAAGATTTATTAGTGACAGCATCTGCTGCAATTAAAGTATTAAATAAGTAGACAAATAGCTTCTTTTAAGATATAATAGTTGTATAAACAATGTAAGTATTTTAAAAGGAGCTTTCTCTATGCTAACACTTAAAGAAATTTTTCAAACAAGAAATATTACTCAAGACTTTTTTAAGTCTAATAAGTATGTAAATCAAGGCGCATCATATTTAAGTATCGATGATGTTACTATGATTCTTAATGAGTTGTTTAATGGCAACTGGTCTTTTGAAGTAGTACGTACTTGGTCAGAAACATATCTAGCTTATAATCAAGAAAAATCTGATAGTAAATTAGAAGACACATATTTCTATGCCCACGGTCGTTTAACTATTAATACATTAAACGAAGACGGATCTCCTTTACAAATTATTAAAGAAGATATTGGCAGTAATTGTGTTCGTAAATCTGATAAAAATAACCGTATGGATTATTCTAGCGGGTATAAATCTGCTGTAAGTAGTGCTTTAAAAGGCTGTGCTGCTAATCTAAATATAGCTGTATTTAAAGATGATAATTTCGACAATATTAAAGAATTTATTAATAAGAAAAAACTTAAAGCTTATAAAGCTCAGGATGGCAAACGTTTTAGTGAAACTGTAACTAAGTTTGCAGAAAAAAATAATATTAGTCCGAAAGAAGCTTTAAACGATCGTAAATTCTTAAATATGCTAGTATTATACATCGAAAGAGAACACTTTGAATAAATAGAATTATTAATAGAAATATTTATATAAGGAAACAATACTGTTGTTAAAAAGTTTTAAAACTGAAATTAATCCTACAAAAAAACAAATTATAAAAATAAATAAAACTATAGGAGCTTGCCGATATGTTTATAATTTTTATATTGCTTATAATAAAGAACTTTATGAAAACAATAAAGAATTTATGTCTGGAAAAAGTTTTAGTGTTTGGCTTAATAATGAATATATTCCAAACAATCCAGATAAAAAATGGATTAAAGAAGTATCATCTAAGTCTGTTAAAAAATCAATAGAAAATGGTAATACTGCTTTTTTAAACTTTTTTAAACATAAAAGTAATTTCCCTAAATTTAAAAAGAAAAATAATTCTAATATTAAAATGTATTTTGTTAAAGATAATAAGACTGATTGTCTATGCGAACGTCATAGAATTAAAGTTCCAACTTTAGGTTGGGTTCGTTTAAAAGAAAAAGGATATATTCCTATATCTAAAGATGGTTTTATTGTTCGAAGCAGAACTATTTCATATAAAGCTGGAAGATATTACATATCTGTTTTAATTGATATGCCAGAACAAAATACTCAAATCAATAATAATCCTGGCATTGGTATAGACTTAGGATTAAAAGAATTTGTTATTTGTTCAGATAATTCTATTTTTCAAAATATAAATAAAACAAATAATATCAGAAAAGTAGAAAAGAAATTAAGACGAGAACAAAGAAAATTATCTCGTAAAATTATTTTAATAGAGAAAGGGGAACCTGCTCAAAATAATTTTGTAAAACAAAAGTTAAAAGTACAAAAGCTTTATCAAAGATTAACTAACATTAGAATAGATTATTTAAATAAAACAATAAATAGTATAGTGAAAACTAAGCCATCTTTTATTGTTATTGAAGATTTAAATATATCTGATATGATGAAAAATAAACATCTTTCTAAAGCTGTAGCACAACAAAAATTCTTTGAATTTAAAACTAAATTAATTAGTAAATGTAAAGAATATAACATTGAATTAAGAATTGTAGATAGATTTTATCCGTCATCTAAACTTTGTCATAATTGTGGTCATATTAAAAAAGATTTAAAACTATCTGATAGAATTTATATTTGTTCTGAATGTGGTTACACTGAAGACAGAGATATTAATGCAAGTCTTAATTTAAGAGATGCTAAAACTTATACAATTATATAATAAATATAATGTATAAGTATGTACCGAAGGCTTATTCGGGAATTTACGACTGTGGAGTATACAAGAACTTGTGAGTAGCATATTTAATTTTATTAAATTGCAAAAGCATATACGTTGAAGCAGTAAGTAAAAACTGTGAAGTTTTACAAGTCTCATTATAGATATGTGTCTATAATTTGAGTAGCAGAAAGTGGCGAATAATGATTATTTCAGATCCAGAGGATAAAGTATATTTTAAATGTCCTCGATGCGGGAATCGACGATTCGAAAAGGTCGAGTTATTTGAGTTCAAAATGTTCCCACGACAAAATGAATATACTGCATTAAAAGATGCGGATGTTTATCGTTGTCATAACTGTAAACATGTCGTAACGAAAGATCAAGTCCGTTAAGGGCTTGGTCTTTTTTTATTAGTATAGGAGAGAAAATGTTAATTAATTTGTACGATTATCGAATTAATATTAGAACGGCTGGCCCATCGATGCACGATAATTTGCGAAGTGAATTATACTTCGCTGGTTGTCAACGTGCTATGGATGGTACTCCATGTAAAGGTTGTTTTAACTATGATCTATGGCAAAGTGATACAGGTAGTATGATCGATCACAAATTAATAGTTCGTAAGTTAAACGACATGGGATCTGTTAAAAGTGTTACGATTGTCGGTGGTGAACCTACTGATCAGATCGATGGCTTAGTTGAATTATGTAAAGAACTAAAAGCCAACGGTTATCATATCATCGTAATTACTTGGAAATCGTTAGAAGATATTTGGAAGTTTAACGACGTTGATAAATATATCGAATTATTTTATCAGATCGATATGTTAGTCGACGGTGTATACGACGAACACCAACGTATCTATGACGATACAGAAACAGTTCCGTTATATAGTTTTGTCGGTAGTTCTAATCAATTAATTCATGACTTTAGTAAGTATACTAAAGATCATAAAGTTCTTAAATCATATCGCATCACAAAAGATGTTATCGATATGAAGATTCGTAAAGATGGAGGGGCTGAATTTGTCCGACGTAATTAATATTAAAGAAACGTTAATTAGCACATCATTAATTTTAGATCAAGATAAAAAAGACTTTTCTATCAAATACGATCTTACTATCGATGAAGATGATGCTGTATTAAATTTTACAATTACAAATGCTGATAAAAAAGAAACGATCAGCGAACATTTAGATTGGGACGACGACGTTGTCCCGATGTTAAGTAAATGCATTAAAGGCAAATGTGCATTAACAGATCTAAAACAATATAAAGATTATGTTAACACATTGGTTGCCGAAAAATTTGTATTAGATTTTCTTAATGGCTTTGTCGACACTCTCGAAGTATTCTACAACGAAGTATGCAAAATTAGTAATCGAACTATTGCCGCTAAACTTAATAGTGGTTTTACTGGCGCCATTAAGACTATCGATATCTTTGTTTCTCAAATGAATGAATATCTCGAAGAAGATAGAAAAATTAGTTTAGGTGCTTAATATTTAATAAATAAAAGGAAATGAAAATGGATAATCTTAAATTAATTAACATGGGTAAGGGTAATGGCTATCGCCCTGTCGTATGGATTAAATCTTTTGAACGTGAACGTGCGATGTCTTATGTATTTAATCTTATCGACGAAGATAACCGTAGTTTAGGTTCTTCCGATTTAGAAGATTGTTTCGCAGAAACAGAATCTAAAAAAGTATTAGTTTTGTCTCCTGAAAGATTTTTGGGAGAATTTAATCTTAATTCTTTGAAAAACAAAAAAGAACGTTCTTTCGATTATAACGAAGACATTAAAATAATCGATACACTTAAAAATAAACAACAAATTCGTAATGCATTAATGGCATTAGAAGCTTTAAAAGAAAACGAATTAAAAGGCTTGCCTGCATTATTTATTGAACCGAATTTGTTATTTACTAATGAAACGTATTTGTATTTATTTAGCAATATGATTAATTTTAAAGCTGACGGTTCTGCAATTTATGTCGTATCAACAGTAAATCCTAATGAAAAAATTAAGAACTTATGCTACGAAGTAGATCTCGATGCACTTACATTAAAAGAAATTAAACGTTACTTAAATAAATACGAATGTGAAGATGTCGATAAATGTGCCGAAGCTTTATTAGGTCTTACTTATATTCAAATGTTACAAACTATTGAATATGTAGCTAAAGGTAAAACTATTAATGAGGCTGATATTCATAAATTTAAATCTGAAAACTTCGATACGAGTATGTTAGAAGTTAGTCATCCAACTATGTCTGTTGACGACATGGGTGGTTATAAAGAATTTAAAGATTATGTAAAAACATTACCGATGTTCTACACAAAAGAAGCACGCGAAAAGCATATCAAGTCTCCTAAAGGTTTTATTGCCTTCGGTGTTCCTGGTTGTTCTAAAACTGTATCGGCTAGTATTATCGCAAACACATTAAATGTTCCGTTAGTTAATATTAATTTGAGTAAGATTATGCAAGGCTTTGTCGGTGCTTCTGAAGCCAATATGGAACAAGCACTTAACCAAGTAAAGCAGCTTAAATACTGTGTCTTGCTTTTGGACGAAGCGGAAAAACTCTTCGGAGGTTACGCCTCCTCAAATAGTACGGACGGAGGCACTCTTTCTCGTGTTATGAGTCGTTTGTTAACATTCTTACATGAGAATGAAAATACACTTACTATCTTTACCAGCAATGATATCACGAAATTACCTCCAGAATTATTACGTGCTGGACGTATTGATAGTCAATGGTATTTCCCAGTACCTAGCAAAAAAGAAGCTCGTGAAATCTTAGATATCTATTTAGCAAAATATGATATCAAAGTAACACCAGCTATGATGAAACATTTAATGTCTGGTATCGATAAGTTTACTGGTGCTGAAATCGAACAAACTGTAATTAATTTACAACGTGTATTGTTCTTAAATCAAACAGAAACGTTGACTAAGAAATTAATCGAAGAAGCATTAAGTACTATCGTACCAGTAACACGTAGTTCTACCGATGCAATTCGTATGCTCGAAGAACATGCTCGTCGCTTTGCCGTGTATGCATCTAAACCAGAAACTGATCTTATCGATGATAATGAAGACGAAGATTATTCTGTGTTTCAAGACGACGAAGAAGACGAAGCCGTAAGTATGTTTAAATAAGGAATTAGATTAATAGATGGCAATTATTAAGTTTAATGCTAATGCAAATGCTAAAAAAGAATCTAATTCTGAAAAAGCTAAAGCATTAGCAAAACAATTAAATGAAAAAGCTGATAAAAAATTGAAGGAGGAGGCGCAAATTCTCATTCGAGATATCAATGTCTGCCTTCAATCTCTTCAAGCTTTCGAAGCATTAACAGAAGACGTATTTCCTGTAAGTGAAGTACTAGCCGATACATTATCGACTATTACACGAGTTATTGTTGACTCAAAAGGAAATACGTTCTATAATGATAATAAAGCAGTTGAACTTCGTCAAAAGGCGAAAAAAGGCTATATTAAACGAACTTTTCCTAAAGAATATAAGTTCGTCAAAGAAAATATCTAGGTAATATATAACTATAGTATTATAGTTATTTTTACACATATATGTACATATTTTATTTTAAAACAGGAGGACAATTACAATGTCTAAATACGTACGTCAACAAATTGAAACTTTATCTGATGTGGATCAAAATGTATTCATGCAAATGATGCAAGACGATCGTTTTGAAAAAGGCTTTACTGTCGACTTCGACGATAAACGCCTTGCCGACAATTACTATGGTGTAACAGTACCAAAAGATCAACGAGACGTTGATTGCACTGTTCGTATCGATGGTAAAACTCAAGTCGGTCTTGTATTCAAAGAAGACGGTAAACTTGAAATCCGTGGTGATTTCTGGGGCACTAACATGTCTTTGAAAACTTTGTCTGAACAATTGGGTATGTTGTATCAAGCATATAACTTTGCTTATCAATTGGACGCTATGAATTTCATGGGTCAAATCGAACAAACTCAAGATTATATCGAACTTACTTATACTCGATAATATAAATAATAAGGGGTCGTTTTTCGGCCCCTTTTATTTATTTTTTTAGTTAATCAGAAAAGGAAGATTTAAAAATGCAAGAAATTAAAATTCGTATTACAAAAGACGGTCAAGTTACATATGAAACTCAAGGTTTTCAAGGTCAATCTTGTGAACAAATTGTTCAACAAGTAATGGTATCTAACGGTAAAGTCGAAGAAGATACTAATAAACCAGAATACTATGATAGTGTTCCTGAATTTATTAATAACATTGGCCAATAATAAATAAGGAAAATAAGCCGGCAGTTAATTCTGCTGGCTTTTATATATTTTAATAGTTTAGGCATATAGCCTGCTATATGTTTTATATTATAAATATAGGAGGCTTTATGTCTAAGTTATTAGAAGGTTTAAATGAACAACAATTACCTGTAGCAAAACGTATCGAAGGAAAATTTATCGTTAATGCTGGCGCAGGATCTGGTAAGACTTCAACGATTGTTACTCGTACTGCTTATATGATCGAACAAGGTATCGATCCTGCAAATATTTTAATGTTTACGTTTACTCGTAAAGCAGCACTCGAAATGAAAGAACGTATGATCGCTAAAATCGGTGCAATTGCTAAACCAGTAACAGTTTGCACATATCACTCTTTTAGCTCTATGTTATTAAGAAAATTTTCCTATCTTATTGGATATGAAAATAACTTCACAGTATGTGATGCTGACGAGAGCGAAAAAATTATTAAAGATATTTGTGGTTCCAATATTAAATTAAAAGACGTTGCGGTCACTATGATCGGTCAATGGAAAACACAAGGTTTAACATATACTGAAGCTAAGCAAGATAAAGAAATCCAAGCTAATTTTACATTGGCTGCTGATGTATATGAAAAGTATCAACGCAAATTAGAATCCGAAAATATGATGGATTTTAATGATTTAACTATGTTAGCTGCTCGTATTTTGAATAACTATACAGAAGTGCAACAATACGTATGGAATAAATATAAATATGTTATAGTCGATGAAGCCCAAGATAGCGCAGTTTCTAACTGGTATTTCATTAATAAGATCGCTGAAGGTAATGAAAACTTATGCATGGTTATGGATAATAATCAAAGTATTTATGCATTCCGTGGTGCTGAAATCGATTTCATCTGTAAACAAATTGTCGAAGGTAGTTTCGATCAATATGTATTAGAACAAAATTATCGTTCGACAAGCAACATCGTTAATGCAAGTAATGCCGTTGTCGACAACAATCCAGCTATTATTAAGAAAGAAGCATTTAGTAAACAAGATGCTGGTACTAAAATTTACGTTAAACAAGTTAATGATCAAACTGCTGAATCTGAATATGTCGTAAGAAGTATTCATGCCGCAGTTAAAGGTGGTCTTAACTATAAAGATATTTGTATTTTAGCTAGAACTAAACGTCAGTTTGAAATTTTTGAAAAAACATTTTTAAAATGTGCAATTCCTTATACATTAGTAAGTGGTTTACCATTTTGTAATCGTAAAGAAATTAAAGATATTCTAGCTGTATTAAGATTACTATTAAATAATAAAGACGAAGAAGCGTTAAAACGTATCATTAATATTCCTAAATGTGGTATTGGCGACGCATCCTTTAATAAATTAATGTTAGAATGTGGTGAATCTAGCGTTATCGAAAAAGTTAAGAAAAATGTAATGTTATTAAAAGGCAAAGCTAAAAAAGGCGCCGAAACATTCTTAAAGAAATTTGATAAAGTTGTAAAATTTGCTCAAGAAAATGTTGAACCTGCTTTGATTATCGAATATTATTTAAATGAATTTGATTATAAAAATTATTTAATCGAATCGTATAGATCTGAAGAAGATAAAGAAAAAAATGACGAAGATAAAACTCAAAACGAAGCTTGGACTCGTCAAAAAAATGTCGATGAATTAATTCGTATTGCAGAAGAATATGATTGTGTGAGCAATCTATTAGAATCGACATTAGGTTTCGATGAAGAATCTATCGAAGAAGAAGAACGTGATGCTGTTAACCTTATGACTATTCATGCATCTAAAGGTCTTGAATTCGATATGGTATTTATCGTTGGCGGTAACGAAGGGTTATTCCCTCATCAAAATTCTTTAAACGATATTGCACAAATTCAAGAAGAACGTCGTCTATGGTATGTAGCTATGACACGTGCTAAAAGCATTTTAAGTATTTCTTACTTTAATTTATATAAACAATTTGGTCAAACTAAAGTGTTAAAAGGCAGTCGTTTTATCGAAGAGATCCCGACAGAATTTAAAAAAGAAAGTTTAATGGAATCTAAAAAAGTTAAAGTTGAGAATATTGATAATTTATTTTAATTTTAAGCGTAATATAATAGTACGGTTAAGATTTAAATAAAAGGATATTCTCTATGCAATTTGTTAAATTATTATTTAAAACACTGAAAGAATTTTATACTAAGCATAAGATAATATGCTGGGTTATATTAGCAATTATTATTATGATAGTAACTAATTTATTTCAGTATTTTGTCGATCAAAAAAAATATGAGGATTTTGATCGCAAACATCATGTAACTAGCTATAGCCTTGAAGATCAAAAGAATATGTCTTATAATGACAAACTTACTTTTGATAATATGCGGAGAGGGCTAATAAATGAAAGAAGCGCTCCGGTCGTTCAAGAAGTAGTTAGAACTCAATATGTATATGGTCAAGAACCTCAAACTGTATTTAAAGAAGTTCAATACGTTGCTCGTGGCGGAGAATCTAATATTATTAGTCAAAAGACACAAGAAGCGATTCGTGGTAAAGCTGACGAAACTAAAATTATCGAAGAAGAAAAAAGTGTCGACGTATATAAGATTAATCACGAGAAAAAATTTAAATTAAAAGTCGGAGCTACTTATCTAGACGGTAAAGGCTATATGAACTATGGCGTTCAATATAAACGTGTCGAAGGTATTGTTCATACTAAAGATATGAATCCAAGTCATATCGATGGCGGTACAGTAATGTGGACGGCATATCAACGATGATGTGTCAGAAACTAATAAGCCCTAATGAATTATTAAACCAGTATATTAAAGAAACTGGTATGACAACAAAAGAATGGGCTACGATATTAGATGTACCTTATAGAAAATTAAAATTAATAAGAATCGGCGCAGAGGATGTCGATCTTACATTACTAACAAAATTAAGTATGGCTACTAAAACTTCATATCGTACATGGAGCGATTGCTTTTGGGCATATAAAGCTTATGTCTATAGCCAAGCAATACTAGATAAACTTCCGACAAAACTTAAGAAAACTATTAATAAATTAATAGGATATGAATAGACGGTCTCATTGAGGCCGTCTTTTTTTATTGCAATAAAGGAATAAAAAATGAGAGACTTAATTATTATGCGTGGCTGTCCAGGTTGCGGCAAAAGTACAGCTATTGAAGAATCTGGTCTTAAAGATTATGTATTAAGTCCAGACGATATTCGATTAATGTTGCGTGCTCCAGAAGTAAACGAAGATAGTGAATATCGTATTAGTCAACAAGACAATGCATTAGTATTTAAAATGTTGGATGAAATGCTTGTTCACCGTATGGAAAATGGATCGCCAACAATTATCGATGCGACCCATTGTAGTTCTGGTAAATGGCATACTAAACAAATTAATCGATATCGCGATTTAGCTAAACAATATAAATATCGATTATTTTATTGGGAGCCAGAACGTGAAGATGTCGAAGTGTATGTCGAACGAAATAAATATCGTGATGAATTAAATAGAGTTCCAGAAAATATAATTCGTAATATGTATCATAATTGGGAAACAATTAATTTACCAAAAGATTTTACTAAATTAGAAAAATTAAGATTTCGTGATGATTTTAGTAACTTAGTAAAAGATACGGCAAAAACATATGATCAAGTTATTATCGTTGGCGATATTCATGGTTGTAATACAGCATTACAAGAATTAATTAAAGAACACGATATCAAAGACGAAAAGAATTTGTATGTTTTTGTTGGCGATTATTTTGATCGTGGTATCGAAAATTTAGAAGTATTAGATACTTTATTTGACGTTGCCGAACAAAAAAATGTTATCTTACTGGAAGGCAATCATGAAGCTCATTGGGCCGACTGGGCTTTCAATCGAGATGAAGATCGTGATGATAATGGCATGATCCGCTTTAAAGAAACAACATTAAAACAATGGCAAACAAAATATACGAGTGAAAAAGATCTTAAGAAGCAATTAAGAATTTTATATCGTAAAATGTTACCAGCTTATTTCTTTAAATTTTTAAATAAAGAATATATCGTAACGCATGCCGGATTAGGTTGTTTGCCAAGACAAAATATGGCTGCATGGCAATATATTAATGGTCATGGCGGTTACGATTTTGAAATAACACAAGCTTATGAATCTCGTGCTAATTTTGACGGATATCCAATTCAAATATTCGGACATCGTCGAGCATTAACGACAAAACATTCGATTGCTCTAGAAGGCCAAGTTGAATTCGGCGGGTTTTTGAAATATCTCGTTATTAATAAAGATGGTCATGAAGTGTATCAAATTAAAAACGAAGTATATAACAAAAATTATTTGAAAATTGAAAATGAATTATCTAAATATTTTAAAGGTACTTATATTGCAACATTAGATGAAGAAGTAAATGCTATTGCTAATAGTCGTCATATTATTGCTAAAAAATTACCTGATAATTTAATGAGCCTAAACTTTAATAAAGGTACATTCTATCATGCTATATGGAATGATTTAATAGTAAAAGCTCGAGGTTTGTTTGTCGATCAAACTACAGGAGCTGTTAAGGCGAGGAGTTATAATAAATTCTTTAATTTTGGCGAACGTGGCGATGAACAAGAAGAATTTAATAATTTAGTGTATCCTGTTCATATTTCTCGAAAAGAAAATGGTTTCTTAGGCATTATTTCATGGGACGAAGAACATCAAAAAATTATCTTTGCAAGTAAGTCGACGACACAAGGCAATTTTGCTCCGATGATCAGAGATGTATGGGATCGATGCTTAGAACATAACCGAGATTTGATTATTAATCTATGTAAAAAATATAATGCAAGTGCTGTATTTGAAGTATGTCATCCTGGTGACAATACACATATGATTGATTATAAAGGCAAAAAACATTTATTCTTATTAGATTTTATCCCGAATCAGTTACATCTTAACGGTGTTAATATCGATATTGAATTTTCCGATAAGCTTTGTAAAGAATTTATCGATAATTATAAACCTGAAAAAGATAGTCTTATGGCTTGTACCTTAAATATTAAAGCTAATTGTCGTGAACAGTTAGAACATTATATTAAAAGTATTTTTATGGCAGAACCAAAAACAGAAGGATATGTTATTACCGATGCGACTGGCAAAATGTATAAACAAAAATTTCCTTATTATTTAATTTGGAAACGCCGTCGTTATTATTTAGATTGTATTAAGAGTGGTAAAGAATTACCAGAAATTGATTTACAAGATGATATAGACTTTGTTAATTTTATTAAAGATAAAAACTTTAATACGATTATCGAAGCTAGAAAGGCATATATGGAAAGGAATAATCATGCCTAATTGGTTAGAAGGCATCGTTAAATTTCGTAGTAAATATAACGATATAAAAAAATTCTTAGAAGAAGAATTAATCGAAATCGATATGGATTTCACACAAGATCCACCAGTATCCATTATTAGTAATAATGTTACGACTGATGAATATGGCGACATTCAAGGCATTAGTGTTAGTAATACTTGGTTTAAAACATTTAAACGAGCTTACATTAGTGAAATGTGGTCTTATTCTATTTATGAAGATGATGGCAATAGTGATAGAATCTTTTGTGCTAATGTAAAAAGCGCATGGGATTTAAGTATCGAAGAAGTATTAGAAGTGGCCAAATTATATCATATCGATATTAAAGGTCATATGTTTGAATCTGGTATGTGCTTCGAACGAGATTTTGAGGTCGATCGTAACGGCAATACTATTAAATATGAAGCTGTTGAACATAATAATTATACTTGGGATTCTATTAATCCATTAATAGGTGGTTAATATGGAAAACGTAGAAATTACTATTAATGATGACGGCACTAGAACAATACATATGTATTATGCTGTCGTTCAAAAAAAGGGTCAAGATTGGTCATATTGTGAAATCAATTTTGGTATTAGTAATAAAGATATTCCAGATGGCTCTTTAGAAAAAATTAATACTATGTATATGAATTTCTTCTTCGAAGAATTAAAATTTTATGACGCTAGACTCTGTACAAAAGAAGAATATTTAACCTCTTGTGATGAAACTAAATATGATTGTCAGCATTGGGAAGTTAAATAATGGAAGTCTATTACGACATTAAGCTGAGAAAGAAATGGATTAAAATCCTCGATACGTTTATATATAAATATAGTAATAGCTGTAATTTAGATATTCTTATATGTGAAACTAATAAAAAGAATATATATGGTGAAGCTATATTTGATAATAAATCGGCATTAATTAAAATTAATTTTAATGTTGGCGATATCGAGGATACGTTTATCCATGAATTAGCTCATTGTATTAGTCAAGAACGATCTCATAAATTAGCATGGCGTCGTTGTTATAGGAGATTAAATGAATTTAATAATGGATAAAGTTACCGGAATTTTTACTGGATGCTTGATTATTCTTTTATTTGCTTCTTTGTTCTCATTATTTTATACATTAACGTTAGATAAAGACGGAATTATTTTTAAGTATTTAAATAAAACTTTTTTAGTTTTATCAATAATTTCAGCTATCTTTTTAATATTAGTTGCAATATATTTATTAATATTTGCAATGGTTAAAACAACTATGTTTTTATTGTAGGAGGTGTATATGGGCAATAGAGCAGTTATTACATGGAAAGAAGATCCTAGTATTCACGATGATAAATCATTAGGTATTTATGTTCACTGGAATGGTGGCCTTGATAGTGTAACAGCATTTTTAGAATATTGTAAACGATCTGGATTTAGAGAACCTGATTATGATGATTATGGATATGCTCGATTAGTTCAAGTTATTTGTAATTATTTGTCTGATCGTGACGGATTAAGTGTCGGTATCGACACATTAGATAAACTTGATCTTGAAGGAGATAACGGTACATACATCTGTAAAGGCTGGAAGATCGTTGATCGTAAATATGCTCCGAGCAAAAATATTGAATTCTGTGATCGAGATTATATCGAGAATATGATCGAATCAATCGATGAATCGATGCCAAACGGAATGAAAATTTTAAAGTAGGTGAATATATGAAAGGCTATGAAACGATTTCATATCCAGAAGTTAAAACAGATTTAGAAGCAGGTAAATGTAAAAAAGTTGAAAACTTTTACGTATATCCAGATAAAATTGTAAATCCGACCGATCATTATGGTTTTCGTATCGTTAAAGGTACATACGACAAGATTAGAGGATATGTCGTAACGACTCCACAAAGTTTAGCTAGATATTCTGTAGCTCATTTAAAAGCTCGAGCATTTTTGATTGGAGATTCAAAAGAAAAGTTTTTCGTGTCTTTTAAAGATGGTAATCCAGCTAATAATAATTTAGATAATTTAGAAGTACGATATATTAAAAAGAAATTCTGTAAACATTGTGGTAAGAAAATGAAATACGATGCTTTACATGAATATTGTTTAGATTGTCGTATGGAACATACAGAATATAGCAAAACTAATGATCGCAAATTAGAACGACGTAAAGATCTGTTAAAAGATATCGATATCGAAGCTCTTGAAAAAAAACAAAAAGAGCGCGCCAAACTATATCTTGAAGGTTGGACGCTTCATGCAATTGCTAAAAAACTCAATGTAACACGTCAAGCAGTCGATCAGTCAATTAAAAATATTGCTAAAAATAACAAAGAAGCAAAACGTATGCAACGTAAACTTACTAAAGTTAATAAAGAAATTCAATTATTAAATTCTAAGATTGAAAAGTATCGACAAAAGATTGATCGATGTCAAGAAGAAATAAATATAAAACAAGTCTACTATAATTCTTTATTAGAAAAAACAGTTTAACTGTTGACTAATGAATGTTAATAGTGTATATTAACTATAGACTTAATAAATAATTTTGTTTTAAGAGGTAATTAACAATGAACAAAAAAGAACTTGCTACTAAACTTGTAGAAAAAGAATTGGTATCTACTAAAACAGCTGCAGAAGTTATTGTAAACGAAGTATTTGCTACTATCGTCGAAGAAGTTAAAAAAGGCGAAAAAGTCGCAATTGCTGGTTTCGGCTCCTTTGAAAAAGGTGAACGTGCCGCTCGCGAAGGCCATAACCCTGCAACTGGCGAAAAAATTCATATTGCAGCATCTCATACTTTTAAATTTAAAGTATCTAAAACAGTTAAAGATGCATTGAATGCATAATTAAATAATTAGCGGTATCGAAAGGTACCGCTTTTTTAATGGAGTAATAACATGTATGATTTTGTATTAATGTTTACTAAAATCAGATACGCTAAAGAATTCGAAGAACGACTTAAAGCTTCTGAATATAGTAAATATTTTAATGGCTATGATGATGTCGCTTCGATTTTATTAAGCGGCGAAGCAACCGATATTAAAGATTTTTGGAACACTATAATCAAGATTATCGATAAATATGTTGACAGTATCGAAACATTAGATCAAGATAGCCGAGAGTTTTATAGTTTAACATTTTAACTATTATATAAAAGGAGTATTCTGATATGAATAACAAAATTTTATTGACAGGTTTAGTATTGGCGTCTTTAGCAAGTACAACTATGGCAGCTGGTTTAGATAATACTGTAGATTCTACAGCAGCACATTATGGCGCCGAAGCTTATGGTTATACTAATACAATTACTGCAACTGGCAGATCTGCATTTGTAGCTGGTTATAACAATACTGTAAGTGCTAACAATGCATTAGTTTATGGTATTGAAAACAAAGCAGAAGGTATTAATAGTTTGGTTGGCGGCGAATACTCAAAAGCTACCGGTAGAAATTCTGTTGCAATCGGTTCTTCTGCACAAGCATTACAAGATAATACATTTGCCATTGGTTCTCAAGCAAGAGCAAATGGTACTGATGCTTTAGCCTTCGGTAATGGTGCTTATGCTGAAAATACAGCAACTGTTGCTATTGGTAAAACAGTTAAAGCAACTGAAGAAGGGGCTTTAGCTATTGGTTTTAATACAGAAGCCACTGCACGAGATGCCATTGCAATTGGCGGTAATGTGAAAGAACCTGGTGATATTCTAGCTACTCAAAAAACAACTGCATCTGGTAGACAATCCATCGCTCTTGGATATAAAGCAAATTCTAAAGGCGTTTCTGGAATTTCTATTGGCACTAATGCTTATTCTGAAGGAAGAGGTGCTGTTAGTATTGGTAGCTGGTCTATTGCATCTGGAGATGGTGCAACAGCCGTAGGCGGAGGTCATGCTAGAGCAGACAGAGCTGTCGTTGTAGGCTCTGGGAATGCAGATGGTAAAGAATCTGTTTCTGTGGGGTCTTATTCCAGAGTATACGCTGAAGGTGCTGTTGGTATTGGTAGAAATGTTTTTATTGATGATAGTGCAACAAATTCTATCGTTGTTGGTTCTTCCTCTGAGACAATCACTAAAAAAAATGTGACCGCTATCGGTTCCAATACATATTCTGAAGTTGAAAATAGTGTAGCACTTGGAACAATGGCAAGAGCAGATGAAGTAGTTTCTACTAGCTCTGCAAATATTGCTGGTAAAACATATAATTTTGCAGGCAGTACAGCTGATGGTACAGTAAGTATTGGCGGTAAAATTATATCTGATTATGAAACAGATAGATACGGAATGCCTATCTTCGATGATAATGGTAATATGATTCCTATAGTTGATAAAACTGCTTATCGCACTATCACAAATGTAGCTGCTGGTCGTATTAGCGATACTTCCACAGATGCAATCAATGGTAGTCAATTAAATGCAGCTGTTAAAGCTATCGAAAAGAATCATCAAGCAGCGACTGATGCTATGACAGAAGCTAAAAAACATACAAGCGTTGTTGCTGGTGACAATGTAGTTGTTACAACTGGTACAAATGCAGCTGATGGTAAAGAATATACTGTATCTGTTAAAAAAGACCTTACAGATATGAATTCTATTAACTTGGGTGCCAATACTGATTCTAAACATTCTATTGCAAATAAAGATGGTATGCATGTATTCAATGGTGAAGTAAATACTAATTATGATTCTAATGGTATTAAAATTGAAAATACTAACACTTTAGAAACTGCTCAATATACTATGAATGGTATGCAAGCTTCTGATGATAACGCTACTATTCGTTTCACTACTACAAACATTGATGCTGGCAATCAACAAATTCATGGCGTTAAAGCTGGTACAGCTAATACTGATGCTGTTAATGTAAGTCAACTTAAAGAAGTAGGAAATAAAGTTAATGATAATTCTAAACGTATTGATACAAATGAAAATCGTATCAATGATTTAGATAATAAAATTAACGATGTTGGTCGTAATGCTTTAGAACGTGCTAATCATTATACAGATTTACAAGTTAATAAAGGCGTAGCTAAAGCATCTGCTCTTGCTGGTCTTAAATTCTTAGATTACAATCCTAAAGATAAATGGTCCTTCGCAGCGAGCGTAGGCCATTACCGTAATGCTAATGCAGTTGCCGTAGGCGCCGCATACCAACCTAATGAAAACACTATGATTCATGGTGGTATTACATTAGATGGTAAAACAGCATACAATTTAGGTGTAAGTTTTAAAACTGGCGGTCAAAAACAAGTAACTCGTCATGAATTAGAAGAACAAATCCGTCAGTTAGAAAATAATAATATTCGCATGCAAGAAGAATTAAATGAAATTCGTGCTATGCTAGAAAAGAAATAATTATAAGGAATTAATATTATGAATAAAAACAAATTTATTTTAATGTTTGCTGTTGTTTCTTGTATTGGTAGTAAAGCTATTGCAGCAGATGTAACTACTCATGATTATTATACTGGTCAATATCCAGTAGCTGAGTCAGTTAAAAATAGTATTATTTATGGTCATGATACAAATGTTACACAAGCACATGGTCATTTAAGTGGCATTATTGCTGGTGGTGAAAATAATACTGTTCAACTTGATGCTCATAACAGTGCAACATTTGGTATTAGTAATAATAATAATTCTGCAAATTCTGTAGTGGCTGGCGACCATAATACAATCACGAATGCGAATAATTCTATCGCTGCTGGCATTTATAATGCTAGTCATTCTAGCAATACATTAGTATTCGGTTATAATAATGCTATTAATTTCCGAAGCGAAAATTCTTTTGCTGGTGGCGAAAGAACAAAACTTACCGGCAAAAATTCTTTTGTATTTGGCGAAGATGCAGAAGTAGAAAATGATAATACATATACTATTGGTAAAAAATCCAAAGTTACAGCTGAAAATTCAGTGGCAATTGGCAATAGCGCAGAAGCAACTATAGACAATTCAGTAGCTCTTGGTAGCAATGCAAAAACTGATACCATTGTAAATACAACTTCTATTGCAATTAATAATAATGTTTATACAGTTGCTGGTACTACTCCTGTAGGCACTGTGTCTATTGGTGATATTAATAAAGAAAAAACTATTACAAATATAGCGGCTGGTCGTGTTTCTAATACATCTACAGATGCAATTAATGGTAGTCAATTACATGCCGTTGTATCTGAAGTAGAAAATAATACTAACGGCATTAAAATGAATGCTGACGCTATTAAAGAATTAGCTAGCGTAAGTAATAATAATGTTATTGAAATTAACAATAACTTAAATGCTTTAGACAATAGAATTAATGCTAATCAAAAAGAAGCCCGTAAAGGCATTGCATCTGTATCTGCTTTAGCGGCATTACATCCATTAGATTATAACCCAGACCATAAAGTAGATATTATGGCTGGTGTTGGTCATTATCGTGGCAATACTGCTGTAGCATTAGGTGTAGCATATCGTCCAAATGGAAATACTATGTTTACTGTAGGTGCATCTATTAATGATAAAGATACAGCTATTAATGCTGGTTTAAGCTATAAAGTAGGTACTAAAGATATTCAATATCGTAGTCCAGCTTCTATGGCAAAAGATATTGATGATTTAAAAGCTATCGTTAATCAATTAGTTCAAGAAAACGAAGCTTTAAAAAATCAAAAGAAATAATTAATAATAGCCTCCCTTAATTGGGAGGCTATTAATTTAAATAAAGAGAATTATTATGTTTATACATGATCATTATAAAAAATTAGCAATAGAAGCTATTAAAAAAGATCTTAAAAATTTTAATGAAGACTGTTTAGAAGAAATTGCTTACAATGAAAAAGATTTTAATAATCGTATTTTTATTCTTAATTATAGCAATAATAATGATGATTATTTATATGAAGTAAATGTTCATCAAGAATCTGTAGATGTTAAAATTTATTCTAATGAATACTTTTATTCTGTTGAAGATAAAAAACAATAATAATGAAATCTAAAATAATTCAAGAATTTAAAGGAACTATTAATGGGATTGAGCTTAGCGATCGAGATCTATTCTATGATTGTGAATATATTCTTCAAGAATTAGAAGATCAATTTGATATTGATTTGCCAACTTCATTTATCAATGATTTTATTCATGCATATAAGAGTATCTTTTATGATTTAGATTCTGAATATTTGTATGAGTTTAGATCTCATATGAGTTCTAGTTCATGGGACATTGACTTAAAAGATATTACACAATTGCATTTCGATATCGGATCATATTATGATACCGATGCACAATTCTCAGAAATTAATAAGAATATTCGTAACTGGAAAAATACGTATAGTAGATATCCCATTAATTTATTAAAGAAAAAATAATATGAATAATGATGAAAAAGCAACGATTGTTGCTGTCGAAAAGAAAATATTATACATCAGTCATCCATTTTTAACTAATGGTAATGCTGATGATAATAAAAAAGCTGTCGATAAAATACTAACAGACTTAGTATTAAAATATGGTAAAGATTACGTCTTTATTAGTCCTATTCATAATTACGGTACATTAGATGGCCAACTTAATTATGATCAAGGATTAAGTCTATGTATAGATCTGTTAAGAAAATGTGATGGCATCATTATGTGTGGTGATTATTTTAAAAGCAATGGCTGCAAAATGGAATTAATGAATGCTATTGGGTGGCGTAAAGAAATTTATAAGCTTGAGGAATTTTTGTAATGGACTATCATATGCTTAAAGACGAAGTTAGTCTATATTGTAAAGAAGAACTTCGTCTTATTAATAAGAAAAATTTCTATATTTTATCTAAACAGATTGACGATAGTTTAAGTTATATCGCCGGTATGAAACGTATCATTAGGTTATGTAATAATGGAAAAGAAGTACAAGAAAACATCGAAGCCTTGGAACAAGTCGAAAAAGCCTTGGAAGCCGTACCAGTACAAAAATAAATCTGGCGTTAAAGGCTTATACATCGACTTTGAAAATGGCACGATTAATTTAAGTTCATTGAAAATTAAGCTATAATATAGTATAATAAATATGTTAAATTATTATTATATTATGGAGGATTCTCAATGAAAGTTCTATTTAAATCAGACATGTCTTGTATTGGCTGCGATGATTTTAATATTACGATTGAACGAGGAAAACATACATCTCCGTTATTCGGTAAAAAAGTTCGAGGCTATTATGTTACGATTAATAGCCAACGATATTTATTCTTTCCAGAGAGTATGAAAGTTCCTTATCATGAAGTAAGTAACATCGTATACGATGCTATTATTAAATCAATCTGCAATCATGCTAAAGACAAAGTCTGTATTATTACTTCCGAAGAGGTATTGACAGAAATTGGAAATATCAAAAAACAATCTTGTAAGAATTCCTAATAATATCTCTGCAGAAGATTACAGTCGATTACTATATGGCTTAACAAAAACTAGTAAGTTTGAAGATGGATTATGGAAAGTAAATAATTTTCATAAGCTATTATTATATTGTGCCGATTTTAATTTAGAAGGAATCGGCAAATGCAAATACGATCTATATAATTATCAAAAAACTGCCGTTAAAGAATTACTTGATATTGATAACGGCAGTTTAATTGTAGCTAGTTGTGGCGCTGGTAAAACTTTAATAGCTATCGATTTATACTTAGAGCTATTGTCTCGTAATAAGATAAAAGGCCCTGGATTAATCGTAGTTAAGAGTAGTTTAAAAGTTCAATGGTTTCATGAAGTTAAAAAGTTTAGCGATCTTGTGCCGAGTATTCTAGAAACTTCGGCCAAAGCTAAAAAGAAATTCGACGAACAATTTAATGGTGATCTTCTGATCTGCAATTATGAAACGCTTAACGACGAAAAAGTTCGTGAACGTTTATTAGCAATGAAGATCGAATACATTTTCGCCGACGAAGTACAATACGTTAAAAATTATCAAGCTAAGCGTAGCAAAAGCTTATATAAATTTAATAACGTAAAGTATACTTTCGGAGCTACGGCAACACCAATTCAAAAAAATCCTAGAGACATATTCGGAATCTTTCGATTCATTAAGAAGGATTTGTTCACAAATATTAACAAGTTTGACAAACGATATGTTAAGAAGAATAGTCTTGGATTTATTATTGGTAGCCGTAATGAAAAAGAATTAACCGACCTTATCAGTCCTAACTTAATTGTTAGAACTAAAGAAGAAGTAAGTAGTCATTTACCTAAGTTAATTGTTAGCCAAAAGTATTGTAACCTTGGACTTAAAACTCAAAAAGCTAGTGATCAATTACTCGAAGAAATTGCTGATTTAAAAGCACAGCAAGAAGCAATGATGGATCGATTTACTAATATCGACGAAGCTCGTAAGAATGAAGATTTTAATAAAATAGATAATCTTATTCTTATGAAGCAAACCTTTGCTCAAGAATTAGCTATTACCGATGAATTATTAAGATTTGGTGATAGTAATGCTGGCAAGGAATACGTGACGAATGAAAAGAGTCAAAAAATTGAATTATTCTTAGACTTGGTCGAAAGTATTCTTAGCGAAGGCGAAAAAGTCGTCGTATTTAGCAAATATCGTTCATTACAAAATATATTGGATATGCATTTAGAAAATCGTTTTAAAGGTATTAAAATTTGCCATATTAATGGTATGATGGATTCCGAAAAGCGATTTGAGCAAGTAAAATTATTCAATGAAACGAATGATTATAACATAATAATCGCATCAAATGCTGGTTCAGAAGGCATAAATATGCATTCAGCTAAATATTTAATCGAAATGGATATTGCCGATAGCTATTTAATTCAAACACAACGTCATGGTCGTATTGAACGTGCTAGTAGCAAACATGATAGTGTATTCGTATATCAATTAATAGCTATTGGTAGCTATGATGAAATTGCTTTAAAAGTAGTCGACAAAAAAGAAAAATATCATACGAATATTATCAGGAAGGACGTACAATAATGAAAGAAAATTGGCAAATTCGGCTAATCGACGAAAAAGAAGTCTTAGGCTTCCGTATTGATCGATTAGCAAAATTCTTAGACAAGAATAAAGATGTCGAGGATTTTAATTTGTTGGCTCGACAACTTGTCGTAATGCAAGAATATTATGACATTCTTGTTAAACGTATCGAGAAAGTAGGTTTATTAAAATGAAACTTGCATTCGAAGAACAAACAAAAAGTACGCTCGATCAGTTATTAGAAGAAGAACATGAAAGTTTAACGTTAGTTACGAATCATGAAGAAGCTAATTATGTTATTGAACAAATTAAAAAGCTTCAGCTTCAAAAAGAAGATGTCGAAGTCGAAACAACTCGATATATTAATCAAGCTAAAGATAAAGCTAATATGTTTAAAGAACAACAGTTGAATAGTTTAGATTATCAAATCGATCGATATAAAACTATGTTAGAACCATATGTTCTTAAACAATTAGAAGAATCTGGTAAGAAATCTGTTAAGTTTATTGAAGGTACTGCTGGATTTAGAAAACAAGATAAGCTTATTGAACATGATGATGAACTTCTTGAAAAAGAAGTCAAAGGCATTAAAGACGACGAATATTTTAAAACAACCGTAAAATTTAACTGGTCTGCCGTTAAGAAAGATATTACCTTCAAAGATGGTAAAGCATATCTTAACGATAAAGAACTTAATAGCGTAAACTATGAAGAACGTGATGATGCATTCTATGTTAAATAAATAGGTTGGTATGAAATATTCAGGAAAGTTTTTAAGAGAATTATCCGATAAAATAAACCTTGTCGAATTAGCCAGTAAACATACTAAACTAACTCGGCAAGGAAATATTTACATCGGAAAATGTCCTCATCCAGATCATGACGACAGCAGTCCTAGCTTTCGAATATGGCATAAAAATGGTAAGTATACTTGGTGCTGTTTCGGTTGTCATTCTGGACGTAAAAATCCAGCTAAAGGATTCTATGGTAGCGATTCATTAGCATTCATTCAATGGATGATGAATACAAAGAAGAAAAAAGCAAGTTTCGAGATGGCAATACAAGAAGCTTGTAGAATTACTGGATTAAAACCAGAAGGCAACGAACAACAATATATAGACAACTGTTCTGAAGAAGCCGATCAGTATTTTCAAAACTTACGAGAAGATAATAATGCTAAACGATATTTAGTTTCTCGTGGATTAGATAAAGAAGATATCTATGATTGGAATATCGGTTACGATACAAAAGGTCGTGTAACATTTCCGATAAAAGATCTGTATGGCAATACTATTGGTTTTAGTAAACGTGCTATCGATGATAATAATCCATTAAAATATTGGGTATCAGCTGATAATGAATACTATAAAAAGAAATGGTGTTTATATGGTTGTGATAAAATAGATTATACCTTCGACGAAGTATATATCACCGAAGGTGTCTTCGATGTTATCTTAGCAACTAAGTATGGTTTAAAAAATGTCGTATGTACATGTGGTACTGACTTTGATGATACACATGCTAAAATGATTAGCGATGTTGGTTTAACACCGGTATTAGTATATGACGGAGATAAGGCCGGATTAAAAGGCGTTGATCGAACACTAACATCGTTAGCTAAATACGATATATTTCCTCGTATTGTTATGTTAGATAATAAATTAGATTTAGCTAATATTGCTGAACGAGAACAATATAATTTAAATTATTTCATCAAAAGTCATACATCTTCTTATGATTATTATCTATTAAAAGATATGTATAACGATCTAGATAAATTTAAAAGTAGTATTATTAATAAATATAAAGATAGTATCGCTTTAGCTAGAGAGTCTGTCAAAGAAGATAAAAATGCAAAAGCTATTCTGGATGCTAAGTTGTTAAATACATTAGGACTTAAATATGAATAAAAAAAATATTAGATTCATTAAGAATTGGTCCTTTAGAAAAATAAAATTAAATTCACTGTCGACAAAAGCTACGTTTACATGTCAATCTTGTGGTAATCAAGTTGAACTACAATATAAAATGAAATGTGCTTTCTGTGGTAAAATTATTTGTGACGAATGTGCATATATCGATGCCGAAACTAAACAAATATGTTGTCCTGAATGTTGGTAGTTGACACTTAATTTTATATCAAGTACAATAATAATGTAGGAAGTATCCTTTTTACATTGTTCATATGCCGTCGTATTATTACGGCGGCATTACTACTATTCTGAGGTCATGATGGAATCTAAAAAAATAACGATCGAACTTTGTGAGAATGGTGATGTATCTATCGAAACTAAGAATATTAAAACTCGACAACAATTATTCGAGATGCTTAGTAAGTTAGAATATCACGTTTATGTATTCTCAGAAAAAGAAGAATTAATGTAATTACTAGATACAAGCAATTGCCAGTTTGTATGTGGTATATAAGCAGTCTGTATAGGCTGCTTTTTTTATTACTGGAGGTGTATGTACTTGAGCAAAGAAAAATGTGAAAATTTTATAAAAGAAAAATGTTGGAATAAATTAAACGAACTACAATTGCCAAGTGCATATGTCGATCGTTTAAATAAAGAATTAAATATATTAGTTAAACAAGATATGTGCGAATATATCTATATCGTATACGACTATGTTCAATTCTGTCGTAGAGAAAATATCGCTACTGGATATGGTAGAGGAAGCAGCGTCGGCAGCTTAGTGTTATATCTATTAGATATTAATAAAGTTGATCCTATTAAATTTGAATTAAGTTTCGAACGATTTAGTGCTGGTCATAATGCCGATATCGATTTGGATGTCGATACAGTACGACGTGACGAAGTATTTGAATACATATTAAATAAATACAAAAAATATGCTTATCGACTATATACTGTTAATAAGAATGGCAGCAAACAATTGCATCCGTCTGGTATCGTAATTGATCTACATAATAATTATGATTATATTATGATAGATGGCATTCGTTGCATTAATAAAGATCAATATAATAATTTGCCTAAGTTCGATATTTTAAGTTTGCGAAATTTAGGCTTATATCAAAATATTGTTCAAAAATATAATATTAATATTAATTTCGACGATCAAAAAGTATGGGAATATATGTGGAATAATCCAGATGATTTGTTCTTATTAGGTGGTGAAGTTAAGAAATATATTAAAGACTTTAAACCTAATAATATTAAAGAGCTATGTAATTTATTAGCTCTTGTACGATCGCCTGAAGGTGTCGAAACATATACTGAACGAAGAGATGGTAAATGGTTCAGAAAAAGTCCGTACTATAGTTTTGTTAAAGACACTTATGGTATTATTACGTATCAAGAACAATTATTAAATATTATCAGTATATTTTTTAAGTTAGAAGATGCTTATGTTTTAATGAAGGATAAAAATAAAATTCATAAACAATTAGTCATTGATATGTCTAAAAAGTATAATTGCAAATGGCTATATCAATTATACGATATGAATAAGTATCTATATAATAAATCTCATGGCATTGCATATGCTCATGTAAGCTATATCAATGCATATTTAAAATATTATTATCCTGATGAATTTAAAGAAGATACAGTAGTCGAAGTTCAAAATATATTTAAATATAAAAAGTTAACGTTAGAATCTAAATTTAAAACCGAAATTGAAAATGAAGAAATTATATGTGGTTTTGATAAGATTAAAGGATTTGGTGAAACTACGTACAATGAATTAAAAATTGTTGATAAAAAGAAAATATTAAATTTCATATATAATATGAATAAAAATATTGCGCAACAATTAATTCGCTTAGGCGTGTTTAACGAAGTATTAGAATTATCATCTGTCGATATTTTTAATATGTATTTAGAAAATAAAGGTATTAAAAACCGAGTTAATTATATCGATCAAGATAAGGAGTATGAAAAAATATATGGAATTTGGTAATATTATTGAATTCAATACATTCATTAATCATATTATTAGTGAATTCAAAATTAAAATCTATCATACCGAAGAAGATTTTAACGAAGAATATTATATTCTTAATGCTTTATTTAAAGCATTAATGTTATTTGAAATACGAGATTATTATGATATTGATTATGATCAAGAAACTAAACAAGCTATCATAAAAGAAATAAATAATATCTTAGATCATGGTGTTACAAGAAGTTTTTATAATGACGGGACGTATTGGCTTCTTAGTAAGATATATAGTTATCGGCGTCAAGATTTTGAAACGCTTATAAAATTACAAAAAAATTCTGAATTTAATAAAATTAAAACTGAAGCACCAGCTACATTTTATATATTAATATTTTCATTATTTCTAAAATCATTATATTCTTTAAAAAAAGATCTTGTTAATAATCATCAAGATGTATTTATTAAAATATTAAGTGATTTCGATAGTTTAATTCCTAATAAAATATTTATTAAAACAAATTGTGAAATGAAAAATCCAAAAATTATTTATAATTGTTTGTTAAATATATTATTAGGTATTCCATCTTTTGATTATTCATCTGTCTGTAATAATAATTTCTATTTAGGAAATAATTTAAATCAAGCAGATTTTTCACCTAGTGTATTGTCAAATGGCGATATTATTAATCCTATATTTATTGATGACAATACTAATAAATCTAGAACATTTTGGTTTGTTAGTAATGAAATGGTTATACAAAATGGAGAACTTATCAATAATCGACCTGGATTATGCAATATATATGCAGTAAAAGCAGGAGAAGTTCCTAAATTTAGTTATGTATCAGATGTAGAATCTGATAATAAAAGGAAAGAAATTATTCTTAATGTACCGACAAATATAAGAGAAAAATCTAATAAGAAATTATTTAAATCTTTGTTGCCTGTACAAAAGAAATTTATTCCTTTATATTTATTGGAAAAACAATTAGGCGGCAAAATTAAAGATACATATATCTTTGGTGATATCGTTCGTGGTTCTAAAATTAAATTCGATGGCGATAAAAATATTATTATTCGCGATCGCATCGTTCCAGAAATTCAATATTTTAATAATACAGGAAAGGGCAAGTTGTATTAATGGATACTCAATTTAAAATGGAAGATTTACTTGTTGAAAATCCAATGATTGTAACATTGCTTTTTCAACAGTATCAAGATACGTTTTCAGCATCTTCTAGGATTCATTCTGATTTTAAGACATATGTACTTATCGAAATCAATAACGTAACAGTTAAACAAGCTAATGTCGTCGAACATTGTTTTCAATATGCTGGTCAAGATCAATTCCGTAAAGTTTATAACATATTAAATAATAATATGTATAGTGGTATTGAGCCATATTTCTTTAACAATAGTCGAGATGCATGGGTCGAATCATTAGAAGAAAGTAATCGTCAATATATTTTTAAAGATCGTTCTTGTTATATGTTATTTTTAAATCGTTCCGAAATCGGTATGACAATTCCAGAATATAACAACATGGATCAGAAAGATCTATTAAGAAAATATGACGATGAAATTAAGAACTTTATCTTTGAATACTTAGTCGAATATAAATCTCGACGATATCTCAATACGTTTATTCACAAAGAATTTATCAAAGAATTCTTTAATCATTATTTAAGAACTTCTGATTCTGAAGTTAGAAAAGTTTTTAATATTAATTCATCTGAAAAATTAGGAATTACTAACATCACTTTACCTAGTGCAGATAAATATGCTCATTTTGTTAATGATCAGATTAGTAGTATTATTTCGATGTCTAACATTAATTACGAACAACAAGAAACTAAATTATCTGATTATATTTTAGATAATGTTAAAGATCTTGCTGAATTAATTAATGAAAATTCTGAAATCGTATTTGATCCTAATCATGGCTTAGATCAAGAAGTTAAAGATTTTGGTGACTATTTAAATTACAAACGCAGTTTTAAATTATTTGACAATCAAAAGAATATTATCAATGCCTTTACTCGCTATTTCAAAAAAGAAAGAGCGGGTTTTTTAATTTCTCAACCAGGTTCTGGTAAAACTTCGATGGCTATTTCTATTAGTAATCTATGGAAACCTAATAAGAATAAAAACATATTCGTATTATGTCCGCCACATCTTAATAAAAAATGGTCTATGGACATCAGTGTATTAGCTCAAAATGCTATGGTGTATGAATGCGATAGTGTTCAAGACTATATTAATAAAATTGAACCAGAAATTTCTAAACGTAACTGTACTAATTTCATTCTAGTAAATCCTAAGTTATTAAAACACTCATATGGTTATCAATTAGATTGGGATGATACATTCTTATATCATATGTATAATTTAAGGAAAAAGAATTTATTGTTTGCAGATAAGATATATGCGCCTAATCGTGATCGAGTTACGCGAGATAAACAATATCTTCCATATCATCAATATATTTCGACATATAAAGAAAAGAATGAAGAGCATCCAGATATAAAAACAATATATAGATTTGGTGCAGCTCCTAAAATTATTAAAACTTGTTATGATAGTAATAAAGAATTAGATAAACTATTAAGTAAAGCGTTTACAACCTTTAGACATGTTTCATTATATTATAATAATGGTCCAATTCTTGATCGAATAATTAATCAATCTGTTGGCGAAAAAAAAGTTAATTCTAATTTTGTAAGCCTAGATTGGTATTTACAACGTAAAGGCCGTCATAATGTCGATTTCTTTATTATCGATGAGATGCACTTATTCTTAAGTGATTCGATGCAAGGCGAAGGCGCTCAACGTATTGCTAGCTGTGCGAAAAAAGTATTAGGTTTAACCGGTACTGTATTTAATGGTATGGTTACAAACCTATTCTTTATGTTAAGAAACTTTTTCCCAGCTAAGCTAAAAGATTTAAAAGGATTTTATTTTAACCGTAATAATCTTGCTGCGTCTAAGACTAATTTTAAGAATTATTATGGCAACAAGGAAAAAGTAGCCAGTCCTTATTCTGTCGATGTTAATCGTATGAGACTTGAAGGATCTCGTGTAACCGAAACACTTAATCAACGTCCAAGTAAAATTAATAGTATTGGATATACATATATAGATCAAGATGGTAATATTCGACAAGACAGTACAGGATTTAATGAATATAAAGTTAAAGATATTCCTGGTATTAATCCAGAAATCTTTACACAAGTTATGTCATCTTGCTGTATCTTTATGACGATGTCAGATATGTCTAATGAATTACCAGAAATTAACGAATCTGTTATTAGCTGTGATTTAGATTCTAATATTAAAGATGCTTATGATAAACTATTGAGCGAGATGAAGGCATCTGATACGCCTAATCTTGTTAAAGCTCAGAAGATTAATAAAATTGCCGGCTGGTTAGATCACCCTTGTATTATTCCAGACAATCATTTTAATTTTAGAAGTTGTGATGGTAATAATAATAAACTAGACGAACTATTAAAAATAGTTAATCATCATGATAATGAATGCATCTTAGTTTATACATATTATGACAAGCATAGTCCAATTAATAATGAAATTCTTCAAACATTAATTAGTAATGGTATTAAAGCTAATATCTTAACAGATTCTGTAGCACCAGCTAAACGTATCGATTGGTTTAAAAAACAAAAAGATAATGGCGTTCGCGTAGTTATCGTTAATCCTAAACTAATCGAAACAGGTTTAGATTTGTTAGACTTTACGACTATCGTATTCTATCAGTTGAATTCTAACTTCTTTACGATGCGTCAAGCTTCTCGAAGAAGTTATCGATTGAATCAAAAGAATAACGTAAGTTTGTATTATTTATATTATAAAGGTACTGTTCAAGAAAATATTATTAGCGTAATGGCTGAACGATTGAAAGCTGTTAAGATATTGGAAGGCGACTTCGAAGACGAAGGTCTCGAAGCTATGACTAATGCTGATAAATCAGATTCTTCTGATGAGATCTTTAACAAGATGATCACGAATGAAGAATATGTAAACGACGATACTGTACTCGGACTAAATAAGTACGCTCAAAAAATCGAAAAACTTGTCGATAATACGACATTTGAAGTTCATAAAGTAAGTTTTGTTAAAAAGCCTATGAACAAAAAGAAGATTGATTTTAAACATGTATATATTAATCTTCAAGATAAAGTTACTATGTATAATGTGATGAAAGATCCGAATGAGAAAATTAAATTAGAAATTTCTAACTTTTAACTTGACGGATAAAAAATAATTTAGTACTATAATAGTAACAGATAGACAACTAAATAGAACCGCACGGATTTGCGGGGTTCGCCTGAACTCAAGGGAAGTCGTTAAGACATATCTTTAGCTTTAGTGAGTTTGCTAACTATCAACAAGTTGATTACTTGCTTTAGCCGGACCAAGGTGGATTTCTTGTTACTCATGCAATGCATCTGGAGTAGAAAACAAGAAGTTTGGCCAGCTCATTCAGTAGAATCGGCCCGGTATTACAATTCACGCATTCAAACATCTAGGCTACATTAGAGTAGCTGTATATAGCTAATATAAACGTTCTGTATTTAATCGTTTTAGCTTATTACAATAGATGGAGTTGTAATAACGTCAGGGGTTAAGAAGCGTACGAAGACCTCTGCCTAAGGGATAAGTCTGTCCAAAAGACAGTATAAGGAACAGGGTATCCTATGGTTAAAAGTACGACGCGGTGGTTTCTAGACTTTAAGTTCATCGAAATCTTAGAGTCAGGTCATTATAAGTTAGCATATTTTCCAGGAGAGTACGGTTTAATCCGAAAGGATTGAATGTGAGGGTGATAGATAATCACTAATACCGTATAGAAGACCAAGGTTAGCCGTAAGGTTAATACAGTCTGAAAGCTTTATTTGAATGTACGAGAAGTTAAGCATACAGAAATGTATGCTATTTTTTATTACAAAAAATATACTTACTTCGGGGTAGAAGACTCTGCCGTCGTAAACGACGGGAGAAGTCTATCAAGAAGTAAGTAAAACGTTCTCGTAAAAATTGACAATGTATATATAATTAAAAATTTGATGTTTATTCTTTTGCAGCTTTAAACTTAAGCTTGTTGAAAATCACCCTATAAAAGCTAATAAGATGACAACGAATCAAATTTTTAATTCTTTCAAAACTTTGTCTTAAGTGACGTTGATTCAGAAAGAGTTCTCGCAATGTTTATATAATAAAGCCAACGATGTATAAAACATATGTTCTATGTAGTAGGCCAGGCTGTTAATAATGACAATATGCCGGCCGTTACCAATGCTTCATAGTTGATATCTTTTGACTAAGTTGGTTGAAGATCTCTAAGTCATAATATTATTTTTTCAGAAGAAAACGTATATAATGGCTTCCCTAGCTCTTTGACAGGTTCAAGTAGCAAGAATCTGGCCACATGGCAAGTAGCTTATTGAGATCGGCTACAGTTGTTACGATTGAGAATGTATATATAGTTAATTGCTAAAGTTGGTATAATTATTTAAGATAATTTACATAGTAACGTCATTATACATAAATATTCACACTAAACGATTTTTAACACATATTTAGTATAAATATTTTTTTAATGTTCAAAAACCTTTTACGACTCAGATGACGTTACTGATTTACGCACATAATACTAACGATGGCGTTTACGAGATATCGTAAAGAGCTTTAATCCTGATAAGATCTATTAAGGAACAATACACTATATCATTATGCGCCCGTTAACAGCATTGATACGGCTTATGGGAATAAAATATTTAAATGACATAGTGTAAATATTTCGGTAACGACAGCATTGACAATAGATATATTTTTGTTTTATGTATTTAATTAACACTAACACTAACACTATAATACAATTCATCAAAATTAGCTGCTATAACATCTTTTTGTGATTCTTATATTTAACGACATACAATCTATCAACAACTGAAACCGAGTGGCACTCGGGGATAGCCTATTGTCAAGAACAAGACGTATTATAAGCTTTTGTTTATGATATGCTTCTAATGAATAGGAACCTCTTAAAGAGGATGCCAGCAACAACTGATCACAATACATGTTAGATTAAACTTATTGTTACAGCAGTTAATACATATCTATTGTCGATATGTCGTATGAGTATCTATACCATTAATAGATATTGATCCGACATATTGACGTAATATATCTTTACAGTAAATACATATTTAAAGTAAAGGAATATATATCATGCGTGATGCATATAGAATACGACGAGTCATTTGGCCACAAGACTTAGTCGTTAGTTCAATTAGTGGCGATCGAATCCATTATCCAGAATTTTATATCGAACACATTAATACTGGCTGTGTGTTATCGATGAAAGAATATCAAAAGATTCGCAAAGAACAAGTCGAATCAGAATTTGTCGATCCGTATCCAGATCATGACAATACATATATGAATGAATATTATAAAGATATTCGTGAAGAGATTGTCGATAAGTTTAATGATTCTCTTGATTGTATGACACGAGAAGACATCGTCGGCAAAGAAGCTATTCCTGGTAAAAAATGGAAAGTTGTCGACGGTGAACTCGTAGCAGTTGACAATCGATAAAATGTTCGATATAATAATTATGCCAGTTGTTAAAAGTTAGCAGACAGCTGGTATTGCTCTCTTTGTCTTAAAGCGAGAATAAGCACAACTATTTCCTCCGTAGTTGTGCTTTTCTTGCATTTATAGGATATTTCATGTATACTATTAATATAAATTATATATTTAATAGGAGCTACGCTAATGAAACTAGAAGATGCCTGCGAACACTTAATTAATTTATTATTATTAGCTCGAGATACCGAAGAGTTTAAAGCTGCTTGTGAGTATTTTGATGTTAAGGCCTCTGAATAAGAGGTCTTTTCTTTTGGAAGGATTTGATACACATGAAGTATATTGTTAAGAATACGATCGATTCTGTAGCATGTTATATTCTTCGTAATGATATGACATGTACACCACAGAAATTACGATATTTATTATATTTAATTTATTCTGATTATTTAAGCGTATACAATGATATTGTCGATACGATGGGTCGACCATTTTATGCTAAAGATTATGAATGTAATTTATTATTCGACGGACAGTTTATTGCCGACGTTAAAGGTCCTAAAGTTGTTGTCGATCAATATGCGACCGAAGAAGAAATATATGATTTAGGCGCTTATATCGACGATGATTTAGAAGATCTTATCGATAAAGATTCGCTTAAGTTTTTAGAAGCGTCTCTAAATCAATATAAAGGATATAATACTCGCTTTCTCAAGATGTTGGCTAAGCAATCTTATGACTATCAAGAAACATATAAACATTGTGAGTCTGAAGATAAAGTAATTCCGATCGACGTTATGTTTACTGCTAATTTATTAGCTGATTCTGTTAGCTCTTGCTTTAAAACTAAGAGGATGTAATTATGGCAAAAGACGTCAATGCTAATATACTTCATATAGCAGACTATTATCAAAAGAAATATAATACGACCGATACATTTAAACAATGTTTCGTCGGGCAAATGGTTCATGAATCAGGTAATGGTACTTCAGCATTAGCTATACAAGATATGAACTATGGTGGCTTAGGTGCTATTGAAGGTCAAGCTCATGATCCAGATGAACCTCGTTGGGCTAAATTTAGTTCTCTCGAAGAAGAAGCCGATTATGTATATAAAGTATTTTATAGTCATTATCCAGAAATTCATCAAGTTAAAACAGCTAAAGAATTTATGGATATTTTATGGAATAATCAGTATGTTGTAGCTGAAGGTAATGAAAATCCTACAGAAGTATATAATAATTATCTTCAAGCTTTAACAGAATATACTGGCGAGACATTTAATCCGACTAATCCACCGGCAGGTAGTGCTGCCGATGCTAAGGGCGGTGTAATGTCTAAGACAGCAGCTTCTGATACCGGTGTACAAAGCACAGTAGCTGGTAAAAGAAAAACGCCTAAGACATATACGATTTACAATATGCAAAAACTTGCGAAGGGTAAAACGTATTGTGCGCCAGTATATCCTGATATTATTTCTGTATATAATCAAGTACCAGAATGGGCATTAGGTTCTAATTTAAAAGCTAATACCCAAGAAGATACGTCTGTTAAAGATGCGACTGAAGTTAAAAATACATCTCAAGCTGATAAGAATAATAACGAATCTGGTGCAAAAATTGAGACGACTAAAACTGCAGAAGAAAAACCTAAAGAAGAAGTCGCTCAGAAAGAAGCTCAGAATAAGAAAGTTCAGAAAACTGCAGTCGGTGACGGTGGACTAGTTACTGTTACGACTGATAGCAAGCCTAACGAAGCTAAAGACGACTCTAAGACTAAGACAGAATCGACAAAGACTGAAGATACAAAAGAAGAACATGTCGAAGAAAAGACGCAAGGTATTCCGTTATATGCATATGAAACACGTGATAATGAAAAAGGTTGTTTCGATGTTGGTTTGCCATTAAGTTCTATTGCAGCATATGGTAGTGAAGCAGCTAAATATCAAATGAGTCGGATGCAATCAATTGCTCAACGTCAGATTCAATTTGATCCGACAAAACACGATAATGCTGTTAAGGTACCGACTCCTGGAATGGTGCCTAATAATAAAGATGCATTTCCAGTCGATCTTAGAATTCGAGACTTAGAATATCATCAACCACGAATTGTTCGTGAAACAATTAAAGCAACTGAATTCGAAGAACAAACAGCTAAAGCATTACTCGCTATGGGTGGTAACGTTGAAAAACGTATGGTTCAAGTCGAAAATCATTTATCAACTGTAACACGGTATTTATTTAGATTGGGTTCTATTGTGCCGATTAACGATATGTATTATGGTGGTAATTCTACGTTTGAAAAATATAAATCTGTTCGTCAATTAACAGATGATCGAGTTACTGACGGTATGCAAACACAAATCGATCAGTATATGACGTCGACTCGATTAGAGCCGATTATTGGTCAAACGTATGAAATCCTTAATCAGGTCGGTGCTAATTTATCAGTTATCTTAGACGATAACCAGTTATCATATTCTAATATGAAACACTACTGTGATCTTATCGATATTAAACGTTATCAAGAACCATTGAAATTAGCAAGTATTAATGAAGGTGCTTCGTTAACTAAGTCTGGCGATCAATCTGAGCAAGAATTAAATTCAGTATGGCCAGAAGGTTTTAAAATGGATTGGAAGTTAGTTCCGGTTGAAGAACAAGTACCTATTATTAACTGGCGTCAATCTATTATTGACGACGGTTCTGATTTAATGAATTCTGCTGGCATGTATGGTAATGGTAATGCTGTCGGTTCTGCATTAACTGGTACGACTAATAATCTCTTCTATAAAACTGCTATCGAATTAGAAGACACATCATTAAAACAATTTAAAGCCGTTGTCGATAAAGCTAAACAATCTATTAAAGGATATGAAGATCAAGCTAAGAATATTGCTAAGTCTAAAGATACGTATATGAAGATGAAAAAAGATATCGAAGGCGCGCAACTCCATAAAGATTTTACGGGTCCAGTTATCGCTGCGATTATGTGTGTTACTAATATATCGGATTCTAATAGTATTATTAACAGTCTTAAAAGTTTAACTAAAGAGCTTAAAGATAATTCTTTAATAGATAATCCATTATTAGTTGCTCTTGCTTATTTTTCAGAAAAAGCTAATATTATTGGCGATAAGCCGACTAAAGATCCTTCCGAAAAGAAGAAAGAACATGAGGATCTTAAGACCCGTTTAGATTATGTATATAAGCTTGTATCAAATTCTGGCAGCCAAAATGGTGGCGGTGAATCTAAGCAGTATTTCAATCTTGATATTAAGAATCAAGGCGCTTGGACATTTACTCAATTCTGGGAACCATATTCTGTTAACGATTCTAAGAATCGTAAAGATCCGGTATCTCCATCTGATAAGCTAAATAAACTTATTGAACTTTGTATCGTATTTAAAGAAATCTCTAAAAGTTTCTATGAATCAGAATTTGATAATGACCAATGGGGGTTCTTCTGGAAAGCCGAATATATTCCTGAAATGAAATTAACAGGTTTCCCAGGAGAACAACGTGACGGATATACGCATCAAGGTATGGACGTCGTATTCCAACCAGATTCTCCTAAGCCTGAAATTCTTTCAATATGTGATGGTACTGTAGCTGATACTGGTTGGGGATTAAATGCCGTAATGGTTAATGCTGCTAACGGTACGAATAAAACGATTATATATATGCATATGTCTCAATTATTTGTTAAACCAGGCGATACCATTAAACGTGGTCAACCTATCGGAATTATCGGTGGTCATGGCACTAAAGATGGTGTAGAAACGGACAATGCTTATGATGAACATCTTCATATCGAAGTATGGTCTGAACTAAATCGTGGAGGATCCTATGGGTCGATTGGCGATTTATATCCTGGTATTTTCCAAGATTACTGTACGACTCGTATAAAACTTGGAAAAGGCGTAGAATTAAGATATTCTGATTTTACAAATAAAACTTATTAGTACTTGCATATATAATTATTTTATAATATAATAATATGTGTAAGGTAAGTATATAAAAAACGTGCCTCGCATGATCTACACTACGAGGCACAATTTTTAACATGGTCAATGTTACGCAAAAACACATCATATTTTGCTCCTTTCTGTAATAAAAAATGATTAACTAGCTTAAAGCGACATAATAATACCTCCCTGTAATATCCCTTATCTTTTGTTTGTCGCTGGCTCATAGAACACACAATAATAAAGATCTAAATACTGTATATTTTTCTCTCCTTTCTTAAAAATAAAGTATTATAAAAAATCTCTTCTATTAAAACACACACACTCACTCTATATAAATGAACGGAACGCGTAACATTGACCATCCCCTATGGCGGGGTAGTCCAAATGGCAGAGACACGAGTCTCATAAGCTCGTCTAGTGCAAGTTCGACTCTTGCCCCCGCACCCAATATTGCAGAGTAAAACAGCATGGAATTGGGTCCATGTCTGAAATGGTTTGACTCCATTCTCTGCGACCATGGAGAAGTGGCCGAGTGGATTAAGGCTACAGTCTTGAAAACTGTCGTACGGAAACGTACCGTGAGTTCGAATCTCACCTTCTCCTCCATATATATGTACAGGTGGCCGAGTGGTTAAAGGCAGCAGACTGTAAATCTGCCGACATTGTCTATGTTGGTTCAAATCCAACCCTGTGCACCAGTATGGTTCCATGGAGTAATTGGTCATCTCGTCACCCTGTCAAGGTGAAGATTACGGGTTCAAATCCCGTTGAAACCGCCAGTATCCTAACATAGAATTTTTTCTGATTATCTGTATTCTGTGTTAGGATTTTTTTACTTACTCCTGTAGCTTAGAGGCTAAGCACCCGGCTCATAACCGGGCATTTTACCCTGGTTCGAATCCAGGCGGGAGTACCATAAATAATACTAAGTACAGTATTAGTTCTATTTTTTTTAATATGGAAAGGAAAAACTTGAGTTTAAAATCCGATTCATATATAAGATTCAATCAGAACGAGCTTATACATTATACATTATAAAAGTAAAGCTGTAGACTATTTAAGTCTTAGGCCTTAGAAGCCGATTTGGACCGGCTTAAAAGAATAAGGGCTTTTTTAGCCAAACTTCTTAATAGAGAAAACTTTTAAAAGCTCTCTTAGAATTATATGATTTAATCATATAAAGTTCAATTAAATACTGTGCTTATGTATTATTCTATTACTGAAAACTGATATACTGCTTTTTTTTAGTGGTTTCTTCATTTTCCCTTACTCCTTTGAGTAGTATATCAGTTTTGAGTAATAGAATTATATAATCCTTGTCTTTATGACAAGGATATTTTTGTATGAAAGGATATTAAAATGATTAGAAAATTAAGACGTGCAAATGCTTATACAATAAGAAAATTTTGTTCTGATTATGCAATCGAACATGTTATTCCAAGATCATTCGGGGAGATCCCGATTAAAATGAGATATAAATCTATGTATGTTAACAATATTAAATCATTATCAGATATTATGTTTAAATATCCTGAACGATCTAAACGTATTGTCTTTACGACAGCTAATGGATATAAACCTCAATATGAATATAAGTTTCGACATGTTAATTATGAAAAAGCTATTAAAATGGTTCAATTTTTTAAACCTAAAATTCATATTAGATTTAACCTTGATACGTATGATAATCATATTCGTAAGTATAAATCTAATACAATTTTTAAACGTCGATATAGAACAAGGTGGTAATTATGGAACTATATAAAATATTATTTATTATCGGAGCAGTACTTGTAATTATTGGATTAATTCCTGCAGTTGTTGATAGTATTAAAACAATTAAAGATATTTTACATGATTTTAAAGAGGATAAATCATTTATATTTGAAGTCTTAATGTTTACGATTGCAATTGTATGTTTTATTCTCGGGATTATTATTATGATTATAACGAAGGTGTATAATGGATAAGGATATAAATAATATATTATTAAAAAAGATTATTCATATATACATATTGTTTTCGATTATCATATATATGATTAATTTAATAATCGTTAATCTATTTATGTATTTTATCGTAGACGATACTGTATATCGAACTACGTATTTTACGGTTAATGATTTTACATTACAAACATTTCCAGTTATTTCAATGTTAATAGCTGCGATATTGTTTTGCCTAATTAATATTAATATTAGTCAAGAAATTGACAATGAAAATAATATTATATACTATGAATTATCAATTGGTACATTATTTAAAGCAAAGTTAAAGAAATAATTATGTTTGTATATAAAACTGGTAATATATTAAAATCAAAAGCTGAATATATTTTTAATGCTGTTAACACTGTCGGCATAATGGGCAAAGGTTTAGCTCTTCAAATTAAACAAAAATATCCAGACTGTTTAAAAGATTATGAAGAAGCGTGTCGTGATAAACGACTTAAACCTGGATCAGTATTAATTACATATTTAGTTAAAGAAAAAATTAATATCGTTCAGTTTCCGACGAAAGCACATTGGCGCGATCCTTCTAAATATGAGTATATTGAAGAAGGATTAAAATCGTTCACAATATTCTTAAAGAATCATAATATTCAAAACGTAACAATTGCTATTCCTAAATTAGGGTGTGGCAATGGTAAGCTTGAATGGAAACAAGTATTAACTTTAATTAAACAATATCTGTCTGAATTCGACGATATTGTATTTGAAATTTATGGTGAAAACGTTTAGTTAGAAAGGAGTCGTAATGGATCAATATATTATCTATTCAATTCTTAATTCTTTATTAGCTCTACTTCTAGTAGTTTCTGTATATAAGATTATTAAACACTGAGGTATTTGTTATGTCGAAAAATAAAACCATATTATATATATATTTTACTTTATTACTAGTGACAGGTGTCGGATCTAAAATCATATCGTTTTTAGATTTTTTATTTTATATTTTAATGATACCACTAGCAATATGTATGGTTTTATTTGTTTTGATTGTTACAGTTATTATTACATATATATCAGTATATAATTTATTGCATGTATTTGGAATTGAATTATTTGATAATATAAAGATACCGATAAAATTTATCTATGAACAAAAGAATAAAGATGATCATTAGAACTATTAAAAAACGATATCGTAAAAAGCATTTGAATGAAGTTTATTATTTACGATTCTCTAAAGAATTTTTGGAAGTAGACAAATGAATCTATTTAACTTAGTATTACTAATAGCTATTATTGTATTTTTATATGAGTATAATAAAAAATAAGCCCCTCGATTGAGGGGCTTTTCTTATTTAAAACTAATAAAGTATGTAGCATAACGACCTTCATCTTTGTTTAACATTAATAGTTTTTGACCTGCTTTCGAGAACTTGCGTCCATCGACAGCATATCGATCACTACCACAAAGTGAAGGATTTACAATCATTTCGACACCTTTGAGATCAGCTTCTCTAGAATGATGGAAATGACCCATAACAATATAATTAGGTATTTGTTTTGTAAATAGTGCCAAATTATCGATAGCTCGGTTATAATTATCTTTATGTCCATGAACACCGATAATTATTTGTTCACAAACTTTAGCTACGATAATTTCGTCGTCAACAATATTTTTATTAAAATGAATGCGTTCATTTCCTTTAAGACGTTCTTTTAAGAACCAAGGAATAATATCGTTGAACGATTCGCCATTCATTGCTTCTTCTTTAGAAGGAGTGACACGATCATGATTGCCACGACAGAAATATAATTCTAGGTTGAATTCTTGACTTAGATTATTAAATAAATGACTAAGTGCTTCGCTGACGCCGATCGTTTGTTCGATAAGATTTTCTTGAGATTCGATTCGTGTTTGTACATGAATACCGCCATTAATCATATCGCCTAGTGTCATAATATGAATTGTTTTAATGTTATTTAATTTACAATATTCTCGTGTCTTATTCATTAGATGTTCGACACGTTGATGGAATATTTCGTCGTTAAATTTATTAAAGTAGTTATCACTAACTTGGCCCTTGTGCCAGTCACTAATAAGAAGGACAGCTTCACTTTCGCCAGTAGCTAGTTTTTTAAATTCATATTTAAGTGGTTCAAGTTTATTAATTGATTCTGCTATTAATTCTTTTAATAGAAATTGATTAGATACTTCTTTTAACGTACGATTTAATTCTTGACGATGTTTACTATTAACATTTTTAGCATGAGCATTTAATAACAAGTCTCGTGCTGTTTCTGTTATACGTTCTTGTGTCATTACTGGAGTTACTGATTTTCTAAAATCATTAAAGTAACTCCCTATCGTAGCTGTATCTAAAGTAATGTCGAAAAACATTTCTGCCATAGTAGAAATACGTTTATATGTTAATTTAGTATTATTTTGTCGTTCTTCATACATACGATATAACCAACTAATTAGATCTTCGCCATCTAATGCTGAATAGTTAATCGTAACAGATTGTTTTGTTTCTTCAGCCATGTATATCCTCCTGAAAATAAAATGAAACAAATTCTTCCTTTATTATATAATATTTGCATAACTAAGTAAACTAGTGTTTATAGGATTTTTTGAAAAATCTAATTATTTGAGATATATATTTTTACTTATAAATATTAGACTTTATGAAAATCCTAGATTATACTATAAATATATTATGATTATTCTGTATATTATAATATACTATATGTAGTATGTGCTACAGTAATATAATACTACATCTTCTTTTTAGTTGCGCAACGAAAGGAAAATTATTAACTATGGAAAAAGTATTATTTGGTGGAAACAATGATATCCAGGTGCCGATGGCAACTCGATTAATCGGAACATTCTCTACCGGAACTGACGAAATTATTCTTGATGGGAATAAACAAGAACGAATCGTACAATTTAATTATGAAGGTAAACAAGTATTAAAACAATATACATTAAAGCATTTATATGCTCCATATACTAAGATTATCGAAGTATCGGATAATGCATATTGGTATACTGGTAAAGAACCAAAACAAAATCCTTCGATTAAAGATATCGTGCGTTTCGACGTATACGATAAAGGTTGGATCATCGAAGATATAAAAGATATCGAAGCCGACGCTTATTCTATTATTAGCAATTCTCAAGAATTAATAGTAGTCATAGAAGGTACAGAACTTTTGATCAAATAATATTTATATATATTTTATTAACAGTATTATTGTATTAAAAGGATTTTTAAATGATTGTAATTAAAAGAGACGGTCGCAAGGTTGATTTTGATAAATCTAAGATTATTGTTGCTATAAATAAGGCACAACATTCTTTACTTAAAGATAATGAAAAAATAGCTAATGCTATTGCAGAAGAAATAACGCAAGAAGCTCTTATGCTTCAAGAAATCGATATTAAACGTATCGAAAAAATGGTATTCGATCTTTTGGTTAAACATAAACAAAAAGACGTAGCTCGTTCTTATGAAGGTTATCGTGCTGTACGAGAATATAGAAGAATTACTAATACTTCTGATAAAGATATTTTAGAATTAATTGCTGGTAGTAATAAAGAAACTATCAATGAGAATTCTAATAAGGATGCTTATATTATTCCGACTCAACGTGATTTAATGGCTGGTGAAATTTCTAAAGATATTGCTAGAAGAAAATTGATCCCGATTGATATTATGGAAGCGCACGATAAAGGAGTGCTGCATTTACATGATATCGACTATCAATTACAACCAATGAATAATTGTGGTCTTCCAGATTTTAAAGATATGCTTTCTAATGGTACTGTTATCAATAAGAAAAAAATCGAACCTCCAAAATCTTTTCAAGTAGCATGTACAGTACTCAGCCAGCTGTTCGCCGTCGTAGCAAGTTCTCAATATGGTGGCCAAACAGCAAATCATATTGAAGAAATATTAGCTCCATATTTAAGAAAGTCTAAACAAAAATATGAGAAAATATTTCAAAATGAAAAAAATAAAGAAACGTTAGTTGATTTAATGGTCAAGAAAGAATTAAAAGACGGAATTCAGACGTTGCAATATCAGATAAACACATTGATGACTTGCAATGGCCAAAGCCCTTTTCTGACTTTATTTATGCACTTTTTACCAGGTTCAGAGTACGAGGAAGAATGTGCTATGATCACAGAAGAAATTCTTCGTCAAAGAATTGAAGGAATGAAAGGTCCGGACGGTGTTACGATTAGTCCAACATTCCCTAAACTAGTTTATGCATTAGATGAACATAATGCTAAACCAGGTAGTAAATATTATTATTTAACTAAACTAGCTGCAGAATGTACAGCTAAAAGAATGATGCCTGATTATGTATCGGCTAAAATTATGCGACAAGTAAAAGATAGCCAAGTATTTGGCCCAATGGGTTAACACATAACGGCCCATGTAAAACGATGTGAACTGTATCATAAAACAGGTGTCCCTTATGGGGCTAACGGTGAATCCTTAATGGCAATACCGTGCTAAGCGTATTATTACGACAGTGTAGAGACTATTGGTGATGAATGTAGCCAAGTAGAGTAGAGACGTGCTACTCGATGCGCATCGCATTTATTATTTAAATAAATGAAGAGATAGTCCAGCTTAATTAATTAAGTTGTGTAGAAGTTTCCTATCAGTTTGGTATGATAAAGAAAATAATCCTATTATAGATGGACGCTTTAATAAAGGTGTTGTAACATTAAATCTCCCTCAATGTGCTATTGTTGCAGATGGAGATATTAACAAGTTTTGGAAATTATTAGATGAGCGTTTGGAATTATGTCATAAAGCTCTTAAGTTCAAAACGGAAAGACTACTCGGTGTAAAAGCTTCTGTTGCTCCAACATTATGGATGTATGGTGCTTATGCTAGAAAAAATGCTGATGATATATTAGATGATTTAATGGTTGGTGGCTATTCTACATTAAGTTTAGGCTATATTGGTTTATATGAAACTATTAAATTATTAACAGGCGAATCTAATACTAAACATCAAAATTTAGCATTAAAAATTACTCGATATATGGCAGATAAATGTGAAGAGTGGAATAATCAAGAAAATTATGGTTATTCTTTGTATAGCACTCCTGCCGAAAGTTTGTGCTATAGATTTGCTAAATTAGATAAAGAACAATTCGGTGAAATTAAAGATGTTACTGATAAAGGCTATTATACTAACTCGCATCACGTTGATGTGAGAGAAAATATTAACATATTTGATAAGATAGATTTTGAAGCGCCTTTCCAAGAAAATGCTACTGGTGGATTTATTGGTTATGGCGAAATTCCTAATATGACGAATAACATTGAAGCATTAGAAACTATTATTCAATATATTTATGACCATGCTATGTATTGGGAATTTAATACTAAACTTGACCATTGTATGAAATGTGGCTTTGATGGCGAAATTTTGCCTGATGGTCATGGTGATTGGATTTGTCCTAAATGCGGAAACCAAGATCATAATACATTAAAAGTTATTCGAAGAACGTAGACATACATGCGTTCTATAAACAACCTATATGCGGGAAGTCCCTTAGAGCTTTAATTACTAAGCTATTGACAAAAGAAAATAGTGGCAAGAATAATTACCTTGGTATAGTAAAAAGATTAAAGATTGGGTAATCCGCAGGGAAGCACCGTATAGGTGAACCCTCAGAGACTACCATGGTTGGCAATTTATTGTATGGTATAGTCCAGGCCGTCTACATATGTAGAGTTAAAGTACTAGGAAACTAGCGGTATTGCGGGTGGCTACCTCGGAGATAACTTCTGGAATGAAGGTCGTACTAAAGAAATTCAGTCCAGAGTTCTTCATATTTAATAATTAATAGGCATAAAATAGTTCCTTTGATTTTTGGAAAGTATCTTTACTATTCGCCTATTGATTTTAATTTAATAATATAATATAATAATTGTAAGGCATAAAAAAGTTCCTTTTATAATATTGGATGAAGAATAACTTTACTTTTCGCCTTATAATATAAAATCTAGACATAAGGAAGTTCCTTTTAAAAAGACTGATTATTTTTTTGTTACTTCTCGTCTAGATATTGCTTATTAAGGCTACGTATATTTTGTACGTAGCCTTTTATTATTTTAAGAAAGGATAATGATCATGGATGATATTCTAGAACTACAGAAATCCGTTCTATATTTATTTAAATCTGTATTGCCTATCGAAACAAAAGCTAAGTGTAACTATTTAGATTTGTTATTAGAAGGCGTGTATATTATGCCGGAAGCCAGACAATATCTTGATGAAAGATTAAAAAGCTTCTGTACTAGAGAATTTGGTAATAATGTAGTTCATTATAATAGAGCGACATTGTTCGAATCATTTAAAGATGTTGATCGAGCAAATGTCGAACGATTATTAGTCGACCAGTTAGATCATTATCTTTCTGTATATACGCAAACAGAAGAAACGTCTAGCAAGCCTATTAACAGTTCTTTAGTATACGTTCCAGTTAAAAGTGAAACATATGAATGTGAACCTTTTATCTTTAATACAACAGTGATCTCTATTATTACTGAAGAAGAATTAATTAAGCGCGCTACAGATTTGCTTTCTTCTGGTATTGCGTTAAATTCAGCTACACAAGAAAGTTTAATTAATATCTTTAAAGCTTATAAAGATAAGTTCGATATTAATACTATTAAAAATAAAGAATTCTTAATGTATGTTTGTAAAGAATTAAATTTAGTACCTAAGAAAGCTGAACAATTATTACGTTATTGTGTATATAGAATGACATCTAGTCCAATGATTATTAATAGTGCTAGAGAACGCAAACATTTATATACATTAGTATATTCTTATACAACTACTATTAATAGAATATTAAGGCAATATGTCGAAGAAAATGGCGTCGAACCTATTGCTCGACAATTTAATAGATATCGTAAGTTATGGATTATTTTAAAACATGCTGGTAAAGATGCTGCTACTATTATTAATAGAGCTAGAAAATTATCCAACAAGTTGAATTGTCCTCATAAACTTCAAGTATTAGATCGTATTAACGATAAAAATATCGATATCGAAGACGTTAAGAAAGAACTTGAAAAAGTTACGATATTTAAAAAGTTTTCTTTATTGAATGCTATTTATAACGCTAAGTCTAATGATAAGATGTATATTATTCGTAATGGTCATACATATTCTACGACTAAAGAACATACGTCAAAAGCATCGTTTAAAGTTAAGAATTTAATCTTTAATTCTATTAAAAAAGATATCGGTAAGAATATTAAAGGTAAACGTTTCTATATTCCAGAAGGAATTATGTATGCGGTACCGACAAGTCAAAAGAATTTTATCGATAATATTCCGATATATACTCGATATAAAATGGATAAGAATTCTATTATCGGTATTCATTGGACAAATTCTGAAGATGGACGTGTCGACTTAGATTTACATTATACATCTAAGAATATCCATATTGGTTGGAATAGTCGTTTTGATTCTAAAGAAAATATTCTTTATACTGGTGACTTAACTGATGCACCAACCCCTAAAGGTGCTACCGAAGCTTTTTATATTAAAGATACTTTAAAAAATGACTTCGGTATGATTAGTGTTAATAATTATTCTGGAAATCCAGGCTTGTTCGAACTATTTATCGGCGCCGATCCTGATAAAAAAATCTATGATCGTAACGGTATTATAAATGCTGAAAATTTAGCATTTAAATTCACTGGATTATCTATGAATGACGATAATGAAAAATGCTTTGGCATTATTGATTCACAAGAAAATTCTCGTGAATTTATTTTTGTCGATAGTTCATCTGGATTTGATCGAGTACCTGCATATAGCGCTCAAAAAGAAGTTATGCTTAGCGCAATTAGATCGATGGCTAAAAATCGATTATATCTTAATGAATTAATCGAAAAGCTTGGCGGCGAAGTTGTATTAGATAAAGAATCGGCTGACTATGATTTATCAATTAATAATCTTGTCAAAGATTCATTTAATTTCTTGTTTAAGGCTGATGTTTAATCATCAGCCTTTTACTATATGGAGGAACTATTGGATACAAGAGAAGAATTAAATAAAACTGTATCTGAAATGAATCATATTATTAAAGACATAATTAAAGTTGCTAACATGTCTAATCAAGAAGAAAAATCTAAGATTTCAATTTTACAACAATTGTTAAATAAAACTGAAGATTTAATAGATGTTGTTAAAACTCCTCAAAAAGATTTAAATGTAATTCTTGATGAGCAGCGTCGATGGATTCTATTAGATATGGAAGATAGAATTCGTAGATCTGAACTAGAGATGTTAGATAGAATAAAGTATTTATTAGAACGTGAAAGGAATCATTAATGAGCTTTAATAATAAACGAGCAAAACTTATTGTTCTTGATGGTGGCGATGGTTGTGGTAAAAATACACAGACATTAAAACTTGTTGAACGATTACAAGCTGAAGGTAAAAAAGTTAAATATTTAACATTTCCTGATTACAACAAAGATACGTCTATATTTGTTAAAAAATATCTTAACGGTGATTTTGGTGATCGAGAATCTGTTAAACCTCAAGTCGCTTCATTATTCTTTGCATTAGATCGATATGCAACGATTCAAGAATGGAAATCTATTTTTGAAGATCCTGAAATGATTGTAGTTTGTGATCGATATGTAACGTCTAATATGTTATATCAAATGGTTCGTTATGAAAATAATGATCAACAATTAGCATTTTTACGTTGGTTAGAAACAACTGAATATGATTTATTAGATTTACCGGCACCAGATATCGTATTATTTTTAACATTACCATTATATGTCAGAAAAGATATGTTATTAAATCGTTTAGGCAAAACTGGTGGTAGTACTGGTGATATCCATGAAAAAGACATGGATTATTTGCGACAAATTGACGAAGCGCAATATAAATTAATTAATAAAATGAATATGGTTCAGATCGATTGTTCTAATGAAGATACAGTTAAATCAATCGATGAAATTCATAAATTAATTTATAATACATTGCAAGAGAAAGGAATGATCTGAATGCCAGAAAAAGTATATATCGTTATGGTCGATGGTCAAATCGAAGCACTATATTATAATGAAGCTAATGCTCGAGAAGATATCGAAGAACGTATCGAAGAAGGATATGCTCCTGAAGACGTAGCTATTCGAACTTGTTACATTAATGATTTTAACGAGGAAGAATAACTATGATCGATAAAAATGATCCTTTATACAATCAAAAAATATCGATAGCGTTAGAATTAAATCGTTTAGAAAAAGAAGTATCTGGTTATGCACCAGATGATGATTATTTAGATATTATGAATGATTTAGAAATTTCAATCGATAATCTTTATAAGAAGGTAAACATGATCGAAACCATTTATGCTTTATTAGCTTATTCTGATGATTTTGATTCTCCATTAATTGGTGTATATGAATCATTAGATAAAGCTGAAGAAAAGCGTCAAGAATATATCGATAACAATATTATTAGCGAAGATATGATCTTTGTCGAAGTTCAACATATTATTAAGTAGGTGCTATTATGAAAGTATTTTTATCTCAACCGATGCGTGGTAAAACACATGAAGAAATTCTAAGTAGTATTCGTGAAGTTCAAGAATTTTTAACTAAATATCTTGACTCTACGAATATTGAAATTATCGAAAGTTATTCTCCTCGTAATAAAGATAAAGAACCATTAGTAGCACTTGGCGATTCTATTAAAGACTTAGCAAAAGCAGATTTAGCAGTATTCTTAAATGATTGGAATCAATATCGCGGTTGTATTATTGAGCATCATACAGCTAAGATTTATGAAATTCCTCATATTTCTATTAAAAGTGAAAATGGTTTATTGAAAGTAGTTGATAAATAATGAACTACGGTCAAATTCGTGAATACGATATTGCTAATGGTGTCGGCATTCGTGCTACGTTATTCGTAACTGGATGCTCTCACCATTGTCATAATTGTTTTAATCCAGAATATTGGAGTCATGAAGCTGGTCAACTATTTGATGATGTGGCAGCACATAGACTCGTTGATTATTTAAAGCATCCACAAGTATCTGGTCTAACTATTCTTGGCGGAGAACCTTTTGAAAATGTCGATGGTCTTGTTAATTTTATTAAGACATATATAAAAGGACAAGAATGGTTTAACAATAAAGATATTTGGTGTTATTCTGGATATACACTCGATCAAATTATCGAAGATCCTAATAAGGTTAAATTATTAGAATTAGTCGACGTATTGGTCGATGGTAAATTTGTCGAAGAGTTAAAAGATCCGTCTTTAAAATTCAGAGGATCATCTAATCAAAACATTTATAAAATTAAACATGTAGATAATCATATATGTGCAGATTTTTATTCTGAATTAATGTGAGGTATTGTATTATGGGACTTAAAGCAGCATTTAAAAAAGCGTGTAATCATGTTAACGATATGTATCACGATTATACATTAACTCCAAAAAAAGATTGGGAAATTCAAAAGCTTAAACGTCAACTTGAAGAGGAAAAGGCTAAGAATCGATTCCCTCATGTATCTATTGCCAAAAAATCACGGTAATATTATAATACTAGTGTCCGGTATAATGAGTTGTACCGAAGAAATAGCGGTGAGCCCACGGACACTAGTTTTAATAACGAAAGGATATTCACTATGGACAATGCATTAGAAATTATTACGAAAAACTTTGAAGATATTATTACATCTGATAAAGGACACTGTACTAGAGTTATTGCTAGTAAGGATAATAAAACTTGGTACTTTGATATTTATCAAGATATGGTATTAGTATTCGATGGTATTAATGAACAAATCGAATTAAATACCGAAGAAGAATTAAAAAATTATATTGCAGATTGCTAATATGAATACATATTTAACAGCGTTATCAATCGCTGTCTTTTTAACAGAATTAATCAATCGATTATTCTTTCATTTTGAAACCATCTATACAATTCTATATTGTTTTATTATAGTAACGTTATTTTATATAACGTTGTTAGTATATTTCAAATACAGGAAATAAAATGGAATCACGTATTATTCCTGGCGAAATCCTAATTTTTTCTAAAAGGGCTGTTGTATTTGTAGAACATGTCGATACCGAAAGGATTAAAGTTCAAGATATTAACAATAAACAAGAGAAAATAGTATTAGCCAAGGATTGCAAAAAGCAGGCTTAAAATCTTTAAGCTGCTTATTGGAGGTGAGCTGTCCCCCTATCGGGGGCCACTCACCTCTTTTTTTCTTTCTATTTTTCTGTTATAATTAATACATATAGTTATATTTTTGTATTTCTTTCTCGAGGATTAGTAAATGAAAAAATATGTGATTTATCTCCCAAACGAAATTATTAATTTTTGTGAAGACCCTGGCGATAGTATTGTGTATTCAGTACTTGATCTTAATAAGTCTGAACAGGAAATTGTCGATCAATTTTGTTCTGACTTAACGTATGATCATTACAAAGCATATGCATTACTAGCTAAACATGGAATTATTTCTAAAGAATTTGCATGTTTAAAACTAGCAAATGTTGTCGGCGAACTTAATAAAGATTTAAATGAATTGATGGGTGAATAGTATGAGAAAATTTGAAGTAGTATCACATTGTAAAAATATCGAAGTAAAACTTCCTAAACGTAAGACTAAAAAATCTGCAGGGTATGATTTTTTTGCTATCGAAGACGTCGATTTATACCCTAATAAATTATACGTATTGCCAACTGGTATTAAAGTGCAAATGGAAGAAGACGAAGTATTATATCTTCATATTCGATCTTCAGCTGCATTTAAGCGCGGCGTACGTATGATTAATAGTATCGGTGTCATCGATAGTGACTTCTATAACAACGAATCTAATGAAGGTGAAATTTCTTTAGGTTTATTATCTCATAATGATGATGTCGTTCATATTAGAAAAGGCGAATGCGTTGCCCAAGGCGTATTTCATAAATTTTTAATTACAGACGATGATGATGCCGACGGTGAAAGAACTGGCGGTATCGGTAGTACAGGTAAATAATATATTATGTTAAGACAGTATGAATGAATACTGTCTTTTCTGTTAAGGTGAATAATGATTACGAAATTAAAAAAAGTTTGTAAACGATGTGTCGAAGATTATAAAGATCTTAATATGTATAAGTTAAATATTATCTTATATTTTATGGACCGACTTCATCGTTTTAAATTAAGTGAACCATTTTTCGATGAAGAATTTATTCTTGATAGCGAAATGGGCCCGTATTTAGAATCTGTCAAAGATGCTTATGGTCAATATAATTTATATAATATCCCGACATTTGGTGCGAATAATATCTTTGATGACGACGAAGTATTAACGTTAAATGATAGAGATGAAATTGCCAACGATGACGACGACATTAAGGATACACATGAAGTCGTTATTACTTCTTACTATGAAGAAGATGGCATTCCTCATTGGGACGAAGCCGATATGTCTTTAGATAATCAAACTGAAGAAGATATTTATGAATTCATGAAGGCTGCTTTCGAAGCTATCGATACGACTGGCTTGATTTACTTCTATGAAACATCTAAAGATCCTGAACGCAATGTCGATGTGTTTTTATCAGATAAATTAGCAGCATATTTAGATGTTAAGGCAAAAGGATTCCCTGAACCAGATAAATCTAAACCGTTGCCACAAGTCGAAGAAGAACATAAAGACGACGAAATCACGGAAGAGGAAATTCTTGAACGGCTTAATAGAGCTCGTAAACCTTTGTAATATATAAGGTTGAAGGAGGCTTATATGTCTGAAAAAGAATTATCAAAAAAAGAAGCCGAACTCACAAAACTGCTAGATCAATATGTCGATCGTTATAATTCTTGGGGTTATACCGAAGAAGGAAAAATGATTTACAATAAAGCCATGCATATGTTAGCTACAGATCATGCTATCTATGCACGTATGCCAATTATATGTAAAGGCGAAAATTGTATTTATAAAAACGATCCGTTACATAAAGCAGGTGTTGTTAAGGTAGGCGAACCGTGTATTTGTGAAACTACGTTAATAGCTTCCAAATTTGCACAGTATCAACAAGAATTTAATCTTGAATCTGCGTCATATACTGATAATGTATTAGTTCACGAATTAATTACGCTCGACCTACTTATTTCTAGAGCAATGCAATATATCAACAATCGTGATTACGAACCAGTTATCGATGTCGTTACTAATGTGACAGAGACAGGTCAAGAAATTACTCAACCTATGGTTTCTAAAGGTATCGAATTATATACGACACTTTCTAAGAAACGTGACGAAGTATTTAGTTTATTAGCTGCGACACGCAAAGATAAAATTCGTAATAATATCGACGATGTTGATCATGATGCATCGCTCCTTGCGTCGCTTAACGATCCTGACTTCTTTATTACACAAGACCAGATCGAAGCGGAGAAAGAGTCGAGGTTAAATGAATAATGGGTGCAGCTGAAAAAATTATTGAAGCTACTGGAAATGCAGCTAGTAAAGCATTAAAAGGTGGAGCAGCTAACGAGTTATTACCTAATGGCGCTGTTAAAGGCTCATCTATTTTTAAAACAATTGAAAATTTTATTACTAATCCTCAAGGATCTATTCAACAAGCAGCTAATCCATTATACACTCTAGGACTAGGTGCTGCTGGTCATCAAAGCGGCATGGGTGTTGGTAATTCATTACGTTTTGCTGCAATGAATGAAACAAGTCGTAAAGCTTTTGTTGACAAATTCGGAGAAAGAAATTTTGTAGAAGAATTTGCTGATCATGAAAAAGCTGGTGCACTGCAAAAAGAATTAGATTCATTTTTTGACGAAGCTAAATACGATCATGTTCGTACAGGTATTGCTGCCGTAACATTAGGTTCGACAGCTTATCGTGTAGCATCTGGTGGCGGATTGTATCGAGATTCTGACGGCAACTTTAATATTATCGGTATTCCAGGTATTTAATAAATGGCTGTTCCAGTATCAAGAATAACTAGAGCTCTTGGCAAAGCTAAGAAAATGGTAGCAGAAGCCAATAGCCCGACATTAGAATTAAATAGAGTAGCTGAAAATTATAAGACGGCTCTTAAAGAAGCTGATATTGAAACTTCAGCTGTTACTAATAAAATTAAAGAAAAGCCAAAAAGTACTTTTGCTGAAGAACGTAAAGTTGCTCGAGCTAAAGATGCTACTGAAAAAGCAGCTAAAGAAGCTAAAGCTGTTAATCCTAGCGAAACAAATGTCGCTAAACAAACAGATAATACTCAGCAAATAGCACAAAATCAAGTTCAAAAAAATCAAGTAGAAGTAGCCAAAGCTAATGAAGAAGTAACATCTCAAATTGATGAGACTGCTGGTTTTAATAAATATCGTCCATTTAATAGCACGATTGGTGCACTAAAGGATATGCGTCAGGATTTAATTAGAGTAAAAAATCCTAATGCTTATGAAACATATAATCGTTATGGTTTTACAGTAAAAGGCGGAGCATTAGCCGGTGGTTTATTTGTAGCTGGTGCTGTAGACAATACGATAACAGCCGGTATCGATCAAACGTCAACAAATCATATGGCGTCGTTAGGTACACTTAATCCAGTAGTAAATCCTGTACCATCTTCTAGTATTGGTAATACACCCAATAATGCATTTGATAATATGGGCGCATCTGGCGATATTAATTTTGCTTTGAGAAAAAATAATACATTAACTCCGGGGACACTTTAATAGATGATTAATCCAATTAAGTATGCAGGATCAATGATTAAAGGTAAAGGATCGACTGCAAGTAAAATGCTTTGGGAAAATAAAGGTAATGCTGTAGCTACTGGTATTTTTTCAACGATGACATATAATAGTGCTCTTGACGAAGGAAAATCTAAAGGCGAAGCTTTTGGTGAAGCAGCGTTTGATGCTGCATTAAATTTAGGCTTTGGTTTTGTTCCTGGTATGTTATTACAGGGAGCTTATTATGGTGGTCCTGCGTTAGTAGGACTTGCTAATGATTTAGCTGCTCAAGGTCGTCAAGAAGCACAACAGTCATATCGACCATTTGCTTGGACTAATCCAGTAAATTCCCAACAGTATGCAACAATGAGACAGGCAGGAATGGCCATCGCTCAGCAATCTCAATATAGTTTACAAACAACTATGATGGGTAATGAAGGTAAAGCATTCCATAAATAATTATGAAATTAGAACAAGATTATTCTGTAAAAGAACTAATGGAAATGCCGTTAGATGACCTAGTTAAATTAGATTATCCTAAGTTATCTAAAGAAGGCAAGTTAGTCGTTATTAAACGAGATCCAGTCATGTGGGCAAAGTCGTTTGTTCAGATTTATAATATCGATTTAGACAAATATGCTCCATGGACACCACGGTGGTATCAAGCCGAGATGCTTCGTGACAGAAGTCTTCGTAAAGTATTCCGATGTGGTCGTCGTTGTGTGACTGGTAATCTCGAAATTCAAATGCCATCGACTGGTAAAATTAAAACAGTACAAGAATTATATAATTCCCAAGAAGAATTTGAAGTTCTTGCACTCGACGATAATTACCAAGTCGAAATAGCACAACATGCTAAAGTCTATGATAATGGTATTAAACCAGTATATAGGCTTATGACATCGTCTGGTCGAACTATTGACGCCACTGATAATCACCCGTTCTTAACAGAGTTAGGATGGGCAGAACTTTCTAAATTATCTGTCGGTGAAAATATAGCTATACCAGTTAAATTAAATTATTTTGGTGATAATAGTATAGAAGAAACTGAATTAAAAATTCTAGCACGTAAACTTAATAAAGATAAATCTACTATTAAGGAAATACCAGAAGAAGTATTTACGTTAAATCGTGAAGCCTTATCTGTGTTTGTATCAGAATTAATTCAAGATTCTTTTAATGAAAAAGAAAAGCGCCCTGTTAATATGCTTTATATTTCTAAAAGTAAAAAGCTTGTTAAACAGTTAGCACATTTATTGTTAAGATATGGTATCGTAACAACATTCCGACAAGAAAACGACAAGTATTCTTTAGGATTCGTTAATAGTAAAACGCATCGACGTCTAAAGAAAAAATCTCATACTTCAATGTTCGCACTATATCATTCTTATAAATATCAACCGGTAAATGATAAACTTAATAAAGTTTTCTTATCATATTTACCAGTTAAAGAATTATCGCCATCAGATTTTAAAAAAGTAAAATTCGATAAATTATCTGTCGAAGAATACTTAAAATCTAAAACTCTAAATAAAAACGAAGCTCGTGAATTTGCCGAGCTTTTAGGATTCGAAACAATTTCCGATATATTATATGGTGATATATATTGGGATAAAATCGTATCGATTGAATATTTAGGTGAGCAACAAACATATGATGTTTCGGTACCACACTATCGTAACTTTATTGCTAACGATATTATTTCACATAATACTGGCAAAACAGAAACGATGGTGGTCGAAGCACTCTTTAATGTGTTTACACGTAAGAATTTTATTCATATGTTCGTAACACCATATCAATCACAAATTCGAATGATATTCGATAATATCCGTCAAAAAATTGATAGCTCTGCACTTATTAAACGAGAAGTAACACGATCGACTACTAATCCTCATTTATTAGAATTCTCTAATGGTTCTAAGATCGTTGGATTTACTTCTGGTGCCGGATCTGGTATGAGTGCCGCATCAATTCGGGGTAACATTGCCAGCCCCATATGTTCAGTAATGAGCATATGCTAAACAGGAGTTAAACCGGGGAAGAACTTTAAGAGCTCGTTAAACTACAACGTAATTAGAAATGATAAGCGTGAATGTTGCGAAAGCTGAAAAAATTAACGAGATGATAATATGGTTAAATCCTAAGTTATCGTAAACAAGAGTTTGTTCCGGTAGGAATGTCCGTATAGGACAACCTCTAACGACTATCCGATTGCGTCGGAGTACCTTTTATAATAAAGGGAAAAATACCTGGTCCCACTATGTGGGATTAACATATAGTCTGTTCACGTTCTGTAATGGAAGTGCTATGAATTAACATAGGTTATTTAAATGATAAACATTATTAAAAAAATGCTGGCGGGCTGATTCTGGTTGGAGTGTATATTTGACATTTTAAATGTAATATAGTATTATAATAATATAAATATTTTATAATACGAGGTACTTTAAAATGGAAGAAAAACTTCAACGAATATTAAATCTTTTATCTGAAGGAAAAAATTCAGAACAAATTTCATTAATTGTTTTTAAGACAAAAAATTGTGTTCAATTTAATCGATTTTGTTCTGAAAATAATATTGATTTAAAACAATATAAAGCATTCAAATATATGGATAAAGAATGGCTTTCAGAACAATTAAAAAAATATAATAACAGTCCTACTATTTTGGCTAGAGAACTTAACTTATCATTAACTTCTGTAAATCGATATGCAATAGAATTTGGATTAAGAAAACCTAAAAAATCTATTGCATCAGTAAATCCTATAAATGAAAAATATTTTGATGAAGTGGATAATTTTAAAAAAGCCTATTGGCTTGGTTTTATTATGGCTGATGGTTATACTTATAAAACTCCTAATCGTGAAAAATATGAATTAGCGATTAAAATTAAGTCTACAGATATTGATCATTTAAAAGAATTTGCTAAGGATGTTGAATTTCCAGAAGAAAAAATTGCTATAGGCTCTGGCAAAAGAAATGGCAATATTAATTATTATTGCCAATTAAGAACATATAATACACATTTAGTGACAACTGTTATGCATAAGCATAAAATTGTTCAAAATAAAACTTATGTGCAATGTTTACCAGACAGTATTCCAAAAGAATATATCTCTGATTTTATTAGAGGATATTGGGATGGTAATGGCACTCTTAAAAAAGCCGGTTGGTCTGCATGTACAATGTCTTATCAATTAATAGAATCTTTTGTTAAATATTTTGATGAAAATAATATTGAATATACTTTAAGAAAAGAATTATGTAAAAGTGGGAACTATTTACATCTAATAAGAATAAGAAGTAAATCACATGATACTTTTGTTAAATTAATTTATCCTCCAGAAAAATATGCTTTAAAAAGAAAATATGATTTAATATATACGAGTCCACAGAATTAATTTCTGTGAATATAACTTAATTGCTGGGAACCCCTTAGAGCTTTTGATACCGAAGTGTAACAATTCAAAAGATTGGGCAATCAGCAGCGAAATCTTATTTTTTTAAATAAGATACGTTCAACGACTATCCCTTGGCTACCGCGTTAAAAATTAGCAATAGGAGTACGGCCTAAGTAGGCGGGTGAAATTCCCTTAATTGGAAATGGTTATCTTTAATTTAATTAAAGAAGATATAGTCTGGCCTAGTATGAAAATACTAGAAGGATTTAACGGTAACGGTTAAATTCATAACAAAGCGTGGATCTCTCTCGATGAAATGGATTATCTCGGCGAAGGTGACTTCGATACGATTTATGCGTTGTGTATGGAACGTGATACGATCGGTATGACATGTTCTTCTACACCGACTGGTCGTAGATCGAAATTTTTCGATATATGTACCAAGAAGGAACTCGGGTTAAAATAAATAAATTAGGTTTTTTATAGCAATTCCATCCAATATATGGTAATATATAATTGTAGTTATTTTACATATATTAATAAAAGGAATTGTTACTATGATTAATGAAGATGAATTGAGAAGTAAATTAGAAGAAAAATCTGTAGCTCAAATAGCTAAAGATTATAATTGTTCAGAAAATACGATTAGAAGAGCAATGAAGAAGTTTGGATTAATAAAAACTTCAAAGAAACCATATCAAAATAAAGAAATATTATTAGATATGTTGCAGACAAAAACAGTTCAAGAAATTGCAGATTATTTTAATGTTGATAATCATACTATTTCTAGATGGATCAATAAAAATAATATATCTTTTAATGATAAAAAACTTTATAGAAATAAAGCTTGGCTTGAACAAAAATTAAAAGAATTTAATGGTTCTTTATCTGCTATATCTAAAGAAACAGGATATAAAAAAGACACAATGCTTGAATGGTGTTATAAGTTTAATTTAAAACACACACCTGATTTTAATAAAAAATATAATTTAAATATTGATTATTTTAAAAATATTGATTCTGAAATAAAAGCATATTATCTTGGTTTTGGTATGGCTGACTTTGGAATTAGCAAAGATTGTTATTCTTTTGAATTTAGATTAAAAAAAGATGATAAATATATTATTGAAAAATTAGCAAAAGAATTAAATTATACTGCTGATTTGTATCATTTTAAAGACAGTATTCGAGAAGGATATTCATTAAGAATTTCTTCAAAAGAAATATGTAAAGATTTAATTTATCATGGAATTGTTCCAAATAAGTCAGGAAAAGAAGTTTTGCCAAATACTGTTTCAAAAGAATTAATAAAACACTTTATTCGAGGTTTTATTGATGGAGATGGATATATTGGTGGTATAAAAGATAAAACTCTTGCTATTTGTAGTATGTCTTATAATATATTGTTATCAATTAAATTATTTTTAGAAAAAGAATTAAATATAAAAAAATATAAAATTAAACCAACATTAAAAGAAAGTGGAAATATTCTATATTATTATAATATATATGGTGATTCTTTTATTAAAGTTCTTGATTATTTATATAAAGATTCAACAATATATTTAATTAGAAAACATGATAATTATTTAATTCATTTGAATAAAGATATTAATCGTAAAAATAAAAAACTTAACAAGGCTCCATTATTAAGTAATTAATAATTGCAAATCTTTTGAACTGCTGGAACGTCCGTTAGGAAGATCAGCAGCGAAATCTTTAATTTTTTAAAGAAACGTTCAACGACTATCCTCGTGGTGAGGAGTAGGGTCAAGCGACTCGAAGCGGAAGATATCCTTTTAATAGGATAAAGATATAGTCTGAGCTATGTAGCAATACATAGAAGGTTGTAAGTAGCGATTACAATCGTAACAAAACTGTCCAAGAGCATTATCACCCGACTCAACATAACCCCATGTGGTCGGATGCGATGGAAGAAGAATTTAGAAATACATACGATAAAAACGCATATGATCACGAAGTATTGGCAGAGTTTGGTGTCGAAGAAGCCGGCGTATTCGATAAAGATAAAGTCGAAGAAGCGACACAAATCGACAACTATGCTTATTTCGATCGAGATAAATATAAACCTGTTCGTTCTATGATGGATGATAGTAATGTAAAAGAAATACATATACTACCAGAAGGACGAACTACATATTATCCTAATGTATTTAGATGTATGGGTGTGGATTGGGATTTTAGGATCATTGGAGTTGATCGGAAAGTTTTTTGACAGATCTTTATTTTTGTTGTAATATAATAGTATAATAAATTAATATTTTATTTTTAAATAATAGGAATTATTATGCTATATAAAAATGAACAATATTTAAAAGAAGCTGTTAAAACAAAAACCAATAGTCAAATTGCAAAAGAGAATAATATTAGCGCAGATACAGTAACATATTGGCTGAGAAAATATAATATAAAAAAATATGAAGAAAAAGCTCCTTATATGGACAAAGCATATATGGCTGAATTATACAATAAGTATAAAAGTGGAAATAAAATTTCTAAATTATTAAATTGCAATGAAAAAACAATATATGCTTGGTTGGAAAAACACGGAATAGATACTTCAGAAACTGGTAGCCAAGGAGCTAGAAAACATTTTTATAATGAAAATTATTTTAAAAAAATAGACACTGAAAGAAAAGCTTATTTTTTAGGTTTTATACTTGCTGATGGATGTGTTTATTTTGGAACAAATAAAAATTCATATAGATTTCAAATGAATTTACAGGCACAAGATAGATATATATTAGAAGAACTTCAAAAAGATATTGAATCTGATTATAAAATTCAAGATAAACAATTTGGATATAGTAAAAATGGTGATCCAATTTTAATTTCTTTATTAAAAATTAATTCATCTAAATTATGTGAAGATCTAATGAATCTTGGAGTTGTTCCTAGAAAATCTATGAGACAAGAAATGAAAAAAGATTTAATTCCTGATAAGTTGATTAAACATTTTATTCGTGGTTACTTTGATGGAAACGGATCTTGTTCTATAAGAAAAAATTCAATCTCTTTAGATTTTTTAGGTAACAAAACAATATGTTTGCAAATTGATGAGTATTTAAAATCAAATAAAATAAATAAAAATGTTCTATATGGGAACAAAAAAAATGAATTATATGGTTTAAGAATAAATAATACAGATAATAAAATTTTATTATATTATTATTTATATAAAGATGCTACTATTTACTTAAAGCGTAAAAAAGAAAAATTTGACAAATTTCTCCAATGTAAAAAAAGTCCTCTTATTAAGTAATTAATAAGTAATAAACTGGTTGAATTGCTGGAATATCCTAAATGGACAATCAGCAGCCAAGTCTCTAGTAGAGAAAGGTTCAACGACTATCCTTGTATAAGGAGTAGGATCAAGCGATCCGAAGTGGCCAGCAACCTAGTAATAGGTCGAAGATATAGTCTAATCTATATAGTAATATATAGCAGCTTAAAAGCGTATTAAGTTTAGCGAACTTAATAGAATATACATGAAATCACAAGCCCCAACATCTATACTTATACTTGAATACGATCAAGTATTTAATAAATTTAGAGTTATTAATAGAACAGAAATCGAATCGTCTGAATTTACATTCGATAAAGCTGTTAAAAAGATAATTGATTTAAATGCTATTTATAACCCTAGCTATATTTATATAGACAGAGGATCTGGTAAATATTTGCCCTATATATTATAAGTGAATTATATAATATATATGCAGTGTGGTATTAAGCGAGAAGCCTAAGTTAATTAATTAATATGGTAACTCGAACCGAAGACTTAATTAAATTAAGTCAGGGGCAGAGCATAGTAAGTGAAAAGATATAATCTTGCCAAGAGACCGCACCATACATTCACAATACGTATGAAAAAGTATGCCGACCTTATAGGAAACTATAAGAACTAGGAGATAAAAAGCTCCTAGGATAACAACGTGGAATATCAGATGGAATCTTTAAAGATTTACGGTAAACAACATCCTGAAACCGGACTCGATAAAAAAGTTAAAGGTTGGATGTTCTCCGAAAAAATCGATGTACAAGATCCTGTCACTGGTACTTTAGAAAAGAAACATTTAAAACCATTTATGGTGAATCAATTATCGATATTAATTGAACGCGGTAATCTTATATTGAGTCCTTGGGACGCACATATATATAAACAATTAATTGATTATCGTGTCGAAAAAATTACGGCGGCAGGTGTTCCTGTTTATAACAGTGATAACGAGCACTTTGTCGATGCTTTGGGTTTAGCTTATTTAGCGTTCGTTGAACATTTTCCAGAACTTACTAAGTTAGTTAAAAAAGCATCGTATGAAGCCGTCTATTCATTTAATAGTGGTAATTCTCTACCACTATATGAAAAACGAGATCTTGAAAATCCATGGTCTAATGAAAAGAAACAATATGAATCAGTAGACGAAGCATGGGAAAAAGTTCCGCTTAACGATTCGTTTAATAGACGTACGTCTAGAAAACCTTTAGGCGGAATGTTTAAAAGGACATTATTTTAATGGCTGAAGATAAAAAGATATTATATAGACCATCAATAGAACCACAACGACACTATGAAAGTGATGGTCAGTTTAAAAAGAAAATAACTTCGGTTCCGGATCCGATACCATATTATCCAAAACCTGAAGAGAAAAAATCTGAAACGGACGAATTGTTGGCAGATTTAAAGATGGTCTATGATCTTTTACCATTCATGCCAATACCGATTCGACCTATTATCGAAACTATGATCGTAACGATTACAACCGATACGATTATACGAATCGATCCTCCTGATCCTGAGACACCATTACCTCCAGAACCAGAGGATCCTAATAAATTTATTCCGGTGCCAACACCAGAATCAGATTTACCTGAACCTAAAGTTAATCCTGAACCACTACCTAAAGACGATTCAGATTTAGATTTTCCTGATGTACCAATTGTCGATGTACCTCAAGAAAAATCACAAGAACTAGATCGATTAGTATATCGATGGACAAAGCGTAATTTAGTTCGTGTTAAAAAGCATTGGATTGAAAAACTTAAAGATTATCTTCAAGACTATCTTTCGAAGATGTTTAATGCCGTACAGTTATGTGGTGCTGAAGACATTACTATTTTATTATTAGCTTTCGATGCGTTAGCCGTTAAGACTACGTCTGGTAAAAAATGTAAAGTAGCTCATGATAGTATCGTACGTAACGATTTATTAATAAGAGAAAAAGCAAAGTTAATGGCTAAGTTATATTCAGCCGACGAACTTATTCGTTTTATGAGAGCTATCGAGGCGGCAGCACAAACTCGTCAAGAATATTATAATCATGATTTTTTATCGTATTGCCCGACTATGTTAAGTCAATATGAAAACGATATGTTAAGAAGTTATCGTGGTAAATATGACGAAAAATATGTGAACGCCGTTTATCAGTATAATAAATTATTAGTATCTTCTGCAGAATTATCTAAAGAAGTATTTAATTTAACAGCTGAAAATGCCATGTCTAAAGGTGTATTAATCAATAATGGTATTAATCCATTTGAAAAAACTCCGACACCTGACCCTATATTCTATTTAAATACATTAGCTCCTGAAGCTGGTAAGATTGGCGCTAATGGTTTATCATCGACTGGTAATTATGGTAACCTTAAACCCGGTGCTGGATCTACTTCTAGTAGCGGTGGAGATGGTACTGTCGATGCTGTTAATCTTAAAGGTAATGACAAGATTCAGAAGATGTGGAACTTCTTTAAAGATATGGGCTACGATAATAATGCGATTGCCGGTATTATGGGTAATATTCAACAAGAGTCTCAATTTAGTTTAGGTATTATTGAAGATGGTTCTGGTTCTATGACTCCTGGCGTTGGTTATGGTTTAGTTCAATGGACTGATGCAGAACGTCAAGGATTATTGTCACGTATTGCTTCTCAACTTGGTAAACAACCTAGTGATCTTGAAGCGCAATTAGCAACGATTAAATATGAGATCATGAATACACATACTGGTGCTAAACCAGAACATATGAATGGTAAGAGTATTGAACAAGCAGTAAGTTGCTTTACTGGTAACTTCGAATACCAAGATAGTGATGGTCGTGAAAATATTCCGGTAGTAGCTCATAGTACTCGTGTCGGATATGCTCAAAATATTTATAATAATTTTGCAAAGTAATATTAGTATGGTATAATAAATTCATATTGATATATTTTGTACAAGGAAAATAAATGGGTCTAACTAATTTTTTCGAAAAAGTAACGACAAAAAAGCTAGATACTAATAAGAAAGTGACCGGAGATTTTCAGTCGGCATTAAAAGCTAAGCCAGTAACACTTGGCGAATATCGAAATGCCAACGCGCAAAATCCCGGTGCGCGCTCTTATGATTTAGCTCAAATAAAGAATGCTGTCTTAACAGATTCTTATTTAGCTGTAGCCGTTAGAAAATTTTCTCAACTTATTACTAAAGCTGGGTATCAAATTAAATCTAAAAACGAAGATGCAGCTAATTATGTTAATGACAGAATTAAGGTTATTGAATTTAGAACTAAGATTCCGTTCTATACGTTAATAACTTCTATCGCTAGAGACTTGTATACTTACTCAAATTCGTATATAATAAAAACTAGAGATAATAATACTGAGAAATTTGGTCTTAAAGCTGAAAAGATTTTCAGTGGTGGAGCAATTTCAGGATTGTTTTTAGCTGATCCTGCATCCGTAACGATTCGTCGTAACGATGCCGGGGCTATCGATGCATATGTAATTAATCAGGAAGAGTATTCTCCGAACGATGTAATTCATTTGTATATCGACAAAATGAATAATGCGGACTATGGTACATCCCGAATTTATTCGGCATTAGAAGATGTAACTATGCTCCGAAAAGCTGAAGGGCTGGTAATGACGATATTATATCGCTTTGCCATCCCTGTTTTGCATATAAAAGTAGGTAATACGGCTGAAGGTCAATATGCTACGCAAAAAGAAATTAACGATGCTCGTGATGCATTTCAAGAAATGCCAAACGACGGGTTTATCGTTACGAATGAACGTACAGCGATCGAAGCGATTACACCAAATATGCAAGCTAATCAGCTATTAAAATTTTTAGAGTATTTAGAACTTCGAGTATTCTCTGCATTAAATGCATCTAAATCTTCGATGGGTCGCGGCGGCGGTCAATCCTCTGCTGATAATACTGAAGCATTAATGCATGATGAAGTAAGAGCATTCCAAAACGTAATTACTAATTTTATCGAAAAATATCTATTTACAGAATTATTATTAGAAGGTGGCTTTAATCCTTTATTGAATAAAGACGATTATGTGTCGTTTGCATTTAACGAAGTATCGATCGATACTAAAATTAAGCTCGAATCTAATACAATTCAAAAATATCAAGGGAATGTTATCGACTTGGACGAAGCTCGTCGTGAACTTGGCCTTAGTAATGAATTATCTGAAGAAGATATGTATGCCTTTAAAATTACTCAAAAAGGTAAACTCGATCTTGTCGATGCTCAAGCTAATGCTGCTATTAAGACGGCAAAAGCTACGGCTGCATTAAATATGCAACAAGCTCAATCTTCTAATGACGATGGATTAGATAATCGTAAGTTTAACGGTAAACAAGTATCCTCTGGTCCTAACGATTACTTCTCTAACGATGCTAATCCGACAAATCAGAATACAGATAAGTATAGTATTAAAGCTAAAGAATCTTTAAATACTCAACAAAATTTAGACGATTATTCAAAAAACTTTAGTAAAGTTGATAAACTCTACAAAGACCTCAGTAATATACTCACAGATGGCGACGCTATTGAAGATGATAAATTTAGAGAAGCTCTTCATGAGTATGCTTTAGATTTTGCTAAACAAGGTGTCGACCATTCTAAAGCGAACAACAAAACTAATAAAGACAAGATCACTCCGAACATCGATGTGATTGACGATTATTCGTCAAAAAAATAAGTAAGATAATGCAGGATATTCAATCTGCGGTCAAAAATAATAAAGATAAAATATACATCGATAGCATTCTAAGTAAAAATGAATATCGCCTTCGTTTTTTATGTGATTATATCTCTCGTAAAGCATATTGGTACGGATACGTACAACAATGCAAACAAGATGGTATAAAAGCAATCGATATTCAATTTAACGACAGTGAACATCAAAATGGACGCATGACCCATTTTAACATTGATAGAATCTCTATCGAAGATATTCCAGCTTATAGCCCGTACTGTACGTGCGGCATAAAACCAATCATGAAAGGATAAATAATGGACTTCCGTGAATATATTGGTTTTTCTCCTACAAGTGAAAACGTCACGATAAAAGAGTCTGTTATCAGACCTATTGGGCAGTCGAGTTATTCTGATGATTCCGATAATAAATTAATTGTCGAAATCGAAGCTGTTCATGCATATCCTTATGTCACTCGAAACAGTACTCGATACGCGTATCAAGGTCTAGAAGATTCCTTATCTGAGTGGACACATCCTTATAATATTCCAATCATTATGCATCATAATGATCAAGACGGCCAAATTATTGGTCGTGCGATCGATGCAAGACTTGGTGATAGCGAACGACTCGTCGGCTCTAAAGCTTTATTTATTACGGCTGAAATCCTCGACGAAAAAGCTCAAAAAGATATCAAGTCTGGATTATTATCGACTGTAAGCATTGGTATGACTGGACACGACGTTCGTTGTTCTATTTGTGGACAAGATCTCAACGAGGGTCCGTGTGAACATGTCAGAGGAGAGAGTTATGACGGACAAACATGTTGTTGGGATTTCTTTTCAATGAGCCCAATTGAATTGTCTTACGTTATAGTTCCTTCTGATAAATATGCAAAGAATATTAAAGTATATGATGACGGGGAGTACGAACAACAAAGTAGTACTCCTTCTAATTTAAGTATTCCGCAACAAGGAGAAACCGGTACGAATATTCGTGCTAACGAATCTATGGATAAAGAAAAATTAAAAGTTCAAGAACCTGAAACTGAAGTTAAAACTGAAGCCGAAGGTAAAGAAACTGCTACAGAAGTTGAAGTTCCTGAAACTAAAACTCCTGAAGTTGAAAAAACTCCAGAGATTAAAGGTGAAGAAAAAACAGAGATCGAAGAATTAAAAGGTCAGATCGCTGAACTTATTAAATCTAACGAAGCTCTTACTGCAAAAGTTTCTAATCTTGCCGACGATTTATTAGCTTATAAATCTGAAGCTCGTAAAGAAACTGCTTCCTTAATCGAAGGTAAAGAAAAATTAGAAGAAGCTCTTAAATCTGTTCAAGAAGTTAAAGCAGGCTTCGATACATTTAAAACTGAAAGCGAAGAAAAAGTTAAGTCTGAAATTGCTTCCGTTAAAGAATCTTTCGAAGATAAAATCAAAACATTAGATTTAGCAAACTCTACGGTTACAGATCCTAATGCTAAGAATAATAAATCTACTGAAGTTCAAGTAAAAGAAGCTGCTCAACAACTTAAATCTATTACTGACGTATTTAACGCTTTCTATAAATAATAGGAGATAAATTTTAAATGGCAAATTACAATCCTGGTAAAGGTGCTAATTATTTCACTGGCGGTGCTGATGGCAAAGTATTCAAAGGCATGGGCTTCAAACAGTTCAACAACGATGACCGCCGTGTAACTCGTACACAAGTACGTTTGAATACTACTAATCATGATACTTCCAATATTGCTTACTGGTTGGACTCCCGTCTTCCTGTAGCATTCCGTTACAACTATGCAGAAATGTATAACCAAGTTGTAATTCCAAAAGGTCGTATCGTAGCTGTTGACCCTGATGTTAAAGCTGCTAAAGAAAACCCAGAAAAATTCTTGAACGTATTGACACTTGCTAACGGTGGTTGCCCTGTACGTTTGCGTACAGCTACTGACGTTTATGGTGCTGCTGGTATCGTATCTGGTAAAGCTTCTGGTAAACCTATGATGAATGCTGATGTTGAATGGACTCCAGTCGATGCAGCTGCTTATACTGCCGATCATTATAAACCATTTGCTAATGGCGGTGCCAAAGCAATCGCTACTGCTGCTGGTCTTGACAAAGACAAAACTTCTGGTCTTTTGACTAAAGGCGGCAAAAAACTTATGGATCATCGTAACGGTAACATTCCTGTAGGTATTTTGATGCGTAACGAATATACTCGTGACGAAAATGCTTGGAATGGTATGACTCCTGGTGCTATTAAAACTGACGTAATGGTAGAATTGCCTCATTTCTTGTTCAAAGATGAAGCTGAGCAAAATCCTTGGGGTTCTGCTTATGGTACATTCTTGCCTGGCGATTTTGTAAAATCTGACGAAAATGGTCGTATTGTAAAATCCCCATTATCTGACGAAGCTGCTTTGGCAACTATGCAAGCTCCTGAAATCGAATTTGAACGTCAACAAATTATCGGTCAAGTACACGAAGTAAACCCTAATTTGGTTCCTGAAGGCTCTACTAAATGGATGAAATGGGCTATCGAAGATCAAGAACAATTGGCTCAATATGCTGAAGATGGTTATGGCCGTACATATCGTCGTGGTGAAGATTTAGTTGATGATTCCGCTTACTTCCGTGGTATCGAAAACTATGAATTCAATTCCTTGTATTCTGATCACGACTTGAACATGACTGCTTCCAATAATAAATTGGACGTATACGATTCCCGTTTGGGCGCTCGTTATGAATACATTGGTATTCCTGGTTTAACAGATGGTCGCAATGTAGCTACTACTGCTATTAAAGACGTTAAAGTTGGCGTAATGCATCCAGCTGCTCCTACTCAAGAATATCTTGATTTCAACTATCAAATTCCAGAACGTTTCATCGAACAAGGTTCTGTACAAATTTCTATTAATAACTCTGCTTATACTCCAGTAGTAAAAGGTGCTGTTATTGCTAATGCATTTGAAGTAGTATACTTCAACGAAGTTAATGGTTTGATCCGCTTGCGTGTTATCGACCGTACACAAGCTGATGCAATTATTAAAGCTGCTCCTAAAGAAGAAGCGGAAGTAAAAGTATCTTATTCCCGTCAAGGTCTTGCTGGCGTGCCTACATTCATGGATTGGGCAGGCTGTGTAGGTTCTGTTAAAGTATTGTTACAAAAATAATAGGAGCTTTAAAATATAATGAAAATCGAAATGAAAGAATTTGTTAATTCTCTTAAAGAACAACGTGCTGAAGTGACTAAAGCCGGTCAAGAAGCTGGTTGGTCCCCTGAAAAAATGCAAGAATCTTTGAGAAAATATGATATTCTCGAAGACGTTGTTGCTCGTATGAACAAACAACCTAGCAATAAATCTTTCAGCATTAAAGAAACAATTATGACAACTGATGTTGTCGATTTGGTTCCTCGTATCATCGAAACTCGTATGATCGAAGCTGAAGACACTCAATCTGTTATCTCTCCATTCTTCACAAAAATTCAATCCGACAAAACTAGTGGTACCGTTGTAGTACCTATTATCGGTGAATTGCAAGCACACGAAGTTTCCGAAGCTGGTGCTTACAACGATGAAGCAGTAGAAATCAACACTCTTCAATACAACTCCATCGAAATTCGTCCTAAGAAAATCGGTCTTAAAGTTACGTTATCTGAAGAAGTTATCATGGATTCCTACTGGGATATCATGGAAGCTAACTTGTCCCGTATCGGCGGTGCAATGGCTCGTTACAAAGACGAATGGTGTGCTCGTGAGTTCTCTGAACATGGTCACGTAGTATTTGATAACTCTTTAGGTGCTCAAAATCCTGACGCTATGACAAGTGGTCTTGGTGAAGATTCTCTTCCTAACGGTACTCTTTCCGTTGAAGACTTCATGTCTATGTGCTTGGCATTGATGGCAAATGATAAGACACCAACAGACGTTATCATGCATCCACTTTGCTGGTTAGTATTCGCTCGTAACGCAATGGTAGGTCAAGGCTTAACTTTCGGTGCTATGGGTGCTATGAATGTTAATCCATTCGGCACAACTCAAGGTACTCCTGGTTTCGCTGGCTTGTCTAACAACATGGGTCCTCAAAAATTCATCTTGAATGAATCTCAAGCAATGTTTAACTTGCCTATGCCAGTTAACATTATCTTGAGCCCTCGTGTTAAATTTGATAAACAAAACAAAACATTTGATATGTACGCTATCGATCGCAACAACATTGGTGCTATCGTACAACGTGAAGATTTGTCTATTGAAAAATGGACTAACCCAGAAACTGATGTACGTATCATCAAAGCAAAAGAACGCTATGGCGTTGGTATCATGGATAATGGTAAAGGTATCGCAGTGGCTAAAAACATTTCCGCTATGCCTTCCTTCCCTCGTCCAACTGCAATTCGTATTCAAGAATAATATTCTTAACGATTTGTTAATTGAATGAGTAATTAAGGGGAGCTTTCGGGCTCCCCTTTTTTTAATATACAAGAGGTATTTTAATGACTAAATTAAAAGAACCGATCGCTATCGTGAAATTAGGTCATGGCGAAATTGGTTATTTTGACAAATTGACTCGTCTACGTTTAACACGTAAAGCGCCATATGGTCGAATTTATGACGATATGGATCTTAAAAATATTCGTCGTTCTGTTAAAGTAGGCCGTTTGATTTTAGTTAACGGCATGCTTCCTGCAGAAAATGCTAACTATTCTAAAGCGACTAAACGTTTTATTCCGTCTTCAAATTATGATATGGTAGCATCTGGTTTAATTCGTCCTGAAGACGTTGCTGAAAAAACTGCTACTCGTTCTAAAGAATTAGAATTTGATTTAGACGCAGCATTAGCTGAAGCTAAAGAAAACTTAGAAAAAGTTAACAAGGAGAATACAAATGGTCTGCAAGAAAAAGGGCAAGAAGGGTTGCAAGTAGCACCTGAAACTAAAACTGAAGAAGTAAAACCTGAAGAAACACCTAAAGCTGAAGTAGTTCCTGAAGAAACAGAGGCGAAGGACGTTGCAGAAGAAACTGTGGAAGAAGAATCTACAGAAGAAGTGGAAGATGAAGCCACAACTGAAGATAAACCTAAAAAAACTCGTGGTCGTAAAAAAACTAGCAAATAAGAAGGAAGATTATGTTTAAAGAATTTGCTTTGGTCGACATGGCCATAAATCCTATTGAAAAGCAAATTAAACTTTTCTTTACTAGTAATGTTGATCCCGATACAGTCGATAGCGATACAATCGCAATGGTTCATGCAGAATCTCAAAAGATTTATCGATTAAAATATCGTACGTCTAAGAAGACTGTTGTTATTACAGTATTAGACGATGTAGAACCTAATGAAGAATATCGTCTCGACATTAATAAAACTATTAAAGATATTGTTGGCACTCCATTACAATCTAGTTTAATTCGCCACGTATATTTCAATAGTAACATATATTCTAATGTCCGCATTATTAGTCCGGCAAATCATGAGCTTATCGATGGATCTTTTATATGTGAGTGGCAAGAAATCTTACGAGATAAAAGACGTAAACCTGTATTAGAATATCGATTGCAAATTTCTGAAAATAAAAATTTTGATCCTTGTGAAATCGATACTGTAATATTAAATAAACAACGTATCAGTTTCCCTCAATTAAAAGATGCCAAACAATATTATATCCGTATTCGTGTCGAAAAAGATGGCGAATTTGGAGCATGGTCTGATATAGCTACTTTTACTTACGATGGAAAAAATCGTGTTCTTGATCGTTTAGAAAAATCAGAAAAAGATCCTCATAAAATAAATCCAGTATCTATTTGGGCTCCGTATAATTACAAACGGAACATGCACAATAATAAAGTCAATCTGGATACGAATCCAACTTCTCCGGGAACAATGTCGACCGAAGAAGTTAATCATGCTACGGGATTAGGATTATCTCCTGAAGTAACGGCTAGTAATAATACAGCTACGTCATTATCTGAAGCAGCCATCGAACGAATTATGAAAGATGGCAATGGTAATTCTGCGACAACTATTAAATTAGCTGACGGTACCATTATTACTAGAGCTAATGACAGTGGAACGCCAGGTGTCGTAGTCGATGAAACTCCAGCCGGTACTAATATTGCTCCTGTTATTATTAGTGCACTCGAAGTAACAAGACGTCCGCAACAAGGGACTAACGATGCTTTCGTATTTGAATTTAATGCTGAGATTAAAGATGAAGGTATTTTACAGAATATCGAAATCATCAGAAAGGATTTCTAATGGCAGAACCTTTTGAGTATACGATATTTGGTAATCGTTTAGAACTAAGACCAGTCGGCGGTGTTAAACCTGATTCTCTATATGAAATCAGAATTAAAAAACTTGAATCTGTCGATGGTAAAAAAGTATTAAAGTATAAAGTCTATACGGTAGCATCAGAACAAATTAGTAATTTTTATACGCTCGGCGATGTAAATTATCTAATCGATGTATTTGATGCTAGTGATACAGAAGTATTATACGCATTAAAAGAAGCAAGTCGGTTTGCACAGTTTCTATTGGATCAAATTCCAGGTTATGAAAATAGAGCCGATTTGCCATATCTTTTACAACAGTTCTGTAAATTAAGAGCAACGTTAAGTCTTGTAAGTAAGCATGCTGTTACGACTTCTACATCTGGTAAGATATCGGGTCATATCGGTAATATTAGTTTTGGTTCGACAGAATCTGGTGGATCTAGTTCGTCTAGTTCTAGTGGCAGTGGCGCGCCTTCCTTATCAGATCTTATCAAAATGATTAAAGCTGAAATGGAAATTTTTGAAAAACTAATTGTCGATCCTACGTATCTTACTATGGGTAGAGCTGAACCAAGAACAGGTAAACGCTCCTATACAGAAAAACAAAAATTACATACATATCCTACGACATTGTTTGATGATTTGTCACGTTCATTAAAATCCTTGAGGAAAACTTAATGAAAAATTTAGATGAACGAATTAATGGTTTAATACAATTAATGGAAGTTCCAGTATGGCTGGTACAACCATATAAAAATATAGATTGCACTTGTAAAGACGTGACAGCAAAAGAAGGCGATCCTCTTTGTAAGAATTGTTTAGGCTTTGGTCAAAAAATTCTAATAAGAGAAGCCCGTGCTCATGTTCAACCAATATATTCTACAGATAGTGCGGATAATAAATTATTTCTAATGCAAGGGTATGATGTATATCTTCGCAATGAATTTCCGGTTTTTGCTGGAGATATTATAGTCTTTAAAGATAAGATAATTAACGTAGGATATGTATTAGAATGGTATTCTAATACAATGGACTGTGTTTATTATCAAGCTAATGGAGTTAATTATAAAAGAAATCCAGAAGCATTTATGAAAAACTTTAAAGCATTGATCGGAGGTTAATATGACTGCCGACGATAAACACACGAGTCTATTAATTATTGGTAATTCTGAATCGACAAATAAAACATGTAAAATTGAAAAATTTAATACGTTATATAATGTCGAAAAAGAATATGGAAAAGATTCTGATTTGTATTTGGCTTATAAATTAGCTAAAAATTATCATGCTCCAGATGTTTATTTGGTAAATATGCGTACGTTATCAGATTTTATAAACATAACAAAACAATTAATAGATTGTGACTTTGCATATATATGTCCAACAAAAATAATGTTTTCCGATCGTTTTACAGATCGTTATAATAAAGATTTAACTGATTATTATTTAAATGTATTATCTAGTAATTGTTATAAAAATCGTAGTATGATTATCGTTACTGATAAACATAGTTCTTTATTTGAAGACATCGATGAGTTTAATAATTACTATGATGCTATCGTACAAAAGTTTACTTCTGTGCATAATAAGAATAAATTTTTAGATAATATAATTTTAGTAGGCAATAATTTAAAATATATTCAGTATAGTAATATAGTTGTAGCGGCAAAATTAGCCGCCACGCCTATCAACGAGTACCCACTTTTATCAAATGAGGATACCGACTTTATATTAGATTATAAAGATATGCTTCCTAATGTCGTCTATTACAGAAATAGTTCATTAGTCGGTACAACAGTTGAAAATTTAGTTAACCTATCTAGCGAAAATCCTAATAAATCTGTTATGGTAATGCGTATTATTTATTACCTAGTCAGAGAAATGGACTTCGATGAATATATAGGAAAAAATTATCGGAAGTTTTATCTGTTAAAGATAAGAGACCGATTAGAATCCTTATTAAAACAAAATGTAGGATTTGTTCTATACGACTATCATATCGATAGCGTTGAAGAACAATTAAGAGAAAATGGATTAGGGGTCGACATTATACTTCGGTATACGTTGTATCCTTTATTCACGACAGAGTCATATACTGCGGAACAGAGGTTATAATGACAGACGAACTTACTCATGATGAACGATTTATAATCGATCAGATAAAAGCAAAAAAAAATAGCCTGTCAGTAGTCAATGCTCCCGGTAGGCTAATGAATAATCGACGCAGAGTCGATCGATTAAGGGCTGAACAGTCCATTAGTTTTGATGAATTTATCGAGCTGCTCGTTAAATTAGTCGAAAAAGCGTTATATGAAGATCAAGTTAAAATGAGCCCAGACGAAGGGGCTACGATTAACGATCGCGACAGACCAATTAATAATCCCTATATTTTCTTTAAAATTATATCTGGCAAAACTATTAATAGTATTAAACCGAGATTAATGGAGAATATTATCAGACGTGCTCCAGGTCATCCTGAATATCGTCCAGATAATAAATATCCTGTTAAAGAAAATATTGAAGAAGAAGGTGTTGAAGTATATTGTCATGCATTCGAATATGTACTTCAATTTGATATCTTCGCTAGCAGTTATGCAACGGCTAATAAAGTCTTAAAAGATTTTGAAGAACTTATGTATGACTATACGGGTTATGTTAAAAGTCGTGGTGTAAATGAACTTTTATATGATCAACGCTTAACAGACGAATCTAACGTTCAATATCGAGAAAAATATTCAGTTAGAAGTGTTCGCTACATTTTAAGAATAGACAAGATATTTGTTGTTACTCGCAAACTTATCGAACGTCTATTAAATCTTGATAAATAATTATTAATCTAAGAGGTTGAATAATGGCGTACTCTTTCAAAGAGGAAATCCTCCGCGATCTTCCTGGTGTGTTTGTCGAAGTCAATTCTGTAAAGAAAAAACTTTATGACGACAGCCAATTCGGTACAACTGACGCAGTGCTTTGTATCGGTACTGCATTCGATGGTCCTAACGGTGTTCCTGTGCCTATTTATGATCCATCTTATGCAACATATACTTATGGCGATACTTATAATCGCGAAACTAAACGTGAAGTAGACTTAACAGCTACATTGGCTGATGCATATAATTCCGGTTGCCGTACTTTGTATGGTTTCCGTATCGGTGGTTCTGAAGCTCAAAAAGATTTTAAATTGCGTTCTGACGATACTCTTCGTTTCCGTGTAAAATCTCGCTTCCCATCTAACAAAGCTAAACAAGTATACTTTACTTTCGATAATACTCCAGGTCAAGAAGTTCTTACTATCTATAAACCTGTATCTAAAGCGACAACTTACGAACGTTACAATGCTATGATTGATAACGAAGAAGAAATGATTAAAGTTGAAATTCCTTTGGGCCTTATGGGTGCTGGCTTTACTGCCGATACTCCTATCTCCGAAGTAATTCGTCATATCAATAACTTTCCTCGTAACAATGTTGTTACTTTGTCTATCGTAAATAAAAAAGGTCAAGATGTTACACTTCGTAAAGATTCTTACGAATTAGCTCTTGGTTCTATTTTCCCTGGTACATACTTCTTAGGTCGTAAACGCTCCTTAGTACCTTGCCGTACAGAAGTTCGTACTCATGTAATCAAATCTAAAAAATCTCCAAAACCTTTCGGTTCCTTTACTGGTAAATATTTCCATACTCTTCGTATTAATACAGACGTTAATGCTGAATATCCTATTTACTCTGTAAGTGATAAAGATTTGAACGAAGCCTTCACTACTGTAGGCTTGAAAATGTATACTCATAATGATTATCTTCGTACTCCTGGTGCATCTGCATTAGCATTCGAAGAAGATGATAACGATTATGAAGATACTAATATGACTAACTTCCAAAAATACATGAAGTTAGGTTCTGGCTTTGCTATTACAGCAACAGCTTATCCTCGTACAAATTCTACTGGTCAATATTTGACTCCTCGTGTAAAAGAATCTGACGTTAAAGATAAACAATACGTAGTATCTATTGGTGAAGGTGCATACTCTGTATTGCAAAACGCTGATATGCCTTATCGTGTATTGGGCGCTCAAATTTGTGCCGATACTGTAATTGGCGGTCGCCTTCCTAAACCAAAAGATTTCTTAAAAGCATTCCCTATCGATGCTGTTATGGTTAATACTGTAGCAGGTGGTGCTCCTGTAGTCGATACCGAAATGTTTAAAATAACTCCTGTAGTTAATGTTAAAGATACTAAACATTCTCCACGTTCTTATAAATTTAGCTTTGCTAAAGTAGATAATGCTGCAGAAATTACTGACGAAAACATTTATCAAAACGAAGTATTTACAGTTATCCCTTCTGTAGCTAATGAAGCTGCTTTGGATTTAGATCATAAAACTTATGAAGCTGGTCAAACATTCTACTTTGAAGACACTAAAGAAGTGAAATCTATTACGTTCGATGGTAAGCTTCAAAATGCTGTTTCTCCACATCAAAAATTCAAACACTTCGTTACGAAAGATAAAATTATCGAAGCAGAACCAGCAACTGGTAATACTGTAACATTTAAAGAAATCGCATCTCTTGCTGATCTTCAATATGATACAGCTATGAATGGTTTGTTGACAGATGCTGATGCAACGACTGCTGCATACTATGCAACGACTGCTGCTGCTGCTACTGCAACTGCTGCTAATGCTAAATACGTATTACTTTCTGTTAATGACGTATTATGTGTTGGCAAATATGATGCTGGCGCTGTAACTCCTATCGGTGAATATGACATCTTAACAGATAAAGATTCTCGTGACGATAAAGTCGTTACTTATATTGAAAACTTCGATTGCGTAGACAACCGTGTTATCATTTCCGTAACAGACTTCAACTATCGTACTGTAGCAGAATTTATTTCTGACTTAAAAGATAACGTTAACTTCACTGATAACTTTACTGTGGAATTGACTGATAATGGTATCGTTGAAAAAGATGCTCTTATCGAAGAAGTGTTAGAACCTGTATTGGTTGGCGGCAAAGTTGCGTTAGCTACTTTGGCTAAAGACCGTACTATCGATTACGATTATACTATGCGTATTCCTTATCGTACTCCTGATAACTTCGCTCGTCAATTGGCACAACATTGCTTGTATACAGAATTAAAAACTGCTCATACTCATGGTTTGATCGGTGTTGAACGTATCTCTGACTACACATTGTCTGGCGTCGAACAAAAATTCCAAGATTTGAATAGTTTAAATCTTAACCTAGAATTGAAACGTGGTAACGGTCGTTCTGTAATCGATGACGACGGTGCTCCTGTCGATATCGGCCGTTCTATTTCTTGTACATTCTTCCAAAACAATGTACCAGTTTATAATTCTACTTACGCATATGTAGGTAACGGTGCTGCAGCTTATGCTGGTATGGTTTCCGCATTGCCTGTAGAACAATCTCCTACGAACCAAAAAATCGGCATTTCTCCATTGTTTGAATTAACAGCTTCTCAATTATCTAACTTAACTTCTAAAGGTATTGTTACAGTTAAGAATACATTTACTCGTGGTTATGTAATTACAGATGGCTGTACAATGGCAGATCCAACTGATGCATTGTCTCGTCTTAATAGTGTTCGTATCATCGACGCTGTTGAACGTGCTATTCGCCGTGTTTGTGAACCATTTATCGGTAAACAAAATACAATCTCCGTTCGTAACTCTATCCAAACAGGTTTGACATCTGAGTTGAATAAACTTAAAGGTGTATTGTTATATGACTACTTATTCGAAATTGCTAATGACGTAACTGCTCTTCAATATACTTATATTGATATCAATTACACTATTATGCCATTTAACGAAATTCGTCAAATCAATAACTACATTCAAATTCGTCAACCTGGTACCTAGTAGTTTTTAATTAAAGAAGGAGGGGGCGGATAACCTCCGCCCCATTATTTAACACATGGCTTACTCTAATAACTCTGGTGTAACTACAGCGTCTGAATACACTCGTAGTTATACTACTTTTTCCGGCTGTGATATCGTAGCTACATTCGGTTCCGAAGTAGTAGCTGAAATTCAAGGTATTACAGTTTCTATTAATCGTGAAAAGGCTCCAGTGTACACCTTCGGGAGTGCAGAGCCTCGTTCTATCTCGAGAGGTAAAAATTCCGCGTTTGCTTCTCCTTTGCAGTAATGCAATGTATAATTAAACTCTGTGATATGCTGGAAACCCCTTAGAGCCTTTAGTACCAAAGTGTGACAATCTAAAGGATTGGGCAATCAGCAGGCAGCGTAAGCGCCTCAACGACTATCCGTAAGGAGTACATCATAACAGCTGATGGAAGTGCAGAGCTCCCTTTTTCGTGTCATATGTGGCATTGCAAATAATTTTTCTATGTAATATAATAATAGAAAAGGAGATGATCACATATGAAGTATAAATATAATTTAGATTTTTTTAAAAATGATTCACCTGAAAAATATTATTTCTATGGTTTTTTAGCGTCAGATGGTTATATTTCAGATGATAAAATTAGCATTGGAATAAATGTTAAAGATAGAGAAATATTAGAAAAATTTCAAAAATTAATTTGTCCAGAAAAACCAATTTATGAAAAGACACAAACAAATTCTTTAAAATTTGAAATAACAAATAAGGATTTGTCAAAAAAATTAAAAAAATATTTTTCTATGATAACCAATAAAAAATATGAAGAAATCAGGTTTCCAAATGTTCCAGAAAAATATCTTAAAGATTTTATCCGTGGTGTAATTGATGGAGATGGAAATATCGATACAACAAAAGGATATCAAAAAGACAAAATTTATATTGGAGCAAGATTAAGAATATTAGGAAATAAGGAATTCTTAATAGAATTAAATGAAAAAACTAAATTATTATATCCACATAATACCAATGCAGTAAATAAAAAAGGAAAAGAAAATGTTTATGTGATAACATATAATTTTAAAACTGCTAGAGAATTATTAAGAATAATATATTATGATGGATGTTTATCGTTAACAAGAAAATTTAATCGATCTAGGGATGAAGATATAGTCTCAACAATTACGAAAGTTATTGATAAGAAAAAATGAAACGCGGTATTGCTGGTACTATTGTATTCACATTGTTCGACCGTGATGCCCTTGTAGATGCTCTTGCTGTTCGTGCAGCTAAAGCAGCTTATTTCCAACGTATCGGCGGTGATTTGGCGGTAGCCTAGTCGGCATATAAAGTAATTTGTATGTCTGCAAATATATGATAGTTTGTATTTGCACCGATTGGATCGAATTGCTGGGAAATCCTAAAGCTTAAAATACCTTAATGGTTGTGAAAACAGAAATAAATTTTAAGATGATATATGGTTAAAACCTAAGTATTATAATAATGGACAATCAGCAGCGAAGTCGCAATATTGCGAAACGTTCAACGACTATCTCGTGAAGAGAGTAGGATAAAATGCTTTCCGAAGTGGTCCATCCCATACAGTGGGAAATGATATAGTCTATGCTTATATGAAAGTATAAGAAAAACAAATTTAGCAAATTTGTGTATAAAATATTTGACAATAATTAATATCACCATTATAATATTCTTATAAACAAGAAAGGATATTATATATGGAAAAAAGATTTTTATTACAAATATATCCAACAAAAGAACAAGAAAAATTAATACAAAGAACATTTGGATGCGCAAGATTCGTTTATAATTATTTTTTAGATTATAGAATAAAAAAATATAATGAAGAAAATATTTCTTTAACTGCTAATGATTGTAGTAAAATATTAACTTCATTAAAAAAAGAAAAAGAATTTTTGCAAATTCCAGATAAATATGCATTACAAAATGTATTAAAAGATTTAGATATGGCTTATAAAAGATTTCAAAAAGGAATTGCGAATTACCCAAAGTTTAAATCTAGAAGTAATTATAAGACATATAGAACAAATCGATCTGGTAATAAAATTAGATTTGTTTCTGATAATATAATTATTCTTCCTAAGTTAAGAGAAGTTAAGTTTAGGAACAATATTGTTCCAGATGGCGAAATTGTGAATGTTGCAATTATACAAAAACCTTCTGGTAAATATTATGCGTCTGTTCTTTGTAGAAATTGCAAAGTAAAAAATATTGAAAAAACTGGCAAAAGTGTTGGTATAGATTTAGGAATAAAAGATTATATTGTTACATCTGATGGACAAAAAATTCCAAATAATCATTTTCTAAAAAAGACAATATCTAAAATAAAGAAAATGCAAAAAGAATTTGATAGAAAAAAAGATGGTAGCAATAATAAAGAAAAATTAAGAATTAAAATAGCTAAACAATATGAAAAACTAACAAATGCAAGAAAAGATTATATTCATAAACTTTCTATGAAATTAATAGAAGAATATGATGATATTTGCATTGAAGATTTAAAGATAAAAGATATGGTTAAAAATAAACTTTTGTCTTTTGATATAATGGATTGTTCATGGTATGAATTACGAAGACAGCTTGAATATAAAGCAAAATTCTATAATAAAAGAATTCATATTGTTGATAGATATTTTCCATCGAGTAAAAAATGTTCAGTTTGTGGTTATAAAAAAGAAGATCTTTCGCTTGATGATCGATTTTGGACTTGTCCAGATTGTAATACCACTCATGATAGAGATATAAATGCAGCTAAAAATATTCTTAAAGAAGGAATGAAAAATTAATTATTGTTGAACCGCAGGAATTGCGGAGATTGTCTTGAGACGTTTATCGTCAATAGAAATTTTATTTTATAAAAAATTCAGATTAACTATCAACCGTACACAATTACTGAATGGGACACAAAATTAACTAACATGGTTGTTAATTCCTTGGGCGCTAACAACAGCAATAGCCAAGTAGCTTCCACTAACCCATTCAAAGTTACACAAAATGTAGCTATTCAATCTACTCCAAAATATTCTGACGAAATTCCTCCATTCGACATTACATTGTCCTTTGCGAACGAATATGGTCAATCTGCAGTTATGGTTATCTATGGCTGTGAAATTTTGAACGAAGCTTCTAGCTTCTCTGTAGATTCTACTACTACTGATAAAGCTTGTACTTACATTGCTCGCTCTGTCGATTACTTGCAACCAGTAGAAAACAAATACTTGCTTGATAACAAGTACTAATAAATTCGGCGAGGAAATTTTTTCCTCGCCTTTTATTTTTTTCTTAGGAGACAATAGGCGTGAAAAAATCTCAAGAAAATACTAATCAAATATTTCTGTATCTAAATCGTGGTTTACAAGATTACATTAATAGTTCTTTATTATCTGGTGAACATTCTAGTAATGTTAAGAAAGATATGGAAGAAATATGCTATAATATTATTAGTGAGCGTAATATTGAACTTAAAACGAACATTATTACGTTGATCAATAATAGAGTTCAACAATATATGAAATTATATAATTTAAAGGTGAAATATGCCAAATGATTTGTCTTTAGGTAATAAAGACGTGGTTCAAACCTCAAAGTATACGAGAACGTATACTTCTTATAGCGGGTGTGATATTGTAGCTTCTATTAATATTACGATTCCAGGTCAAGAAACAATTTCGAAAGTATTTGGGAGCCTACAAACATTCTCCTATAGTATACATCAAGAAAAAGCTCCGGTAAGGACATTGGGCGATGTTAATGCTATCACGTATGTCGATGGCCCAAGAACAATTGCCGGCTCTATGGTATTTGCCGTATTAGATAAACATGTTATCTATGAGATTATAGACGATGTATATAAAAAAGGCAATTATCAAAATAAACATTTTTTAATGGATGAATTACCTAACTTTGACGTTACATTATCGTTCGCTAATGAATATGGACGTCAGTCTACTATTAGTGTGTATAATTGTACGATAATCGATGAAGGTCAGATTATGTCGATTAACGATATCTTAACAGAAAATACATATCATTATTATGCGACCGATATCGATTATATGACAGAGTCTCAGAACTATTATACTCTTAATGAAAAAAGTATAATTGATTCTAATCCATGGTTAACAACTAATAATGCTAAGATTAAAACGCAAAATATTAAAGTACAATATGGCATCCCTGTATTAACATTATCTAAAGAAGGATATTATTCTTTTAAGACATATATGGATGCTCTTAATAGAAAATATAAAAAGTTAGCCGATCAGTTTATGGGCGAAAAAGAATCTGAAAAGATGGCTCAGCTTAAAAAAGATTATTATAATCTTAGAACTGAAGCCGAACAATATTATCCTTCTCAAGCATTATTATCTAAGACACAAAAGAAAGTTCGTTTCTTAGAACGTAAACGTTTAAAAGTTAATAAAGAATACGATAATTTTAGAACATCATTATACACATCAAGACGTGACGTTCCTGATTATTCTAAGTTTAGAGTTAATGGTAAAGTTAAAAACGAATCTGAAATTCCGGACTATTCTAAATATAGATTAGATCCTAAAAAAGATAATTCTAACCTTCCTTCATATGATGACTTTAGAAAGAAAGAAAATGATCGTCATGAGAAAAAAGATGATATTCCTGATTACTCTAACTTTAGAAAAAATCGTAATAAAACTGTTAAGGAAGAAGAAGCAACTCATTATAAATTAGATGAAAATGGTAACGTGGTTATTATAGATACACATATAGACAATAAAGGAGGCGACGATAATATTGAACACATCTAGTATTACATTTTTGTGGCAATTTGAAGATTTCGTCTCTTTGTATTGTAACGATTATTTTAATGGTCATACTACGTTACATGTTGATGACGGATCTAAAGTAAGAGATTTTGCATTAGACGATGCTAATATTATTATCGATGATTTAGAAAATAATATGTATCGTTTATGGACATCTGGTCCTGATGGAAAATCTGAAGAAAAATACATCGAGATTTTTTCAGAAACGATGACCGATCAAATTGAATATCTTAACGATATATCTATTCAAGTTAAAGACATTCAAACAATTGTTGATTATGCCGAAAACATTTCGAATGAAAGAGGTTTAAATTTAGTCGAATCTTTGTACTATGCCTATTTAGCTACAAATGATAAGAAGCAAAAATTGAATTTCTTTTATTTGTTAATGGGCGCTATTAAATTAAATAATAATAATAATTTTAATAACAATATCGATAATAATAGTAGCTTATATATTTATGATTCACAGCGAGCATTAATGAATCCTGAATTGGCTAATGCATTTTTATCAGGATCTATTAAGTTATATAAATTTACCGGCAAGTTTTATGAATATCAAGATACCGTATTCTTTGATAAAGAAGACGTCGATTTATCTTTCTTAGATCGAGATTATTTATATCGATTAGATATCATTGTCGACAATCAATTAATTAATAGTTATTATACATTAAATCCTACAATTGATACGACTAAGCAAGTATGGGATAGATTGTATAAAATAGTAGAGTCTATTAATAGTCGATTAAATGGACTTAGATATTTACCATTGGCTTATCATAAATTCGACGAGGAAACACAACTTGCTATTAGTTTACTAATGGATAAGAATGTCGATGCTCATTATTTACAACAACCAAGAATTGGTGTCGACGAAGAATATATCACGGCACATATCGAAGGCGCTAATAAATATTCTGATTTAGACGGTGTATATTTCTGTATCACTGATGTCGAAGGCTTAGCATCTGATCAAATTTTATTTAAGAAGAAAGTCGATAATTTAATTGTCGATTTACCAATACAAGGTAATTCTATCTATGACGGCTGTTATTATTCTTTTTTAACAGACTCTAATAAAAGAATTATCTCGCCAGTAACATTGTTTAATATTAATGAAGATATTGAACATGATTATATAGAGGCAACGTTAAAAATATCTCAAAAACAATTATTAAATTTCTTATACGAAGAATTTGAAGAAGAAGACGTTAATAAATATTATTATTTATTTACTGATTGTATTGGCAATAATGAAGTAACATTGTCTAATTATCTTGATAGAGTTATCGATCGATTCGTACAATCTAACTTTAACGAAGACTTCTTCGATTTAATTCATTATATTAATGTATATAGATTTAGTAATCAAACATATTCTAATCAAAATTTATTAGCTTATAATGATGAACCTGCTCATAGAATTATAATGCCTAACGATGCTAACAAAGAATATATTATGCAAGCCGTTAAGTTTAAACGTGGCGAAAATTATAAGTATGATTATAAATTAGTTAATGATAATGCTGATTATATAACATATGACGATGCAGATTATACAGTAATTTCTATATTCGAAAAAGATACGGCAATGCATTGTGGATTAATTACGATTAATCGAATTGGTTTTGATTATCGTATTAATACATGGAATATATCTGTATCTAATAAATTAGACATTTAATGAAAGGTTTGTTATAATAATATGAGACGTAAACGATATGATAATCACCTTTCTAGTCAATTATCTTATACGAATAAAGTTGTCGAACAAGATATAACAAGAACGTCGTCTGGATATATTAAAAAGAATCCAGTATATAAACGTTATTTTTCTCAGATCGATGCAAACGTTTGGTTCGGTGATAAACTTGTAACCGATATACAAAATATATCGTATGGATTACAGCAACACGATATGCCTTTATTCGGATATAATTCTTACATTTACGATGAATTAGCAATAGGTAATCGACTAGTACAAGGAACGTTTACTATTAATTTTACGGCTCCGTTATATATTGAAACTATTATAGATAGTTATCAGAATATGACAACTAATGTTACTGATAAGACAACTGAAGACGATTATAATAAAGTCATAGCTCCGCATTATGCAGGAAATGTCGTTACGACGAATCCAGAGCATAATGCTATTTGGCGTAAAGGATTTGAAATCGATATTCTATATGGACAGGACGATGATATCATTGGTCAACCTCTTCATGTTATCTTATTAGATTGTCATATTATGTCAGTACAAACAATACATGATTCATCTGGTCATCCTATACTAGAACAATATACATTTATATCGAGAGACCGAAAAGTAATTAATAAATAGGCGGTTAATATGCAAAATAAAAAGAAACATAAATTCCAACAACAACGTGAAAAAATTCAAATGCATGAAACAATCACGACACAAGATACTCCAGAAGTAACTGTTAAAGAAACGACTGAAGCCGATATAAAAGAAACGGTAAAAAAAAACGAAATTTCGGAAGAATCTACAAATTCTGTGAGTCAAGATTCTAATCTTGAATATGAATACGATCCAGCTGATGTTGAATATTTAACAATCGATAAAGCTAACGAAATTCGTGAAGCATATCCTGGTCAATGTCGTCGATTTGCTTTTGATGGTGAACAAATGATTATCATTCGTAAAGTACAACGTGAAGAAGTACCATTGATGATGAACTTAACACCGGATCAACAAGCATATATTAATTCTTTAGAAGATGAATATGAACAACGACGTGCTATCGAAGATGCTCGTAATTATAATTTAGTTAAATATTTTATTCCGTTCCCATCTGCTGATCGTATTAATTATTTAATCGATAATTATGTTGGTTTTGTACCATTAGTATCTGATAGAATTTTACAAATTTCTGGTTTTACTGCATCTCCGATGGTGGAATTATAATGGAAGAACGTTTTGATGTTATATATGATCAGTTAAAAAATTACTATAAACATATCTTTACTTATTCTTCTTATGAGTTTCCTATTATTTATATTCCGTTAACTAGGGCTCAATATTATGATTTGTTCGAGGATCCTAATATGATGGATATGGAACGTGAAGATATTATATGTAAAACTTGTATCGTATATCCTGAAAATATTAATATAGAAAAAATGCCAGCAGGTGTTGTTTCTGATATTGCTGATAAGATTTTGGAAGCTTCTTTTATGAGCGAAAAAGGACGCAAGATGTTATTTGCAGCAGCTGCTAAAAAAATGCAAAACGTCGATCGTCAAATTTCTTGTATTATTCACGAAGCATTTCCAGAATATGATATCGAAGATATCGATAATTGGAATATGTTACGCACAACAGACTTCCTTATTAGAAGTGAATGGATTCTTCGTACGATTCAAGGTAAGCCACCGCTCGATATCGAAAAGATATTAACACAAGGCAGTGATATTACTTTAAAACCAGAAGATCCTCGATTCTATAACGAAGAAAAAGCAGAGTTTGATCGTTTACGAGAAATCAATACTCCGGCTGAAAATAATAAACCTGTTCCTAAAAAGAAAACGACATTAAAACGTCCTCAACGTCGACGCAATCAAGTATCTGAAGAACAACTTGCAAGTATGTTCCCAGAAGCATTTGAAAATGCTGGCGATGAAAAATCTTTTAAAGATATGGCTATGGGTTCTAAAAATCCTAACGATATGACGTTAGCAGAACTTGCAGAATTAAGAAATAATAATTAAAAGGACAACATATGGTAGATTACTTAAAAAATGGCAGTGATAATGATTCTGCCTTCGAAGGTATATCTAATCTAGTTGATGCAGCAGCGGTCGCCGGCACTATTGTCGGCACCGCTTTTTTGCTATCTAGAACAAAACAAGGTGCAAAATTTTTATCGGAAGTCGATCCGATTATCGGTAAGATGTCTGATCGTATTGCTAGTATTAGCGCAGACGGTAGTAATCGTTTATCGATTAGCGAATCTATTCGTGGCATATCTCATATCGATCAGTTTAGAAAAATAGACGAAGCATTTGCTATTAATAATACGAGCAACGTAGGTTTATTTCGTAATCTTGCCGATGCAGCTTACGATGCTGCCGATTGGGAAGAGCGTGAACTAGGTCGACAATATCAAGCTAAAATATTTGGAGATATTGGCGACGCATTAAAAACACAAGGTATTCAAGACGGACAAGTGCAATCTCTTATGGAGTTTGTTAGTAGTCGTTCTACATCGACAGTCATCGATAAAAATTCTGGTAAATTACAAGAAAGTTTTATTGCCGACGTTGAAAATCATTGGCATGATTTCTTAGAAGAAAAAGATGCTAAATTTAATGAGACAGTCGATCAGTCTATTCAAGCCTTACAAAATATTTCTAATCAGACATTCGACACGTTTAGTGATTTTAAATCATTAGATGAAAATATTATAAGAGCTCGTGAAGCACGTCAAGATTTTATTCAAGAAATTAATAGAAGTGCTCAAGAGGCATTAAAAAAACAAAAGAATGATATTACGTATCATACGATTGGTGACGTATTAGATAAAGATGAACTAAATCCAGAATTCGATTTTATTGTTCATGAAAAAGGTCAGATGGCTCCTCTTGACGGGAGGACTGTATCCGATCGTTTATATGCACAAAATGACGATATCGTTACGCAAACTCTTGATACGATTAGACAATTAAGCGCTACAAAAGATGGTTATTATGTTGAAGGTCAAAAATTAAATACGCCTAATATTAATAAAATAATAGGTGGAGCTAAAGATTTATGGCACGAGACATTACCATACGCATTATCACATGCTGCAGATTTTAAAAATGTCGACAACTTAAAAGTCGAATATTTAAATAAATATGACTTTAAAGGCGTATTGGGCGACATCGTCGGCAAAGATAGTATCGTTCAAAGAATTGGCAATCGATTGTTTGAATTAAAATCTGACGGTACTCGTAATGAATTAGATACGAGTGATATGCGTTTTGTTCATGAAGATTCGTATGTCATTAAAACATCTAAAGACTTTTCTAATTATGGAAAAGTTAATTTTGATAATGGCAAGCAAAGAATCTTTGGAGAGACAAGTCGTAAACGTACGTCTGATGTTTGGGGTAATAACTATCATACATATCTAAATAAAGATATAAACGAAATTGCAAATCATCCTGAAGAAAAAGCGATGATGGGTATTCGTAATCATAGTTTTAAACGTAGTATCGATTCATTAGATATTAAAGTAAAGCTAGACGATAAACTTCGATCTGAATTACTAAAGGCATCTGAAGATAATCCTGAATTAAGATATAAAATAGAAAGTATGCTCGATGTTATCGACGCTAAAACAGAGTCAGAAAAACGTAGAGTATTAAGGGATATCTCGACAGAAGGTACTAAATCATCTGAATTTCAACGGTTACAATCAGCAGCTATTCGTGGCCGTTCTATTAAACCTAAACTAATCGATGATTCTACATCTATTACACAAAAAACATTATATGCTAAATTAAATAAATCACAGTCTATTGATGAAGCAGCTATTAATGAAATAATGGCATCACTTCCTGCTGATAGAGATAAAGCATTAGCATTTATTAATAAATTAAATGTACCAGAAACTGTTAAGTTAAATTTAAGAGATCGATATAATGTCGAACAGTTAAAAATTAGAACTAACTTAAATGAAATTACTGGCGAAAATCATGTCGATGCAACTGGTAAAGATTTAAGTATTGAAGACGCCAAGAGGATTCAGAATGAAATCGTAAGCAATCCTGAATTACAAAGAACATTAAATCGTTATTTAGGATCAGGTAAAGATTATAAAGCTCGTTATGAATCTAAAAAAAGTTCATCTCGCTTAATAGCAATTAATAAAGGATTTGACTTAAAAGGTATTATGTCAGACCTAAATAAGATGAACTATAATGGCATTAATAATCGTATAGGTCAAGGTCTTCGAGGTATGTTTTCCAATACAAACCTCGATCATTTTGCGTTTAGTTCTATCTTTGATAATAATGTAAACTTGCCGACAGCAAAACATCATGGACGTGATTTATCGATTGGTGGCAGCTTATTATATAAGATGCCAGAACGTCTTAATGAAGGCTTAAATAATGGCTTCATAGACCAAGCTCTTGGTTTTGTTCATCCAATATTTGGCGAACGATTATCAGCTTATTTTAAAACCGGATTAAGTCTTGGTTTTCATGAAGGCGATACGAGAAGTTTTGCGCAATTAAGTTATAACTTATTATTTAAACGTGTATTACCAGCATCAATTGCGTTAACTCAATTAGATTGGGCTAACGATACATTCGGAATTAATAAAAACTTCCAAATTGGCTTAGCTAATATGGATTTAGGTTTTAGAAAATTCACGGATGCTACCGGCTTAACAGATGTATTTAAGTTAGCTAAAATGGCTAACCCTGCCGCTCAATATATTAGTGGTGATTATCGTCCTTATCAGTCTTATGAAGAACGTTTAGATTATTATCAAAACGGTAAGGATCCTATTAGATCTGGACGTTATTGGGTATGGGGTTCTTCAAATGAATTTCGTGGTTCTAGTATTTCATATTGGGAAGATAATAGTTTAAAATTAGCACAATCTGATTATTATAATAAATCAGTATATGGTGGCTATTGGTCTAAATGGGCACATAGTCCTATTCCGACATTAACAAATCCTTTCTCTCCATTAGTATATGCTTTTAACCCATACTGGTTAGAAGAAAAACATATGGAGGATCGCCCATATCCATTATCAGCTCCTTTATTTGAACAAGGTACATTACAAAGTTTAGTATTAAATCCAACGCTTGGCGAAATTATTAAACCACAACGTCGTTATCATGAAGATCGTATGTGGTTTGGTAAAGACGTTAAAGCTATTATGTACCAAATGAATCAGAAAATTCAACAAACTGCCGATGAAGATAGTCGTTATATTATTTTCCAAAATGGTCGTTTGGGCGTATATGATTTTAGAGCATTTGGTCATCCGACAGATACAGAATATGTACAAGGTCAAGAACAAGAATATACTGGACAAGCTCCGGCGTTTGCATCGGCTAGAGATTATTCTAATTATATTAATAGTGATGGTACGATAGATGCATCGGCATATGCTAGTTTGCAACCAATTTCTCCTGGTGCAGGTGCTGCCGTATCAGCAATGAATAGTGCTATTCAATCAGGTAGTTCTCCTTATACGAATGCTTCGGGTATGTATATTCAACAACGTATACGTCGTACACGAAGCAATAAAGGCACTGTTCAAGAGATGCTCGATAATGCCGACATGTATAATAACTTGATGAATTCGAGTGGTGGTCGTAGTTATCTCGATGAATTAATGACGACATCTCGTTTGTTAACTGGTATTTATGGTTATGCAGCATCATCAGTATTTGGTCGAGATGAATCTAAGTTTATTGCCGATGCTGGCGATATTAATTCGTTTACTCGGAGATTCTGGGATTCTGGTATCGGCGGTGTCGGCGGTGAACAAATGGAAATTATTCGTCGTTTCTTGCCAGAATATTCAAGACGACGTCGTATTAATCCATTAATGAATAAAATGGCTGAAGACCATCCATGGCTTCCAGAAAAATTCTATACAGGTGATCCTTTTAGTTCCTTACCTATGGGTGAAGCTCGTTTACCTGGTGAAGGTTATGAAGCTATTAATCAATTACATCCAGATCAGTTTGCTTCCGATGGATATGGTGCTATCGATCGTTATAAAATATTAGCCGATATTGCTCCGAATAGTGCTGAGTATAAATACTGGAAACAAATCGTCAAGATGATGAATAATGACGAGGCGAAGAAAGTATTAAAAGATACCGAAGAAATGGTTAAACATCAAGGAAAGAAACATGATTTCTTTGATTATAAATTCTTAGGCAAAACTACGACAGCTCTCGATGGACATATCGAACAAATATTATCGAACGGTAAATTTAAGTTAGCAGGCGACGATAATTTATATCAAATTGCCGGCATTAAATTTAAAGATAATGGTTATATGTCTAAGAATCAGTTAAAACAAGTATTAACTGAAGGTTCTCATGTAACGTTACGTATTGACGATGAAGAGCATAATCCAGATATTAATGCACCGCAAGCTCCTAGAAAAGCTGCCGTATTTTTAGATGGTGAAAATATTTCAGATACATTACGGCAAGTTGGTTTAGCTGATTATGATATGGAAGATACTTCAGCAGCAGGTGCTTATGCGAACTATGGATTAGTCGGAAGATTATTTGGTACGGCTGCCGAAATCATAGCGCATGCTCCAATTCCGATTATTCACTCACAATTGATGCGTGTTAATAGCCCATTAGAAGAATATCGCTCCGATCAATTATATGGTACAGGATTTCAATCTTGGGATAGTATGTTAGCTTCATTTATATATCCGACATTCGAACAAGCTAAAACAGATTTTATGCGAGATGTAATATCTGATTCATTGTGGCGATTCTATAAAGGATATGAATCTGGCGCTTTAACAGAAAATATTAGTAAGCGTTCGACAACGATATTAAAAACTATTGCGACGTATAGTAATGGCACTGCCTTAGCAGGGGAAATTGCTGGACGTTTTACATTTACTGGCGCTAATTCATCGACTCGTCGTGATCAACTTGCTAATGCAGGTCGACATATCGGTAATATCTATTCGATGGTAACTTCACTTCAAGATCCTATGTATGCTGCTTATGCATGGGGACGAATGGGCTGGGATTCTTCTAAAGTATATGATTTATGGAAAGATGTCGGAAATGTAAATTTCGATTCTGTTCTCGATTATGCTGAGCATATGAATATACTTAAACCAGCAAAACTATTAAGTGAAGAATCAGGTGTAGCAGTCGATGTAATTCAAGCTGCTCGTAAATTTAAATTAGGACGTATTTCTCAGGCAATAGCATTTGCTGCTGCCGGTACGGCTTTAGCTGTCGGTGAAGATAATCCGCTTACTCGATTATTCGGTAAAGAATCTCATGTATATACTCCTGACACAGTAAAAGAACGTTGGGATACTGAAGATTATTTCGATAGATTACGTTATATTAAATATATGGCATTATACGAAGCAGCTAAAGAAAAAGCCAAATCAGAAGAAGGCGTCGATGTCGATAAATTATATAAACATCAAGAAACTCTTCGTGCCGAGATGAATGGTGATGTAAGCATAACCGATATGATGTCGGCAATTCTTACATCTGGTAAACCTGCCGATGATCCGATAGCTCAATGGGTTCAAAAAACATTCGGTCGTTTAAGCGACGATATGACGACATTAGTAGCTGGCAAATATACTGAACAAGCGATTATGTTCCATCAAGTTGCAGAGTCAACTGTATATGCTTTAAATAAAGATAGCGAATATTCTGATATTATTCGTGCTTTACCAAATACGGAAAAAGAATATTTCGTAGAATTTGCTAAAGTTACAGACGAACGTCGTCGTAGAGAAATTCTTAGAAACGTATCGCCATCATTAGCAAAAGCTTTAAAGCTTGTTTGGTATCAAGAAGATACAGATACAGAATCGAACGAATCATTCTTTGAACGTCATAATTTGCCAGATCCATTATGGGCTGGTTGGGATGCGTCTACTAATTTAGATAATATTAAAGCAAAAGTTATTTATAACGAAGGTATGCAATATGCCGACTACGGTATTTATTCTTCTTCATACGAAGATCCTGAAGTTATAAATGCTCCGAATATAGATAATATTCATGACGGTAGTAATCCGTTATCAGTTCGTGTAAATTTAAATACTGTATTAAGTGGTATTGGTTTAACAGATAAACGTATTCAAGTTAATCCAACACAAGATGAAGGTGTCATCGATGTTGTATCTAATGTCACTGCAGTATTAGGATATAAAATAGAAAAAGCACTTTCAATTTTTAGTTAATAAGTTAAGAGGTAACAATGGCTTACGATAGTTTTATTATAAATTCGGCATATAAACAAAGATCGTTTACGATGGCTGGATTTGATACGCTTTCTTCGTTAAATACGATGTTAAGCAACGTTCGTCTCGAAAGACGAAAGCATACCGAATTACTTTTAAACACTACGACAACTATGCCAGTTGCCCTTAACGGTATGGCTAATAAAGAATATGTATTAGACGACAAAGCATATATTTTTGATATCGAAACATTGCCATCTATTAAAGTAGGCAATGAACAAATACCTGATATTATGTGGCAGTATACGGCTCGCCGTGAAGGTGAAACATATAATATGTTCTCTGGTATCGATGAAAAAGCAGAAACGGCTTATCGTAATTTATTTTTAAAACCAGATTTTAAATATGAAGAATTAAGCCGAAGTGAAAAGGTAGTTGCCGATACGTTAGCTCGTATCGGTAAAAACTACCGTGAAGGTTCCGGTAGTATTCCTGAAGCATTATCTCCATTAGGATATAAAGATTATGCCGACATGAAAAAATATCAAGAGCTAATCGAAAACGGTATTAATGCATTATCTAAAGAAGGCGATGCTACTCATTTAATAGCTAAAGAAATTGTCGATCATATTCATAAAGATACGACTCTCGTTACTTACAACGGTAAAGCATTTGACGTTAATATGACATCGCAACAAATAGCTCGTGATACCGGCATCGATAAAAAAGTTCGTGGTCTTGCTATTAATAAACTAAGTAAGGCTAATCATTATGATCCGTATCGAGAAATTCGTACGGCATATCAATTAAATCCACAATCAATGAAAGAAGCATATCGAGAACATATTCTTGGTAGCGATATTGCTAAAGAACGATTAATCGGCGAATTTACTGGTTGGTCTAACAAACAAACAAGCTTTGGTTTGGCAGTTGGTCTTGATGTTAATGCTGCGCATAGTGCTATCGAGGATACTGGCGTATTCGAAAATTTAATGAAAAATGCTGGCTTTAGAGCATTTATGGCTAAAGCTATCGAGATTAATAATTCACCAAAGAATAAAGTTCAGTATAAAGTAAGTGCTGGTGCCACAATATTCAATACATCTTCATTGTGGAATCGTGATCGCGGCATTTTAATGTTTCAACAATCAGAAGATGGCGGTTATGAATTTCCACAATTTTCTGCTCGTGCTAATGATAACGGTGTTTTTACTGCTTATAATAATGCTCCGATTGTAACTAATTCTGCATATAATGTAAAATTTGTCGGTCAACTTGATCGTAATGATTCTTCTCTCGGAGCTTTTGCTTATGAGCATGCAAATGAACTAGGCTTAAAAGGTAATGATGATATTCATTATATTGCATTAGAAGAAGCAAGCGGACGTGGTCCTGTTCGTTATATTATGGGTTCTAAAAAAGTATTAGAAGATACGTTAACCGACAGCTTTAGAGTATTAAGCAACACCTCAGCAAATGGTGAAACGACATATAACTTTGAGCAAATTGTATCGGCTGCCAATTCTTTAGGCATCCCGATGGGACGACCTGACAATACGATGGATAAAGTTATAGCTGCATCAGCTAAACGTCAATCGTCTGCTAATGCTTGGGACAAAATTGAATCTGGAGCTTTTAATCGTGAAGCATATGTAACTGGCCCGTTAATTAAAAACTTTGCAGAAAATGAACGAGGCATGGCCCTTAATATTTTAGGCGATGCATTAGAACTTGGTACCGACGTAGCGACTGCAGCTTCAGCTCGTAAAGCTGGAGATACTGGCGGTATTATTACCGACGACTTTATGAAACGTACCGAACAATTGTTCGGTATTGCTAAACAACATTATGGTATCGATTCTAATGATCCTAAGAGTAAGATGTTCTCTGTTGCCGGCGTTCAAAAAATTATTGAAAATATTAATAATGAAGATGTATTATCTATGGTTAATATGGTACAGACAGAAGCAGCTGCTCTTCCTGGCGTAAAAGATTATCACAAAACTGTAGCTATGAATTTATTAGCCAAAGAATATCATAAAGTATATGATGAATTGCATCCAGAATATGGATACCGTGCATCGATATCTGATAAGATGTTAGATGGTATATCTAAAGATATGCATTTATCTGGTGGCGCTTTTTCATTTGATGTTCGACAAGAAAATGCTGAGAAGTCTATCGGTTCTATTAAGAATACGATGAAAAGATTACTCACACGACCTGGTCGTGAATCTGTTTCTCGCTCTGATTATGTTAAAGGTTATTCTGTATTAGTTAAAAATATTTTCGGAGCGAAGAGTAGACAAGCTCAAGGCTTCGAAAATTTAGTCGAACGTCAAGGTTCTGATATGACAGATTTTGCAGAATACATTTTTAGAAATGTACAGCAATTGCGAATCGATACATATCGAGACGGCAAGAAACATCATGAGATGTTTAGAACAAGTTCGACACCAAGCAAAGATGTTTCTTTGTTTAAAGATGACGACGAATTAGTTAATCGTTTACGTGCCAGCGTTATAAAGAATCTAAAAGCACTGTCTTCGACGCCAGAAGATTCTGTTAATAGTATATATAACTATTTAATGGGTAATATTACTCGTAAAGATTTCGATATCTTTTCTAATCGTAATAATTATGCTGGTGCATTATATGATCAAGTTTCTGATCATATGAAATCATTTGCTAATCAATTAGAATTCTTGGCTCATCAAAATCAACAAGATATTTTAATTAAAGATGGCAGACTTATGATGGGCAAGGGGAATACATTCCGTGATATCACAGGAAATATTCCTTTACTAAAAAGATTAGATAGTGTTCCAGTTCTTGCCTTTGGCAATACTAATATTGCTATTAATCCGATATTAAATGTTGTTGAGGGCGCTAAACCAAATGAAAAATTTGTGCAAATTGGTATCAAAGGCTTATCTACATATGATCATTTAGAAAATAGTGTTAAGTATACACTAGAAAATAATAAAAATCTTGGACAAATGTCACCTGTCGAAGCACTATTCGAAACATTAAGTCGATTAAAAAAAGATTTAAATATTACATACTCTAAAGAACCAATCGAAGGAAAAACTCCGGCATTATTGCAAGGGTATGGCGGCGTATTAGATTCTTCATTCCAATTAGACACGTCTGGTATAAAAGAAGATTTTAAATTTTTATATCAATCTGGTTATTTAACAGATGAACATATAAAAGCTTCTGGCATTGCTAGTGATTGGAATCATATTAATTTCCAAGATAACGAATCTCTTCAAAATGAATTTATTAAAAAATACATTTATAAAGATTATAGCGGAAAAGGTTCTGTATTTAATGTCGAAAAAGGCGAAGCATATCGTGGTATCGAATCACGAAGAGCTTTAGAAAGTTTAATCTTTGCTAAAGACTCTAGTGGTATGACACCAATTGAAAATGCATTACAAAATGTTAATAGTGCTGGTAAATTTCATGAATTACAACGTATCGGTAAAGACGAATACAAATTAAGACGTATTGATCGTAGCGGTACAGAATTTGCACAAAGTATTGAATTAATTCCAGAAGTGGCAACACAAAAAAATGCTGTTCATAATACAATGCCAATAGCTGGTATAAAAGATAATGCATCGGGACCAAATATAAATTTTAGAGCTCGTAACGATACAGCTCGTTCTTATAATAAGTCTATGGCTAATGCTACGATGCTTACACCTGAAGATGTTAAAGATGTATTACGACAAGCAGATTTGCCAGATAATTATGAAGAAAATCATAATATATTGAATTATAAATATAATGAAACTGGCGGCAAATATGTTTTTAATGGTACTAATGTTGTAATTAATGGACGTCTCGAAGAAGGTCAAACTGTTGCTGGTGAAAAAGAAAAAATCTTCAATATAATGAAGAAGAAAATTGAAAAGACGTATAATCGTAAAATGACGCAAGAAGAAATTGATCATTTAAAATCAATGATTGATTTGAATACATTCGATTCTTTAAACGAAGGTTCTGCTCTTATTAGAACAGGCGTAATGGATGCTCTTGCTACAAGTAATACATCACCTGGAGGTACATCATTTAATTTAACAGAACAATCTTTAAATAAAGAATTCCTCGAAGAAAATATGCCAATATATCGAGATGTTGATGGAACGTTACGATATAAAGATTCGCAAAAGATGACAAGTATTGGTCGGAATAAAAAGTTTAATGTATTTGCTGAATCAAATGCATATGGTGATTTACCTAAAATATCTCGAACAGAAATGTTTGGTAAAATAAACTTTTATTCTGATCATGGTACTCGTAAATTAACTAAAGAAGAAGTACAAGATATTCTCGATAAAATTGGCACAGTCGATGCTAGTTATGATTATGAAACGTTAGTTAGAACGTTAAAAACTAATGGTGTCACTGTCATGATGGATTATAAACCTGTCGGCAGTCAAGCAACTAAGTTATTTGCCGAAAGTGATAAATTAACAGCTGCTAGTCTTAATACTAGAGTTGGTCAATATGATAAAAAACTAGCTTCGATATTTAAAAAAGCTGGCTTTGGAAAAGCCATGGAAAAACAATTAAATTGGGAATTTTTATCTAATATGATTTTATGGCATGATAAGTTAGCCGACGTATTTGAAACAAAAGATAATAAACCTGATATCGTAAAACTTCGTGGAGAATTATCAAGACATTATGGCTCATTAGAAGCTGGTGTAAAAGCTATTCGCAAAGAGCGTGATCTTATGGATAAGGCATTAGGCGAATATCTTGGTGTTGAACATTGGTCGACAGCTACTGGTGCTACTGAAGCAGCTAAACGTAAAGACGTATTCCGACTAACTAATCGTGTATTAAATGACTTAATAGAAGGTCTCGATGAATCTAATCGAGGCGAAGTATTATCGAGAGTTGCTAAGACATTAAAAGAAAAAGGTACGTTTAAATTTATCGACGATAGTAATCTTGAATATAATTTAAAAAATGGTAAAGTTGAATTTTCCGACTATTTAAAAGATATTGGCACATATGAAAATGAAACTGGCAAAATTGTAAGTAAAAACTGGGATCATGTTATTAATGATATTAAGTCTGCATTAAAAGAAGACGAAATTAAAAAAATCGATAAAGATTATCTTAACGAAAAAAATAAGTACGAAGAAAGAATAAGTTATTTACAATTTAGTAAAAACTATGTTCACCAAGCACAAGTTGCGACATTAGATTCTGTAAGTGCTGAGCAGTTAAAACGTCTTATGTTAAATAGTAAAAGTGTAGAAGACGCTGCTTTGCTATTTGATAAGAATAGTAAATATTATACTCATATTGCTGAGCGTGGCGGCATGATTACTGTCGGTGACGATATTTTAGATGCATTTACTCATACGCGATATTCTCGACTAAAACGAAAAGAAGAACAAAAATTAGCTCATAGTAATTCGTTCGAACCAGGATCTCTCGAAGACATTATTAATAAAGAATATGCTAGTAAGAATATTATAGCTTCTGAAGACCATATAAAAGAAGTTGCTTCTTATGAACAACAATTAGCATTAGCTAAACGAAATGGTGTAAGTAATTCTGGCAGTCAAGCAACAGCTATGGATGAATTTGATCGAATATTAAAATCTAAAGATGGTAACGTCCAAAAAGCTGCTCTTAATGAATTAAATAACAAGATTAATATTGCCGACATTAAATTCGATGATAAAGGTAACATTATTAATGTCGGACATTTGCGTGGCAATATTTCTGTCGAAGATGGCAAATATCATTTTAATTATGATCTCCATTTAGGTAGAACATATGGCAACCAACAATTGAGTGATGCGCAAACAGCTTATGTAAATCAAACAGAAGAAATGCTTCATTATATTAATGCTGGCGATTATGAAAAAGCTAGATTGGCTCAGAATAAATTAGCTGATGCTAAACAACGAGTTAACGATGCAACTTCCGACGCATTAAAACTTAATAGTGATTTGACTAAATCTGTAAAAGCAATAACAGCTGGTTATCGTATTAGTTCTGAATCGATGCGTGTCGACGATGCTTCTGATTTTATTCAGTCAAGAAAATATATTAATGGCATGACCGTAGCAGATTTACAAAAAAGAGATTATACACCTGCTGTTGCTATTGTCGGACAAGAACGATTAGAACAATTAGGCTTATTAGATAGTTCGTTATCTGAAGCAGAAAAGGCCACACGGTTAAAACAAATTCGTGAAGAAGGCGTTACAATTATGTTAGACCGTCAACCACATAATTATGCTAAATCTATGGCGTTTGCTAAAGTATATTATGATCCTTCAATTGCTGACAATGCTATACGAACTAATACGGCATTTAATATGTTAGCGAAAGCTGACCATGATGGTGATAAAGTATATTTAACAAAAGTTCTCGAAAACAAAATGAGTAATGGTACACCTATTACAGCTAACGATATGTTAGCAGCCGATATGCAATATCGTCGAGACGTCTTAGATGTTACGCCTAAAAATATAGCTAATGAAGCTGCTGATCGTTTAAAAACATATATGCCTAAAGACGTTGAATTTGAACAAGGTACAATTGCTGATAATATTGTTCGTAACAGATTAACAACTGCTGCCGGTGAACCTTATAATGCTATTAAAGGTTTAGAACGAATGGTCGGTGATTTAAAAATCAACGAAGAAGTAACATTAAGTGGTGGTAAAGGTATATCTAAAACTACAAATGCTAAACAATTAGTTGCCGAAGTTGCATCTGGTATGCATGAAACATTCTTGTCTCCTAAGAACTTTAGTCAAGAATTCGTATCGAAAATTACATCGCTTCCATCTGCTATTCAAGATGCGTTGCAATATCAAAAAGGGGACACTGCCGGATCTATTATTCGTCGAGTATCTGATACATTAACTAGCGACGATGAAATCTGGAACGAATCTTTTGGATCTATGAAGAAGAACACGACATTGTATAAGAACATGGTTTCTGATATAATAGAGAATGAGGGTTTAACAAGCGACGCAGCTGAAGCTAAAGCCGCTGGAATAGTTCGTGAACAGTTCCAAAAAACAATGGAAAACGTGGCACAAGCTGCCGACGAAAAAGGTTGGACATCTGGGCAAGCTGTTCGCGAGCTTAGAATGTTCGACGCTAGAGCATTAAGAAGTGATAGTGATGTTCAAATTAAACAAGTACAAGAACAGCAAAAAGCTATGGAAGCTGCACAAGAAGCAACTAAAAATGCTCCGATGAACCAAGTCGAACAAAAAGTTACCGATATGCAAACGAATGAAGCTGTTATGAATAAAGGTTTAGAAGAACGTGTTTCTAAATTAAGAAATAGTGCGTTTAAAAAACTCGATAAAGTTAAATCAAATCGTTCTAAAGCCGTTCTCGGTGCTCTTGCCGTTGCCGCAGGTTCTGTATTAGTTGCAGGTTATGGTTCACAATCTCCGGTACCAGATGTTGATAATACAGCATCTCAAAATATGGGACAAGCTAATACATCAGCTCGATTAGTAATACCACAAAAAGGACAAGCTAACGGCGGTTATATAATTAATGTAGCAACTTCTACAAATCAAGATCCTCAAGCTGCTATTGCAGCTTTAAATAATGCTCCTGCTTTTGCTGGCGGTGGCAGTGCTACCGTTACGACAAGAGTAACGAGTCAATATGAAGATATGAATGCTAACGATATTGCTAATTATCTTGATAGCGTATTTTAATTATATTTAATAAAGGAATTATCTAATGGCGGAAGAACAAAAAAAGACTGAAGAACAAAAACCAGCTTCAACAAAAGAAGTCATGGATGATGCTAAGAAACCTAAAGAACCTAAAAAAGGTTCGATCGAACATTTGAACGATATCATTAAAGATACTCAAATGAGTCTTCCAGAAATTTCTGATTTTGAAGCAGGTGCTATCGATACACGCATATATGAAGAACTTGCTAAACAAATGGGAAGTGATTTAGATGCGGCAGTTTTCTATCGTGAAGATCCGCCGTTAGAACATGTTGGTGTCGATAAAGTGAGAGGGCTGGCTATGGTCAGCCTTCCTCCTTCTGCTTTCAGAATTAAGGAAGAGGATTTGCATGCTGGCTTTGTCGATGGCGATACATTATATGCTGATCTGCGAAAAGCCAATGTAAAAGATCCAGAATTATTAGCCTTTTTAACTAAAGGTCAACAAAATATGAGAGCTTGGCTCGCTCAAGAAAAAACTAATTCTGAAGATGTATATGATATTAATAATGTAAAAGATGAAAACTATAGTCTCGATTATGACATGGGTTTTCGTTTTTTATTTTATGACGCACCTGAAGTATATCACTGGTCTGTTATTTATGCGACCGATGTTATTAAAACTACATATGGCGAAGCTGTTAATAAATATAATGCATTCGTTACGAAGGCACATGATGTTAGTACAGTTGGCTTTGGTAACAAATGGGCTCGGAATTTAGATTCTGACGAATGTACAATTGCTCAAGTAGCAGAATTTGATAATCGTTGGATTGAAGTAAATGAAAAACTAACGACAAAACGATTCGGCGGATTATATCCATACGATAATTCTAAGAAGATAAATGGACGTGTTCCTGTATTTGGTTTATCAGCTGATGGTACAGAATATTCTTTATTAGAAACAGCATATGCTGCAGCTAATGAAGTTGTACATATGATTAAAACAGCTAAAGAAGTTCGTGCTGTTATCGATATTAATGGCTCATCTAAACAAGATCAGACTACGTCTTATCCTAAAAACTTTATGAGTTTTCCTGGTGATTCTTTATTAGCTAACTATGTTAATACTATTAATCAACGATTATTGAGTTTCCAAGATCCGACAATTTTTAAAGAGACTGGTATTAATATGTATGGTCTCGAACATTATCGTCGTAATCTTGCTGTTATTTATGTTAAACAAGGCGAAAGTTGGATTAACTTAAATAAATATATTATTTCCAAGAATCATCATGTTTCAATTTTAAAATATTCTGATTTTACAAATCCTAATTTGAAACCATGGTCTTATGAGTTCGATAGAAAAGTATGGGCCGATGCTGTATGGAATATAACAAATCAATTAGATAAACGTCATGAAATACAAAATAAAGCATTCGGTACACAAAACATTACATCGGGATTAACATCGATTGCTGATTGGACATGTACATTAGGTGACGTAACATTATTTGTACCACCTATTTCGATTAGTACAGTTACACAAGCGAACTCTCAAAATATTCCGTTAATGCGTGCTAAAGGTTCAGCTAATATAGAAAATGCTAAGCCAGATCGATTACTTCAATTAGAATTGTATTTTAATGAAGATCGTGGTATCAATGGACAACCTGTTACGGTTGACACAAATTCTTCGGACAAAAAGAAACAGATAACATATTATATGAATGGTTTTAGATCGTTGTTGTCTGAATTTCATTTCGTTCCGTATATGCCTATTGAAAATAAGTATATTAATGAAACGTTAGATATCGATGCTGTATGTTTTGAAGCTATATCGGTAGCAACAGTACCAAATTATCCTAAGCTATTAAAAGTAACGTTACTATTAAGAGAATTTGATTATCAAGCTTTTATGCCTCAAGTTCCTAAACACAGAGAAATTGAAGGCGGCGAAGTCGTAAAATATCGTAATTATTTTTCTAAGACAATTAATTATGATTTATTGCGCTGGTATTATCAACGCCCATTATTATTGGGCAATGAATTGCATGATAAACAGTATCCAATATTCTCGAAGGATTTTATGAAGCGGACATTGTTCGCTAATCGATCTGCATTGATGCCAGTCGATACATTAAATCCGAGAATTGATTTTTATGTGCCAGACGAAGCTAAGTTAATTAAATTAGAAAAGATTCGTCAAACATATACTAAGACTAATAAAAAAACACCAAATGCTTATCGCCCATCTCCTGCCGATAAAGCATTGTTTAGTGAAGCTAATAGAGTATTTACAACATTAAAAGGTAAATACTTTGCAAATGAAATTAAAAATTTCTCTTCTAATAAAACTTCGCAATACGAATTCTTATCAGACGCTGGCAATAAGCTTACTAAATATTTAAATCAATTTAATATTCAGGCGTATTATGATATCGTAGAACCAAATATCGATGTTATAAATAAACTAAAAGATGCTGGTAGTTTTATATTAACAGGTGGCGATGCAAAACCAACTGTCGATTTTAATAATCCTAAGAGTACTCGTTTAATTCTTCATATTAAACCAACGACACAATATAATTCATTAGAAGATTCATTATTATTACGTCAACAATTTGCTTCGACGTTAACAAATGCTGGTTCTTCTAATATGGCAGAAAATGCTCAGAATTTAGATAATGGGCATCCTGTCGATACAGATGTATATAATAGTATTTTTAAAAACGAAGAATTTTCATTAAGTCTTATTGTTAAAGAAAATGACGGAAAATTATCTTTAGATTATTATCCATATGATACGGATTCTAAATTCTTAGAATATTGTGCATCTCAATTTAGTCGACTCGGTACTAATGATGATACATATAATGCATTGTCTGGTAATGAACAGCAGTATGAAGAATATGAAGATTCTGAATTCGAACGATTAACGTCTATCGATTATCGATTATATTTAAAAGATGTATTAGTGCAAGGCTTAACAGCTAACTTCTCTAATACATATGCTAATATGTCTGTCGACACTCATCGAGGGCAAGCACCTCAATATATGGGCGGTCAAGATGCAACATTAACATTCTCTGTTATGACATATGACCAAGCTACTGTCGATGCATTCGATAAGATTCCTAAGATTATTGCATATTTTAAAAAGAAATATCCAAATGCATTACCTTCGTACCCATTCAGAATTGAATCTGAATTTACTAAATTAATTGGTGTGTACGAAGTTATTGTCGATCAAGTAGCTATTTCAACTGTTCCTAATTATCCTGGATTGTTCCAAATTAAAGTATCGTTACGCCAAACAGATAGAACGTTGCGCAATCGATTTGCTGTATATAAACAATTCTCTGTCGAAAATTATGCATCTAATTTAGCAACAGCACAAAAAGCTGCACAAGCTGCTCTTGGATATTTCGATATCGATGCTAATTTATCTAAAGCTGAATTATATCCAGATTTACAATTACCAACAATTAAAGAACTCGGTGAAATGGGTTTTGAATTTATTCGCTATAAAAACCCAGGTAATCAAGTATTTGTCGATCCTGATTTTTATTTCTGCTATCATGAAACACTATTCTCTGAACTATTAAGAGATATAGTTCTTATGGATAGTAAAATGTTACAGTTGTATAAAGAAGCAGATGAAAAAGGTAAGCCTTTAGATAAAACTGTCGAAATGACAGCTTTCGATGATACTGGACGTGGTGTCGAGTATTCTCGATCAGGTGGTATGAATATAGCATCTAATGGCGGATTAGCATTAGCGCTTGACAAAAAAGAATGGGATTTAACAACTCAAAAAATTAACGATCTTAAAAAAGAAGAAAATGATATGCGATTAAGACTCGTTAAACATGGCGTCAATACTGGTCAATGGAAAATCGGTAAAAATGCTTCAGTATCATTCATGGAACCATATTATTCCTGGATGTATTATCATTTAAAAGATGATGTCGATTGGAATAACACAGGTAAAAAAGAAGCTGAAAAATCTGTTAAAGATGCAAAAAGAATTGATCAGACAAAAAAAGATTTAGAAGCTGTTGGTGGTTTTGCTCCGACATCTGGCATGGACGATAAACAAAAGAAAGATTATCAGGATCGAAAAGATAAAGGAACAGAAAATGCATTAAAATCTGTTCTTGTTGATTCTGTCGATACGTTTATGAACATTGCTGACGATGCTTTAAAATTCTTAAGCACGATTGCTATCGAAGAAGAAAATCAAGATAAAGTATTACTTCAACATTTTTACAACTTAATTGTCGAAACTAAGTCAGTTCAACAAAGTACATTCTCTGATTGGCAAGATAAAATTAATAGTACATTAAATAAATTCGTAGCCGCTGCAGTTTTGTCTGGTGTCGATAGTGATTTAAGTACTGAAAAACAACAAGAACTTGGCAAACAGTTTATAGCATTTACAGCCACAAAAAAATCTGCTAACGATTCAGTATTAGATCAAGCTGCTAAAAATCAACAAGCTTATAGTATGATGTTGGCTGGAGTAGATCCTAACGGGAGCCCTTCTAATAATGATGCTTTGTCTAAAAATAAATTTAATTTACGTTCGACAAAATATTTATATGAACAAGCTAAATTAAGTTATGACTTTGACAAAGATAAAGATTTCTGGCGTTACGGCTCTATTGTTGAGATGGGCGTCTTTGGTATTCCATGTTTTACTGAAGAAGAATTTAAATCTAATCCATTATTAAATTTAATGAATGTAGACTTTGCGGCTCGTAAGAAAAAATTTACCGATAAAAAATATACATTCTTAGATTCTGATCATTATTACTTTATCGATCCATATTATCAAACTTCTGATTATAGCGAAACAATGGCATATATGAAAGGTTGTATGACCGATTATTATTATGCTAAAAATGCATTCCTTCGTAATATGTTATTCTGGATGTGTACATTAATTAAGAATAATATTATGCCAAATTACATGACAGATATTTTATTTAATAATGCTGATGGCGAAGTGTCTGCATATGAATATATGAAGGATATGGATTTATCTAAAGACATTCAAGAAAAGAATGTTAATACGATGAAAAACTTCGTTAAAGATAATCAAGAAAAGTTTGTAAATGGTAAATTATTTGTATGCTATTCTTTAACAGCTCTTGCTAAAGATAATGATTTCATCAAGAAAATTACGACTCGCAATTATAATTCTTTAAATGCTACGACACATAAAGTATTAACACCAGCATTAAGTGTAACAGCGCCATTAGAAGATAGTGATATGATTCTTCGTCGCTTATTATTTGCATTAGTGCCTGCCGGTATTATTGAGAAAGTCGAAGAGCTTGGTGTCGATATTAGTAATAATAACCCGATTAGTCAAATTGAACGTGATTATTCTCAAAAATTAGAGCTTGAAGCAAACTCTAAAGCAAACTTGCCAAGACGTGTTCGTGATTCATTCCTCGATATGATTCAAACAGATGTTCGAGGCAGAATGCTTAGAGGCTTCCCAACATTCCAAGTTATGTTTATCGACGAAGGATTAACATCTGGATTCTGGAAAATGCACGATAGTTTTTATAGTACGAATGCTATTAGTTCTATACAAGTTGTTAAATCTAAAAATATTGCGGCTGATACAGCCACAATTCAGATTAATAACGCATTCCAAAATATTCTTGCCGAATACGATTCAGATGGCGATAATGATAACTACGTACAACAATTACAAAATGGCTTAGCAGCATTAAATAACTGGTATGATAGTATATTTAACCCTAGAACATTTGTTCGTAACGCACAACAAAAACAAGATATGATTCCAGAACGAGCATCTATTAAATTAGTAGCCGGTGCTAGAATTCATATTCGTATGGGTTATTCAGCTGATGCGGCAAAGTTACCTCCGATGTTTAACGGTATGATTACCGAGATTATTGGTGGCGATGTTGTTAATATAACAGCGCAAAGTGATGGTATTGAATTATCAAATCCTATCCGTGAAGATAACTATGGCGATCGTATTAAAAACAGAGGCGTACATTATTTCCAAGATAGTCCATATGGTAAATCATTTGGCGGCGTTTCTCCTCGAGTATTAATTAGCTCATTCTTAACTTCTCAAGATCAAAATTCATTTAGTAAGGTATTTAGAGAAAATAATTGGAATGTTCTATCTAGAGTATTCTCTAAAAATCCATTTGGTATTTATCATTTTGGCGATGCATATTATCGAGATATATTTGCAAATGGTGAACCAGTTCAAAACATTTATGAGGTAACTAATGATGGTTCCGCTCATTATTATAATAGTCGTATTAATAATGGTATCTTAGATAGCTTGAATCCTTTATCAGATGGTAATCGTATCATTACTGAACAAGGACAAGAACGACAAGAAGATACATGGACTATTAATCAATTAGCCAATACGTTTGGATTAGGTACACAATCTGGTCATCAATATATCGATATTAAAACACAAGGTCGTACTGTTTGGGATATTCTTCAGTTCTCAGCAAGTGCAGAACCTACTTATATTGGTGCCGTTACTAATTTTGGTTTTAGAAGTACAGCATTCTTAGGCAAGCCAGATTGGTATTATGCTTATAAATATGTTAAACAAGGCAAGGATCATAATATAACAGAAAAACGTAAGCCATATTCTCAATTCCATATGTATTGGTCTGATCATGATATTATGTCTAATCAAATTCAGACTAATATTAATAAAGTAGCAATAGTTGCTAAAGGCTTATATAATTTTGAAGACGTTAAAAAATCAACACCTGATGTATATCTAGATCGTGATATTTATCCTGAATACCAACGCTCTATCGTTGTCGATACATGGTTACATGCTCGTACTCAAATTAATACATCGTCTGATAATACATTTACGATTGATAGTGAAATTGGTTCGCTCGATAATTATGCTACAACTACTGGTTTAGTTATGAGTATTCCAGGTGCAGCCTTGGGTTCTGAAGGTGGTTTCCTTGGTATGGCTGCTGGCGGTGCTGCTGGGTTTGGTATCGGTACGCTTATTGAAAAAGGCATTAAATCTTTAGCCTCTTGGGCCGTTACAAATTGGTTCCCTCCAGAATTCGGTGGCAGTGAACATAATCATGAAAAAACAGCTCGTAATATGACAATTAGCCGATTAAAGCGTTCGGTCGAACAAATTTATTCTGGTAATTTAGTCGTATATGGTGATCCATCTGTTAAACCACATGATAGAATTGCTATCATCGATGAACCAAATAGCATGACTGGTCAAGCTAAGGTTCGTGATGTTGTTCATATGATGTCGGTAACGACTGGTTTCGTTACGACAATTACACCCGATGCGATTGTCGATCCTTTAAATGATATGACAACAAAAGAAGTTAATATGTCATTTATGTCGACAGCTACTCGTTATACAACATATGCAATGGGCTTATATAATTTATCGCGTTCTTTATTAGTTCAGGCTTTATACGATGACTTTGTCGGAGCAGTCGTTCGATCTGAAGGTTGGTTTGCTGAACGTTATGCTAGTAAAGTGCAAGGATTAATGGAACATAATAAAAATCCATTCTATAAACTTGAATCCTATAAAGTTCGCAAACAATTGGCTCTCGATAAAATCGACGAACAAATTTTAAGTCTTCAAAATAAAAAAGTTGCTGGCACATTAACTCATGCAGAAAATGAAAAAATCACGATGCAGCTACGTAATTTATTAGCTCGTCGAGAAAAGATATCTTCTATTTCTACTGCAGGTAAAGTACAATCAGCATTAGGAAATGCTCATAAAACATCTCGTGAGTATATTTTGCAACATCTTAATGATTGGATTAAAACTAATACTGAGTTTGAATTAGCTAAAAAACAAACGGCTGAAAAATTTGCATCGTTAATGAGCGAAGATATAAAAAAAGCTAAAGATGATTACTACAAAGCAGCATCTCAAAAAGGACGTGAAAAATATGTTCGTGACCAAACAAATACATTATTTGAATCCTTAAACAAAGGCGATGCTAAAAAAGCAAAAAGCATAGAAGTAGATGCCCCTGTATTTGATGAAAATGGCAATGCTGTTTTAGATGAAAACGGCAAGCAAAAAACTGCGAAGAAAACTATTAAGCTTAACAAAGGTAAGAAAAATGCCAGCAAAGAATTACAGAAGCTTTATGAAAAGCAATTCAATAAAGAGTATGATATAATTCTTCGCAATAAAGAAATGGCGTTAAGAAAATCTGTTCAAAAAGTCGAAGCAGTTACGAATCGAATTTCTTTAGTTAATAATACTGAAAAAGGTACTAAGGTCTTAGATGAAATAAAAGAAGTGTTATCTACATCTAAAACAATTACGCCTGATAAGATTACAGAAATTACTAACGATGTTCTCAAGACTGGTGGTCTTGGTTCTAAGGTCGAAGCATTTGCTTCTAGTTTCTTAGGTAAGAAAATCGTAGGCTTTGTTAGTAAAGGTTTGCGTATGGCAGGTAATCCTCTCGTTATTTTAGGCTCCTTTGTATTAGGACGTTGGGGCGACATGATTAAAAACTTTATAGAAAACTATAAAGTATTATGTGTAACGCCACTATTAAAACGCGGTATGCCATTTATTCCAGCTTGGGGCGGTAATTCTGGTACGATATTTATGAGTCCGACATGGGGCCAACGTGGACCAATGTTAGATCTTATGGATAATTTATTTAATTATCGCATTACTAAAACAAATAATGGCGCAGCCGATACATGGGAATATGCTAAAATGAGTGGCAGTTGGTTATTAAATGCATTACTTGGCGGCGGCCCTGGTGAAGCTATGGAAAAATATGCTTTACAAACTGATAATATGATGAAAGCTAATGATCAAGGTGGTCAGGTTACTTATACGATGACTGATAACTATGTATCGTCATTATTCCAATATGGTGATATTCGTACGATGTCTCAAATCGTAAATGTAAACGATAAAACTATTAAAGCCGAGAAAGAATTATCACGCGCCAATGCTAAGATGTTTATGCATCCTTTCGATATGACAATCTTTAATGATACGACATTGTTAAGACCATTAGTACCTGTGCCTGGTCCAGAATTTGAAATTTTTAAACAAACTAAATTTTTTGTCGTGCGGCATGAAAAAGCTTTGTTTAATAATGAACGACCTAATACAGTTGAATTTAATATTGAACAAGGTGGACGTTTTATTAAAGTTGTTGGCATCAAAGGTAAAGATGGTAGCGGTAATGAAATTCTCGATGCTAATATTCTTCATCCATATGCTCTTAATACATTAAGAAAAATTATATTTACTGCTGAACAAGAATTATCTTATAAAGGTACGGCAGATTTTAATACGTATATTAATAAAGTATCGAGTGATTATATAACACTATCTAGTTGTTATTTATTCGGTACTGATAAATTATATCCAGGTTCTGGTTTTGGCTTTACATTAATAGGCCATGGTGAATCTGCTATTAATTTAGATAAAATTTTATCGGCATTACAAGGTGCTGGTGAAATTGAATATACGTCTGACGATAGTTCTGATGATATTATATATAAGGTTAATGTAAATATTCCGAAATTATGATCCGTAATAAAATAAAAGATAATTACGTCGGTCAAGAAATACGGAATCAAGGTTTTGCAAAGTTAAAGGGGTCGGTTATTTCTTCCGATCCCTTAACTAATACCTGTTCCGTTATCTATACCGATCAAATGGGTAATAGACAAACCGAATCAGCTATGCATGTACAAACAAATAGTGTCGATTCTTGGTTCCCAAAACCTGGAGAATATGTTATAATAGAAGCATATAATAGCAAACCTATGGTTACAGGAAGATGGACCGCAGGTTATGCTGCTGAAATTTATGCTGAAAGCGAATTAAAAAGCGATATATTCCCAGATGAATATATTCAAGACCAAGGAGGTTCTATTACATAATGGCTGAAGACAAAGATAAAGCAAAACAAAAAACTGAAGAAAAACCTAAAGCTGTTCCAGATAAAAGATTAAAAATAAACGAAACGGCTCAAAATAAAAATATTGATGAAGTAACAAATGCCGTCAATGATTTAATAGCTGAGACAGATGATGACGCTTCTCCTATCGATGAAGATAAATCATATTTAGGATTACGTGTTAATGCTACTGAATACGAAGAAGTTTCTAAGCATCCTGATCGAATTAAAGATTGGGCGATGAGACGTGGTACTTCTAGTATCGTTATGAAAGAAAACACATCGGTAGCTATGGCAGTTGGCAATAGTTCTAAATTATCGGTTGATAATGGTACGATTAATGCTGTATCAAATACGCATCGAATTAAGGCAAATCGTATCGATTTAAACTTTGACGAAATATTATTTAATGGTCACAAATTAAATAATCGTATTTTTGAATTAGCTGATTTTAGAGAGCTCCAAGATAAACCTGGTTCTGTAGTCGGTGACTTTATGGTTAAAGGCACAGTTCTAGTTAAATCTTGGGAGCCAAATCTCGGACGATATGTATTGATTCGTCGTGATATAATTATGCCGTTATTCGGACAAAATACGACGTTAGTCGAAATTGCTGAAGGTCTTAAATTAAAAGACCCAACGAAGTTGGTTACAGATTTTGCTCCGTTTACACAGGCAATGCTTGCTGGTGATTCTCCAATCACAGAAAAGTCTGCAAAAGAAGCGCTAAAAAATATCGATCCTAAAGATCAAAAGTTACTGGAAAGTAATATCTACGAATTAAAAGTATCTGATTACAAAACATTCGGAGAGTTTCAAAAGGCTTTAGACGATAAAAAAGAAACGGTTGTCAAAGCATTCCAAGCTTCTGTCGATAAAGGAAACGAAACGGCTAAAAATTCTATTGTACAAGCTAATCAAGTTTACGAATTATTGATGAATGCTGCTATAAAATATTATAGTAGTAAAGGCGATAATACAGTACCAACTGATTCAAAAAAATCTACGGATTCTAACGCTAACGGTAAGAAGCAGTCGTAATATACATATAGCTTCTTATATAATTGTAGCCGTCTTCGACGGCAACAATTTTCTCTTTATTTTAGATGGTGAAACATGAATTATAATCAGATCTTAGGAAAAATAAACGAGGAGACTCGTAAAAAAGTTGCTGATGAATATAATGAAATTCATAAAAAGTATATTGTTCCTGAAGACTATTCTGGTTCTGTTAACTTAATTGATAGATTATTAAAAAATAAAAACATCAAAATTGATGATACTCTTAAAAAGAAACTTGAAGATTCTAAGAGTAAACTAACTGAAGCAATAAAAAATAAAGATTTTAAAGGGGCCGCCAAGATTGTAAAAGATCTTGACGGCCTTCCTAATATCATTAAGGATGTCAATGCGCAAGATATTCTTAAGCTCGTCGACAAGCGAGATATTGCTTACTTAGCTTTTGATAAACTTATCAATAAAGAAATAACGAACAAGATATTTAACACTCTTCATATAACGAGTAAGGAACAATTGCTACCAGCACTTCAAGATAAACGTAGTAAAATAATTGCGATTATTAAAACGTATAAGCATATTAAAAATACAAACCCAGCATTAACAAATCAAATATTAAAAGATTTATCTGATAATGTTAATAAGCAACTCGATGAAGAAATTAAATATGCAACTAATAAATATCAAGTATTAGCCGAACAACAAGCTGGTAAACGTATCGATGACTTATATACAAAAGCAACTGGATATATAGATTTTGCTAATAATTATACCAAAAATTATTTAGATAAAGCTCAGGCATTAGAAGATAAGCTAAATGGTGCGATTAGTAAACTCGACACAATTCAGCTTGGCGGTTTTGCCAAAACTATTAATATGAATTTACAATTATCTAAAATAGATTTTGTAAGTAAAAATATTGAGCGTGTTAATAAGTATATGCAAAAATATACTGATCTCGCTCGTAAACATTTAGATCGTGCTAAGAAATGGGCCACTGAACAAGTAACTAAGTTAGCATCTAAAGTTCTCGGCGCAGTTGGTAAGAAACTTTCTTCGTTGGGCAAAAGTGCTATTAGTAAAATTAAAATTTAGAAAGGATATATAATGATTGATTTTTTATTAAATTCTGATAAAGATGATATTATGATCGAACAAAGTAATCGGTCACGACAATTAAAAATTCAATTTAATATTGCCGAATCATCTAAAAAATTAAAGATTCAATTCTTTGTCGAAACAATTGCTAGACCAAAACAAACGACACATCCTTTGAAAATTAATTTTACGATTCAAAATAAGAATAATCCTTATGCTAAACAAAATATATATGCTACTCCTATCTGTGCCGATAATGAGGCTTATACTATTCAACAAATCATGATTAGGTTAAAAACTGAATTAGGCGAAGTATTACAGCGTCCTTTGTTAGGATCACGATTAGTAGAATATCGTCATAAAGATAAGTTCGATAAATCCAATTTATTAGCTATTAAAGAAATAATAGAAGGCATTGTTAATAACGATAATTATACTATTAATGTGAGACCTAATGTTAATGAAAAACAAATTATGTCTTGGCATAATATACATATAGAAATTAAGCATAAAGAAACGAATAGAGTTTTAAAAGGATTTACAATATGAAAAATTTGAATGAAATTTATCAGTCAATAAAAACTTTCTTTGAAAGTAAAATTAAGAATACTGTAGAGCAAGGTTCTGTTCTCGATTTGTTTATGCTATCAGTTTCTAATGAGATGAATGATGCATATGAATATATTGAGTCCAATAAAACACCTCATATATATACTTCGTTAAACGGACAAAATCTTGACGATATGGTTAAATTCTGTGGCTTTACTCGTCGTGAAGGAGAGAGCGATCAGAATTTATTGTATCGTTTAATTAACTGGTCTTTAATTAATGAAAAGTCTAATACGATTGCTATCGATGCTGCTTTATTAGATTTAAAAAATGCATCGAATGTTACGTATGTACCTATGGTATATGGTACAGGTACAGCTATTTGTTATGTAATTCCGACAGAATATACTGTCGAAAAAATAGAAGCTGCATTAGAAGAAGCTAAAGATCGTTTAAAAAATGTCATAAGTCCTTCATTATATATAGAGTACGTGACACCAGAGTTAAGAGCCGTAACATTAAGTATTAGTATTTCTAATAGCGATTCTAATCTTGCTGACATTAAACGAAATCTCGAAATAAAATTAGCAGAATATATTAATGCTATTCCACCAAAAGAAAGTTTAGATATTGGATATATTAATAAACTTGGGATTAATGAAACTGGCGTAAGTTATTTTAATGTATCTGGATTATTTGTCGATGGCGTATCAGTTACTAATTTAAAAGTACTACAAGATATTAAATCTAAGATGTTACTCGATACGATTCAATGGGTCGAGGTATAATATATGGATGTTATTACGAATAAAAATTTTATAAAAGCTTTACAATATTTCCCTAAGTGGATGCAAATTCGTCGTCGTCCATACAAATCTAATGCCGGCTATCTATTAATGTCTATCATCGAAGAAATGACAGATATTTGGAAAGAAGTCGATGAATATGCTAAAGATTTTTTTCTCGTAAATTATGCCGGCAGAGAAGATACTATTATTAGTAAAATATATAAATGTGCGATTGGTGAATTAAATCCTAAGTTAAAACTAGATAATGAATTTACGATTACACAAAGTTTAGCTGAATTTTATAAGCATAAAAAATATGCATATTATGAAAACGGTTATTTATATTTTAAAATAGACGAAATTGAAAATAAACCGATTGGCTATTCTATTAATAAATTTCATTATACGGCTAATATCGAAATAGAACCTATTTGGAATATCTTCGATGAATTTGCATGGTTTGCTGGTATCGATCGGTTACCAGATGAATCGAATTTAAGTCTATCTAATAGAACATACGATGCATTACGAACTAAGAATAATAAAAATAATAATATACTATTCGATGATAAAAGTATTCTCGACGTATACAAACATCGTTTTAATTCGACAGAATTTGGTATCAAATATTTAATTAAAAACTTATTATCGGCATATGCTGGTATTGCTTTTAAAGATATTCATATCGAAAAATTAAATGAAATTAATATTCAAGATGTCGTTAATGATCAAAAAGTTTACGATTATATTTCTGAATTAAATAAAGATATTGCTCGAGAAAAAGTATGGGATTTAACATTTTGGGAAAATCAATTTAAGAAAATGGATTATTCTTCTCATACTTGGGATCAACCTGTCGAATACTATCAACAAGGTGTCGGTTATTACGATAGTTTAAAAGTTATTACGTCTAATGAAATTAACTCTTCTGATTTTACCGATGTAAATATTATTGGTTATAAAAAATCTAAACAAAAGATTAGTCAATACTTGCTTAATAGTAATAAGTCTTTTAATATCGATATCGGTTTAAAAAAATATGGATTAGATTTAAAACCGCTCGACGTTCAGTATAGTTTGAAAGCTACGTCTGCTGTTAATATTAATCCTGAAAGTATTGTATTTAATACGTATAATACATATGATGGATTATATACATTACCAGTCGAAAAGTTTGTCGATGAAAATGCTCCGCTAACAGGTATAACAGTATCTAATAAAGGGCATTTAATTAATAATACGAATCAAGATATAACATATAAAGTTGTTGCACAACCTAGTAAAGAAGGCGGCAATATTTATATCGACTCATTTAAGATTGGTAATGAGGATATCGTAACAAATTATTATAATAATAATTATTTTAAGAAAGAAAATAATAGTATTTCTTATGTCGACAATTATTTCTATGGTACACAAATTCGAGATTTTGCATCGACTACAAATGTATACGATACTAAAAAAGGTGTAGCGCTCGATATTACAAAATCTACGATCGGCACATTTACAATTCCGTTAACTGCCGATATGGAATTTAAAACTATTAACTATAATATTATCGATAAGCCTATTAATATTATTAACAGATTTGATTTAATTAAGTTAAATAACTTTAAATATAATTCTGATGATAATACATTATATATTGATTCTAATGCAAGAGGTTCTGTTAGTATCGAACAAATTATTACATCGTTAGAATTTGAAATTGATAAATTAGATTCTGAGCAAAATACAGGATCTTGTCAAATTGTAATTACCGATGATAATAATAATATTTTAGTTCAAGAAGAATTAAATACTTCGACAACAAATAAAAAATTTAGTTATACTGCAGATGAATCCTCTAAAAAGAAAATTACGATATATAAAATTGGCCAGGTTGGTTTTAAGATTAAATTTATTAAAGCGTCGGCTAACGGAATTATCTTTAGTATTAATGGTAATCGGATTCCTAAAACATTAAATTCATATTCATTACCAGATAATATTAATAACAAATTATTAACTGTTACGTTATATTCTTATCTCGGAATATCTTCTCCTGTATTAGAATATATTTCGATTGCTGGAGAATTTTCTAATTTTAAATTCTTTGAAAAAGAAATTGTCGTACCGGCTAATACGACTAAAGATATTAAAATAGAATCTCGAGAAGCTAAGTTATTATTATATAAAAATAATAATTTAATCGACGATAATTTTGATACGTATAATACATATTCAGGTATTGGTAAGTTACCACTATCTCTTAATAGTTCTAATTTAAGTCTTGTTAATAATGAACTTAAAACAGGTACTATTAATGGAAGAAACACTTCTTATATCGATATCGATTCTGATACTAAATATATCGATATTAATTTTAATAAGTATGAAGAACTAGTTGAATCTTTAAAATTGTCTCAGATTTTAATTAATGATTATGAATATGATCATACTAAAGAAAGTGTGTTCGTTACATATAATGGTAAAATAATTATTTATAATAATTCTGGTAAGATTGAACCGTTTAAAGAAGTAACGATAGAACGTTCTGCATTTTCTAAAAATTATAATTTAATTAAAGCTGTTATTCCTGATCCAGTATTAATTAATTTTATTCATGATAATAATAATGTTGTTACGACGAAAGAAAATTCCGATGTTAATAAAATTATTAAAATATCATTAGCAACTAAGAATTCTTCGACTCATGTTTTAAATAAATCTGACAAGATTGTTCAAAATCAAAAAGATTATAATATTGATTTAGAATCTTTTGTTCCTAAGTTATCTCAAGATCAAGTATATTATCTCGAAATTAATTTACCTGATAATTATGATAAGACAACACAATATATTCGATATACTTATGATACACATGAATCGCTAGAAAAAAGTTGTTTAATCGGAAATAATATTAATATCGTAACACCTGTTATTACAGTATTTGCTAATTATTGGAATAATAATGAATCGAATTATAACGTATCGTTACGGAAAAAGTTCGAGACGACGTTATTCTCTTCTGAATTTAATTTAAATGAAACTGTTGATATAGACGGTACGTCTTATAATTTGTCTGAGTATTCTTTAACAGTTCCTTCGTATTTATCTATTACATATACGAATAAAACATATACGGAAGATGTTGAATTAACAGAAGATGGTCTCGGCAAATTAAAATATTCTAATGTGTTGTCTACTGATGCAGTCGTAAAGATTGGAGACCATACATTAACTAATAAAGAATATGCTATTTATTCTGAACCAGGTATTATATTAATCGACGATATTTTTGAATATAATTCTTTAACAGCAAATATTACATATATATATAAAGCTCCGATTAAAATAAGCTTTAATTCATTAGATAAACTATATGAACTTGTTGAATACAATATCGATGCTTACGATATTGAAAACTTATTAACCGTTAAAGATATGAAAGATGGCGAAAGTCGAATCGTAACAATTGCTAATAAAGATATCGATAAATTATATGCAACTTCAACAAATAGTAATTTCACTTCCGTTATTATTAATAATAAAGTAACGGTATATCGTAATAATACTGATAATAGAATAGCAGTTAAAGCTGGTTATTATTATGAAAATGGTAAAGAATACTATTTTGGAATTAATGAATCGACAATACGTCATCATCGTGATCATCATGTCGATTTTAATAATACGAAAAAACAAGGTAGTTTACTTGTATTAAATTCTAAAAAGCAAAACTTTATCCCGAATAGTTTAATGGATATGAAAATTTTAAATCCATTATGTTATGTAAATTTTAAAGAGCAAAAAGAAATATCTGAAATATCTTCGCTTCATTCACTAACAACAGCTAATACGTTTAATAACTGGACGTTTGATAAATGTGATCCGACACTTCTCGAAGAAAATAAAAATTATATTATTAATTTTAACTTCGATAAAAATGGCTATGCTATTTTTAGAATCGATAAATATATTTATGATAATACATTTATTAATATCAAAATGTCGGGCAATCTTATTATTAGATTATTTAGCGAACGCAAGCTTAATGGATTTAGATTGCAAAAGAAGCCATTATTAAAATTTGAAAAAGATTTTACAATAGCCGATGGTTCTGCTGCAATTAATTTTACACGTGAAAACGATTTGTATTATTATATTGTTGTTACAGGTACACAAGGATCGATAGAAGAAATAGTTATTTCTGATAAAGAAATTGAAGCGCCTCATAAAAAGAATATCGACAAACTTGGTTGGGATATCACTGAAAAGAAATTAAACCCAGATTTATTTATTCATTACGATAACTTTAATGCGTCGACAACGAATTTAGATATCGATGACGATGGTCGTATTGTATACGGTACAACAATGGATTATGATGCGACATTAATCGGCACGTCTGATTTAATGCGTTGCCAATTAGATAAAGTATTGTATCGTAATAATAAACTAATTACACTCGATGAGTTAGGTGTCGTTACGACAGAAATATTCGATTTAATCGGAAAACATTATGAAGCATCTAGTGATGAATATTATAAATATATGAATAATATATTATATTTCATTGGTAAGATTAATACCTTGTCTTCTGACATATTTAAAATAACAGTTTTAGGTTCTGATAATTATTATGGTACGTTCTCGACAATTGGTGTTATTGAAGATAGTTGTTTTACATTAATCAATAATGAAAAATTAACACAGTATATTCGATTAAGAATTGATATGCCTGCTAATACAGAAATATCTTCGATCGATATATATAATATATTTAATGAAACTGACGATGTAAAAATTCCGTCTTTAATAGAAACCTCTGGAGTTTTAATCTCGAGACTATTAATGGTGTCAGATAAAAATAGTTACAATATAGATTCTATTGATGGAGATATTAAAGGCGACGTTAGAATTAGCGTACGAACACTTCGTAAAAATGGTATCGATTCTAATTTTACACAGTGGAAAGAATTATATAAAAATGGTAAAATAATACCAGTAGCTGTTAACAATACAGATACGTTCCAGTTTAGAATTGAATTGTTGGCGCCAGATGCCTCAGTTCTTATTAATAAGATAGGATTAACAACTATATGATATTTTTTGATAATGCAAGAATAACTAAGAATAACGGATGTTATTTTTACGATCAAGATATTATTATTCTTGATTATACATATAGTGGCGATTCTAGAATTAAATTAAAATTAGATTATGTAAATCCAGGATTCGGAATTCTCTTAATTGAGGATTCCGATTCTAAATTTAATTCTAAAAAACAATATATGTTTAAATTTGGTGATGATGATTATGCCGTTATCGAAAAGTTAGATGACGGACAAAATCAAGTCGAATATTCTACGATACAATTTAAGCATTTATTAAAAGATGCATATGTTGTTTTAGAATATGAAAATAATAAAGTTTCTTTTTATCTAGAAAAAAATAATAAAAAAGTATTAACGATTATTCAAGATTTTCCGATTGAATTTAGTTCATATCATATCGGCTTATATTCACAATATGGTAACACTGTCGAATCATTGCAAGTATCTTCAGGATTACCTATTGGATGGGCAGCTAATGTTATTAGTACTGTTGGTGGTCGTTTATATTATTATGATAATACAATTAAGTTTGAAAATTGTACATATGAAGCTCAAACAGAAACTGACTTTATTAAATTAAAAGCCGGTATTTATTATTTAAAATATAATGTTACTGGTGATATTAAAGCAGCTGCATTCGCTTCATCTGATCCGAGTATCGAATTAAATAAAAAGAATATTTTAAAAGACAACAAAATTGTTCTTGAAGAAGATTCATATGTATCAATACAATTTTATGGTAAAGATGGTATCGTATCTAATATCTCGTTACAAGAAACTGTTAACGGATCATATTTACCATCATCTGGCAATGGATCATTACAAGAAGGTAGTTATTTACATTTTATATTAGATAATATTTCTTCGATTCATTTATCGGTGCAAATTACGGAACTACCAGAGTCTGAAAATTTAACATATTATTATTTTAAATTTGGTGATCGAGTGTATACACCTAAAGATTTCCCAATTGGTGAATATATCGATGTTGTGTATGATCGTAAAACATTAACGATAAAATATGCAGACAAAACAATTCGATTAAATCGATACGATAGCAACATTCTCGATATGTTTTATAACGTAAATGCTTATATTAAAAAACTTGTCATCATTAATAAAGATAATAAAGAAGAAAATCTTTTAAGCGTAAGCGAAACGTATTCACACATTACTAATGAATTAGATACGCCGATATTGTGTTTAGATGAAAACAATGAACCATTCGATTTAAGTTCTTCATATCGTGAAGTTATTATACCGACTGTTCATATCGATATGTTTAATAAGTATAATCCGATGAAATTATTTCATCAATTAAATACATATCAGTTAGATGATATTCAAGTTATTGGTATTAAAGAACATTGTCAAATTAATCCGGATGCTAAAAACTTTAATGATTTTATTATCTCGGAAACAGGATTCCAATATATCGATTTTAATCCAGCTATTAATATTAATATCGATTTAAATTCTTTAGTTTACGATAAAGATATTCGTAATAAATATAAATATATAGCTATTATGTATTCGACTGCCGATACGTATATGTATAAGTTTACGAATTGGTCTCGTGAATATTTCGATAATAAAAATAATGTATTGCAATTAGCGCATCCGATTCTTAACACATTTAATAATATTAACATTTATGGTATGAATAAAGAACCTAAATTAGATTTATTCTATCGAGTTCGTCAAGATAAAGAAACATCTGATATTAAATTAACAGCTAATACGTATGATATTGTCGACAATGCATCATTCGATATCGACTTTAAGAAGAATCGTATCGAATTAAAAAACAATAATTATAAATATTATATTGTCGAATATCTTAAAAAAGATAGTTATTGTATTAACGATTTAAAATATAATATATTATTAAACAAAGATCCGTCTAATTTATACGAAGTTAAAATCTCGACTAATAAAGAAAATTTTAGATTAATTTATGATCAAGATGAAAAGACTAAGACTATTAACAAGTATAAACTAACAGATATTAATTTAAATCCTAATCGGTATGTAACATTGAGGTCTGTATGAAAATTTATTTAAATAAAAAAGAAATTGTCGACAAAACATTACTCGATGAAAATGACATACCATTGTCATATTTAAATAATTTATCAGTATATAGTGATACGATTATTAAATACGGCGATAAGTTATTAAAGTTAAATAAAAAACGGGCTATTAATTTATATGAGAAAGTCGATAAAAATAAATTATTTTTTAAGGAAAATAATGAGCCGGCTAAAATTAATAAAGATTATCTTGTCGATATTGATGGCAAAATCGATCTTCTTAATAGTTCGAAAAAATCTTCTTATCGTCCGACTGTATTTGGATATAAATATGTATTAGAAAGAACGATACCGTTTCAATCTGATAAAGAATATATGATCAATATTGATTATACCGGTATGGAACACGTTAAAGAATTATTAAAAACAGTTACGTTGCCTAATAATTTACATTTGAATAGTGTTCAAAATAACCCTGATATTAAATATTTTTCAGATGAAAAAGCATATTTAGAAAATATGAGAGATGGTGGTTATCAAGATAATTGCAATATTTATATCGTAAAATCATCGTATGCTAATAAGATTATATATAATAAACCTAAAATATTTGATGTTGCTAAACCTGTAATATTCACACAATCTGAATATACGATCGAACCGTCTTGGGATATTTTTAATCATGATTCTGAAATGTCATTGTTCCCGAGAGTTACTTATGATTATATTAAATTAACGATTAATCATACACCAATATTAATCATGAGAGATCGTTTAAATTATAAATTAATCATGTTGTGTGGTAAAGAAATTTTCACACAGGAACGATTAATTAAATTCTTGGTTGAAAATATAGTATATGCTTATACTGTAGGTTATTATAAAGTACCGGAAGCTTCTGGTGCTTATCTTAATAGTTTTATATCAAATAATATTATTGACTATTATTATAGTTTAAATAATAGAATGAATAGTCATCATCCAACTATTAATTTTAAAAAAGATATCGAGGCGTCTAATTTTAAAGATACGTCATATAAATTAGTCGATGTGTTTACGACAGATAGCAATATTGTATATGATTATACCGATTATTCTAACAACGTATATTTTAAGAAGACTGTTAATAATGAGCCAGAAAAAAGTAATACGGATTCATTAATTTATACGACGAATCAAGAATTAAAATTTATCGACAAAGTTAATTATTCATTATACGATATTGAACAGTTACCAAATATTTCTTATAAATATAATAATGATAAATTAGAGATTGTTGTTTCGCCATATTATAGCTCTTCTCAAAATATTGCTAAAAGTGAACAAACATATCTTACGATACATGATATTAATAAAAATTATGTACTGTACATGAGAAAGACTTCGATTATTGCCGATCAAGAATTTTACATATTAGAAGATACTGAACAATCTAACGATATAAAAATTGCCGATATTATAATTAAATTAAATAATAATATTGTGCCGACAGATGTTCGTGTAATCGGCGGTGGTTCTAGTAAATATGATAACTATGATTATATCGATACTGGTAATATAAACGGTAGACCATATAGAGTTGGTACATCGATGGTTATTACTTTGCCGAAACGTTACGAGCCGTATCGAAACCAACTACAACAACAAATTAATAAACATATTTCATCGGCTGAAGCGGCAATTATTATTTTTAAGGACTAGATAATGGCAAATAATTTTCTAAACAAAATCGACTTTACTAAAGGTGTAAAGGCAAGACCTATCAATGAAAATTTTGAAATGGTCCAAGATTGGATCGATCAGGAACGATTACAATCTGCAGGCTGGGGCATTATCTCTGGTTTTGAATTTAGCCGACGTGGCGATGAGTTCATTATCGATATAACAGAAGGTGAACTTATTAATCGTGCCGGTCATAAAATTAAACTAGATCCGGCATTCGTAAATGTAGGTGAACCACAAGCTATTCAATATTTTGAAAAATTTACGCTTGATGCTACCGGTGAAATTACGTTACGTTTCCCAGTATATGCTCCTTCACAATTAAAACAAGTTGTATATATTGCAGGTGTTCAAGGTGAGTTACCAGATACTAAAGAGTTTCGTGTATATGATTTAGAAACACAAGAAATTCTTCAAATCGCCTCTATTAATAAACAAACAATTCATATTGTCGATCCGGAAGGTAACGAAGGACGCAAAGTCGGTGTCGTATATAACTATGCATCATCTCATATTGATACGATTGTATATAATGAAAAAACTCCGGAATTATATCCTAAATATCATTATGGTATTTTCTCTGCGTCACCGGCTTTTCCTGATTTAAATCAGTTTGAAGAACAAGGTGATATCATTCTTGGCTGGGTATATTGGACAATCGATGAAAACGGTATTTCTGTAAAATTCTTTTACGATAATAAAAATACTCGTCCAATTTATGTCGACAAACATGGCAATATTTATTTGTATGGTAAATTATATTCTAAGACGCAGCGCAAGTTTATTTATTTCATAGAGCCAACTAATCCAGAACCAAATGATTTATGGTATGATAGTGATTCTAATATCTTATACATTTGGCGCCAATTTAATGGTGGCGATTACCAATGGGTTCCAGTAAATGAACATAGTACGATGGATCTTCACGAAACGAAGTTGTTCATTCCAGATGAAAATTTAACTAACGAAGAAAATGAAAAACAAACGTTTATCTTTGACGAAGCCGATACGAATATGTTTTTCTTACCACGGTCTAATTCTTTAGACGTATATATCGATCAAGGATATATTATGAAAGACCAGTATGTCGAAATGGTCATGCTTAAAGAACAAGATCGGAATGGTGATCATTTAATCGTTCCTGATAATCCTAAATATAAGCTAAGCGATATTATTAAGGGCGTCGGTTTTAAATTAAACTATGCGTTAAATGAACCGACTGTTGTACAAGTTAACGTTCGTCATACTATTAAAAAGGGGAAGGAATCTGGTGTATTCCAACGTGCTGCTGTATTCGTCGAAGAAAAACGTATTATTTATAATGAAGATTCATATCCTAATAATACAAGAATTATTAAATTGCCGACGACATATGAATACGGTAAACAACAACTCGAAGTGTTTTTAAACGGTATGAAACTTCATAGTGGCTCTTCTGACGAAGTAGATTTTAGTGAAGTGCTTCCTGTACCGACAGAAGATAATCCAAACCCAACACTAACTAATAAGTTTATTATTAATAATAATATTAACTTAAAATATGGCGATCGTATTATATATCGCATTTCTCATTATGTTTGGTCTTACGAACAATTAGAATCTATCGTTACAAATGCCCAAGAAGGCATTAAGGAAACAAAAGATTTAATTACGAATGTCGATAAAAAATATTCACGCATTGTCGATACATTTGATCCGGCATTACAATCGATTCAGAATATCATTACCGATTTAAAAGAATCGACTCTTAATACAGATAATTTTGTTAAGAAGACTGATAAGATTACAAAAGATATGCTCGATGATTCTGTTAAACATGGTTTGTATAAAGAACTTAAACAGTATGAAATTACGGTCGATCCGACGAATACGATTTATCCGTTACAACATACTGTACAACAAGATCAAATGTCTTTCGTATTATTAGATCAATATACAGGTAATAATAAAATCGATAATGCTAATATCAGTACGATACTTAATTATGGTACTGATTATGTATATATCGATAATAATAAGATTAAGTTATCTGCTGGTCTTATTAGAAATACAAGAAAACTTAAATTTATGGTTATTTCCTTTGGAGTGTAATTCATGCAAAATACATTGACATGGATGGTTCTCGATGAAAAAGAATTTAATATTTATAGTACTTATAAAGCCGGAGTTATTACTTCGGCTTCTCGTACTGTAATCCCGATTCGTCTATATAATAATTATATGGGCGTTGAGAAACAGCCAGATTTAAAAAATTTCGGCATTAATTTTTATTTTACCGATATCGAAGATTCTTCTTTATTAGATAATATAAAAATTTTAAATGCTGAATCTGTCGAATTACCAACGACTCGATTAAATGAAGTGTTAACAGTTAATTTAACGAACGAGGTAATTATTAGCGGCGCTCCAAATAAAGGAGATAGCAAAGATAATTATTATGATTTTAATATCGTAATAGAATTACCTAAAGACGTTAAATATAAAATTAACGATCTTAAAGAATTAACTTGTGATGTTGTCTATTATTAAGGAGGCCTATTAATTGAAACCTACATGGGGCATTCGCAAATTAAATGAATATTCCGTCGATAAAAATACGGCAATTATCATTACTGATAGCGAAAAAGATAATTACTATTGGGCCGATATTCCTGATGGCTCATTATTAGTTAATGATAAAACTGGTAATCTTTCTATTAAATTAACAGGAGAATCTGATTGGGTACCGATGGGTATTCGTAAAGACGGTACTGAAAAATTAGTTAAAGATGCGATTATTAACGTCGAATATTATACGATTGTTAAATTTGAATTAGAACATAATCGATTCTATTATCATGACCGTGAAGAAATTACTCGTATCGGTAAGTTAATTAACGGTAAAGCTCAGTTTAAAGTTGGTTCTGGTTTGTATTTACCAGGAACTAATCAACTTGAAGTATTGATTAACGATAGTATTCATCGTAATACAGTCGATGGTGGTCTTGAAGAAATTAATATGAAGTATTTCCAAATCGATGCCGACGATATTCGATTGGGTTCTACTGTTACGGTTCGTTATATTAATTACGAACGATTAAGTGAATTATATCCATTTATCTATACACAAGAACAAGTTCCTTGGTTTTTTGAAGATAAAGACTTATGGATTAATCCATCTGACAACGTTGATATCAATGGATTAACAATTACACCATTAAGTTATTATGTAAAATATTTAGATAATAACGAAGCTGAAGTTATTGTATTTACGACAAAAAATTCTCGATTAATTGCATCGAGAAAAATGAACGAATATGTAAATAAAATTACGGATAAAAATATTAATCGTTTCAAAGTGACGAGAGAAAATAATAATTTCTATATTAATTTATTTTCGACATATCCTGGATATAAAACTTCGTTTGCTAAAGTTTTAATTAAAGGATTAATTTCTGACGAAGATAAATTAACACTCGATGTTGATTTAACGTACCCTAATAGTGGTATGGCTAAGACATCTATTAAGACACAACTTGGTAATATCGTTACGATTAAACGTAATAATAAAAAAATCTATGCTGCACAAAATATCGGTATCGGTGTACAACATACATTAGCTCGTGAGGATCATGATTATGATATTATAGTATTTGTTAAGAATCCGATAAATGGCTTAACTAAAGAAAAAGTATTAACTGTTGACCATCGAAAAATTGTTTTAATGGCCGATATAAGCCATGAAACAACTAATACTGGAACGAACATAACAATATCGACAATATCAAATGCCGATGTGAAAATAGAAGTGTTAAATGATGTAACAAATCAATTTGAAGAGATTGTTTTAGGTCGCTCTAATGAGTCTGGGAAATATAATTTTATTGTTCCTATTACCACTGCAAAAAAAAGATATAGAGTAATTATTTCTAGCGATAAAGCAGATAACAAGATTAAAGAAGAATTTGATGTATTTTTACATCGTGGTTCTCCTGAGTTATCTGCATCTCATACAAGAAATAAAAACGACATTTCTTTAACGATAAAAACAGAATCTGGTTCTAGAGTTTTGGTTAAGTATAATGGAAACATTATTCATTCAAATATCGCCGATATTAATAATACTGATATTTATATGTTTGATGCAGATTATGAAAAAGATAGGGTATTCGTAATTGAGTCGACGAAAGAAAATAAGATTTTTGAAACTATTAATTATACTATTCCAAAATCAGAAAAATATATTCCAGATATTCTGTTATCTTTAAAACAAATCCCTGCAAACTTTATTAACGAAACAAATACATATCGATATGAAGGTAGTTTCCTTAATATAAAAACAGAATCTGGATCACTTATTACTGTATACAATGAAGACGGAACATTATATAAAGATAAATTTAATCCTGACGGGATTGAAAATTTATTATCTAATAACTTCTCCGACGGCGGATTATCTTTAACAAATCTTCCATTAAATAGACGTAAGTATTTTTTGCCACAACGCAGAACAGATAAAGTATATAAATTAAAGTCTATAAAGCACGGAAAAATAGACGAAGAAATAACTTTTACTGTTTTAGGCTCTGGTCTTAATGAATACGAAGCAACTTCTGATGACAATAGTTATGTATTAAATCCTTATATCGACCTTTATGAAAATTCTGATTCTTATAGAACTTTCAAAATTAAAATAATAAAAAGAGATGAGTTCTCTGAACCGTCTATTTATTCTCCATCTAAAGTTCAAATAAAAAATAAACCAGATACATTAATTACTTATAACAATATTGATGGTAAAGACTATTTTAAAGATCCTACGCTGTATGGTGGTCCTTCTTCATATAGTGTTTATTTTGATAAAATAAATAATACATATAAAGCCAATCAAAAACTTTTAAATCATTTTATGAATTTAAGATCTGATAATTCTTTTGGTTTTTCCATTCCAGTTAAAATTAACAATATTGATGAATTAATAAAGACTCAAACATATACATTTGTTGTCGATAATGATCAAGAATACACTTTTACATATTCTCCTGTAATGCTTCACTATAAGAATCTTGATGATTTATTAATTAGAGTATCTTCTGATAGAATGAATAATTCTGAATATAAAGATATCATAAACAGCATTAGCAGAAAAGGATATGATTCCTCTGTTTATTTATCTGGTGCTGATTATGTTACAAAATATGCTTTAAATTCAAATGTTAAAGTTATTCATCCATCTTTAATTCGTCATATATCTATTTCTACTGATAGAGGATATAATTTAGAAACAGAAAAAAATAGTTTAGTTTCCAAATTAAAAGAAAAAGAATACATCAAAAATGATGAGCAAGAAGTAGTTGTTGATAATTTTAATCTTTTTGGGAATCAAAAATTAATTAGAACAAAAGAAGAACGTAACCATGTTTATGTTTTACAACTTTCTAATTCAATAGAATTATTTCCTCTTAATTTCCAATATGAATATGCAACAGCATTACTTAAAAATAATAAAAAATATGAAAGTCACGTTAATACAGATGCCTATTGTCCTAATTTTATTTTTGATTTAAGAAATATTAGCGAAGAATCAAAACAAATTTCTGTTCCGATAAAAATAAAAAGAAATAAAGTTTTCTTTGATACATTAAAGGAATTAGGATATTCTTCTAACGATTATCATAAGAGCAATGAAATAAATCAAATTAATCTTGGATGTCGAAATTTATTAATTTTATCAAATAGAGAAACTGTTCCTTCTAACTATTATAATGCTGTCGACAATATAAATATATCTGGTATTTATTATATGCCGAATGTAACATCTGTAAAAGATGATGCATTAAGTATGTTATCAAGAACATTCGTTTATTTAAATTATCCAAAATTAAAACAACTTGGAAACGATTGTTTCTACAATTTATATTTTAATGATGGATATGTTGGAAGTCTTTATGCAGAGTGTACGAATTTAGATAATGATAATACTATCACAATTGATAATACGAATTATCAGATTCTGGCGCGGCGCTCGCCATTCCCTTCGAACGGAAATAGTGATGGCAAATTTAAGCTAAAAATAATAGCAGATAATTGGTATCCAAATATTACAAGTATCGATGATGTCGATAAAAAAATAGTAAATAAATTTGTATTTGTATTATCTGGTCTTGAAGAAATTATTTATGATAAGAATGATCTTACTTTTACGTATCCAATTTTAAACGGAAAAATTACGACACAAAATTGGGCAGTATCTTATTCTTATCCTCATATCGATTCTACTAAAGTTAAATCTAATAATATTTATAAAAATAGTGCTAAATTCTTTAATTGTAGTTATTTAAAAAAAATAAACTTAGACTATTTTAAAAACTATTTTTCTGATTATGTCGATTTCCAAGAATGTCGAAATGTTGAAACAATTATTATGCCAAAAAATTATTTGGTAAAAGGAACACTTTCTCGAACATTTGAATATTGTGGCGTTAGCACAATAGAAAACTTTGATAATTTATTAGTTTGTAACGAAAATTTAAATTCTACGTTTAGAGGATGTACAGAATTGAAATCTGATTTAAATATGAATTATTTAAAAGTTACAGATTCTTCTGCATTTGAAAAGTGTGGAAAATTGTCAAATTTTGTATATCGAAAAGTAAATGTCAATGTTGATTGTGAAGGAAATATTGTAAATCTTGACGGATGTTTAGAGGCATCTGAGCGCGGAGAAAAAATAATACAAAATAATTATAGTTATTATTCTGACACTTCTATAACGCAAGAGTCTTTTGATAGAATTAAAAAGCATATGAAAAAGATGACAAGATCTCAATTTGCAAAATGTAAAAATATTAAAGAACTTGTTATCGATCAAAATTGCCCTCTTGTTTATTTTATGAATGCATTTAATACACCATTGAAAAAGATAGTCTTCGATAATAATACTATCGATTGGCTAGAAGTAAATGATGAAATGTTTAAGGATAACGATTTAATTTCTAACGCTCAAGCTTATAAAATAAATTCTAATAGTTTACGAATATTTAATGCCGGACAAAATAGTTTAGGTTTATATAGTTCTATTCATAGTTTAAATATGCCAAATTTAAAATATTCTTTTGTTGCTAGTCCGAATAAATTGCTTGGTGTATATCATGTCGATCAATTAGAAAGATCGTTGTTTACAAAGCATATTCCAGATACCGCTGGCATAAATTCAGGTGTAACATATAGTGTTTTCAATAAAAGTAATTCTGAAAATGTTATACAAAATGAAGAACTTCAATTAATGAGTACTGCGTTCACATCTCATTTCTTCGATGAAAGTATAAATAAAAATGATATTAAAATAAAAAAACTCATTTATATGTCAAAAGATTATAGCATATCAGAATATGATGGTATTATATGGACTGATTCCGTATTTTTAAGTGATTATCATCTTAAAAAATGGGTTGAAACAATGAGATGGCCTGCATTGGAAGAAGTCGAAGTTAAGACAAATATTTTTTATCCGGAAAAAACTGTTTTAGGAGTCAAAATTAAATATGTCCAAGCTTAATGATTATTTTGAAAAAACAATAGGTCTTCCTATTATATATCATGACTATGAAACATATGATTGGAACTCCGCAAAATTTGGCACGATTGTTGTCGATCCTAAAGAAAACAATATTGGTATTAAGCTTCGTTATAATGTAGATCAAAGGGATCCAAAAGATCCCTTCTCTACTTATGGACCTAGCTGGGTAGCTTTAAAAATTCGTGGCGATGAAACTGTTATTGTCGAAGAGTCTTCTAGGATGCTTGTCGATAAAATTGTATATGTTAAATATGACATGGTTGAAGGTAAGCTTTATTATACTATTAATGGAAAAGATAAAGTATCGGATGCTACGCGTCAAAATAACTTTGTCTTTGAATTAGATAAAGGTGAATATATCCCTGGCAATCATCACATTAAAGCGTTAATTAATAACACGATCGAATGTTCGCCAGCAACTCGAACTCTTAAAGAATTAGATAGCAAACATATCGTATTAAATTCTACACAACTAGAACAAGGTTGCGAGATCGATGTATATTATATCGAACGATACGATATAAAAAATCCAGTACCTCGAATCTTTAATCAAGAAGCTGAGCCTGAAAATCCTGAATCTGGTGATTTCTGGATTACTAGCCATCCTAGTGAATCGATGAAGCAAAAGTTACCGTTAAATCTATTTGTAAGATACGACTATAATTCTATGCAGTTATTGGTCTTATTAAAAACTATTATTGGTAGTACGATTAAAATTAACAAAGACGAAGTCGAACATGTTAATCAAGTCGTTAATCGATCTTGGTCAACATTTAGAATTCCGATTCAGTATAACGAAACATTTGATGTAACTGTCGAAGGTACTAATGATTGGTATTTAGATAATTCTGTTACTAAACATATTAAAACAACTTCTAAAGTTAATATTGCTTTATTAAAACAAGAATTAGTTAAAGATACATCAACTATTTATTTGCAAGGTGATTCTAAGTGTAATTTTATGATTATGTCGGCAGTCGATTTATCAGATATTAAATTTACTGAATATGAAGAAGGTAAATATAAGGCTACGTTGCCACGGCAATTAAAATCTTACTTTATCGATATTGTTTCACGTAAAGCTGATAAATTACAAACGACTATTAAAAGTATTCTTATTAGAGCCAAAGATCCTGTCGAGATACCGTTAGAAATAACTAATAAGGAAATTAAGCTCGAGTCTCTTTCTAGTCAATATGCTAATGTAACAGTTACAGCCACTTATAATAAAGAACCACATATGATAGTTAATTCTAATTATCCTGACGGTATTACATTAGTTAATAAGACTATTGATAACGATAAAGTTAATTTTAATTATCGTATTAATTTAGATAATGGTCAACAATATCTTTCATTTATTGCCGACGATAAAAATGGTAATGCACTTTCTAGAGTCGTATCGACAAGACTTCCTAAGAAAAAAACTAAAGAAATTCCTCAAGATTATAGTTTTATTGAAAAAGATATTGCTAGCGGCTCAATTCCTGCTAATAAATATTATATTCTTAACGGAAACAAATATGTTAAAATGTATGTTATAGCATTAAGCAATTCTACGTTAAGACTTGAAAATTTAAATGAATATAATACTGCTAATATTAAATTTATAGGTCGATCTATTGTCGATAGTAATGGATGTCGAAAATACAATTATTTAATTCCATGCGATACGCTACTTAGGAATTCAGATGGAACTCCAGCAGATCAAACAAACTGGTATTTAGATATTCCATATGTAAAATTTAGTGTACATATTGAAGATCCTGATGCTGTCGATTTAGATTATGTTGCTATTAGCTCTATTCTCGGGAGTCATTTATAATGCCGATTAAAAATTCTAAAAAAATATCTTCTCGATTGTTATCTAATGGACGTACTACTTTTATATATTCTAATACCGATTATAAATGGGATATACTGCCTGATGGCACTCTGTTAATAGATGATGAAACTGGTAATATTAAAATTAAATTATATGGTAAAACTGATTGGACACCTCTTGAAGAGGTGTTCGATCAGGATAAAACTTCTAATTTAATTATCCATGGTAATCGTATTATAAAAGAACCGTTCTTAGTATTAGATATCGATAAAGATAATAATACAATTACATATGTAAATCATCGTAATGAACGTCGTCATAAGTTTTTATATCCTGATCAAAAAGATACGTATGCCGTATTCGAACTCGACAAAGGATCGTATATCGAAGATAAAAATTTAATTTCGGCAACTGTTAATAATACGATAGTTTGTAATGAACAAAATTATAAGCTACAAGAATTAACTTCTAGACGTATCGGTATCGATATCGATTGTCTCGAAGCTGGTTGTTGGCTCGACGTTCAATATTATGATATCAACAAAATGACTCAAGCTGGTTATGAGATGTATCTAAATAAAGATATTTCTAAGTTAAAAGAAAAGTCATTCGGTGTAATATACGATAAGAAATAACTATTATTATAACTATAATGGAGTTTTTACATGGCTAAAAAAATAGAAAAATTTATGTTGTCGAAAGAACTTCAAGATCAAATTGATCAAGTAAGTAATCTTTCTCAAATACATTTGGATCAGTTAGATCCGTCATTAAAAACTTTGCTTACTAATATCGGTACGGCTTCTCAAGGCGTTATTTCTTATGACGATTCTGAAATACGAAATCGTGTTATTGCACTTGAGAAAAATTCAGCCACTAAAACTGGTTGGTTTAATAAAACATCCGATAAATTAGCAAAGTCAATGCTCGATGAAGAGCTTAGTAATCTTATTATCGAGATGCAAGATTTTTCTGATGCTTTATTTACTAAGTTAAATAAAACGGACGCAGATTCTCGTTATCGATTGAAAGAAGATAAAATTCAATTAAGCGATTTAAGCGATGAATTTTCTAACAACGTTCGCAGTATTAATAATAAAGTGAATGCTTTAAATACGACATTTGCTGGCATGCAATTCGTAGCGAACGATGTAGAGAATTTGAAAAATATTATTAACGATTTGCCGAACACAGCTATTACTCAAAGCGTAGCTGATTTGCGATATCGTAAACTCGACACCAAGATTAATCTTGGTGATTTAGGTACAGATCTTCAGCCTCATGTTCGTGAATTAGTTAATAATTCTCAGAAGTTAACAAACGTTGCATTAAAATCTGATGTCGACGCTTGTCGTAAAAAAGATACGAAAATTCAATTAAGTGATTTAGAAGATTCTATTATTGCTAAGATTAATATTGTTGACCAATTGTCTACTAATATTAATACTCGTATTACAGATCTTGTAGCTAATTCATTTGATACTGGATTTGAAAAAGCTCTCGTTAAGACATTTGTTGGTGAATATACAATTCTTAATAAACAAGAATTCCAAGATTATATTCAAAAAGTATTAACAGATAATCATACTGATATCATTACTAATAATAGAGCAACATTCGGACAAATCTTTTTTGCAATTTATAAAGAATTAAATAAAAATAATGCCGATTTAACATTCTTATCTAATGCGCTAAACGGCATTAATTCACAGTTTGCTAATATTCAAACACAGTTTGCTTACGTAACTGATTTAAAAAATAAAAAAGCAGCGACTCATATTACAACGTTAACTAACATCTTTGGTTTGCCAGAAAATGTAATCGATGATTATTCCTCCGTAGGAAGTGAAATTCAAGAAGTATCTTCTCCAGCATCGACTACTATTTTACAAGCCGATACTATTAAAGCAGATTTTACTCAAGATGGTGCTCGTACTGCCGATACATATATTGGTGTAGCTACAAATGCTATTCACGATTGTGATGTATTACTATATTTAGACTTAAAGAATGTAACGACTGTTAATGCTAATGCTGTTAAAACATGTCCTAATTTAAATACCGTATTGTTACCGTCTGTTAAAACAATTACGGCCGGTGCTTTTGTCGGCTGCGATAATATTGCTTTAATAGTTCTTCCGGAAGGTTATGTTATTACTCATAACGAAGGATTTCCAGCTATGGCTCGCGTTATTCGTGTAGTCGGAAAGGCATAGGTTAGTTCTATGAATGTAAAAGTCTATGTCGATAAGATTAAAAAATGGGTGCAAATTTCTTCTGACGAAGTGCTCGATGTAAATAAAAATCTTTCTGATCTTAAAGATAAAGAGGCTGCGATTACTAATCTCGGCCTCTATGAAAAATTTATTTCTAAAGAAGCTCTTGAATCTGGATTTTTACCGGATGTATTTACACCAGATAATATTGTTACAGATTCAACTCATCAGTTTGTTACCGATGAAGAAAAAAATAAATGGAATAATAAATTAAATGCACCAGTCCCAATGCAAGATCATTTAGCTAATAATCAAATTGGCTACGATTCTGTTAATTCTAAATTTTATATCGGATTAAATAATCAAAATGTATTGCTTGGTGGTTCTTCTTGCTTCGACAATATTATTGTCGTAAACGGATTCTTTTCTGGTAACTCTCAACCAACAGTCATTCGTAATAATAAATTTAACGAAGCTGGCCAATTAATTACTCCGGTATTCGTCGACGTACAGTGCATCGAATATACTGCCGGTGATTTAGGCGAAGTATCTGTATCATATACAACCGATGCTATTAGTATTTACAATACAGGTTCATTTACCGGCTCATTCCAATGTTTAATCGTATATCCGTTAGGAAGTGTTAACGAATGAAATGGGTCGTAAAATATAAAGATAAAGTTAGAGATTTGGCGTATTCAACATACGCCAATATCTTTAATAATTTATCAGATTTAACAGACAAAGTTGCCGCTATTAGCAACTTAAAGTTGTTTGATAAACTTGCGAGTATTGAAGAAATAAAACGTACTCAGTTATATGCCAATGCTATTAAATCGACAAATTTAAAACGTTGGATAACTGATACTGAAAAAGAATTGTTTACTAATAAGATTGATAATCCAGTCATTTCTAATACTAAGTTAGATAATACCAACGAGATTCAATTATATTATAATTCTAATCAAGGCCGATTTTATATTAAAATTAATGATAAGTATCGACAACTTGGCGGCAATATAATTTCTTATACCGTTGGTAAGGGAACTTTTTCTGGCAACGGAGAAGAAACACGAATTCAACATAATATTCATGATTCTCGAAACGTTGGCGTAACGCCTTCGTTCGTATCGATTAAACCTTTACATTCTAGTAATCAAGGTAGAGTCGGAGACATGTGGGTTAAAAAAGATAATAATTTTATTTATGTTGGTAATACTGGTTCTCAAGGAATAGAATTTCAATATATTATTTTTGCTCCGAAAGATTTGGGTTAATATATGAAGAAAAATAGAACTTTTAAACAAGGTAGAGGATCTGAACAACTCTTTAATCAAGAGATGTACGATATTTTTCTCGCTGTAAAAGATATCAATCCAGATATGACTGAGCAAGAAAAAGTATCGGGTTCAAAAGCTGTGCCTGATAATATAACTCATGGTGCTTTGTGGCGTAACGATAGAACTAATGAGTTAAAATATTACGACGGTGTAAAAAAAGCTTGGGTTAATATTTATGATAATAAATTCCAGCTTATTACACACCTTATGGAAGAAACGACTCCGGCTAATCCTATTAAAGGACAGTTGTGGATTTATAACGGTATCTTATTATACTTTGATGGTCGTGAATGGAAACCGATTAAATCAATTCAAGCTGACGATGCACAATTTAACGAAGCGGCTTTCGCCGATTTTGCATTAGTTAGCCCGTTACTTTCTGTTGGTAACGTAACAGTTCCGTCTTTAAGAAACGAAGATTCTAAACGTTATGAAAATGAATTAAAGACTGGCTATCAGGCTTCTAAAGATAATTATTCTGAGAAGACGACAGAATTTGATACAGAGTGGGGAGATCCATTTACTGCACCAAAACATGACTTATTAGTCGATCCTAATCATCGTACTCAATACGTTATTCCTAATGTGAATAACGATAGAATATTTATTGAAAATAGTTTAGTCGATGATTATGAAAAAGTTAATACTGTTTGCTTCCAATATCCGACTGTAAAAGCTCAAGATAAAAATTTAAGTGCATTACATATCAATGCACAAAAATTATCTAATATTACTAAACGTTTATTTAAGATTAATAAAGATGATAGCAATACAAATGCTATTATCGATATCAATCCTAATAATACAGAATTTTACGGATTCAAAGCTGGCGAATACAAAGGTGATCATTTATATCCATATAGAGAATCTTTTGAGACTGGCATAACAAATAGCACAGCTAATTCTTTAAATAATACGTCTGGTGTTCCTGAAGTCGATGCAATTAATGCACGACTTCATCCTGAAATTAATTATAATAAACCTGATAAACCGACTGTTGATAAACTTGGTAAAAAACAAGATGTATCGATGAAAGATGATCCAGATAAACGATTTGGTGATTATGTAATTATGCATAAGCAAATCGCATTGAATTATCGTACCGTTCAAAATTATGATTATATCTTAGCTGTAACGTATGATTTTAACTGGATTAATTATACGGGTTCTCTTAAAAAATTAAATAATGGTAACTTGTTCCAAGGTTTCCATATTCCTGATTTGCCAGAATCTATTAATCTATTCTTCGATGGCTTAATGCTCGAAGAACAATTTTACGATGTCGATTTAAAAAATCAACTCGTTAAACTCGAAGATAAAGTTTATAAAGAAGACGAAGTACATATATTTAAAAACTTCGTAAAAGACTCTGGCTATATTGTCGAAACTAATCTTGACAATCAAGGCATTATTCAATTACATAAAGAATTCAAATCTCCGTTAGTGTTTGTAGCTGGTGAATTAATTCATCCGACATTCGGCGGATTAATTTATCGTGATAATAAAATCTTTGTGCCTCGTGCTAAAGTAAATATGCCATGGACAGTTATCGAAACATATGTTCCTGGTGAAGATAATGCATATGCTGCTGGTACTGTTAATTTTGATAATAATATTGTTGCCGGTACTAATCGTGTATTGAATACTGAGAATGGCAAACCAAATATCGATGCGACAGCTATTTATAATACTGGTGATCAATCATTAATCGTTCAACAAGGTCAAATAGGTCATAGTGGAAATAATATGATTTATTATGATCCTCGTGTAATTACGGATACCGACGAAGTAATTTTATTCTTAGATGGTATGTTAATTAATCCTAAGAATATTATCTGGAATAAAGATTATCATTATTTAACATTAAAAGATGGTTTATTCCCTGGTCAAGAATATTTACTATTAAGAGATCCTGACGACAGATTATTCGATGGCGCTAGTGCTATGGATACATATTATGTCGGAGCTCTTAGCGATAGTCTTGTATACCATAACGGCAAATTATTATGTAACCAACAACCATTAATTTCTCCAGTATCTCCTAAAGATCGTCAACCAAGTACTGCCGATGGCGAAGTCGTATTATTTATGCCAGATAATTTAACTGATGCGGCAACGGTTCAAATTTATGATGATTATAAGAAGTTATGGCGATTAGCAAACGAAAAAGAACTTAAAGATATCAAACGTATTGTTACGTCTTATGAAAATACCGTATCTTCTGTTAAGATGAATATTCCGGTATTACCTGAAGATTCTATTAATATCTTTGCATATAAGTTTGCTAGCGATACAGAAAATGCTATTAAGATTGGCGATTTTATGTTGGATTCTACTGATCCGACTAATCGTACATATCATATGCAATACGATAAATATTTGCCACGCGTTAATTCTTTAACAGTTTTCCGTAACGGTGTTCGTCAAATACTCGATGTCGATTATGTAGAATCTGATGACGGTACGACAATTACGTTCTTATGTCCGGCTAATGATATTAAGATAGGTGAAAAGATTCATTATACTATCGAACAGTTAGAAGTTGGCGCTTCTAAAGTAATGGATGTTATTACGTTAGATAATACAAATTCAATCGGTACGAATGTATACGAAATTCCTACACAAACAGAATTATATTTGTATCCTGGTCGATTAGTTGTATATCGTAACGGTGTTCGTTTACCAAAAGATGATTGGACATTAATCGGTAATAAGACAATTCAGATTATTAAATCTGATCGTCCTTATATCGGTACGACAGCAAGTAACTATCCTAACGAATCTTTCTATAAACGTGAAACAGATTCTTCGTATACTGTACATCATAATTATCCAGATCGAATTACGATCGAGATTCGTCAAGACTATAAACGTAAAGAAGAAACGTTTAAAATGAAATATAATCGTATTCCAGAATTTCCGATTAATGATTATGATATCGATCCTCAAGTTCTCGAAACAAAAGACGAAGTTTTATTTTATATCAACGGTCTGTTTACAGGATTAAGTCGTAATATAGTAAATGGATACGTTTTAAATAAATATAAAAGTTGTATTACGTTTAATGATCGAAAAGTTGCAGCATTGCTTGCTAACGATCCTTTATATATAGACTTGTATGAAAATCCTGATAAAATGGAAGCTTGGAAAAAACGTACAGGTAAATCTGAATATACAACGAGTATAAAACATTATATCACTTATGATTATCGTGTTTAGGAGAACATAATGGCACAAGATTTAACTAAAGTTACAATAAATCAGATCGATATGGATGCTGTGACCGAGACAGTCATCGCAAAAGGTAATCTGGTTTATCGTACAGATCATAGTGATACTAAAGCAGAAGATGTAGATAAAGTCGGCAGTATTCCTGCCGACCACATCGCTGTAAGTATTGACGGTGATCGAGAAACTGTAAATAATGCTCTTAAGTTAGGCGGTAAACCTGCAGCTGATTATATGACAGTTACGAAAGGTAATAGCTTAACGACAAGAACTGAAAATATTAAGAAAAAATTTGGCGACGATATTTTAGCTCTTCGTGATGAATTGTATCAGCTTCGTGGTCAACTTGCCAAAAATGGTTACGTAAAAGACATCGGTTATTACGATGGTTATTACGATTGTTTCCATAATTTTAATCAAGTACATTTAAATAAAGAATTAGCTAATACTAAAAATACTGTACAAACAGATCGTAAGTCTTTGATCTTCCCGGCTAATACTGATATGGATCAATTCTCTCAGTATGATTTTATTGCGATTGTTAATAGTGTTACAGGATTGCAATGCGTACGTCAAGTCGCAGCTGTCGATAAAGCTAATTTTAAATTAACGTTAGATCGTAATATTGCTAATAGCGTTATCCTTCAAAATGCAGAATACTATCAAGTATTTAAATCCTATGGTGCTGTATTTAATGGTGATTTTTTGTTCGCTCGACCATTAGAAACAGTAATGGGTGATGAAGAATATGCATCTGGTGAAACTGACGATACGAACCGTGAATTTGTTAAAATGATGAAACCTGGATTTGGTTATGCTACAACTCTTAAGTTTAGTGAAGGTAAAGCTGGCTTCTTAAAAACTGTAGAATTGTGTATTAAAGCATATGGTAATCCTGGTCCTATTAATTGTTATTTAATCGATGCTCGAGATGTCGATTTATTCAAGAATGGTCAGCAAGCGGAAGCTGTCTATAAATCTTCTCAAGCTAATAACGACGATAAATTTAAATTCTTTGCTAAGACTCAACCTAAAGCAGTCAGTGCTACAGTCGAACGTCAATACGTAAAATTTAGTTTCCAACAAGATGGTAAATATCCTATCATCCCAGATAATTACTATCAAGATCCTACACGTTATTGTTTGATTGTAGAATTCATGGAAGTTAATACAGAAAATTATTATGAAATCGAATTAATTAATCATAATAAAAACGATCTTCAGTTAAATAATATTTTCTATAACTACGAACGCAAATCTGACGTAGCCGTAGCTCATGCTCTAACAGAAAGTGACGAAACTAAGAAATCTGATTTATATTTCTTATTTAGAACACAACAAAAATTAATGAATCAACCAAGTCCTGTTAACGAAGGTTTATATTCTGCTCATATATACAATCGTCGACTTCAACATGCTTCTAAAGCTAGAGTCGAATTAAGAATTAAACGTGAAGGTTTATACGAAGCAAGTACATTAAGCTCTCCGTCATTATTTACGACCGATGCTGTAAACTTGAAACGAAATGCAAAAAATGTTACAATTAATTCAGTGCATGAGTTAAGTCTTAAGACTGAAATTAACAAACCGATGGAACTTCGTCGTGGCGATCAAACAGATATTTCTATGCCAGTCGATGTTGTTATCGGTGAAAACATTTCTAAGGTTAAAGGCTTTAATAATGAAGACGTAACATTTACAACTCCGGTTCTTGTAAATAATAACGATCCGATTTATCGTATCGGTTATGTCGTAGCTATTAAAGCAAGAGAATATAAGTTTAAAGATGGTATTATTACCAAAGGTCAATTTAAACGTTTTATTCTTCCATTAACAGAAGTCGTTAAAGATGTCCACTCTTATGCCGACGGTGTAAGCGATCGACTTATCTTTGAAGCTCCTTTATATGAAGAAGGTCAAAGCATAGTCGATTATAACGATTTCGAAGTACAAGTATACTGGGAAAATCCTGAATTAAGTAATAGTGATGTTACTAAACAAGAACAAATGGGCGCTCTTAAAGAGATTACAGTAAGCTTTGCTTCTGATTTCGAATAATTTAATAATATATGCCGGGGGCTATGCCCTCGGCTTTTTTGCTGTCTAAGGAAATATAATGATCGTAGATAACAAAGATTTTCAAGAACAATTAAATATATTAAAAGAAGGTATCGATATTCCACAACTCGATCCTTCGAAGATTATGGATTCAGAAGAATTTAATACATTTTTTAATGGCGTCGAAATAGCATTAAATAATATCACTCAAAATATTAGAGTATTAGAAGACGCTAACGATTATTTAGTAAAATATGTTAACGATACTATAGATAAGAAATATAAAGATATTAATGATAAGTTATTAAACTTAGAAAAGAATTATTCGTTATATCAAGATAAAAATTTTATTACATATAATGTAGAACTAGATTCTAGTAAAGATATATTAGATCGAACTGGCAATGCAATTAGTACTGTCGATTATGTTACGATGCAATCTGGCACAATCGATTTATTTAAAAATATCTCGGCGGTCGAACCATATTCTGTTGATATTGATAAAGAACATGGGTCTGCCGTTATTTGTTTTTCTAAAAATGCAATTACGCAAAACAATACAAAAGTCGGTACATTTATTATTAAATTATTAGAACCGATTACTCTTAATATCGTAACATGCGATTTAATAAATTGTGTCGGTAGTTTTACGATTAATAACTCGATTCAAGAATATCAGTTTAATTCATATTTTAAACCACAAGAAGTTTCGTTAATAGTCGTTACGTTAAAATCTGGAAACCCTTCGACTGAATTTAAATCTGTAAGAGTTAATCATTCGAAAGGATTTATGGATAATGATTTTTACGGAGATTTTTCGATTAGTCAAAATTCTGAAAAAGCAAAAGAACAGCAAATGGCTGAAATTTATTACAAAAACGATGTTACGAAATATTTAGGAGAAAACGATGGCCGAAGAAACTAAGATTAGTCAAAAACTTACCGTTAAAGATATCGGTATTGTTTTAGACGATAAAGATACAATTAGTACTATTAGCCATCCGATTCCAGCTCGTAAAGCTAATCAATCTGATATTATTAATACACAAATTACGAATTATAAATTTGGTATCAATAATTTAAATTTGAAATACGATAATGCTACACTAACATCTGGCACAATATCTAAGTTAATTCAAATAGGTAAATGTGATTATGTTACATTAAATACATCGTTACATCAACAACGTAAAGAAGATTATTATGGCGTTGAATTTTCTATTATTGATAATAATAAAGAAAAGCCTATTATCCCATATAATCAATCACAAGTGATATATGAAAAATTATATTTAAAACTACCGTTACGTTTTCAAGCTAATAAAACAACTCCTATTATTGTTAACGAAGTAACGAAAGATGGTATAGTATTATATAATACATATAATACGTTATCAGATTTTGAAAATGATCGTAATGTAATCGATAATCAGATTGCTAGTAATAAAAAAGAATTAGTTGTATCTTATGTACCGATTAAAGGAAAACGCATTGCAGTCGATAGCGATAAGATTTATTTGAAGATTATTAAACATGTATATGTCGGTAATATGCCTGTGAAGATTGAAAATATTATTATTAATGCTCATGGAGGAAAACTCGAATGGAAGATTTAAAAAATACGACTGTCCGACAAGCCTATCTTCAAGCATTAGCCGACGATAAAAAATTTGATGTATATAAAAAGAAATCGTTATTAAGTCCGAATCAACCATTATTCGAACCTCATTATATTAATGACGAAGAAGAAATATCTTACGATAACGTTAACCAGAACGTTCTTGAAACGTCGTTCGATATTTTAAATCTTAGTATGAATGTCATCGATAACGTAAGCGAAATTGAAAATTTAATGTACGATGTCGATGAGCGTATTAAAAGTATCGACGAAAAGATTCAGGCCGAAGAAGAACGTGTTAAAGACGTTAATATGATTTGCGGAAATATAACAGACTTCAATACGATCATCCCGTTAACAGTTAATAACTTTTCAATTAAATCTACATTATATCAATATCGTAATTGTATAACAGCTTCTCAAGTTAATGAGAAAAAAGCTACTTTACGCTTAATTAATATTAATGGTAATGGTTTTGTCGGTAACGATTATATCGTATCTAAACAATCTGATTTAGTTATGCAAAAAGATTTAATGGATATGTCTAACGAATCGTATATGTATGATACAATCGGCAATTTATTTTGGGAATATAGCCGATTGTTTAGTTATGATTCTGTTAATAAATCTGATATTGTAAATATCGATGATTTGCCAGTTCAAGTTCAACTTACATTTCAGTCAATATCTAATGATGGCGTAAATGAAATCGTATTCTCTGATACAAGTGAAGTTCATATTACGGCTATCGAAATATCTGACGATAACGTAAATTGGCATACGACGTTCGAAGGCGATATCATTCCGAATAAGCAAGATAATAGTTACTCTGATTTTACATATATATATGGTACTGGTGCTTTAGTATTTCCGACAACACAATTCGTAAGACTATCGATGTATAGCCATAAGATTGACGATAATAAAATTAAGATTAATAATACGATTAATCCTAATATTTCTCGTAAAGTTATTCGTATCACGTCGGTCGAAGGTCGTCGAACAGAATTTAACAACGGAACTGGATTGACTCCAAACTTAATCGAATCTGGTCGTGCGATTGCTGTCGGTATATTCTGTAATGAATATGTTCCGGATTTTATTAGGAATAATTTACGAAACGAAGTTACGTATACATTAATTATTAATGGTAAACAATATAATGTCGTTCCTATTAATAGTAATCGACGCGGAATTAAATTTATTAAATATTCGAAGACATCATTAAAAGAAAATTATGTCGAATATATTAATGAGCCAATTTCAAGTATTCAAATTGGTTTAACAATTCCGACAACATATAATTATTCTCCATATTTAGCTAATTTTAAATTGTGTTTAGGAAAGCAGGTGTCTAATGTATAAAGATCAAGTTTATAAGTTAGAATATTATAAACAAAAATTGATTAGTCAATCACTTTCTCTCGGTGAGTTTTTAAATGAAAGCTCATTAGATTCTGCGCTCGAAGATTACGAAACACAATTTGCTTTATTTAAACATCGATATATTCAAAAAGGATCGAAACTCGACGTAAAAGATTTTAATAATGAATTAGCTATTCTCTATCAAGATCTATTAATTTTATATCAAGTTATGTATGATATAACGATTAAGAGATTTAATAAAACTAAAGAATTAGTATCGATTAAATTAAATGATTTAGAACGAATAGCCGATCAATATTATAGTCGTTGTAAGCTCGAAACGATTGCTATATTTGGTGATACGTTAGTATATCAAGCTGATAATTTTGACATAACGAATAAAAATGGGAAAAGTTATATTAAGTTACCTAGTTTTACGACGTATGAAGGCGCTACGTTAGCATTTTTAGCAAGTGTCGATAACTTAGACAATGCTAACGTTATTTTAGAATTAAATCCTAGTCAGAATATTCAGAATTATGAATCGAATGAAAATTTATTTGTCGTTCCTGGCGAACCAGAAATTACGACTAAATTTTTTGAATTAGATTCTAGCAACAAATATAACGGCAGTTTTATACTTGAACACAATCCAGATAATGCTTATCAAAGTCAATATTTTATTTATAGTGGTAAAGATATGATTAATATTGACGGACGCTATATTAGTATTAGTGAGTATAATAAAACTGATTTTAGTACAGAATATAATATCGAGTTATATATTTATAATGCAACACAGGCCGATTTTAATTTCTCGTTAGAACCATTACGATCTAATATTGATAATCATTATGTTACGATTAAAGATCGAGTTCAAAAGTTTACGTTTAAAATGGCACCGTATTCTCATTTATCAGTTAATACTAATGGTATTGTATTTTGTGCTGTCGACAAATGTCGAGTAAAGGATAATCGATTATACTCTAGAACGTTTTATAATAATGTATATAGTTATATGTTAGAAACAGTTAGTTATAATAAAGAAGTAATATATACTAATCCAGTAGCTGTTATCGATAATCCAATAAATAAAGAAATCAAAATTAAATCGTTAGCTGTTAAACAAAATAGGTATAGTGATTATGATCAAGTACAATATTAGAAATAACGGGCCGTGGGAATACGATAAATTTGTTCTAAATTATTATAATCTTCACAATGAAATTATGCTTAATAAAATTAAGTTAAATATTGAAGAATCTAGAAATAAACAGATCGACGATATTTATAATCGTACGTTAGAACAAAATCAAACGGCTAAGTTGTATCGTAAAATAAATTATACAGTCTGAGGTTATTAATGGAAGTAAAAAAGACATCTAAATATTTTGTTGATTTAGTCAAATCGATGAAAGAAGATTATACGAATTTACAATCTTCTATTAATAATCAACATAATAGTTATAATAAGAAATTAGAAATAATGAATGCGATGTTAGAATATAACAATTCATTATCTTCTCGTCTCGAAAAAGATTTCGATGCATTGCGTGAAAATAATCGTATAGTCGAAGCGATGTACGATGGAAATGCTATGCATCGTAAAAATATATTTAATAGTAACAAAGTATTATTTGTTGATAGCAATAAGATATTAAAAAATAATTCTTCTTACGACACATATGGTAATTGTGTTCATCCTAAAATTATCGGCAATCTAGAAAATGTTTTGAATTTTAATAGTTCTGTCGGTTATATTTTTAAACCATCAGCAACTGTTTCTATTAACGGTGAAAGTAATTCTGAATATGTAAATATTTTGAAGCACGATACAATTGCCGATAAGGCTCCTGTGTTCGATCAGTATACGAGTAATGTATTAACTGTTACGATTGATTTTCCAGATAATCCATTAGTCGGTGCTACGAATTGTAATGCTATTGAATTATCACCATTTTTAGCTGGTGCTGCCGTATTAAAAGCAATTACGATTATTACGACACCTGGTACTCAGTTGTCAAACGATGCGATTATTATGGATTACGATCAACCATTAGAAGATACAAGGATTTTGTTTGATAGCATATATGCTATCAAAACTTTAACGTTATCTTTTGATTTAACATTTACTAATAATTTAGGTTTATATCCATTCGGATTGCGACATATTTATTTGTATAATGCTAATTTCGATACAGAACGTAGCAATATCGTTATTCGTAACGATTATCAAAATCTTATTAAATATATTGACGATGGTATTATTATTTCTAATCAAGACGGTAGTAATACATCGAATAAATATTCGGCTCATGAAACTACATGCAGCGAACAAGGTATTAAATTATATAGCTATTATGCTAATAATAATTTATTATATCAAATCGAAACCCATACACGAGATTTAGCAAATCAATTATCTAGGAATACGAAAGTATTTTATGCCGATATCCCTGTAAAGAAAGCAATGTATTCTATTGAGTTTAAGAAAGTCCGTACTTAGTACGGGCTTTTTTTATTTTTATTCTTATGGTATAATAATAAAGAACAATGTAAAAGTCCACGAAGGAGAAATAACCTATGATTGATGCTATGTGGTACGAAGCCAATATTCTTGGTCATTCTACCGATAAGACATATATAACTCAATATACAATCGATTATCTATATGATAATGATATGAACGATTACGATATCATAAAGATTCTGTCCACGTTTAAAAAAGAATCGATTAAATATTGTGATCTGCCTAATTCTTTATGGAATGATAGTTTACTTAAACGTGATACTTATTATTTCAACTCTAAACTGCAAATTCTATCGAAGCCACCAACTCTTTCGATAGATGCTAATATCACGCCTAAAGATATTAAATTTTTTAAAGAAATGAAAATTTCGTTTACGAAGGACGATTTACTACGTTTCTTTTATTCAAAATCTAATTCTTTAATCGTAAAAGATTATAATCGTGATATAGGTGCTATCGATTATTTGTTAAATCGATATAATAATCAACTTATGGAATCTGTCGACATTTGTTTATATTTAATAGATGAATACTCTTATTGCGTAAGTTCATTATTAAATTTAACAAATTACGAAGTCGATATTCTCGATAAAGTAAATACAATATATTATGATAACTATAGATCAGGCACAAATAGAATTATATACAGATGGAGTTAATTATGAGTATAAATTTTTATGAACTATCACGTTCGACATATGAAGAATATGAAATCGAAACGGAAAAGGAAGAAGAAGAAGGTTATGATACGTCTAACTTTAGCATCTTTAACGATAAGCTTAGCGGTCTAACAAAAGGATTTTATATCTTTGCCGGTGAATCTAATGGTGGTAAAACAGCTATTATGTCTAATCTATTAAAAGATTATGGTACGACGGCTAAGAATAATTTATTCGCTATTTACTACACACTAGACGATACTGTCGGCGAAGTTATTCCAAGAATTATAGCTATGGATCAGAATATTCCGATAGCTGTAGCAGCTAAGCCAAAACGTTATGAGAAGTTTGCAGCGATTACTCCGAGAACACCTGACGAAGAATTTAATATCGAACAAATTCGAGAACAATTACGACGTCGTAAAGAGGGTATTCAATTATTAAAGGAGCAGAGCCATCAATTTATGATGACCGACGGCACTAAATTGCATACGTACGAAGATATCGTCGAACATGCAAAACAGGCTCAGGAGTTTGTCAAATCGCTCGACGACAAAAATAATATTATAATCGGTATCGACTCTATATCAGATATCCGTTACGCAAATAAAGATTTTAAAGACGTTAAGAATAAATATGAATGTCTATCTGAAGACCTTAAAAAGTTAGCTAACACTGATTTACAAATTCCAGTATTCGGTACAGCTCATTTGCGTAAATTAAATCATGGTGGTCGTCCTAGCCTAGACGACTTAAAAGATTCAGTACGATTACAATATGATGCCAGCGTTACGTTCTTAGTCCATAACGACGTAAGTAAAAATAGCAATAGTGCTAAAGTATTTTATAATCGAGAAGGTAAAGAAGAAATTCAACCTATTATCGAAGTCCATTGGGCTAAGAATAAACGCAGTGAATTTAAAGGTCGTACATTCTATTATTTTATTCCAGAATATTCCAAAGTAACAGAATGTACGTTACAAGATAGTGAACGTTTTAATAATATTATAAGAGGTTAAAATGTCTGAGACAGTATTAAGTCCATATCAAGTTTTCTATGACTATATGATGGAAAAAGTTAGTCATGTTCCGACAACTGTCGAACGAGAAAACTTTGTCGGTATTTGGATACCGGTATTAAAAACATTATGTGATGCTCGATTCGGTACACAGCCTGTCGTATTCGATATATTAAAATTATCTCTAATGTATGCCGTTCGTCGTATCTTATTAGACGATATGACAATCGACAGCTATAAAGATTTGTTTAATGTACGTGATTATTTTAAAGATTGTTTCGATACGTCAGATCTTCCTGAAGGAACAGATATGATATTCGAAGATTTTTGTATTAAAATCACTCAGTCATGCGAATCGTTATTAGGTCAAGAAACAGATGTCCCTTTATTACGTCCTAATTTAAGTAGTCCCGATCAATTATTTTATGAGTCATATAAAGTAGCATTGATGATTTATGAAAATAACAAGTAATCAATTTTTAGATTATCTTGATAGTCCTTGGTTCTATAATATAAAATATAATACACCCATTCCGATAGACGAGCGTACCATACGCTCGTCTTTGTTAAAGATTGCGTATGTATTTTTAGGTAGTATTTATTCTAAAAATATTATCGGTATGCCTGAAATGTCTCAGCTCTTGGATAAAGAATTAGAAAATGCACCGCATCGTATTAAACCAAAAGATGTTATTAGTGGACTAGCAAGATTAGATAAATTATATAATTATTGTTCTTCTCAGGAAATTAATATTATTAGTATAGGCCATATGCATACATTAACATTCGATGAAGGCGAGATCGAAGTCGATATCGGACCGATCGCTTATAAGAATGGTAAATATTTTTTATTCTATCCAGTATTCGATCAAACATTTAATCAAGATAAATGTGATAGCGATATCAAATGTAGCCTAGACTGGAAAGCTGCATATGACGCCTTCGATTTTCAGTTAAGTGGTGTTATGTTTTATTATCCTAAGACTAATAATACATTTATAGCATATCGTGATATTAGTTCAATCGAACGTCTTAATTTTATTGCTAATAATGTATTGAAAGGTATTGCTAATAATATATACTTTCCAGTTCGAGAAGAATCGAGTAAGTGTCGATTTATCCCAGAGATATCTCGTACGTTTACCGGAAAGTAATATACATGCCTTATGAAATAGACGGATGTAAATATAAAACAAAAGCTCTTCGTGATACACATATTCTTTGGAACGAATATAAAAAGAAAAAATTAATCAAGAGCTTTGAACTTCCACAAGTTAAAGATAAGATTAAGAAAAGCCGATACTTTTCATATAAGCCGTATGTCGATGATATTAAATTCGACAGCTTGATGGAAGCAAGTTATTATATTTACTTAAAAGAAAAACTCAAGAAAAAAGAAATTCTTGGATTTGAACGGCAAGTAACGTATGAACTACAACCTGGTTTTAGAAAAAATGGTAAGAAAATTTTACCAATTAATTATATAGCCGATTTCGTAATTACGAATCTTGATAAAAGTATTCGTGTTATCGATATTAAGGGTAAGGTTACTGTCGATTTCAATCTAAAGAAAAAATTATTTGAATATAAATATGAAGAGTTGAAACTCGAATGTTTACAATTTCACGATGGACAATGGATGTCTCTCGACGAAATTAAAAAATTAAAAAGAAAGACTAAAAAGAAAAAATAATGTCCGAACGTAAAATATTAGACGGACAAAGAGAAGCTTGGGAAGAAGTCGATTCATTAGTATTAGAATGCCAAAGTCATAATACTGATCCTCGACGTCGAGATGAATTATTACAAGAACTATTAATTCGATTTGAACCATTCTTAAATATGTTCCGTGATCTATTATTAGAAGATAAAATTTATCTTAATAATAAAGTATCGCGAGAATTTATCGGATTATATATTGCTAATAAATATTTACGATCTAAAGTATTTAAAAATTGGCATCTTAATAAAGATGAATATGCCGAAGTAAATCGTAGCTTAAGTTTGATTCGTGACAACTATGCTAAACAATGCGATGTCGAACAAGATTTAAAAACATTGTTTTCGACTATGGTTATGAAGTATAAAAAAACGAATCGTAGCTTTAATGCATATTTAACATATGTATTCCGCTACGAACTGTTTAGATTTATTCAAGCCCATCTTAAAGATCGTATCAATAATTCATACGATCGTTCCGATATGAACGATATTGGCGTGAGTAATTTGTCTTCATTAACGATGCATAAAGCTGATCTTCTCGATCAAATTGTTGTTGACGATGACGGGAACTTTAGCGAATTATGGATTAACGGTGAAGTATGTAATGATTTGTTTTCACATCTTACCCCAACAGAACGTTTAATATTAGCTATGGTATATGCAGAAAATGCTAAGCCAGTCGAAATAGCTAATAAGATCGGAGTCGATATTCAGACGTATCGTAAGATTCGTCGTGGCGCTTTAAATAAGCTGGAAAAGCTTACGGGTAAAGATATCAATCGACGCAAAAAAAGAAACGAGTAGCGAAAGCTACTCGCTTTTTTTATGTCTATATGTTATAATAATAAAGAAAGGTGGTTACTTATGATAGGTAAAGATAAGTACAGATCTCGCTTAAAAGTTGATGATTTAGTCGCCCAAATTTTGGAATTAAAACAAATTCCGTTAGACGACGCATATAATATCTTATATGATCAAGATAAAATCATTAACATCGATGAAACTAACGAGATTATTAATATTAACGAAGCTGCGTCCTTATTCGTTGATTATTTAAAACAAGGACGCGATATTTTTGTTTATGCCGACTATGATGTCGACGGCATGACAAGTGGCACTATAATGAAACGCTTTTTAGCACAATTTAAAAATTATAGTGAAGTATACTTTCCAGAACGTAGTGATGGTTATGGCTTAAGTATTGACTTTATTGAAAAGATTAACGAACGATATAAATGTCAATTAAAGCCATTAGTTATTACGGTTGATAATGGTATTACTAAAGTCGAAGAAACTGAACTTTGTAAAAAATACAATATACCAATTATTATTACTGATCATCACTTACCGCAAGAAGTGTTACCCGATACAATAATTGTCGATCAACATATTACCGAAAGTGATCATTGGGCAAAAGCTTTATGTGGTGCTGAAGTAGCTTTATATTTCTGCCGAGCTATCGAACGAGCATTAGGCTATAATTATTATCATACGAATAAATTGATTTATTTGGCAGCTATCGGAGCCATTGCCGACGTAATGCCTATGGCAAGTATCATAAATCAAGCAATCGTGCAAAAAGGTTTTAAACAAATTAATGAAGGCAATGTACCGAATACACTAAGACAATTCGTTAAGAATATGGGTTCGCCTCGAATGAATAGTGAATTCGTATCTTGGGATTTAGCTCCTCGTCTTAATAGCTGTGCTCGATTATTCGATATTAAATCTTCGATTGAATTATTAGATATTAGTGAAGATGCAGAAGACGTATGTAATAATGTCGAAGCATACAATAATCAACGTAAAGAGCTAACTAAAGAATATACCGATATTATTAAGAAAGCTTATAACGAAAGTTATGATGAAAACTGTAATATTGCACTAGTTGCTTTAGACTATGCTCCATTAGGCATACTTGGTATATTAGCCGGTAAGTTAGAAGACTATAGCGGACTGCCTTCGTTTGTCGGTATCGATGATCAAGAGCAATTAATTCATGGTTCCGCACGAAGTAATTCATATCCACTAAATGTATTATTAGCTAACGATGAAAATGTATATTCATTTGGTGGACATGCGGCCGCTTGTGGCTTTGCTATTTATAATGATAAAGTCGAAGAATTTAAACAATCGTTAACTGATAAAATTAATGAATTAAATAAACATGCTGTTGTCGAATCAGTTCGTAGCAAACCAGAAGAACTTATTTATTTTACGTTATCTGATTTAACGAAAGAAGCATATAATTCGTTTTATTTATTTGCTTATGATAACGTATCGTTTGAAAAACCTAAAATCTGTATTAAAGATTTAACGATTACGTCAATAAGCATAAGTAAGAATAACGATAAGAATATTAAGTATACGTTATTCGACGGTAAGAAACAAATTGATTTCTGGCATTGGGGCACTGGAGATCTTGGCTTTAGACAAGGAGACAGGGTTCGTATTATTGGTGATATAACTAAGAATTTCATGAAGCCTAAGTTATATACGTTACGAATCGATAAGATTATTAAGGAGGAATAATCATGTTTACACATTTACATGTGCATACAGCATATAGCTTTTTAGATGGCTATTGTCATATACCTAAATTAGTATCGAGAGCAAAAGAATTAGGTATGACAAGTTTAGCTATTACCGACCATAATCATATGGGCGGCATTTATGAATTTCAAAAAGAATGTAAAAAACAAGGTATTAAACCAATTCTAGGATTCGAAGGTTATCAAACTTGGAATGCTGAAGAATTAGCTAAGGATGTTGATAGTCGTTGGGCCGATGCAGCTATCGATGCTTTCCGAAAAGGCGTCGTTACCGAAGAAGAAGCACAAGCTGTTATCACGAAGAAAAAAGGCTTTAAAGGTATTAAAGAAGTTAAAGAACGCATTAAATCCTTTATGTATGATACTCGCCAATATCATTTAATTTTATTAGCAATGAACCAAACCGGTTTAAATAATCTAATAAAATTACAAAGTGAAGCGGCTAAAGTTTGTACATATAACGGACGGTTCTTATTCGATATGAGAATGCTTCGTAAATATAGCGAAGGTGTTATTTGTACGACGGCATGTGTTGCTAATATCGTAGCTAAAACTTTTAATAAGGGCGATCGACAATTGGCCGAAACTTTATTAAAAGAATATAAAGATATTTTTAAAGATCGATTTTATTTAGAAGTACAACCTAATAATTTTAACGATCAAGTTAATGTTAATAATTTTTATATGGAAATGCATGACAAATATGATATTCCTTTAATAGCTACTAGCGATGTACATTATGTGCTAAAAACAGATAATAAAGATCATGACGTATTAGTATCTATCGGTACTGGTACTGATATATATAATCCTAATCGAATGAAATATGATCATAACTATTGGCTTAAAAGTGAAGAAGAAATGCAAGCTGGTTTTAAAGATATACTTAATAAAACCGAAACCGATCGTGAAACAGCTTTAAAAAAATATGCTTTATATCTTGAAGCTATGAACAATACACAAGTTATTGCTAACATGATTGAAGACGTGACGTTAGGTAGTTCGACTCCGTTAATGCCAAAGCTTCCTAATTCTAATAATACTAAAAAAGAATTGCGTGAACTTGCTTATAAAGGGTTATATGAATTAGCTAAACGTTATAAATATATTGCTGATGATATTGTTAATTATGAAAAACGATTGGCTTATGAATTAAATATTATTAACTATAAAGATTTCGCTGATTATATGTTAATCGTTCGTGAGTATATTAACTGGGCCGATAATAATGGTGTAATGACTGGGCCTGGTCGTGGATCGGCCTGTGGAAGCCTTGTTTTATGGTGTATTGGAATAACAAAAAATATCGACCCTATCAAGTATGATTTATTATTTGGTCGTTTTTTAACTATTGATAGAACGGGACTTCCTGACGTAGACGCAGATTTTAGCTATTTTGGTCGTGATAAAGTTATTGAACATATTAAAGATTTATACGGCTTTGAGAATGTAGCACATATTGGTACATATACACAACAAGGTGTTAAATCTGGTTTGAAAGATGTTGGACGTGCTTTAAAAATTCCGTTTGAAAAAATGAATTTATTAAGTAAACAAATTGATGATTTTGAAGATGTCGTACCACCACAACCTAAGTTTAAAGATTACGATTCCTTAAAAGATGGCAACGAAAGTGAAAAATCTTTATATAAAAAATGGCAAAAATTAGAATCTGAAAATAAAGAATTATTCAGATTAGCTCGTAATTTTGAAGGTCTTAAACGTAACTTTGGTGTTCATGCTTCTGGTGTACTAGCTATGCCTTGTCGTGTCGACGATTATTTCCCGACACGTACTGATGAAAATGGTGTTATGATTACATTATTTACCGGCGTTGAATGTGAAGAATTAGGTACGGCGAAACTCGATATTCTTGGATTAAAAACATTATCGATTATCGAAAAAACACTCGACCATCTTCATAAAGATGTTGATTGGCTATATGATAATTTTGATATTGAAGATAAAAAATTATATCAAATGTTAGCTTGTGCTAAATCAGATTGTATATTTCAATTGGAATCTGATATGTTTAAAGATTATCTTCAAGAAATGAAGCCAACATGTTTCGATGATATAGCAGCTACAACAGCGTTGCTCCGACCGGGGCCTTTGTCTGCAGGCATGCATCATCAATATGCAAAACGTAAACAAGGTTTAGAAAAAAATGAATTACCGTTGCGAGGTATTGAAAATATTTTAGATAAAACATATGGTGTAATTCCTTATCAAGAAAACGTAATGCAAATATCTAAACAGGTTTCTGGATTCGATGATAACCAAGCTGATTCAATTGTGCGCAAGACGGTAGCTAAAAAGAAAGTAAGTATGTTCCCAATGATGATTCGTTGTCATATTTATGGCAAGAAAAATTGTGAAGGCCCTGAAGGTTGGGAAAATAATAATGAATTACCGTGGTATGATCCTAAAGGTAAATATGGACCTGAAATTAAAGGTGCTATTGCTAATGGATATACAGCTAAAGAAATGAATGACTATTTTGATGCCATTATGGGGTTTGTGGCATACGCTTTCAACAAGAGTCATGCCGTAGCTTATTCATTTACTAGCATGTTAACAACATGGTTAAAATTATATTATCCGGTAGAATTCTATTCAGCATTCTTATCGATGCAAGCTACCGAAGATTTATTACGTTACATTCCGATGATTAGAAAGGAAGGTATCGATGTCAAAGTTCCGGACATCAATATATCTAATCGGGATTTTACTCCTGATGGAAATAATATCCTATTTGGTCTTGGGTCCATCAAAGGTGTTGGTGAAGCTTCTATCCCAGCTATTGTAGATAATAGACCATATACTTCATTAGAAGATGTATTAGACAAAATAGGTAAAAAAGCTTTTAATAAACGTGTTGGTGAAGCATTGATTATGTCGGGTGCTTTTAATAATTATAAGACTAACCGTAATGAGCTGTTAAATGAATTTCATGAAATACGTAAAGATAAAAAAATCGAGATATTAGATGTCGACAATTTTAACGAAGACGTAATTATGGATTATGAAATGCAATCATTAAGTTGCCCGGTAACATGCACTCCAGAATGGTTTGATTATGAAGACGGTTACGATGTATTTAAAGTACCGATTAAGATTATGAAGATCGATGAACGCAAAGACCGTAAAGGCAATCTTATGGCATTCTGTGAAGGCGATGTCGGTGGCGGTGTTACGATCGAACTTATTATTTTTAGTTCGATATATACAGCCAACCTCGGAATTATTCGAGCAGGACATACTGCTTTATTTGATGGCGAGAAACAATCGAACGCTAAATTAAAAGTTAAAAAAGTAAGCTTGTCTTAATGACAAGCTCTTTTTTTTGTTTGTAATATAATTTTGTAAATTAGATATTTTTTTGTAAAATTAACGAAAAGGACATTTAATTATGGCTGATATAAAAGGTAAAGTTCTTGTCGAGAATGGTACTGGCGGTAAGGATTTATTTAATCCGAGTACGACAGCCGATCAAGTCGTATTTAGCGACGGTGAAACTCTCGAACAGAAATTTAAAAAATGGATCCCAAAGCATGCGATTCTTTCCGATCGTTCCGGTAATTCTGACCGAAGCGATTTGAGTGAAGATACTCGTAAGTTTATGGGTCATCCTGTCGAAGATTTTTTATTGCGTGATGAATTGTTGACGACATTAACGAAAGCTGCCGATACAAATTGTTGGAAGCAAAGTGTTAATAGTGTTGCCGATTTATTCACGACATATCCTGATGCAGTATTAGGTGATATTGCTGCAGTTAACGGTGGCGATACAGCCGGTTCTATTTATCGTTTTAATGGTACTGACTGGGAGATTTTAGTTAGAAATGGAAAAAGTATTTTACCTAATGCTGTTGTTGATAAAATTAATCAAAGCATTGTTCTTCAGAAAATAGAATTTGGCTCTAATAAATGGGTTAAGAATGGTACCGATGATTATCAACTTATATTAGAACTGCCAAATGCTGAAGTTGTTAAAGTCGTAATCTACGACGGACAAATTAAAAAAGCTTCGACAATTACTTCTGAAGTTACAGATTCTCAAGTATTGTTACGAAGCGTATATCCTGAACGTGGATATGTTTTATATTATAATACTCAAACAAGTAATGTTATTGAACATGGTGATACTGTATGATTCAAAAATTAATTCAGCAAATTGGCTTACAAAAAATAAATGCCAAGATTAATGAATTCGATGCTGAAATTAATAGACTTAAAGAAGTATTTGCTAATAAACCGACTCGAGAAAACATTGGTAGTTATATTGAAAATGCTATACGAGATATTCGTAATGCTATTAAGAATGCTAAAGATAATTTAGCGGCTGCCATCGAATTAATAAAAAATAAAATTAAATTATATTATACGAAAGATGAAAGCGATGCTTTATTCGACCGGATACAAGACTTAAATAATTTTTTATTAAAAGATCAAAATATTACATTACGTAAAAATTTAAATATCGGTAAATCTATTGAATTAAATAATACCTCTGGTCCAGTTATTACATTTCCAGACGGTTCTTTAGAAATTCGTCCCGGTGTTTTAAAAGTAACGAATAATGGTAATAACGTATTTGAAATACGTGATAATGTTGTATATAATAATGGACAAGAAGTCGTTACAGGTATTTCTAGAATTAGTCCAGGTAACTGGATTGAACTACCTAATAGTCGTAATTTAGGCGTCGGACAATCTGTATATTATGGCGATGCTGTTAATGACGATGCTAATCAATTATTAATTCTTATGAAATATACAGATAGAATTGATAATGATCATATGTATATTGATCATGTATTAATAGAATTGTCGTTAGGTGTTCAACGATATGCTCCAGCATATTGTACTATTAATTTAGCAAATAATTATATTAAATTAGAATCGGCCAAATGGAACGGTACAATTCATAAAGTATTTTATCGATAAGGAGATATATTCATGGAACGAATGAAAGAACGATCTACGTCGGTAAAAGCTACACAAGAAATTAATAAAATTATCGACGAATATAACGTATTAGAACAAGAAAATAATACGAATAATATTACGCCTAATGAATTTATTGATAAGTTTAATACTATTAATAGAGAATATAATGCGGCTCGTAAAGAAATTAATACATCGTTAGCCGATGAAAAAGCAAGTTGGCTAAACAGAATAAAGAATTATTTTACGAAATCAGAAGACGATGGTCGATATTTAAATAGCTCTAATAAAGACAATTTTATATCGAAAGCTACCGATTGGATTTTAAACCATACGTTAACAATGGATAATGCTGTTATTAATGCTCGTAAGAGCGATAATATTTTAATGACGATTAATGGCGTTAAACTTATTATGGATGGTGATTGGCTTAAAATGATCAATCCAGATGGTTCAGAATTATTTGCTAAAAATATTAATGACGGAACAGAACGCGTATTAAATCGTGATCTATTTAAATTAATAGAGCGTAAATATATTCCGGCAACTTGGAATATTATTGAAAATAGTCATGTTGAAAATGTAGGTGGTACTGTAGCGTTACCATCTGGTTGGAATGATTTAATTGTTATCGTCGATAATACGACATCTGATTTTACGTATTATGATAAACAAAATGATCATAAAGTGGCTCCATCATACGTATATATGTGTAGTGCAGAAGTTCCGATTAAATTCTTTACGCCATATGCTACAGCCGGTTTAGAAGTTACTAAGACTTACGTTATGCTAACAGCAAAAACAGGCTGGGTAGGCGAAGATTATGATGGTAACAAGAGTCGTGATTTCGGAAAGATTTTGAAGGTGTTATGGCGATGATCGAACATTTAAAAAACAAAGTAACGACTTTTTTACAAGTTAAAAAAATAAACGAGATCATCGACTCTTTAACTCGATTTGATAATATTATTTCAGGTAGTGCTATTCAAGATTTAATTAATCAGTATAATTCTCGTCTCGAAAACATGAAACATTATCTTAACGATAAAGTTACTGAAAGTATCGATGATCTTAAAAATTTAGTTAATTCAACATTAGCTAATTATTATACTAAAGATGAATGTAATAATCGATTTGTTAAGTTAAGCGAAGTTGATGATTTTATTCGCTATAATAATCCAGAAACTAATGGTAAATTAGTTATTAATTCTAATAACAGTCCTTGTATTAATTTTACACAAGGATCGATTAATACTTTATTTAATATCGATGAGTATTCTATCGAAGCATTTCCATTTGCTATTAAACGTGGTAATAAAACATTATTAGAATTTAATGCATATGGTTTAGTGACCAATAAAACTATTATTACGACAAATAACTATCGTAATTATGTTAAACTTCCACAATGGCGTAGTAATCAAGAAATGAATAAAGATAACTATGATAAATGGAATGAAGCTTATGCTTATAAATATAATGGCGATAATTATCAACCAATATTTATTTTAGTGCGTAATGCATTCTTACGTGGCTACAAACCATGGAACGATCCTAACGATGGTCCAGAAACAAATATGTCTGTATCATTCTTAAATTATTATGCTTGGGATAAAAACCATACAATTATTCAACGTTTAGAACTTAATCCATATGATTATAAATTCTATACGAATGAAATTTGGCGTCAACGTCGTAAACATCATAGTAGCTATAATCATCATTGGGATGCATTAGGAGGTTATAATATACAATGGCGTTAGATCTTAATACATTAAAAAATAACCTCAACGACTTAATTAATAGAATTAATAATTTAGAATCTTCGGCTATTCATATCGATGGATATTTAACATCACTTGACATTAATCAAACGGCATATTCTATTAACGAGACTATTAAAGATTTAGATGTCGATACGATTATTATCGATGGCAATATATATATCGGTGATAATAGTATTAATAATACATCTATTAAAATTGATAAACATGATTTAGTATTTAATGATAGATTAGTATATGACAATAAAATATTAAAGTACGACAGTGATATGTTATTGCCTAAGTTTAAAGAATATACTGGCGACTTGGTTAAAGGCGAATATTATATCGTTATTCAAGGTATTGTTAATAAGCCATATCTTATTAATTATTGCGGCAAAGATTTTATTTGCGATGATTTTAAAATCGAAAACAATAAAATTATATGTGACAAATCGTATACAATAAGAAAGCGAGGTAACGCTAATGATTCAAACATTAAATAAAGATAACGTTACCTTAACTGATATTCAAAATAAAATATCTGAAATCCAAGATTATCTTACTGAATCTAAAAATACTATTATTAATGAAGTCGTCGATTTTTCATTAATGAATTATAAGTTTCAAGATAATTATTATAAGAAGAATGTATCGTCTGATTATAACATTGATACAGTATCTGTTAAGAATATTAATGGCAATATGGTTATTGACGATAATAAACTTATGATAGGCGGCAATATTCTTTCTGGCAATTCTTATAATAATAAAGAATTAATGATAGCTGGCGGCAATTCTTATCGTTGGAATACATTAATATATAATGATTCGGCTATTAATTTAAATGGCGCTATCGAATTATTATTAGTATTAAAACAAGGAACGGATATAATTACGTATTTTGTATTAAATGAAGATGGTCGATATTCTGTAAATGGAATCGACTTCGAAATTCTTGACGATATGCTGTTTATCAATCATTCTAATTTAGTTGCTATCTATTATCGTTAGAGGTATATAATCTGTGGAAAATTTATCATTAGATGCGTTAAACGAAACGATTATGAATTTGTCTCATGATGTTAATAACATTATGGCGAAATCAGAAGAAAAAGTTTCGGAATATCTAAGAACTAACGGCGTTACGAGTGGTAATATAACATCAGAGTACATCCTTAAAAATAATAAGATCGATACATTAAATGTTAAAAATTTATTTGTAAAAGATTTGCAAATAGGCGGTAAATCTTTTATTCAAAACAATGTTATTACTTATGGTAATAATACGTTGGAATTAAGTAACATTTTATTATCAAATAATAAGCAGGTGCTGTTTTCTGACGACACCTGCTTTACTTCTTGTTACGATGGAATTTACTCTGTATATTTATTGGAAGGTAAGACTGAAATTATCGTATCGGCTATGTATGATAATAAAAATATAGGCGATATTATCATACCGGTATCGTTATTAAAAGAAGGCGAAAATGCTTTTAAAGGCATTACTATTATTAAAAATAATGACGAATGCTCTATTACTCCGAACGAAAATAAGCTTACTTTTACTAATGTTATTATGAGGTAACGCTAATGAAGCAATTTATCGAACAAGCTTCATTAAACGAAACAAGTATTAAGTATCTTGTTTACAAATTAAACGAAGTAATTCGTGTCGTTAATAATAAACCCGATATTCATGATTTAGAATATTGGACCGATACGATTAAACAATTTGAACAAGACGGTACGATTAATACTTATACCGATCTTCTTGAAGCTTTAAAAAAGAAACCAGATTTTAATCAGGTTAGAGATACGGTACGAGATGAGTTAATTAAATATGTCGATCAAGTTAATCAACGTATTTATCAACCGACTCTCGATCAACTGTTACGAGTAATCGGCGATGGTTTGCAAGAATATATCAAACAAAACGTCGACGGTTATTTAAATAAAGCAACGAACGATTTGCGTAATCGTTTGTCTACCGAAATTATTCATTGGAATTAAGGAGATTTTTGAATGTCTAAAAAAATTGTTACTCGTGCATACTTCGGTCTTTATAATCCAGCTCGCAAAGGTTTGACTATTGATACAGATAATAATAATACTGGTAGTCAACCAGCTGTCTATAATAAAGCTGTCGAAAACGTAACAAAACAAGCAGCAGAAAACAAAGCAACATCTGCTGCCAACAAAGCGTTAGCCGAAGCTAACCAAGCTGCTGTAGCTAAAGTAGCTGCCGATCTTGCTGCTAAACAAGCACAAGACGTTATTACATTCTTGAGCAAAGTCGAAGCTGCTGCTCAATATCAACCTAAAGGTGAATATATCACCGATGCTAAAGTAGCTGAAAAAATTACTGAAGCTCAAGGTAAAGCCGACGAAGCTGCTGCTGCTAAATTTGCGACTAAAGCAGAACTCGAAACAGCTACAGGTGGCGTATCTGCTCAAGATCTTAAAACATTAAAAGACGCGATCGATCTTTTAAAAGATAACCCAGATAGCATTGCTGAAATTGCTAAGAAAGCTGATAAAGATAAAGTATACGATAAAGATGCTATCGATAAGTTAATTAAAAAACTTAACGATAAAGATACTGATCTTGAAAAAGCTATTGCTAAAGCAGCTACTGCCGATGACGTAGTCAAAGCAGCTGAACTTACTGAAAAAGTTAAAGCTATTGTCGATTTAACTCCGTTTGCTAAAGCTACTGAAGTTGAAGCTACATATGCTAAAAAATCTGATTTGGCCGATAAAGCCGATAAAGCTGTTATCGAAACTGAACTTGCTAAAAAAGCTAATGCTAGCGATTTGACTCCGCTTGCTACAAAAGAAGAAGTGGCGGCGAAAGCCGATGTTACAGCTCTTGCTACAAAAGCTGATCAAACAGCACTTGATAATCTTAAAGCTGAAGCTGATGCAAATAAAGCTGCTGTTACTGCTGAAGTTGCTGCTCGTAAATCTGCCGATACACTAAACGATGCTAAAGTACAAGGTATTGCTGACGATGTATCTAAAATTAAAATTGATGCGGCTCAAGCTAAAGTAGAAAATGAAAAAGCATTAAGCCGCAAGGCGGATCAAGAAGCAGTTAATACAGCATTAGCAGAAAAAGCGACAAAAGCAGAAGCTGCTGAAGCTAAACAAGCTGCTGTTGATGCTGCAAAAGAAGCTGCTAAAGCTAATACTGCATTAGAAGGCAAAGCTGATGCAACAGCTCTTGAACCATTGGCAACTAAAGAAGCTTTGAAAGCTGCTAAAGATGAATTAATTCAAGCTGTCGAAGCTGCTAAGACTGTTGCTGAAGAAGCTAAAGCCGAAGCTAAAACCGGTGAAGCTGTGACTGAAGCTAAAGAAAAAGCTACTGCTGCCGATGCTAAAGCTAAAGAAGTTGAAGCTGCTCTTGTTAATTATGTAACTAAAGCAGTTGCCGATGAAACATATCAACCTAAAGGTGAATATGCAACTAAAGCTGAAGTACAAGCTATCGGTTCTTTAGATCCTACTACGTTGCAATCTCTTAAAGATTTAGCTCAACAATTAGCTGGTCAAGCTGATTTGACTACTGTACTTGATAAGTTAAATAAAGTATTCACTAAAGACGAAGTTAACGAAAAACTTGCGGCAAAAGCCGATGTAACTGCTCTTGAAGAATACGCAGAGAAAAACGACGTTATATCTAAACTTAAAGACAAAGCTGATAAAGTACAAGTAGCCGAAGATATCGAAGCTGCTAAAGCTGTTGCCGATGCTGCTGTTCGTGAAGTAAATACAACTGCTCAACAAGCTAAAGCTAAAGCTACTGAAAATGCTACAGGTCTTGAAGAAGCAAAAACTAAAGTCGAAAAAGCAATTGAAGATCTTGGTAAATTAACGACTAAAGTTAATGACCTTGCTCTTAACGGTGGTGCTGGCGGCAGTCTTGACGCACAAGCTGTAGCCGATAAAGTTAAAGAAGTTGTCGATGCTATCGTAGCTCAAGAAAAATATGTAGGCGAAACTAAGCTTAACGAAAAACTTGCTGACAAAGCTGACGTAAGTGCATTGACCGCAGTTCAAGTTAAAGCTGATAAAAACGCTTCTGATTTATTAGCTAAAGCCGATGTAAGTGCTCTTGCTGATAAAGCTGATAAAACTGTATTTGAAGCTAAAGCAACTGAACTCGATACAAAATTAAATACTCTCGAAACAGCTACTGTTCCTAATTTAATCGATACTAAACTTACAGCTAAACTTGCTGGTTATCAAGAAAAAGGCGAATATGTAACTAAAGAAGCTGCTGATCGTGATTATCAACCAAAAGGTGAATACGCTACAGCTGCTGCTTTAGAAGAAGTTAAAACTAAAGCTAATGCTAATGAAGCTTTGATTAACGGCCTCGATAAAGATACTTTGGTGCATACTACCGATCTTGATACATATGCTAAAGCTGCTAAAGTAACAGAAGATATTTCTGCTGCCGTTGCCGGTCTTGGCGATGTATATGTAGCTAAAGCTGATGCTGATGTGTTTGCCAAGAAAGCTGATGTAACGACTGAAATCGGTGCAAAAGCTACCGAAATTAAAAAATATGCTGACGACACATTTGCTACTAAACAACAATTAGATAATGCAACTATTGCTGCTGGTGGTTCTGGTTTGACTCAAACTCAAGTCGAAGGTATTGTCGACAATAAATTAGGCGCTCTTAAAGATGCCGTTCAAACTATCGCTAATATCCAATCTGGTGTTAACGACAATAAATCTTCTGTCGAATCTATTCTTGCTGAATTGGCTAAGAAAGCTACTAAAGACGAATTAGCTGGTAAAGTTGCAACTACTGATTTCGAAGACGCAAAACAAACTCTTAATACAGCAATCACAGCTCAAGAAAATGCATTAGCTGCTGCTAAGACTGCATTAGAAAAAGCTATTAACGATAAGTCTGAAGAAGCTGCTGCTGCTTATCAAACTAAAGTCGATTTTGCTGCTTGGACTCGTGATGTATACGGTACTGAAATTGCTCGTATTAAAGACGATATGATGACAGCTCAAGAAACTGATGCTGCTATCGATGCTAAATTAGCGACTAATCTTGAAACTCTTAAAGGCATTTTCCAAGTTAAAGGTAATTACTTAACTCGTGAAGATTTAACTAATACTCTTAAAGATGGTTACATCACTAAGAATGAATCCGATCGTTTATATCAAGGTGTAGGCAACTATGCGACTATTGAATATGTCGACGATCAAATCGGTAAAAATAAAGTTAAAATCGACGAAGTTAATACGGCTATTGCTAATAAACTTGATGTAAGTGCTGCGACTAGCCTATATCAAACTAAAGGCGATTACGTATTACATAGCGAACTCGATACATTAGCAACTACTCCGACTTTTGCAAATGCTATTAATACAGCTATTGTAGGTAAAGGTTATCTCGATAAAGAAACTGCCGATGGTTACTATGCTCCTAAAGGTCAATATGTAACGACTGAAAATATCGAAGATGCAATCGCTACGAGTGCTGCCGTTACGGCTAAACAAGATGCTCTTACTTTCGGTAATGGTTTATCTTATGATGCCGATACAAAAACTTTGACAGCTACCGGTACTGGTGCTTCTGTTGACTTAACTCCTTATGCTAAGAAAGCTGAATCCGATGCTAAGTATGGTCCAAAAGATACTTTAACTGAAGATCAAAAAGGTGTAGTAGAATCTATCCTTCGTGATAAGAACTATGCTACAAATGCAGATCTTGGTAGCTATAGTGCAAGCATGGATACTAACATTGGTCAATTAAGAGCTAGTATCAATACTTTAAAAGATACTACTGTTCCAGCTATCGATACTCGTGTAACTGCATTAGAAGGCAAAGCTGCTCCTACAGATTTCACTGAAGATCAAAAGACTAAATTAAATGAAATCCTTACTGGCAAACATTATACAACTTCTGATGATATCGACAATGCTAAAGCTGAACTTAAAAATGAATTAGCTACTCAAGATTCTGTAACTCAACTTGCTAACCAAACTCTTACAACTGCTGAAGGTAAAGTTAATGAAGCTAAAGAAGCGTTGGAAGGCAAAATCACAGAATTGAAAAATACTGTAGATGAAATCCATGTTCCAGATTTAAGTGCTTACGAAACTCAAGCTCAAGCAGAAGCTAAATATTTAAAACTTGAAGATATCGAAACTAAGTTAAAAGAAAAAGGCTTTATTACTCAAGCTGATTTACAACCTATTCTCGATGCAATTAAAGCATTAAAAGGTGAATAGTTTTTATTATATAGGGGAGAACAATGAGATTAATAAATGCATTAGCATTGTTATATAATATTGCTCCTCAAGCAGTCGAAACTTTCTTAACGATGTATACGATCATATTTTTTATGCTAATAATCGATACATTGTTAAGATTGTTCGCTCTTACTTTTTCGAAAAAACCTTTATGGCATTATCGAACTATTATCGATGTATTTTGGGGAGGCTGGGGACAGCAAAAATCAAGCCGCGTATTTTATCGCGGCTTTCTCTTCAAATTATTCGAATATAGTGTTTTAAGTATTTTCGCATTTTTATTAGATGCAATTGTAATTCCGTCGACTATCCATATGCTATATTTTCAGGATGTATTCGATATTATTGCATGGATATGTTATGGTTATATAGTATTGACCGAGTTATTTAGTTTTAAAGAAAACATGAAATTAATTCGTTATAATAACGAAATTATTAATAGTCTTCCGAAAGACGTAATCGATCGCATTACCGATGTCGACTTAAATGTTGTAAAGTTTAAATTACATGAGAAAAAAGGTAAGAAATAAAATGAGTAAAATATTTAAAATGATGCTATTTGAAAACGAAGGACTTAGTTACACACGCGTCATTTCTTTTACGTTATTATTGTTATTGGTCGGTGTTACGTTATACTTAGTAATTACAGGACATAATTGGCAACACTACGATACGTTAGCTAATTTAACTGGTGGCGGTTCTGCTGCGACACAAATTGCTAATAAATTTATAAATAGTAAATATAATAGTGAAATCGGAACATATAAGGAAAAGAATGATGCCGAGTAAATATTATATTAAATGGTTAGTACTATGCGGAGCTAATATGCTCTGCATGGTACTATGCTATTTAACAAATTGGTTCGTCGTATTATTTGCTGATAAATATGGTAATTTGCCTAAAATATTTAAGCTATGGCAAACCTATGACAATTGTCTTGATATTGCTTGGATGATATATGAAGGCAATGTACCAAAGTTTGCGCGTTATGATTTTAATAAACATTATTTATATCATTACGAGAATAAAGGCGATGGATATATAATACCTGGATATGTCGATCTTATCGACGAGGATTTTACGTTAAAAGAAAAATTCCAACGATATATATGTCGATGTGCTTGGTTATATCGTAATTGCGGATACGGATTTGCTTATTATATTTTCGGTAAATATGTACGTTATAACAACGTAAAGATAATCGTCGATCAAAAAGATTTTTTCTTTGCGATCGATGTTAAAAATAATATATTCTGTCTTAAAGACGATCGACAATGGTGTCGATACTTTAAGAAAAGTATATATTTAGGATATAAATTTGCAGGTATAAAAAATCGTAAATATCCGTTGCGATCTATGCTTGCTAATCGAATTAATCTATTTAGACTTGTTAAGTAATTAACAAGGGAAGGATTAATCAAGTGAATAAATTAAAAGTTGAATCTTTAAAGGTTAACGTATTAAAAGCGTTACAATTAAAAAAGGCAAAAGCCGATAATAAATATAAAGATGATCAGGTATATATTCAAGAACCTGACGAAATGATTCAGAATTTTGAAGATATTCAAAATTTAAAAGAATCGAAACAAGATAAATTAAAAGCTGGTAATTCGATTACGATTAGCAGCGATAACGAAATTAATGCCGATATCGATTTAACTCCATATTATACGAAGACACAAACGGCTAAATTATTTATGGGTCGTGACGAAACGTATACTAAAGAGGAGATCGATGAAAGAACAGGTATTAACGGGCTTCTTGCTGGCAATAATATTTCTATATTTGCTGAGGGCGGTCGCACAAAAATCGCTACGACAATTGCGTACAAGCTCAGAGATAAAGCAATGTCTATCGGTAATTCTATTTTGGGCCGTGGCACTTCCGTTGGCGTTAATGCTTCGGCAACTGGTAGCAACAGTGTTGCATTAGGCGCAGATTCGGTTGCTACGCAAGCCAATCAAGTATCTGTCGGCAACGATACGACTAAACGTATTATTAGTAATGTCGCAGACGGTATTGAAGCTAATGATGTGGTAACAGTAGGACAGTTAAATAAAAAATTAAGTTCAGCGCTCGATCAACTTAATCGATTAGCTAGTCAATTATATCCTGTTGGCTCTATTTATATGAACGTTAATAATGTCGATCCGGCAGCTATTTTTGGTGGCAGTTGGGAACGTATGCCTTCTGGCCGTATGCTAGTTAATAGTGGTAACGGTTTTAATCTTAACGAAGTTGGCGGCGAAAAAGAACATCGCTTAACGGAAGATGAACTAGCTTCTCATAGTCATAATGTTAATAATATTAATGGTAATACTACAAGTACAGCAAAATTAGTTGGCAAATTTTCTTCATCTATTAGACCAAATGGAGACATAACAGATGTTTCATATAGAGATGGTTTTGGAATAGTTTCAAAAGAAAGTGAATATGGAATTCATGCTAAGGATGGTGGAATTTCTTCACCAGGACGAAATTATGTTATTGATGCTTCTCATAATCATACTATCAATTTAAATATAAATATGTTACCATCCGGTAAAAACCAACCTCATAATAATATGCCCCCGTATATCGTTGTTAATATGTGGAAACGTATAAGTTAAGGAGATATACATGCCTGATCAAATACAAAATATTTCGAATGAAATTTTAGAATATAAAGATAAAATTTTCTTTAAGATGTTTAGCGATATCTTAAAAGAAAAGAAAGCGCCTTTTCCTGAAAATATTGCGCATTATCTAAATTTGTTGATTTCGACTGTAGGAATAAGACCTGAAAGAATTATATTAGAATCTGTTAAAAAAGAAAATAATCAATATATCGTATCATTAAGAGGTCCATTCGATAGCTATATCGAAATTAACGGTATTCCGACTCATTTTGATAATGAAGGTAATATAACTGATTTTAGCGTACCGATTTTGATTAAAGCAGACGATATTCTTAATTTCTATATTTCGGTCGTTAATTTTCCTTATAAAAAAGAAAAACCTGCTAGCTACACTAACAATAAAACAGTTCAAGATATGATTAATACTATCGAAATTTCCGATTTATTAGAAACATATAATAAAATCGAAGAACCTGCTATCGGCGTATTAAAATATCTTAACAATATTGAAGCTACTTACGATGTAATACCTCATTGGATAAGTAAATTAGACGCTCAAAATACTACAGGTAAGGGATTTATTAATTTTACAAATGGTTCAAATGTACCAATAAAAATAGTATTTAACAATCAGGAACATATTCTTTTAGAAAATAATTCTATCGATGTTCCATTTGATTTAGATGAATTTTTAGAAGTTTATAAAAATCCTGAATATAATCAAGTTCATATAAATAACTCAGAAGGAACAAACGTATCGAATGTTCAAATCATGGATCTTTTAACTCAAGAAGAGTTAAATAATGTTCGATTAACTGTAAATACTGCTATCAATAGAACTAACGATCAAGAGTTCCCGGCAAGAATTAAACCAATTCTTGCTAATACTAAGTTTTTCGGCGAAGCCGGATACTATGTTAATTTCATGGGCTCCGTTATAAAAGTACCGTCTCAAACTGAAGCCAACGGTGGTATTCCAGTATCCAAGGCTGAAGTTTTAGCTATGGATGAAAATAATAAAAAACTATTTATTTGTGATAAAGATGGGAATATGATTGGTAAATCAATTACTCCGACAACCTTTGTTACTAATAATGTAAAAACAATAAAAGCATTGATTAAATAAATAAGGAGTATACATGCCTGATAATAAAATACAAGATATAGCTAACGAGATTACGGCTTACAAGCCGTATACATTATTTTCTTTGATGGAAAAATCTTTAAAAGAAAATAACGCTCCATTTCCAGAAGAAATTGAATATTATTTAAAGAAAATGATTAAATCAATTGGTATTGGCATCAACAGTCTTTTTATTAGCAATGTCGTTAAAAATGATAATAAATATACGTTTACTATTAGTACTCAACCATTTAGTTATTTAGAAATAAACGACGTTTCTCAAAATATTAAAGAAAATACTAGTATTACTGTTGAAGCCAACATCGACGAAGAAAATCCATTTCCGTATGTTAAATTTTTATGGGCTCCTAAGAATAAAAAATTACCTGAAGGATATCAAAAACCTGAAGATAGTGAATACTTAAAAAATTGTACTAATAATTTTTCTTTAAATAAAGACGATGTTCATATTAACGACGTTGAAGTTGGTTATTTGTTATCTAGAAGTATATTCTCTACTTTTTTCCCGACAAATAAACCATATGTATCTATTCCTAATGAAGATATAAGTAAAATAAAAATTAATAATCTTGCTCCGAATAAAAAATATAACATAAAAGGATTTAAATTTACAGCCGATGAAAATGGCGAAGCAGTAATTAATGAAGCAACAAGCGTTGCCGAGAAGTTTAATGAACTTGTGACAAACGTTCCTGTTTCTTTTGACTATGACGGTAAATTTAAAGATTATATCGATATTGCAACATATGCCGATATACCTATTACAATGGACCATTCAAAAGATAGTCTTCCATCGGTCTTTTATCGAGATTTCTTTCTTTATAATGGACTATTTGGCGATAGTGACAATTATTTACATCATATTGTAAATAATTATCATGAGCCATTAGAAATAGAATATCTAGGGGAAACAAAAATTATTCCTGTCGGACAAAATTCTGAAGAATTTAGTTCTAAAATTACTGCCGATCTTTTGTCAAAAATAAAACCAGATACAACTGAAATAAAGTTAAAAATTAAAAATAATTTTAATTATCCTTGGACAAAAGAAATTGAGCATCCTAATCAATATAATATTTTAGGCCAAAATTGTATTCGTAACCTTACTAGTCAATCTTATTTTTATTATGATTATTCTTTTGAAGAACTTAAAGCATTCAATTTTAATGGTAAATCTTGTAGTTTAGCAAAAAACGAATATGGATATCGCACAGATCTTGAAAGACAATTCTATACTGTCGATAATGTGTATAAAACTATTTCTGATACAGAAGCATCTGGAGCTGTCGATCTTCTTCCACCAGGGAACTTACCAAGTCACACAGATAATTTAACTTTTGTTTTATGTGGAGATAAAACTTCTAGAACATCTAGAACATTTAATTTCTCCCAAGGGATAAAAACTATTAACTCGATTAAAGCTTATAAAAAAGATGGGAATTGTCATATTCTTTTAAATTATAATACGAATACACAAAATAATATAGAAGAAGATTTAGGTTTAGAGCGATTTTTGTTTACAGAATCTGAAGCGCTTCAAGCATCTGGTATTTTAATTGCGACAGAAGAATTTTGACCATTTATAATATAAAATAAAAGGATAATTTAATATGTCTGAAAACAATCAAATTCAAGAAATTTCTAAATTAATAGCTTCATTATTTTCTCAAGGTTTTAAGCCAGAATTCGAGAAATTTTTAGCCGACAAAAACATTCCGTTTGCAAACCAAACAGATTTATATATACAACGATTATTTAATAGCGTATTAAATATCCCGAACGTTGAAATTATTTCTTACGACTTTAATGGCTCTGATATTACAGTAAAATTATCTGGGCCTTTTAAATCTTATGCTAATATCAATGGTAAAGATGTTAATTTTGATAATAATGGAATTGCGACTACTGTTGTTAAAAATGCAAAAGTTTCCTCTCAAAATGAAATCTTTTTAAATTTATTAATTCAGTCTGCACCATTTAGAACAGAAAAAGATTCTTCTTTTGTTATTGATTCTTTTTCTGCAGAAGAAGATATTGAGAGCAAAACTTTTGATCTTGCTTATGAAGAAGAAGATAGATTATATAAATTTTTAATTTCTAAAAAAATATATAACGATAGTTTATCAAATATTCTTAGAGCCGAATTTTTAAATAATAAAATTATTGTTAAAAATACAGCGCCATTCGATATTTATGTTAACAATCAAAAGATTAAGAAAAATTCTAAAATAGAAATTCCACTTACTATTAAAAATTTATTAGATAGTAATAATACTTATTCTGGAACTATTTATGATTGGAACAATAAACAGCTAATGGGCGATTACGGATCAATTATCTCGACACAAGCTTTTAGCGCAGATATAGAGCAAAAATTTAATGAATTATTTGACCGAACAAAAGATTATAATCAAGATGGATTATATTTTGACAAAGATTCTGCTCTTAGAGATTATAATAGTTCTAAAATTAATTTTAAAAAGACTATTGAATTCAAAAATAATAATCCTATAAAATATCATATAATCGATCATTATGGAATAAAATCTGGTCAAGTAACTCCAGCAGATCTTAAAGATATTGTTGCTTATCAATGTCCATCTTCATTAGAAACATATTTTTATGATTCTACCGGTAAACAGAAATATATTGGAAATTTTGGCATCAATGATGGCTTTATTATTTTTGATGTAGGTGAATAATTTATATGACATACGAAGAACAATTAAAACAAGTTCGTGATAACGTTATTAAAAACGTATATCCGACTATTCAACAACAAGGTTCTTCGAACACCATGATTACTTTGCATTGGACAGCTGGTCATTACGACCAGTTGTTCGATGATTATCATATGTGTATCGATGGATCTGGTAATGTACATATAATGCAAGATTTAGATAATCGTGCTAGTCACTGTTATCGTGAAAACACAAATAACTTTGGTATTTCGGCGTGCTCTAATTATGGTTCCGAATTAAATGGCGACGGCTTTACAGGTTATTCCACATACATACCAGGTTCTGAGCCTGTTAATGCATTACAACTCGAAGCAATGGCGACTGTTATATATTTATGTTGCGTATCTTGGTGTTTACCGTTAAGCCAAGTATTCACTCACGGTGAACGCTGTTTGGCACGTCAAGACTTATACGATTATCCGGCAGAACGTTGGGATCTTGATATACTCGTTCCAGAATGTCATACTCGTACTGAAGACGGTTTACATACTGCAGGCGGTAATTGGATTCGTAACCGTGCTCGTGAAATCGCTAAGATGAACGGAATTAATTATTTATAATAAGGAGACACTATGTCTATTATTTCTGAAATTGCACAAGGTTTAAGTTCGATTCTAAGAAAGAATCAAAAGCCTGTAATGCAGTATGCTGAAAATATCGCTTTAGTTGCCGAAGTTCCTTTCGACAAAGAAAAGGTAAATCAATGCCAAGGCTTTACATATAATCCTCAAACAGAAAAATTTATCGTAGCTTGTATTAATGCTGATAGCTCTACACAAATCTTATATGAGTTAAATAAAGATTTTACTGTCGCGCGAAGTGTAGAAAATACTGGCGCCGATAAACTTGGTCACTGTAATACTTTATTTTTCGACGATAAGCTACGAGCTACTAATGGTGCTGCTAACGGTAATCGTATTTACGCGATCGATGATAATTTAAATGCAGGTGAATATAAAGACTATACCGATCGTTTCTATAACGTAGGTTATAATCCTGTTACGGGCCAATATGCTAGCGTATTGCCTGGCGAAGATAATAGCACTCGTAAAATTAAAATCTACGCTAATAGCGATTTGACCGACGGTAAAGAATATATCGTTACCGTGAATGAGAAAAATAACGATTCTAACGGTGCTTTGTTCGTCGGTAATAAAGTTATATTCAGTTTAATGAGACGCATCGTCGAAGTCGAAATTAGCGATAATACGGCTACTATCATTCGTGAACTTGAGTTCGAACCAAAGGCCGAAATCGAAGACTTCGCATTAGTCGATGGTGCTATTTATATGGCAGCTAATAGCCACGACTATATTCGTATCTACAAATATGATTTTGCTAGAAGCTATTTTAATAATATCAATAACGACTTTTTAAATAATGGTATCGTAGTCGGTAATCAAGTCGGCTATCACGGTCAATCTGTCGACAAAGCTACTAATTATGTTATGGCTAAAATTAATGCTAATAACAATTTAGAAGTCGGTGACAAACGTAATTTAACGACAATCTTGGGTAAAGAATTAAAACATTATAACGGTACTAATTCTTATACGGTACTTACGACATATCATTACGATAAAGCGATTTACAATAAAACTAAGACTGATGAGCTCTTTGTTAAAAAAGCCGATGTTCAAAGTTTAGTCGGTGGTAAAAAATCTCTTAATGTCGTTGCAGAAGGTGTCGATAATACTGGCGCTATCGACGTAACTGAAAAGTTAAACGAAATCTTTGTTAAAGCTAATGCCGAAAAATACGAAGAAGTAATTTTCCCTGACGGTATTTATAAGATCGAAAATGTCGTAAAGATTTTCTGCCCAGAAAAGATGAGTCGTTCTTTAATCGTTAGATCCGAGAATACTTATGGCGCCACTATTCTATGCGATCATACCGATGCATCTCAAGGTGATATCGGATTTGTATTGACTCGTAATGCCTTAGAAGATCAAGATGAGACAGTAGCAAAAGCTTATAATACCACGATTGACGGTTTTATTTTTAAAGTTAAAGATCAAGATGCCGAAGGCAGTAGCTTTAAATTTATTGGTACTGCTAGTGACTTTAATGATTTATTATTTATTAATCTAAAATTATTAAATCTTCGGATGACTAATACTAAAGATTGTGCTGGTAATAATATCGATTTAGCTGCTAGATGTAATAATTCAACGATCGATAACATCAAAACTAATTATGGTATGTATGCTATATATTTAGAGCATGATGGCAGTGTAAATAATAGCATAAGTAATATTGTTTCTAATAACTGTACTTTCTGTATATCTTCGTATACATACGCTGATTATGAAACTGTTACTTTCCATTTTGACGATACTGTCGATTTAAATAATGGTAATATGGCTAATTTCTACGCTAATAAAATATCAAACTTTAAATTGACTGGTAGATGGGCTCTTAATCAAAATCCATTGTATATTAACGTTGGACCAAGAGCGGAGATTAGTAATGTTACGTTAGATATTACTCTTGATGAAAATGCCGACCATGTACTTGTAGAAGAAAAACCTTCGGCATTTATTTATTTAACATCACCAGAAAGTGCCAAACTTGAAGTTAAAGTAAATGATCTTAAATTCGATAAATTCCAAGAAAACTTCGACTACTGGATACAAAAAGGTACTAAATTCTCTTGGATCAATTCTCCAGAATTATCTATCTCTCCGAATGGCGTTACTGAGTATCCTGCATTAACTTTATTTAACAATTTAGGTTCTGTCGATGAATATAGTTCTAGAGGTTTCCTTAATAGAAAATATGAAATCAAAGCGGAAGATTCAGCTAAAACAAGAATCTATTTAGGTTATGATAGAACTATTCATGAAGCAAAAATTGATAGTAAAGATGAATTAGCTGACGGTGAAGGTTCTGCTATCTTCTTCGGTGCTAATGGCGTTCCTTATAAAGACGCTAAAGATCATGATTATAGTAATTATGCTGCCGGTGTTGCTGGCGATGTGTATTTAGAATCTAAGCCAAATAACTCCGGTCATTTTGGTTATGTATCGACTTATCGTTATACGACACGAACTGAATATTTACCGACAGCTGATAAGCCTACTTCTGTTACTAACCATGGTGATAGAACAATGACTTTTGGCTTCGATAAATTCCCAGTATGGACTAACGGCACATTAAAAGACACTCCGATTACTGTCGGTAGTGGAATGAATGTATTGGGTAAAGGTCTCTTTAAGGTTATCGAAACTGATGTCGAAGCTAAAACTATGAAGTGTGAGATACCTGAGACTTATAAATCCGATGTTATTACTTCATTAGCTGACTTAACTATGGAAATCTATTTCACACCGGCTAAACCTGTTAATACTATGGGTATGATGACATATGAAACAATTCCGATTATTCATTCTGGTCCTACAGAAAAAAGACCGACTGAGCACTTAGTTGTCGGCCAACAGTATTTCGATACAACACTCGATATGCCGGTATTCTGGAACGGTACTAAATGGATCGTTAATGCTGCCGATGTTAGCGACAGATTAAAAGATTATGTTCGCATCGACAAACTTATGGCAACCGATATGACACAAGCACCAGCGTTTGCTGGACAAATGATAATAGATAATAATACACTTTATATCGCAGAGTCTACTGAAGGCCCTGGATCTTGGCGTATAGTTTATTTACAACCTAACGATCATTTATAATAAAGATATATCCCCGTACTTAGTGCGGGGATTTTTTCTGTAATATAGTAGTATATATTTTAAATCTACGAAAGGACATATTCATATGCCAGAAACTAATATATACGATTATGAGTTCACCGTTAATGAAAGTGAACCTAAGAGGGCCGAGATGCTCAATCGGTTGAAAGACCGTGTGCAGCACGTTGATAAAAAAGAAGTTATCTCGTCTGACGAATACATCGACGGCGAATCTAACTTTAACGAAGATAAAGCATTAAGTGCTTTTTTGTTAAATAAATTGTTTCCGTCTAAAGCTAAACTATTAAAAGATCATTATACAAAAGATCAAGTCGACGGTTTGTTGGGCAATCTTATCGCTAAATATTATTTAAAAGATCAGATCGATTCGCTACTCGCCAACTTAAAGAATGAATTAAAATCCTCTTTAGATGCGAACGGTAGCGAAGCTGTTAAAAAGCTTAACGATCTCAAAACAGAATTATCTAAACATCGTACGCTTGAGGAGTTAAATCATCCTGATGCTAGTGTTACGACAAGAAAGTTACGTGATCATTCTGTCACAAAAGAAAAGCTTTCAGACGGTTTAACTACAGAATTAAATAATAAGTTAAATAAAAATGGCGACACTATCACTGGTCCTCTTAAATTTGCTTATAGTAATCCGATTCTTATGGAAACAGGCCCTGGTACTGGCAAATATCATCGTATCGGTTCTGGCTCTACGTTGGAAGAAATCGCGCAAGGCAAAGCTCATCTAGACTTAGGTGATTACGACGGTAACACTTACGAAACTAATCTATGCTGTGTTAGCCGTCCAGGTTGGTATAATTCTACGACAAAAGAAGTTAAACAATTTGCCCTTCAGGAAGAAATCGAAGCATTAAATAATAAAGTAAACAATATTCCTAAAGGTGGTGGCGGTAGCTCTACCTTCGCTAAGATTTCAGCTAATAAAATTTGGAGCGGTCGTGTTACTGTTAGGAATAATAGAGGATCCAGATCTAAGCCAAAATTTAAAGTTTGCGATCTTCCGTCAGATTGGCAACAAATTATCATTTATTCCTCTATTGAGCAACGAGCATCTGATAATGATAGCGGTTGGTATAACTATATGACAGGTTGTTTCGCGATTCTAGTAAAAGGCATAGCAACTGACGTTATTGCTGGTTATCAAGGTGAACAAGAAGTAAAATCTTTCTTTGTCGAAGGTAATACTTTATATATGCGTGGTCTTACTCCGAACGGTGACGACGTAAGCGTATTTAACCTTTAATTTTAATCCTTCATATAATATAATAATATTATATTATATGAAGGATTTTTTTATTATGGAGGAAATAGTATGAAATATCCACGAGCCGCTATGGTTCATAAATTTTTATTTATGATGCTAGTTGAACTAGCTCCTTATACTCGAGGCTCTCTCGATTTTTTACATGTATCGAACGAAGCTTTTCGTCTATTAATGAATATCGTAAGAGACGAACATAATATATCGTTGTATAACGAAATGCGATCGTACTCTTTAGATTATCAAGGTCTTATCGATAGAGAACATAATAATTATAATATCTTAGGCGAGCGAATTAAAGTTCTTATTATGATGATTGTTAATTCGTTCTATATGTTTAATAAATGTGATGAACGATATTTTAATCTTTATAAAGATAAAATAAGAGGAGTACGAAATGTTAAATTCTTTAGATATACGCAATATTGAGAATTTTAAGCTCGATATCATTCATTATATTGCCACTATTGTGGATAAAACCTGGTGGACCTCTAAACATTTTAATCAAAGATATTATGAAGTGGCCGATATCTATAATATATCGGTTCTTGCGCTTGCTGATTTTAAGGGTGGCGATTATTTAAAACTTGGATTCATTAGTTATACTTCTATTTATTATTATATTATAGATTGTAGTAATAAAAAGATGCTCACCGAGTGCGAGAAGAAATATATCGAACTTAGTATTTTATATTATAATAAATATCGACAAGATAAAGATTTAACAGGTATAATAATTAAACAAATGAGGTTAGATAATGGACTATTATGAAACTAGAGTATCTCTAATATTTTATTTATACGAAATGGTCGATAAGGATTCTTGGCGGCTTAATAATAGTTTAAATAAATTTAGAGTTGTATCTGATTTATATAGAATATTATTGGATGTGTTATCCGAGTTCGTTAATGTGCGTTATGGTAATCTTAGCGATGCAAATGAAGAAGACGTAAGAGAAGTTATTACCGACAGCGCCTACTGCTCCTTGTCAAAATTCAAAGACGAAAAAGCACTTCGTTATATAAAAATTACGTATCTATTATATAATAATATTCGCGATCTGCCATGGAACTTATCCGATAAAATTTGTAAAACTATACGAGAAGGAAAATATGAATGCCAAAAATAGAACGATAGCCGTACTTAAATATATTAATTCTATAGAATCAGCTAAATCTCGGTATATAAATAATGCTTCTGAAAATATAGTCTGTACTATTTATTATATTTATAAAGATATAATAAGAGAATTATCGCCGGGTCATCACGTATTAAAAAACGTTAGTTCTATTAGAGCTCATGTTTTAATACAACAAGATACAAGCTACGCTTTACCGGAAAAATATCGTAAGTTAATTACGTTAATTTCTTTTTATTATCGTCCAGGGTCATTTTTTCCTCTTGTCGAAATGATAATAGAACGAAGTAAAAATTTGTTTGGAGGAAAGTTATAGATGGATAGACAAAAGGAACTTGTCGAATATATATATAAACTTATTAATTCTAATTTTCGATATAGAAAATATAAGATACACGATAAGACTTTCGTCGTTCATTTTGTTTATAATTTATTCTATGCTATATTTAAAGCATCTTATCCGAGAGATAGAATACAACCAATTGCGTCGAAATTTCATTTTAATCTCGTTATGTCTCATAAAGCAAAAAATGCATATTATCCGTCTAAAAAAGAAAAGAAGATAATAAACGTTGCATTATTTAATTATAACGCAACTGAATATAATAATTCTAAGTTAAAAGATCTTGTCGATCTGGCTCAGCATTATATGGAGAAATTTAAATAATGAGTATTACTAAATATTTTAACGAAGAAGAATATGTTACACATTGTGCTAAGCTAAAAGAAGATATGATACTTTATATAAATCAGTTTCTTCACTCAAATCATTGGAGGATGAATTATCCATCAGATCATTACGTTATGATATCTGATATATATAATATAGCACATCCTTTATTATACGATTTTAAAGATAATTGGCACGATCATTTATCTGATACTAACTTTGTCGAAGTTAGTGAATATGCTAAATATTTTAAAAGTCGGATACCGTTAGCCGACGATGTTAAAGTTTTCATTCAGATCGTTATATTATATTATTTTAAACATTTCGAAAATTCTAATTTTATGATTATATATAATAAGATACTCGATGACATGTGTGAATTTTATGATACGTCAGTAGTATTGAGTAAAAGGATTTAAATAATGACTGTAATGAACGGCGCTCGAGAAATCAAGATAGTACTCTTTATACGCAAATTAATTAAGGAGCACAAAAAATACATTAATTATCGCATCAGCGACGAAGGATTTATTGTTTTCATGGTGTTTAATTATTATTATGAGGTCATGAAACGGATTCATCCTAAAGCACAAGTATGGCAGCTAAAAAATACATTCGATGTATGTACCGTTATGCGACATAAGAAAATAAAATATAAACTAAGTAAAGAAGATAAACGATGTATTCTTATAGCATTTCATCTGTTTAATCGCATAGAATATAATAAAACATTAGTCGATAATGTTATTGCTAATTTATTTAAGCTAAGAGAATATCATTAACCCGTAGCAACCTGTAGCTGCGGGTTTTCTTATATCTTATTATATCGTACATATATTCGCTATATAAGGGAAATTTTTGTGGTGTATATTTTTATAATGACGCGTTTTGTGTGATGTGTTTTTTATTTTTGTCTTTCTCTTTTTTTTGTTTTGTGTGAGGAAGGTTAGATTGTTAGGCAGTGGTTGTATTATCAATTATGCTTTGTAAATGAGAATGCTTATATAGGGCCAAATTTTGGTTTTGGATCAAAGGGGTAAGTGTTTTATATATAGGTGGCCTCGGAGCTAAAGTTCGCCCCCCCTGCTTTGATTCAGGGTGTTATTTGATGGAGAGCTTGGCCTCGAGACCGTACAGACATACATAATGATGTCTGCCATTTAATTATTAGTCTTGGGAAGACGTTAAAAGCAACCAGGAGGATTATTATGAAAAAGACAGTAGCAACAGTAATGGTAGCAACAGTAGTAGGAATGACAATGTGGTTTGCAACACCAGTTGCACCAGATCACTACGAAATGCATGTTGTTAAAGGAGGTGAAACTATTACAAGCATCATAGAAGATGCTAATCGTAACACGGATGTCAACTATGACATTCGCGAAGCTGTTGCAACATCTGTTGCTAAATCAGCTAAGATGGAAGGAGGAGTGACAAGCAGATCAATCCATCCAGGAGAAAAGATTGCTGTTCCTATCTACAAGTAATTAGATAGGCTCAGTAACATAGTCCAGCTGTATGACTATAAACTATAGTAATGTATATCATTGTATGTCATAAGGAGGAAAAGATCATGACAACAACAACTTATTTAAATTTAGAAACATTGGCAATCGAAACAAAGAATAGTGCAAGAGATTATATGGATCTCTTAGACTCTGCTCAAAAGTATTATGCCAAGAAAGGCATAAGAACTATGAAAGGAAGAATAGGAGATGTATGTTTCTTGCAAGAAAGGGAATGTAGGAATGTTCTTATGCTTGCAACAATGGATGGTCATACAAAATGTGACCTTAAAACAGTAACAGACAAGATTATGTCACTGCCTTACTATGCTGTAGCACGAGGCTATATGCCGGGTGTATTCCGCACATGGTCTCAGTGCAAAGATTCTACAGACGGTTTTACCGGCAGAAAGTACAAAAAATTTGCCGGTAGAGAAGCTGCCATCCAGTTTATGATAGATAACAATGCTCCATTAGTGAGCTATGATTATCTAACAAAATAATTGTTTTTAGAGGAGGAATTCAAAATGAAAAGTATGTTAGAATTAAAGAAAGCATTTGCAGCAACAAAAAAAGTTAATAATAGTGGTGATTGGTTGCAACATAAAGCAACTCTTCAAGAATTAAAAACAGCTAATATTAGATGTCTAATTATTAGCGAAGAATCTTGCATTCTCGATGTAGTTGGCGCAAATGTAACTGGTGCCATTACAATGGAAGATGTTAAAGAATCCGCTGTTGTAGTTAAGGGCAAAGGCGTTAATTTCGATGGAGACTATCGATTGACAGAAAAGTCGATGGCCAACGTCGAAAACATTATTGATGATCTTTTGCTTATTGTAGGGAACTTCAAAGAGAAAGAAGATGCATGTAATTCTTTTACATTTGAAGGAGATGTATATGTACCAATCTCTTTATCGGCAAGTGCGTTAAGACAAGGAAAACGCTTTGCTGTTAAAGAAGAATTGTTAGATAAATGGTTAACCAAATTGAAAAAAGTTAACCATGGTATTGGTAGCTTTGAAGGAGAAAAGACTCTTAAGGTCGGAAAGGCGACTAAACTTTCTACATATGGCAACTTATGGTCTGCCAACGGTAAAGAATTCGTTGTCGACCTTAACGAATATTGCTTCATGATATTTGATAACATGGCAATATTCGGTACAGAAGATAACATGGATGGTCAATCATATCATTCGCATTATGATTTTTGCGAGTTATATGGCTGTCCAAAAGATAAACCATTATATCTACAGGCTCGTGTTTCCGGATGTACTAAAACTGGTAGTTTGCCAGTTAAAAATATGTCCGGATTTTGGGCATTGGCAGCAGAGTGCAAACAATACTCTGTAATGTCTCTGTCTGAAGTAGACAGAGACTATTCTGGTGAAGAACCAGCTGTATGGATTGTCGGTAATCCATGCGGCAAATTATTATATGTAACCGATTTTAACGGCTTTAAAGCCGTCCCAGGTTACATAGATCCGAAGGAGAACACATTTAAAGTTCTTCAGATTATTGAATCGACGCAAGCAAAAGTGTCGAGTCAATTGATTCAACACATTTAATTTAAATAATAAGAGGAGAATAATCATGAAAAAACAATATCTAGTAGAAAAATTAACAAAAGAAACTGTTAAACAATTTGAGTCCTACACTGAGGGCTCATTTGGAGGCACTGGTATAGATGCCGCCATTCTTGCTGATGGTAGAGTTGCATATGATAAATATGTATTCTCTGCTAAAGCAAATAGCTTAGCAAAGAACATGAGCAAAGTAATTAAGTCTTTAAAGATGTCTGGAGATTCTGACTCCAGATATCTTAGAGGTGCAGGTGATACTGTATGGATGTTTTCTCAAGGCATTCTTGCAGATGATGAAGTATTGGTAACAAATAAACGTTTGTTGCAACATGGCGAAGCATATGTTGTACGTTTCCCTCATAGCGCAAGAAGTGAATTTGCACACGTTCGTATGCTCGGCAAAGCTGAGTATATCGAACGTATTGAAGAAAGCGACTTAAAGCCCGCATTTAAGATGTTGGCAATTGAAGTTGCTAAAAGCTTACCAGAAACAACTTTCTTATGTTCTGGTAGTTCTGTATTTAAAGGTTTAACTGGTGGATCTGATTTCGATACAGATGGCTTTATGTTCCTAGTTGGCGAGGATGCTCAAATCTTCGCTGACTGGAAACAAAGATCTGTCGATATTCCAGACGATATCGGTGAAGCTTCTTCTGTTACTTTTAATAATTTCTCTGAGCTAATGGAAGGCGTATTTAACGCTAACATTAGTACAGGTAACACAGACGTTGGTGAGTTTTGTGTCGCGACAAGCACAGCAATCACAGTATTGCAAAACTTGGACAATGCAGAACTTATTAAAAAATTGCAAGAAAACATTGCTAAAGAATTTGGTAATGAATTCGATGGCAACGTAGAATATTCTCGTTATTATGTTGGTGATGAAGATATTGCAATGGAGGACGTGCGTAATGCTAAAATTGAAAGCATTACAATGTCTTTCGTTGCGTCTGATCGCAGTGCAGAATCTATTAAAGCATATTTAGAAGATGTGCTAGAAGCTGCACCTGCAGTAATTGGCATGATTATAGATAGTGCTAAAACAGGCTTAAAGGTGTGGGATCCATTAAGCTTCTTGTTCGACGGCATCAAACAAGCACGTCGATCTGCTCCTCCTAAAATTAAGTGGAACGAAGAAGAATCTAAATTCTTCGTAGAGGAGGATAGCAGAGTTAAATAATTAATTCATTGTGCGACCGACACGTTAATCCGGCAAGGAGTTCAAAATGAAAAAACAACAAGAGGTTATTTATTTAAAAGATACAATGTACGAATTACAGTTAGAGGCTGCAGTTCGTGCAGTAGAGGAAATTAATGTTGTACTAGAAGCTAATGGTATCGCAGGTAATATTGAAAAGTTGCCAGCTAAAGGCTTCTTTGATACATACAACAAAATCTGCGCAGATTTGAGCAAGTCCGAATCTATCGATATCAAAGGCTTAGATATCGAAGGTAACTTTAGCAAAGCTAAAGAATACATTGCGAACACTATTCGCATGTATTTAGGCGATGCGGAAGACAAATATGAAGCCGCTAAAAACAGTGGCTTCAATTTTGCCAGCTCTGTATTAGAGTACGAGCTTGTAATGAACAGTATCACAAGTGGTGCTATCTGGCGCAGAAAAAATGGGGAACAAGATTTAGCAAGTTCTCCATTAATGAAAGACATCGATGTGTTCTGCATCGATCCTTCCAACAACAACATTCTTGACGGCGATCAAGTGGTGTTTGAAAACGGTCGTTCTTTAGATGGCCGTTTCTTCACATCTACTTCTGTTACTGGTGTGCAACCAGTGTTTAGAAGAGAAGATGGTGGTCTGTTCATCGTTGTTCATATTCTCGAAACATTAGAGGCGCCTACAGAAGAACCTATCTTCGCTGTTCGTAGTAGCGATAGTGAAAATGTATCCAAAAATATTTTCTTGGCGCAAGAAAAGGGTTATAAATTCTTCTTGCTTCCTAATAGTAAAGGGAAGCAAGGAGACGGTTTGTATGTAGAATCTATGAAAGAAGGCTCTGCAGGTAAACTTATTAAGATCATCTCCTGTGAAATTGTAGGAGATAAAACTTTTATTTCTCACTTCTGTGGCGAAGTAAAAGTTGACGATGTGTTATTCAACGTAATTAAGAAAGATGGTTACGGTGAAGATATTAAGTCTGCCACATTGTTGTTACGTAAAGCATAGTAGCAGATCCCCCTTCGGGGCCCGCTAGGGATTAAGGCAAAGAATAATAAACATCTCTCTTCAATCCTTAACGGTTGTCCCGTCTTTTTTATTTTTTTATAGGGCGTGAACTCTGCTATCTAAGGATAGTAGGGCTCCGCTCCGAAATCTTTTACGAGGGTATTTGGCCCTCAGTATTTTATATTCATGGCGACCGTTCCATGTAAAAATACCGGCAGAGGAGATATCATGAAATTAGTATCTAATGTTAATTACAAAAAAAATGACGTATTCAACTTATTCGTTCTTTTAAATAAAATGGACGGATTTTTCGTCGGCGAGCCAATTGAAGGCATTCAAGCCGACGTAACTCAAATTTCCTTTGAAGATAACGATAATTTGTTTATCGTTATCGAAACATATTTCAACGGTAAAAAGTTGAGAACATTTTATTTCGATTTCAGTGGCAAAGAAATTTCCACCGAAGTACGTACAGAGGACGTGACTATAGCGTCCAAAGTATTATCTCAATTAGAAGAAGACTTCGCAGATTACTGCGAAGAATTATAGGAGGAATTTACCATGAAATATAAATACGATGGTAAAAAATACTGTGTTTCTAATTTTCTGGATAATGATAATTTATTGTCTCGTCAAGTTTGGCACTCTTTGAGTGCTAAGCCTGGCGAAGGCAAAAATTTAACAGTTCAAAAAGTAAAGGAGCATACAGTTGTGTGCTCTTATTTCACTTATGACAGAGGTGCTCAAGACTTTGTTGAAGTCATGGAAGAATACCCAATGGAAGATGTTGCTCTCACTGGAGATGCGGCAGTATCGTTAGAGTTTAATAAGATATTAAGCTCTTTAAATACTGAAACAGCAGAATTATTAGAAGACTTAGTGTCTTATAAAGAACATTCTGCTGCTATAGCAGGATATAATGGCTGTATTTAATATATTAAGCTTTAGTTATGGATTATATTATATCTGTAGCTAAAGCTTTATTTTTTTATAAATATTGTTCGGTGACAGGTGTCCGCCCTATTATATATTTATTAGTATAGTGTTGGATAATACTATAATACTAATAAGAGAGGGCGGCACCGTATTCGACTTCCGACGCTTGCAACGTTTCGCTATCGCTTAGGCGTTGCTGCGTCTCTGGTCGTCGAATACTCACCTGTCACCTTTGTCTTAATTTCGGCAGTGTCCCTTCGGGTCTTTACTGCGGAATATATTCTTTCTTGTGTTATTTAGCCGATCCGGCGGTAGTAGTTTACTAGTGTGTTCTGTATGACGCTCCGCGTCGAAATTATTTATGAGGGTATTTTCCCTCATTTTTCTTTTATTATTCATAGGAGGAGAAAAACTATGAAAACCGTTAAAGTTATTAAAGTTGATATGCCTTGTCAAAAAAGAAGAAATCCTATTCTTGATGTTATTAAGGTTGAAGTTAAAAAGGTTGAAGAGCCTGTTAAGGACAAGTTCTTGAGCCATCCGTTATTTAAAGATTATTTTGTTCGTGAAGCTGGAGTATTTGCTCCAGAAACCGAATGCTGGAGATTTTCTGTTCCTGGTCATGATGATATGGAAGTTTCTGTAATCAGAAGTTCTATGACTTATGGAGGCAGTAAGGGACTGTTTGAACTAGCCATGTTGCGTAACGACAAGTGTTGTTATGACACACCTATTACTAATGATGTACGTGGCTGGTTAGAAGTTGAAGATGTGTTGGACATTCTAGAAGATGTTCAACGCATTTACGAGGAGGCGTAGCATGAAATTCATACTTTTCGGTGAGGCTATGCCGAAAACCGAATTTAATGCTGTGGACTGCTACCACGCGTTAGAATACGCTTTGGGCACCTTCTTCAAGGATTGTGTCGTTGCAGAAAATGTGACATCACTTGAAGAAGGCGTCGTAGCGGTCTGTATTCGTTCATGGGCAAATATCGGTTCTGAAGAAGAGCCGGTGTCATATGAACGGCATCCGGTGTATTTGCTAGAAGAGGCAAGATATAACAAATTATCGCCTCATACTCTAGCAATCATAACTGGAGAATAGCCCCCCGCCGGGGCTAAACCTTCTACGGGGTACTATGTCGACATTTACGGCATGGTACTCCTGTTGAAGTTTTTGTTTGCGACTCCGTCGCGAAATTTTTCACGAGGCAATTTCGCCTCACATTCGTTATTCTACATGGAAGGAGAAAAGTTATGCCAGTAGAAACAGTTTATAATTATCATTTAATAGATGTTGATAGAGAAATGTTCTCCGTTACAACATCTGATACTACTTCCGAAGTACTCAGAGAGTACCAAGGTTATGTATTAGTCGAAAGAGAAGTAATAGGCTATAGAGCAATCTTAGCCGACTAATAATGAGGTGCTGGTAAGAAATTGCCGGCACCTTGCTTTAATTTAGTATTTAATATTTCATTATAAACATGAGGAGGATATTATCATGTTAAAGAAACAATTCGTACAATGGCTTAATTCTTTTTACGCGGAATACCCTGTAACATTCCGCGTGTTCTGGTTCCTAGTGGGCTGGACTGTAGGCAGTGCAGTAAAGATGGCAGTGTTGCAACATCGCCTTAACAAACGCTAGGCGATAGAAGGTTTCGCTGGAGGGTTAACTTCTGAAGTTTCCCCTCCGGGGCGAAATCTCCTGTGACCCTCTATTAATAGCTAGGGTCATATTTATTTTTATTATAAAGCTTTATATAAGCTACCGTAGGTGCTATGTACTCATAATACCTCCCTTTAATAAGATACACAACAACCTAATGTGCATCTACGGTAGTTGATATAAGGTTTTATATACCTTACGAGATTGAGAGGGCTCCGCCCCGAAATCTTTCATGGGGCCTTCTGTGTGGAGGTCCCTTTCATACTTTTCTCCTCTTCTCCAGTAGTTAGGTCTGCTGGAGATATGAGGGCTAGATGAGCATTGACTTATCTAGCCTTGATATCTCTTGCAAGTGTGTGTTGATGCAAGAGGAGATTTTATTTTCACTATGGCACGTGAAGCCATAGTACTTTTAAGAAGGAGGACATTACAATGTCTAAGAAAACAGCTTTCGCAACAATTACTGCATTTTTATTCGGTTCCAATGCTAACGGCTGGAGCCAAATGCTATCAGCAGTAGTAGCTGGTAAAAATGGTGTGCGTGACACCAAACCAACTCACGTAACAGTAGCAGGTCAAAGCTACGTAGGTCAAGGTATTGACGCATTAGCACAGTTGTTGGAACTGTTCGCCAACAAATCTGTGAATTATGCACGTTTTACAGCAGAGGTTATTACATCCGATGCTGTAGCAATTCGTGCATACAGCATTATGAAAGGCTTGAAAGATGGTTTAACACCTGCAAAGGTTGCTGACCATGTAATGAAACAAGCCGACTCTGCGGAAGACCGCGAGTGCTTTAAACGTTTCGCAATGGCGTTGAAAGATTGCCAACAACAAAACGTGATGCTTCGTATCTCCCGCTTGTCTCAAGAGCACAGCTATGCTCTTGAAATCCCCGAAGGCGTAGAAGTAAACGCCGGGGATATTATCAAGTTCGACCGTGGCGTGTCTGAAGATGGCGTGAAGTTGGCATATGGAGTGCAATCCAGCTACGCTTATGAATTAGCTAAGGTCAATGATGAGCTTAAAGCTCTCAGACCTAAAAACACTCCAAACAGCAAGCATCGTATGGCTTGCATTAATGGTACTCTTAATCTCATTCGTGAGATTAAGGCTGAAGAAGTGTCTGCAGAAGACCTTATCTAACATTGGGGGCATTAGCCCCCTTTATTTTTATTAATAAAGAGGAGGCCCACAATGGCAACTTTTAATCTTAAACACGCAAATCCTGAAGTTATTAGTTATATGGCTGAAAAAATTCAGGTAGAATATCAAGGTACCGTTGAAGAAATCGACGGCGGTATTAAAGTAGAATGTTCTGACGAACATTTAAAAGACATTACGGACGCTTTTTCTAGAGTGAAACGTAATACTACAGTTTCAGGCTGGACTAAAACAGCCACTAAGTTTATTGGTCGTCAGACCAATACTATTAAAGACGCTGGCATCGGTGCCGTAGGCCTAGGTGCTAAAGGTTTGTTCGGAGGCTTGAAAAAGGTATCCGAATTGGCTATGGGTGCGACTAGTGTTATTATCAATGAAGGTAAAGAAGCTTGGAAAGAAGCTAGCGTTAGCGATGAGCTTCGTAACTTGAAGAAGAGCTTCGGCAGTACTGGTAGCGATGAAGAAGGCATTGAAATCATTAAAGATAATGCTGAAACTACTGTAAATAAAACTGCCGGTGCAGAAGGCTAATAATTTCTGCGGACGATTGCTATTAACCGTCGGTAAATATTAATAGCATATAGCCCTAGTTGTCGAGAGCGAGTGGGACGACAACCTTATTCCGACCCTTAAAAGATGTTCTTGGTCGGGCTAATAAGATATGAACATCTAAGGTTTATAAGCGGGTGATGTCTGACGCTTATAATCTAAAATGCAGACATCATAATAGGGTTTAGTCTAGAGGGGCAGGATTTGCTCTCCTAGGCTAAACCTTTATTTTTTCTTATGTTGAATATACATTTAGGTGATACTGTCGTTACAGCGTTAGCTAAATGTATATTTTTTTATAATTCGCGAAAAGCATATCGCCTCAGTACGTATGGCGTAATTCGGGTGTTAGCTTTAGCGAAAGTCCATTTTTTTGGACACTTTTGGCAGTGGGCTAATTTTTTTAGTGACTGCTTTTTTTATCGGAACGATTACGTTTCCGATCGCCAAGAATTATTAAGGAGCGAGCGTCAGCGAGCGACTGTATATTATTTTATATATAGTAAGCCCGAGCGAAGCGAGGGCGTATATATCAAGTTCTCTGTGTACTCTCTTCTAAAGAGAGTAGTTTTGTATTTATTTAGTATAGTCTAAGGCGAGCGAAGCGAGCCGTATATTCTTTGTTTACTTTCTTTTTAAGAAAGTAATTATGTTTATTATTTATTATTAGTAGTTCTCTGCTGTCTCTCTTGTAAAGAGAGTAGTTATATTATTAGTATTTTATATGTATAGATTCTCTGTTATCTCTCTTATCAAGAGAGTAATTAGTTATTTTATATATATGTATCATAATAGTATTAACGCAGCGAGCGAAGCGAGCGGAGTATGTATTATGTAGTATGTAGTTATTCCCGAAGAACGAGGAACGCTAGTGACGAGTGAATTGTAGTGTCCTAGCGTAAGCGACGATCATAAGAGTATATATTGTATATTATATATAGGGCGAGCGAGGGGAGCGTCAGCGACCGGAGCGAGCATAGTATTATTATATAATATATTATAGGGAGCATAGCGACCGGAGTATATATATAGTCTTATAGGAGCTAGATAGGCCAATAAGGATTGGTGAATATTTAGTATATCGTGATATAGTATATCGTATTATACTATAGTAGTATATAGTAAATATGTGAGATCCTTATTTACAGTAAAAAGAAAAATTCGGCCTTGAAAATTTACAGGTCGTAGACCGGAAAATTTTAAGTATTTTCCGCCCGGGGATATCTATATCATATATATAGTATAAGAAGGAACGTAGTGACTGGTAGATATATATTATGTTAATAATATAGTATATTTTCTGCCGTCGGTATTTTGTTAAAAGAGAGACTACTATATATAATAATTTCCGCCTAGGATATTATGGTTTATATATAATATGTTTTTAGTTAATGTTTTTCCTGTATGCATACGCATACAGATATTAAAAACTTTTAGGGTGGGATATCTTATAATAATATTGAACGTCAGTGAAATGTTATTATAGATTTAAATCTATATTAGATATAATTTTAATGAGAGCTATTAATGTGAAGAATAGGGAGCGCCGCGAATCTATTCAGCTATTAAAATTCTTAGTCGACACGATAGTATAGTATGGTAGAGATCGTGTCGATAGGTTACGAGTGCTAACGAGTTATATGTAGAATTCGTTGAGATGAAGGATGTTATCGATGAGCCCGCGAAGAGAAACATCGTTCTTTAGAATTCGTAACAATATATCTAATGCGTTTGTGTATTATCAATATATATCAAGAAAATATATACTGATGTGTTTGAGTGAAGCTTGCGAAAAGAAAAACGCAATCAATTTTTATATATCGTAACGAAGCCCGTAAGGGTTCGTATTAGTATTATATATAGCTTATGAATATAAGCGTATGTATATAACTATTAATACGAATTATACCAAAGTATTAGAAGTTAGTAAGCGTCTAATAAGTAGGTGGTTTTTGTTTGGGATCCGCCGTTATCTTAGTATTTCATTTACTAGCTAAGGTATTTAAAAGTCCCTTGCGTTTATTTTAGTCGAGTTATTTTATATATAATATTATATATAATAATAACGAAGAGCCATTACTGTTAAGAATGGATAGTAGACGAAATTGGGAACGGGCCCCAATAATAGTTATTATATTCTCTTAGAGAATATATAACGTCAATGGTTCGTCGTGTACGATCCTTTTCGAGTTTCGCAGAAAATTACGTAAGTAAGAGTTTGTAGCATTTGTAAAATGGGACAACATTTTGTTAGTATTCTCGCTATGTTACACATAGCGACACAAAAAAAGACCCCGAATTAATTTCGAGGTCGTTATATATTGTTTACTAAAAGCGATGAACTACGTTCATCGGTATATTACTCATGTTTAAGTATAAGTTATTAATAATTTAAAAAAATAATTCAGAAAATAAAAAAGACCCCGAAGGGCCATTTTTATATAAGTATTTTTTTAATATTCAAAGCGGTGCGAAGCGAAGCGTAGCAAACCGTGGAGCGTAGCGGAACGGTGAACTGCGTTCACCGGTATATTACTCTGTTTAGATACGTCGTTAATCAAAAATAAAAAAATATTTTTTATTTAATTCTATTATATATATAACAAGCAATAAAAAAAACAGCCTCAGATTTTTATGACCTGGACTGTTTTGTGTGTGTAAAAACGGAAGCGGTGTAACGTAGTTACACCGGTATATTACTCAAGTTAGGTATATCATTAATCAATTTTGTAAAAATAATTAAATATTCATTATTAATGCATAAAGTAAGACAGGGGTATTTTTAAGTTAAAAAAATAGAAAAAATTAAAGTCAGATAATATCTGGCTTTTTTTAATTTTAATGTCTGGTTTAGTATATATAGGAAACAATAAAACATAATATACAGAATATGTATATTTATGAATACGAGCTTTTTTCAAAAGCGTTCGCCTACCATAGCTTACTCCGAAAAGTTTAAATGAAACGTCGTAAGCGTACTAGTGACGCGGGTTTTTAATAATTTTATATTTTAAAATTATGTAGGGTTAGGAACGAGGTATATAAAAATTGCTCCCTTAATAGTTCTTATTTATCTCTTATATATACTATATATATAATATAAAAGGATTATTTTTTTATATAGTCCGCCGTCTCCTCACGAGCGCCAACCTGAGTTATATTTAGCTATATATATAGGTATTGCTATAGCTTTATTTAGCTCTGTATATACGGCTAGACCTATTTAAAACATCTTACCTGTATAGGTAGCTCCCTTGGGGGGTGGGGGGAGTCCGCAACACTCTCAAGTTTGTTATTTTTAAGTAAAAACTAGTAAAAATTGTTTATGGCTATTAAAACGATTAAGAGTTGGTAACACTCTGTATTTGCTGTTAATTAACTAAAAATGGCTGTTTTTATATATACAGCTATTAAAATCATTTTAAGTCCGCAACACTCATAATGTCTCCCTTTTTACACAAAAACAGCTTATTTTGCAATAACTAAGTTTCGTATTTTTGCAGTATTTTATAATATTTTAGTTTATGACTATTAATATCTATTAAGTCCACAACATTCATAAAAACGTCTTAAATAGTTAAAAACAATATATTTTCATATTAAATGTATTTGGTCATATGTATTTGGTCATATAATATATTTAATTAATATAGTGTATTGCTATATATATCATTAATCTGTTATAGCAACTTTATTAGTATTTAATAGCTATATATAGTCATATATATAGTTTATTGTTATATTATATATATGGTTTAATATATATTGTCATATATATGTATATAGTTAACGTATTATATTATAGTTTATCATTAGTATAGTATTAACAGTTATATTAGTATTTAGTATTATGTTATTAGTAGTATTAGTGTTATTATATATATAGTAAGAGTAATAATAAAGAGAAACTATTAAATGAAAAGATGCGGGCGATTTTGTATATTGTTTTTTATATCAATCTAATGAATTGCCGCATTTGATTTTTATATGTATGATATATTTATCAGCATATGATTAATAACTGTATATGGTTTTATATATATAAGGCTAATGTCATTAAGTACGTGCTCCGCACCGAAATCTCCCGTAGTCCTTTTTTATTATATAGGAATTAATGAGCGTAGAGAATGAATCAATATTTAGTCGATGCTATTGTCGATCATGATGATTGGATACGGTATATTAGACCAAGGAAGATGTGTTATTCTGACGATATAAGCGAGAAATATAACCTAGATAATATAATCGTAGCATATAGCAGGAATTATTATAAATATAGTGCCGAATTATATTTACAGTATTTAATGTATTTAATGGTAATAGAATGATATGAATAAATTAAAGCTTTTTGAAAAAATAATGTATAGCTTTTTTAATATAATTAATAAAGACAATAAATATGAAAAATATTATAGCATTAATAATAATAATGGTTATGATATTCTTAAAAAACATTTTATTTATGTCTATGAAAATGAAAAATATAATGCCAACGTATACTATTATTACTATATATGGTTAATTATATTGGTAAAAATATGAATAAGAATGAATTAATCGATAATATTATCGACGCAGCCTGGATAATAAAAACAAAATATCCAAAATATATGCCGTCTAGAAATTTTCATATAGTCGACGTTGTTACAAGAATTACTGTATATAGTAATGGTAGTCAAGAAATTAACGGCATGATATATTATAGTTATTGGTTAGTGTTAGGGTGTTTATATGAATAGTGATGTACCATTTATTATTACTGTTAAAGCATCTAATATATATGATGATAATGATAGATATAGTCTTATTAATAATCTTAAAGATAAAGAGCTAATAAATTATATAACAAAGCCAATAGTATTTATAAATAGTCTTGGCGGCGCATATACTGCTAGGTTATATTATAATTACTATATATATCTATGTGTATTTAGGATATAAATATGAATCAAGAATTGTATCACGCAATAGAAAGATATATACATAATATAGAATGGTATAGTGTTTTCGATATATATTTAATACATTTAAATCTTAATATCGATATATATCGTTATGGAACGAATGTACTTTTATATAAATATTATTTGTATATAATGATCGAGATCTAATAAGGATAATATATGGGTATAAAATTGATCTTAGAAGATATTCAAGATAATATGTCGTGCGGTTATTGTTATCCTAGAAAAATTATAAGTCATTATTATATTCATAATAATCTTATGATTACCGTAGGCGATAATATATTTTATTATGCCGGCGATTATAAATATTATTATTTTTATATATGGTTAATGACATATGGGGTCTTATAATGAAACATAAAATAACATTTTCTAAATTTAAAGGATTTAATCGCATCGTCGAACTAGAAAACTTACAAGATGCTATCAATGACTTTATTAGACAAAATAAAGGTCTTAAAGTATGTAATGTTTGTTATAAAGACGATGCATTAATCGGACATATTAAAGATTTAGACGATTTTGACTACGGTATGATCATTATTAAAGAAGTAGTATCATGATTAAAATAACAAATGAAAAATTATCTGACGCTATTTTTAAATATGATTATTATGATCCTGATGATCTTATTCAATATTTAACGTGTGAAAATTTCGAAGAAAAATATCATACATATATGTATACTAAAGGCGAATGTTATTACTATTATTATCTATCATTAGGATTAATTTGTAATCTATAAAAGCGAACATATATCCGCTTTTAAGAATTTATGCATTTTAATAATAATAATGGAATTTTTTGTAAAAAAAAGTATTTTATGGTATAATAAAAGGTTATAATATGTTATATATACAATTGAATAAAGACGGAGCTGTCTTAGATATACTTAGGCAATTAAAAAGAAATTATGGAAAAATTTGTTTAAGCGGTGCTATTATCGATCACGTCGGTAATATCCCAGATCATTATAATAATTTTAATGTCGTTAAAATAATGCTTACTTGTAGTTTATTAAAAGTATTAGGTAAAAAATATAGTGAATATCAAATGGTATTATATGAATATACTTTTAATATTAAAGATAATCGTATCAGTTATGATAACGATACAGCCGGGAGTATTATTAAAGCATTAGTCGATATGATGATCGACGACTAATAAGGAGAATAATATGACTGAAAAAGAAGCAATTATTATCGAAGAAATTTACTTAATAGAAAATTCATTAAAAGAAAAAACATTAAATTATTTTCTAGACAAATATTATAATGGTAAAGCCTTAGAAAAATTACAACCATTCCAACGAGAAAAAATTTTAAAATGGATGCAATCGCGTGTTGAGGACGAAGAAATGAATGATGATCGTATTAGCAGCTGGGCTTTAGAACATGGATACTTCTAATCGCAACAAAAAGCTATTAGCAACTATATTAAATAAAACTTTAGATTTATATAGTATTCGTAAAAACCACAAATATTTTACTCAATCAAATTTTATTATTGAAGATGTTCTTAGTAAGCATATAATATTTTTTGACGGCACAAATAAGTACAGTGGTCTTATATATTATCATTATTATATTTGTTTAAGTATAATGCCAGATTTAACAGAAGTTCCTGACTTGTTAGAAGAATAATATGGTAACTAATAAATTATTAGATAAAGTATTTCTCCCGTTACAAATAAGGATTAGCATCGACATATTTAATGAAGATCTTGAGCGTTTTTTGATGGAAGAAAATGCTAAAAAATTATTTCGTGTATATACTTTGACTAATAAGAATCAAAAATATGATGATTATTATGGATATTATCTATATTTAATACTTTGTTCTGAAATAGAAAGAATATATTAATGAATAATAATTATTTAGATAGACTTATCGAATATATGACAATTCAAGCTCAAAGACGTTTTAATGTTAGAAATGTTAACTATGGATCATTATATAATTTAACGAATCCAAAAGTTGTGTTTGCATATAAAGTCTATCAAAATAAAGAAGGAGTGTCATATAGTGCCAACATATATTATTGGTATTATCTATGTTTAACAGTATTATGAGTAAGAATTATGCTATCATATATTATATATACGAAGAAGAATTTAGATATGGTGTTATTCTTATCGATGATAATTATAACAATGCACTATATCGAGCATATTATGAACTATTAAATTCTTTTAAATCATACTATATATCAGTAATAGAATCCAACGATCTAAATTATTTAGAAAATATGGAAATTGCATATGACGATCCTAGTTATTATGCTGGTGAGACTCAAAAAGCTATTGAAGAATGTAATATTACACAAATAATTAAGGATCTGAAATATGAGTAACAGTTTATTACAATATAAGCTTATAGTATTTAATAAAATTAAAATAAGAGGTAATTCTACATATATATATTTAGATCCTACTATTAATATTTCAAGAATATATAGTTTTTATATGAAAAATAGTCAGTATTATAAATTACATTATATATATTTATATTGGATTAATTTAAATTTGGTTGATAAATATGACTGATAAAATAACAAAAGAATTAAATAAATTTGTTGATTCCGTATGCCAGAATAGATATAAAATTGAATATTTATATTTTAAATTGTCATCTATTCCATCATTTATGTTGCATAACCGAGGCAAGTATAAATATATATATTGGTATTACGTATATAAGTTAATGTTAATAACTAAGATATAATTATGATAAATAAAAAAGTAGAAAAAATTTTACATATTTTTACAGAAGATATGTGTCATCGCGACGAAATAGAACCACACAGCGAACCATATTTAATGTTATATAATACAGACGTTATATTTGATTCACCTGATTGTCCACATTCACATTATTATTACTATAGTTATTATATTTATGTGTTAATGGTTAAAGAAAGAGTGTTATATGAAATATAAAATACTATCATTAAAAATTTGTGGAAAAATAAAATGATCGATCAACGAATAGTAAAAGAATATTTTAATAGTAACGACTATGTCGTCGTAGAATATCATTTCGAAGGAGATAGGATACGTTGTAATATTGAAAAACGTTCTGGCGACACATATCTCAACAAACTATATTGGGCTTATTATAATTTATTATCGTTAAGCCATATCAATCGTTATCGTTATTCTATTAATAGTATAGCTAATCTTAGATATTTACAAGTACGATTAAAATATGATGATGATACAACCGACGCTAAAGAAGAACTTAAAGAAGAAATTGTAGGCGAAGATATTATTAACGTACTACGTGAAGTACGTCGTGGTGAATTATGATTAGTAAACAAAAAAGAGCTGTGTCGATAACAGATCGAGGCTCTCGTATATATGATCGCTTTGCAAAATATGATATTATATATAATCTTAAAATAATTACTAGATTATCAGCAAAGTGCGCATATAAAGACGATGAATATAAGTTTAGTGCTTGTATATATTATAGTTATTATGTAATTTTGCACTTGCTTGATGAAAGATATAAGAGGAGAGGATAATGGCTTTTAATATTATTAAATATAATAAAACCAGAGATGACGTATATGTATATATACAAAAGATGCCGGGCATCTATAATAAAAAATTAAGTTTGTATTTTGCATATATGTATAGTATCTTCGACTTTAGATTTCGATATAGTATTTTTAGAAGTATCGATGTTCAGGATTATACTAATTTTAGAGCATTAGACAAAGATGCTAATCCTAAAGATACTGATATTTTAAATATATTAAAAAGTAAAAATTATGAAATATAAAATCTTATTAAGAGAAACGCCAGTCGAAGAATATGCTCATGAATTATTCTACGATACTTTTAATAGTAATTTTAATAGCTCTTTATATGTAACATATTGGCTATTTATTTTATATCCAAAAAGTAGTGTATACTTAATTAGCATTCCTAAAATAAAATGGTTAACAGAACAAACGTTACCACATTATATATTCATGGAAGAGCTAGAAAAACATAATGTATTAAGTATTATAGAAAGGAATAAAGATGAATCTGTTAAGTGAAACAGAACAAAAGCTTAAAGAACTTAATCTGACATTAGATGATATTCAGTTTGTTATGTGTACCGAATCTGAATACGGCAGCGATTATATATTTATGAACAAAGATACATTTGTTAAAAATGCTCGATCTGTTATCTATGACAATGGATACGGCTCTCAAGAAATCAAAAATAATCTTACAGTTTATACAAGAGATTATATTATTTACCGATTTGAATATGACGGCGCAGAATGCTGGAAATATGTTCCGACAATTACTGGTTTAGATCCATTTTTACAAGACGAAAAACGTTGGAAAGAATTTAAATTTGAATCGAAGGATTATTATAATAATGAAGAACAAATTCCGTTTTAAAATTAATAAATGGGTCAAACTTTCGATTCCGCCAGTATTAATTCCATATTATAAATGGGCAGTATTTGAAAAGCAGAACAAAATTGGTAAAAAGAATTTTAGATTATACCACATTTATTTCTTTTCCTTAGAAAAATATTTATAATTATAATTAAGAGAAGAAATAATTGTGGATTTTTTTGTAGGAAAAATATGAGTGGTACGTATTTTATTACATCGTATGTAGTAAATAATCGAGGTAAGCTATCTCAATTTAAGACATATGAAATAAACAAAATGTTTTCTCATGCATTTTATTTAGCCTATTATGGTTATATTAATTACATTTGTGAAAGATATAATATTTGTATGTATCCAGAAAAAGTAATAGGTCAACGTTATGATCTAACGTTTGAACAGATAGCTTCGATGTACGATGTTGTTCATTGTATTAAAAATAAAGAATATAGTAAAAAAATGAATTCTAAAAAACATAAGTGGTTGAAAATATTTTAGGAGGTATATTATGGGTCATACATTAAAACACAACATCGAAGAAACTGGCCGCATCATTAACAGTATCGATATTAATCAATTTAATATTGATCGTCGTAACTATTATATCGAACAAGTAGAATTTACTGATCAAGGTATATTTCCGATGATTCATTTTGTTATTAGAAATGGTAAAACTAACGCAGTTGATCATCGGTGTGGTACTTTACGAAAGATACCAAATGCCAATAAATATGAATATCATGACGGTACTGTTAAAATGTATGATGGATTAATCTGGGAATTTTTAGAAAAAGCAGGAATTATCATATGAATTATGAAGAATACTATAATATTTGTAATTTTGCTCAAAAATTTTATGAAAACGATCCTGAGTTTTTACCGACAAATAATATTCTTGACATATGGAGAGCTCAGATAAAAAGACATAATGTTATCAGCGATGATTTTAATGCTTTATTCTATTATGAGTATATAATGTATTTAACAGGAATTCGTTCAGAATGTTTCAAACACAAAAAGAATTAATTGCTAATTTATACTATAAAGGTTATAACCCCAATGTAGTGCTTTGTAATTTAAAACAAGATCGTATTATCCGATGTTGTTCTCGAAACGATCAAATTGCAAGTCCTAAAAATGGTATATATGTAATTAATTTTACGCTAGAAGATCGTCGTATACTTACTAAAAGAAAATATAGCATATTTAATTCTAAACAAATGGTTGTCAAATTCATTATTGATTGTAAAAATAAGAAAATTAATGAAATAGAATTCCGATATCGAACAGTAAATAATTCTGGTTATATGAAGAATTTTTCAAGTATCGATAATATAAATTATTTATTAGATCAGAATATATTAGTATATCGTAATTATATTATTGGTTTTTTGTTTACGAACTATATCAAACAATCAATCGAAGACTTTAGTAAAAGATTTGAGGTGTAATTATGTTTAAAAAATTTGTCGATGAATTGCGTTGGTATATCGAACAATTATTAAAGGAAATTTAATATGAAGTATAAATTAATATTCAATAAGTTGAAGTTAGAATATATATGCGACTGTAATGATTTAACAAAAACTATCGATAGTATAATTATGAATCATCATGGAACTGTTAAGAATTGTCATATGCTTAATTATCAAATATATGGCAATGGCCATGGTAGTAATATCGAAGTATATTTTAATGGGACGTTACTCGAAATTATCGAGGTATCGAAAGTATGATCAATTGGTTTAATTGGTTGTATTCGATTCAACATTATAGTCCAATGGTTCGTCAAAAATCAGTCGTTAAAGATTATTCGACAATCTATTCTTTATTAAAAATAGAAGATACACCATTATTGATTACATTCTTTAGAGACTCTAATAGCGTTGATTTACAAATTATATTTTTTACATATGATCTTAATAGAAGAATTCGTGATTATTCTATTACATTATCAGCTTTTCCAAAAAGCAATAAATTATATTTAGTATATGCTATCGATAATCATTTATTACATAATATATTTAATAAAATTATGTGTGAGCATTTAATCTATTATATGTACTTAGAGACAGATAAAGCGCGACAGTTAATTAACGAAGTACTAGAGGACTATAGAGATGAGTAATTACGATAAAAGACCTTCGGCATTTTTTATGTATGCTAAAGATCATGATTTTCGTGAAATATTATCGAAATATATTTTATATGATAATGATATCGAAAATAAAAATCCGACTGATCTTGTTATGGATTTGTATAACATGAGAGAGGAGCTAGATGTTTTAGAAGATGAACGAATAATTCGTGAATATCTAAAATTAGCAAAACTATTAAGGAAACTAGGACAATTATGAATTGGAGTACATTTGTCGAAGATTATAATGAATTAACTGCTTTGTCATTTGATCATTTATATCATTTTGGTAAAGAAGATGAAGATTTAGAAATATTTTTATTTCAGCATCCATATAGAATAAATTGGATTAAATATTATTATACATACGATATAGATCATAATTACATTAATTTTCAGATCGATATAAAAACATCTGGGAAATATATTCGTTCTATTAATGTATATTTGTCAGAAGATGATAAATTAGAGTATTTATTAAGAGAAGATGATTTTTTTAATCGTAAAACATTATCTAATATAAATATTCATAAGACTATATTTTTATGGATATATTTTTTAATGCTTATAAATGGTTTTAATCATAAATTTGTGAGGTTATAATGAATTTATTTGATAAATCAAATAGTATTGCTTCTATTTTAGAACGCCATAAAGCTATTAATATTTTAGATGATATTACTGATATGGAAGTATATAATCATGATTTTAAAATTTATTTTTTAGTTGCTAAAACTATGTTATTGTTAAATAATACATTACCTGAAGTATTATGTTTTAGCATTGAAGATGGTGACGATGTTATATATTTTGATCTATTCGTCGAAAAAGATGACGACGAAGATTATGATCCGGTATTTATTACGACTGAAACCGAAGATAATATTATGAATTATAATGATTCTTTAGAAATATTGTTCCCAGCTTTAATAGAATTAGCTTATTATAAACTAAAGGAACGAATGTTTAACTAATAAGTTAAATTAGGGTTGTCATTAATTTACCACCATTTACTTCACGGTCGGGCTCCGCCCCGAAATCTTCTCCACACTTTTCTAATGTGGTTTAGTCAAACGAAAGGAATATAATCATGCAACAAGTAACATTCGAATCTAAAGAACAAGCTAAAGAATTTTTTAGTACATTAGGTGAAAATCTTAAAGCTAGCCAAAATAAGATTTTTGAATTTAGCGGTCAACAATGGAATTTTAATAGCACTCCAGAAGTGACACCTAAATTAATTAATGCTGTATTAGTATCTGAAAATAATGTATTATATGTAACAGCTAATCTAAGTAACGATACAGTATATGCTGATATTGATTTAGAAGATAATATTTCTGGTTTTGGTTATAGCGAATTAGAAAAATCTGTATTATTATCTAATTTAGTATATCGTATATTAGAAGATTATACTAAATTTATGTTCTGTAAAAATGAACGATAAAACTAGCTTTGGTTTACTTAGTACGATGTTTTTTAATATAAACTTTTTTCAGGCAAATATACCAAAACTATTAATTGGTGGACGATCTTTTGTATTCGATTTTGGTTATGATAATGAATCAAATCTTATTATTAAAACTTGCGACGACTATATAAATAAACAAGTCATATATTTTAATATTAACGTGATGCGCGTCGATTCAATGACTCAGTATTCAGAAAAAGAATCGGATATATGTCTTTCAAATTTTATGTATCGTACAGTAATTCCGAGAAAAGTCCGTTCTGATTTTGATACATGCAAAATGTTTAATCAATTTAATTTATATGTACATTATATTATGTTTTCATTTAATTATATGTATTGGAGGTGAATGTATGATTAAACTAGGATTTGGATCTGATAAAGAGACACAAAACGTATATAATAGTTTAAAAAAATTTGCTGAAAAGGATATGTTTTCAGAATATTCTATTACAGACTTTGAAGAGAATAAGGCTCGTAATTCTTTTAGATTTACGATTGTGTATGATGAAGATTATGTATATTCATATATGGTTTGGTACGAAGCTGGTATTTTAAATATCGAACCAGAAAAAGAAGATTACGTAGCAGAGGATATAGCATTTGTTCTATATCCGATTGCCGAAATGTTATTATAGAAAGGATAGTACATATGTTAGCTATATTATTTGTAATTTTTATGATGATTTATTTAGCTCTAGCCATTGGTGGTACATTAGCTGGCTGGGACAAGAAAGATAAATAATATGGATCAGTTTTACTTAGATAGCATAGCTTTAATCGGATTCATGATAATATGGTTTATATTTGCAATAATTGTATATCTTTTACATACTGTATATAGAATATATAAAACAAAAAAAATATCAGATTCATTCGAATATGTATTTAAAATGCATGCACGAATGTTTTGTAAATTTTATATCACAACAATGTTATTTTTTATATTTTGTGCTTTTCTTAAAAGTATAGTCGAATAGTATGACATTACAAGATCTATTAAAAAATATAAGGAATTATACGCTGCTAGAAAAAGAAGCTTATTGCTTATTTAAATGTCAAGATTTCTATATACATATGTTTCGTTTTGTTACTGATAACAACTTAAGATTTTTAATAACTAAAAAAGACGATTTAGCTATAAATACACTAGAAATAATAGCAAAAAATAACGGTAATTTTTTTCATTGGCAAGGCGAAACAAGTTGGCTATACTATTATTATGAGCAATTACCTAACGTATGTACGTATCTAGCATATTTGTATTTATTTAGTTGTATAATAAAAATAAATGAAAGTAAAAATAGAAGATAAAACATTTCTTAAACGATTCGAGGTTTTTCGAGAAGCTAATAATAATCGATTTACTATGAAGCGAAAAAAGTATCGAATCCGTCAATATTACACTGACGAAGGATCTAGATACGAAGTATTTAGTCGAGGTAAACAGTATTTCGGATCTTTTAGAATTACTGAAAGTAGTCAGTATATGCATTCTAACGATATTAGCGAAGAAAATATGCTGCTAATTATTAAAGGAATAAGCGATACAATATGCTCGTATCGCGTTCCTTTAAAATACGATGGTTATTCTTGTGCATCGTATGTCGAAAAAGCGATGGACCGATTGCGTTTTAGCGATACTAATATTCATATCGGATATCATGATGTGCAATTTGAAGTTACTAGACTTAATAATGTTGTCGGATATATTAAAACCGAAGCTAGAACAAATGCTATCGATGTATATAATATGCAGATGACATTACAGTATCAGTATTATGATGATGGTATGTATATTTTCTATCATCAGTTATTAGAAAAAGGCAAAGATCATGCCATAAAAATATATTATAAATTTTTAATAGCAATATGTAATTTAATTGAATATCAATATATTATTTGTTTAACAAGCGTAGAAAGAATACCGTTTTAAGAGGTGACTATGGAAGAATATATTAGAATTACAGATTGGATGTTATGCCAACATTTTGAGATGTTGATTAATACGCATCGAATAACTGGTAAATTTAATATTTTAGATTTAGATAATGTAACGTGTGAAATTACATATGATAATGCATATCGTAGACTAAACCTATTAATTGACGAAGATAATTATTTTGTCAATGCTATTTACGATACCAATGTAAAAACATTGTACTGGTGTATCGGAAATAATATTTCGTTTAACGACTTTGAAAAAGTATTACAAGAGGCTAAATATGTTCGACCTGTCGTTTGAGACTCTTGAGTTTTTAAAAATTATTCTTGATATTATTTTAGGATGCATATTAGGATTTTTAATACATACCGTATTAACTAAATTTGTCGATAAAGTATTTGATGTATATAATAAAGACGGCGAAATTCATTTATTGTTTATGATATTGCCGTCTTGTTTTATTGTATTATTACTGTGGGGTATCGTTACATGGATGAGATGAAACTTCAATTAGAAGTACTATATAAAATCTTAATGCTAGATTTTCATAAATTCTATCGTCGAGAAAAAGGATCGTATAACCTAACTATTAAAAAAGTAGGCGATGCCGTTATGGTTACTGTCGATTGGAACGAAAATAAAAACTTCGTAAAATTTCAAATATATTGGGATTCTGAAGAGAAACATACAAGCTTTAGCTTTAATTTTGATACCGATAAAATTGACGCATTGTATATCGTAAAGGATTTATTATAAGAAGGGAGATTTTTATATGGGAATGGTAAATGAAATCACAAATAAGTTAATTGGCATTAAAGGCCGTATCGCTTTTGAACATAAAGACTGTATTATCTATATCGACAATTCTCGTAAAAAAGAAGTCGATAGCGGCGATATTCAGATCTTCAAGGATCGTAAACAAGTATATGACTTTTCTATTGCATATCCTTCTAAGGAATGCAAATCTAAGGGTATTTACAATAATACAAAAGATAAATTTATTAATAATATCGATTTAGAAAAATTACATGAGATTATTATGACGACAGACCTATGATTTTCTTAAAAGATAAATATCGAATTGTCTTAGATAAAAGAAACGTTACAACAATTCTTATTACAATATTAACAATAGCATTCTTTTTATTTTGTGATATGAATTATGCTACTGATAATGGAAAACTGGCATTATATCAAACGCCAATATTAATTATCGTCGTAAGTATAATCACGATCGACATATTACCTAATAAGGTTAATCCGTTTCATATCGATTGTCTAATGACAGCTAAAGTTGACGAAAAACAAACTGAAGTAGTATTTAATATCTTTAAAAATATAATAAATCTTGTTCTTTGTGAAATTTTACATTATCCTAATATTCTTGAATTACGAATTAAAGATATTAATATCGGTCAATTAAAAAACGTAACATTAATGATCAGAGCTATTGGTTCTGTTGAATTCGGTAAAAGATCTGTCGACTTATTAATTTCAGTATATAATAATGATGTGGCTATTCCATTAGTATCATTTTCAATAATAATAACATCTGATATTCAGGATATATTAGATAGTATAACAGTAACGAAAAATTTAAATCAATGGAAAGATATTATCGTATTAGCTAAGACAGTAGAATATTATTTGATAAATCATCAATATAAAGGGGCTATTAAAAATGAAGAAAGAGGATTTTAAACAGCTATGCTGGTTATTTCGATTATTTTTAATAGCTATTAATACTGAATGTTATCAGTCAAATGATTTTAAAATTGGCGAATTTAAATATGCTGTTAGATTAATAGCTGTTGAACATATCCTTCATGTCGAATTGTTAAAGAAAAATAATCCGGTCGTTGCTTCAATATCTGGTGTCGAATATTTACCACAGGAATCATTAAGTTATAACTTTAGAACAAACGATATATTAAACGATTATTTTGAATTATTCTTTAACGGCAGTAAGATTATTGAAGAAAATCTTAATATACTGTATAATATATCATATAATATATGTAATCCTGTAGAAATCATGAAAGGACTAGTTAATAACAATGGTCGGAAGAATAAAATTTACTGGTAAGCTAAGTACTATTAATAGAATTAATAATGAATTATTTTATACTGATATGTTCGCGGGCAATTGTATCGTCAAAGAAAAAATTCGTTGTGACAATATTTTAATGTTAACAATCGAAACTAATTACGATATTAATTCAGCATATTTAGTTTCCTTAAGCGACAAATACCATGTTAATATCGAATATAGTATTAGCGATCATAAAAATCATATTAAACATAATGGTATTGTCGTATTTGAAAATAATAAAGCCGAAATAATCGAAGAGAAAAAATTTAACTATGAATCAAAAGCTTAGTCGACGTGTCTTTGCAGCAGTAAAAGATAATGTCTTAATAACATCTGAATGCCGATATTATGAATTTAATAGACTCGATATTTCGGCAGCTAAAACAAATGTTAGGCTTACGTCTAAAGATACCGAAGAATCTAAAATGTTTAATAGTATAAAAACATTAATAGCACTTGTTAATAAATACGATGAATTTAAACAAGCCGGTATGATTATATGGTTATTAGGATACTATAGTTTTATCTTAAATAAAGATTTAGACATAAAAAAACATTTTAAATTATTTAAAGAAATTCAGACTATATATGCTCAACAACTTAATTTTGGTCCTAATGAAGTTCAGACTCAACGACTTAGAGAATCGTTAGAACAGGTAGCTAGTCGACTTAATGAACAAATTAATTTCTGGACCGATATTTATAGAAATCTTAACGAGAGGAATGGTGATCGATGAACGGAAGTTTACGTAACTTATTTAAACGTCATCGCCATAGTTTTAATCCAGAAAGCTTACTGCGTGACTTAAAAAAGAATAAAGAAAAAAAGAATTTATTTGACAAAGTTAAAGAAATGGAGGAGGCTAGAAAAGCAGAAGTGTTGGAACCAGAGCGTAACAACTATCCACAGTGTAAAGTTGATTTAGTCGCACAAATACAGCAAGAAATCGAAGAAGAAAATACTCCGAATGAACCGGCGGACGATATTCAAGAAGTTTCTGTACACGCTGATTGTCCTACAATCGAAATTGATGATTGGACGACAGAAGATTTAGTACGTACTATTCAGAAAAGTAAAGAAGCTATTAAACATATAATGCAAAATTACGAGTTCTGGAATAGCATGGTGAAGGAATGCGATCAAGCACTTGGCGATCTTCGACATTTCGCTGAATTTTACGACGACGCTACACAAGAAGAAATTAATAAAGTTTATGAATTAATGACTGAATATAGTCGTAAGCGTCGTGTGTATAAAGATCGCGTCGAAATTTTTAAAGATTTGTTCGCCGGCAAGGCTAAGATGGAAAACACTTACGCTCCAATTAATCAAATGTTTAATAAATTTAACAAGATGAATATCGAGCGTCAATATTCTCCACGCGTCCTTAAGGACTTGTTCGAGCGTTAGTCACATTCTACATTATCTTTCGGGGACTTCGTCCCCGTTCTCATTCGGGCTCCGCCCCGAAATCACTTCTGTGTCCTTTATAAGAAGCTATTATTAGATAGCTTCTTTTTTTTATTATGAAAAATAATTATACAAATATTATAAGAAGAATCTGTAGGGATGGTTTGCCTGAAAATTTTTATCATAATGCTCATGATAAAACTAGAATAAGATTATTTATGCGTGAATGGAGAATACATAAAGTATTTGCAAATACATTCGTAATATCTAACTTTAGTGTATATAATAACATGAACGATTATATAGAATTCGATTTTAAAAAATTTCAAATTTATAGACATTCAAAACTTTTTGATACGAGAAAAAATATCACTGATGATAATTCTTATCAGGCAGAATTATTACTTTTATGGTTAGTATATTTTTATTACGGGAGGTATTAAAAATGAAATATTATCTTGAAATCGAGAGTGATATACATCACCCGACAGCAAAAGAAATTGCCGAGATTATCGGTATATATAATATAAGTAATCAGCCTCACGCTATGTTTGTACGAGCATACTTAGGACGTAGTACATTACAGTACTTAGGACGTAACGGTATGGTTCAAGTATTTAATAATTATTCAGCCATGCTGGCTCTAGCTAACGATATGTATGAATATTGTAAGCGTGAAGGTATTAACGAAGTATATTATAGTTTAGATGACGGACGTGGATATAATTTAAAATTATTCAAAGGCCGTATTCGTACAGCTATTAATCGATTAGAAAATATGTGCAAAGGAATGATAGAAAATGAAACAAAATAATCAAGCAGAAATTTGTCGTAAAATTGGGATTATTATTGGTAGTTTATTAAATATCTGTGTAACATTAGTATTAGCATTGGTTAAAGCTGTATCTTCTGAAGCTAAAAACGTATCGAAGGGTTTCGACGAAGCAGAAGACGTTAAATCTGTCGAAGAAATTAAGCCTGTCGAAGAAATTAAAGAAAACGACGAAGTCGATATCGATGCTGAAATCGAACGTCTTATGGCTTTAAAACAAGCTAAAAAAACTAATAAAGAAGACTAATTATGGGCTCGATATTACTTGCCGAAGAAGAAACAATTGTCCTTTCGACAATATATGATTATGTTGCACAAAACCCAACATTAAAATATAACAATATTTATTATCCTGATTCTAAGTATTCCAATATTCAAGTTAATAGAATTTATACATTAGATAATTCTATTATTGTTAATATAGAATATACAATTATAAATAATAAAAAAATAAGAGCATTCAGATTAGATCAGGATACTAATACTATTAATTTTGATGATAATATCGATCCTAAATTTATTAAAGATATTATGTTTTTACCAGGTGTCGTAAATTTTAAATTTATCGAAACATATAAAAGTAAAATTATATCAGAATTCGCTTTTCTAGTGCGAGATTGTTATCTTTTTAGAATAAATAGTGGCTATGATTTTTACTATAAATTTTTGTATATATATGCTGATAAATTTAGCGATATAAATAACGGTCCGATGTTTGGCAGTGATGTTATGTATTCGTCAGAAGAATTAGCTATTCGATTTTTAAAAAACGGATCGATATGTATTGTAGAAAATAGTAATAATTGTAAATATAATGAAAATGTAGGATTAGTACCATTATATATAATGGAGTATTTAATGCAAGGGTATTATTTAGATGTATTACAAATTCAAAGCGATGTCAAAGAATTTAGACGACAATCAGAAGAAAACGCTAATAATTGGATCGCTGTTAATAGATAATAATGAATATTTCATTAATAGTATTCCTGTCGATAAAAAGACTATAGGTCAATCAACTGGATTAAAAGATAAACATGGTCAAGAAATATTTATTAACGATATTATTCATTTTAAAGCAAATTATGGTGATTTTATATTAGAATTAGCTACAGCTACTGTCGGATTCGATGAATTAAATGGACGCCTTGCTGTTAAGATGAATGACAACATATTGGCATTATGCGACATGAATTATAGTAATGTCGAATACGAAGTATTGGGAAATATATGGGAAGGAAAGATACATGAACAGAAACTTTAAAGCCCGTTGTTTAAAAGATAGATCTTGGAAAACTGGTTTTTATTTGATTAAAAAGAAAGAACCATGTATTAAAGATATTAAAAATGTATGGCCGGTACATGAACAAACGATTTGTCAAAGTACTGGTTATATCGATTGTAATAAAAAAGAAATTTTTTTAGACGATTTAATTAATTTTGAAGCAACAATTAATGGCATTGAATTTAAATTAGAAAATTTGCAAGTATTATTCGATATTCCCAAAGGTAAATTAGTCTTATTCTCTGGAGACAAAACAATTGATTTTGTAAGTCCAGATTATGAAAATCCACATTACGAAGTTGTCGGAAATATCTGGGATAACATTGCGTTACCAAAAAAGAAGTAATATAATAGGTATATAAGCTTATAATTTTTTAATAAGAAGGTATACCTATGAATTACAAAAAACTTTTAGAAGACTGTGATTTTATTAAAGTAAAGCAAACAGTCGAAATTCGTCCTCACGACGGAAACGAAGGCTTTTTTGAATATGTAAACCATATTTTTAAAAGCGTAAATAACGGTCATCGTTATGGCCCAGCAGTTAAAACTAACGTGTTAACTATGTATAATCGCGGCAACTATATTGCTTGCGAAATGGGCGATCAACGTATCGACATCCGTCGAAACAAAATCGTTATTTATGTTCCTGGTTTAAAAGCTAGTAACGAAGAAACATATAGAAAATATGCTGTATGTAATATCGGTGTATTAAACTATATATATAATTGTAAAAAGTACTAGCTTTTAAATAAAGAATCCTAATATAATATATTAGGCCTAAGACGTAGGATGCAAGGTGTGAGATAACCTAGACATAGCGTTGATCTTAGGAGAGCCGTCAGCGAAATGTTGCCGGACATTAAGAGCGGTCATCAGTAGCTAAGATGGTCGCTCTTTTTTATTTTAACGAAAGGAAATTTCATGCGTAATAAAATTATAGTATTTACATTTTTACAATTACTAGCTTTATTTACAATTTCACATGCTTGCGCATGGGATAATCCTAATAAACCAGAAATTAATACAGGTGTATATGCATTAAAAACAGCTATGATTGGTGCATATATGAATGGGTTTAATGATGGTAAGAATGGTTTAAGTAAAGATGAAGAATATACTAACGGTGATTATAAAGACTTTTTAAATTTTTATGATGAAGGCTATTACAAAGGCCGAGTATTCGAATATCAACACAGATAATTATGTCTAATACTATTAAATGGTTAATGATTGTTAGCCAGGCTATTTCTAATCTTATATTTGGGTTTACGACACCAGTCGTCCATGTTTATTTTATGAGTTTGGTCGGTCCGAATATATATAGCTTAGCTAATTTTATCGAAGCAGGATTGGCTGCTATCGTAAATAGTTTGTTAAGCAATCAAAAGTATCGTCATTACTTTAAACAATTTGCTTTATATTTTTTAGCTTTAGATAGCATATTATATATAATTATAATATTTTTAGGTATAGAGTATATTAATGTTCGATTTATCGGACTAGCAATTATTAATAGCTTGTTAAATAATATTTGGTTTATTATGTTAAGCGATGTATTAAATAAGAATATTAGTGGCGATGAATTAACAAATTTTAAAGTTCTTCAACGAAGCTGGATGCTTTGGGGTAGTTTAATAGGATCTGGAATCGGTGTTTGGATTAATAATTCTATATCGATAGAATTTGCTTTGGTTTTGCAAGCTTTATCGACAGTAATGATTGCTATTTGTGATGGCTATTCATTTAAAAAGTTAGAAAGGTCGGTTGATAAATGAGGCTATTAATTTTAATTACTTGTTTTGTTTCGTTATTTAGTATGTGCGAAGCACGAAGTATTACTAGCTATAATTGTACATATGAAGAACAACAAGAAGCATTGGCCGAATATCATAGTTTTGTAAGTGGCTTTGACGATGGCTTATATAATTATACTAATATTTATTATTCTGACGATAACTATAAAATGGGTTATCGGTTAGGAAGTGCTCATCGGAGGTGATTAAATGAGTTATGAAGTTTTAGTTACTATCGGTGTTATTGCTGTTGCATTTTTTGCGACAATATGTTTTGTCGTGCATCAAGTATTCGAAACACGACGTATGCGTATCCAATATGAAGGTGGATATACAGAAGCTGAAATTAAAGAAATTTTACATGCAGAAATTGATCCGTTGTTAGAAACTGCAAATAAGAAAGGTTCTAAATGAAATATTGTATCGAAGACGATTATAATGATTTATTAAATTTATTATTTCAAATGCAAAAACAACAAGCTTCTGGTACAGTATATGTTTTAGTTGTTAATGAATTACATATTGTCGATACTGAATTAATTGCTTGTAATAATAATATTCAGGTTAAATTTAAGGTATCTGAAGAACCGAAAAAGAAAGCTGAAAAATTCAAAGAATATCAATGTTTTTTGTTTAAATCAGATTTTGATGAAGGTGTATTTAAAATCTTTGTTGAAGATAAACTTAATACAAGTGTCGAATTAGAAATTATCGAATTGCTAACAGAAAAATTATATAGTTATAATACGATTAGAGATATGAAAGGAAATTAACATGGAAGTTAAACTTAACGATAACTTTAAATGGTTTTTAGAAAGTTTATTAAACGAAGGTTTCGATCAATTCTTTATTGATGATATGTACGGTGCTGTATTTACTAAAAATGGTAAAGTTAGACCTATTGATTGTGCTAATTTTATTACGAGCAACTTATATAGTGCTTGCCCTGATTTAAAAGAAAATACTGAATATAATATTAAAGATTTTATTGAAGGTAAACTTATTAATAATAATTTTGAATTCGGCGATAAAATTATTGTAAAATTTAATGGTCAAGAATATGAAGGTATCTTCGTTAGAAAAAGAGGCGAAGCCAATATTGTTGTTATTAAAGAATTTAATAATCAATTGGCTGTTACCAATAAAGCTATTAAAAAAGCTGAATAATTAATTAATAAAGGTGAAAAAAATGAAGGAATTTATTTTAGATAAACTTAAAGAAGCTATCGATCCTAAAGATCCTAAGAAAGCTTTAAAATATTTAGGCGAAACGATTACTCGTGAGCAAATGTATACGTATATCGTTAATAAAATTATTGATCAAAAAGATAACGAATGTGTATATATGCCAATGCCAACTATTTACAATCTATTTATGAGTTTTATTAAGATGCTAAAATAATATTCATGATTTTTATCATGAAATATATTTTAACAAAATAGTAAGCCTATTGGGAAACTAGTAGGTAGTGACGTTCTTACGCGTCCAACAAAGACACTGAATTGCTGGAAACCCCTAAAGCTCAGAGTACTTATATATATGTTTAATATATAATGAGTTACGAAAGTAGAAATAAATCTTTGAGATAAAATATGGTTAAATCCTAAGTTTTGTTAAGCAATGGGCAATCAGCAGCGAAGCCGGTGGCGACTTGTCGCCGGAACGTTCAACGACTAGACCTCGTGAGGGTCGTACACTACAAGTCTATAATGGTAGTGGAAGTGGTGTCGCCTAAGTCGTATCTATTACGATATGGATAAGATATAGTCTGTGCTCATGTGAAAGCATGAGATGCGCGTAATGGCGCTGGCTAGGAAGTGACGATCCTAGCTGAACGAGACCTCGAATTGATTTTAGAAATATGATTCTAAAATGTCCTGGAAAAGTTTTACTGAAAATTTGTTTTTCTGGCAAAAATATGTTATAATTATCTCGTAATATAATATTAGAAAGCGAGGTGATTATAATGTATCTAACAATAAAACAACAAGTAAAACATTTAACTAAAGAAGAATATAATATTTTAAGAGAATTGTCTAGAATAGCTAAGAATTTAACTAATCAAGCAATATATAATGTTCGACAACATTATTTTCAAGAAAAACAATATTTAAGATATGAAGCAAATTATCATGAAATGAAATATCTTGAAAATTATAAATTATTAAATGCTAATATAGCTCAACAAACACTTAAAGATGTTGATATAATGTTTAAATCATTTTTTGCTTTAATAAAATTAGCAAAACAAGGTAAATATGACTTTAAACATATTAAATTACCTAGCTATTTACCTAAAAATAGTTATTCAAATATAGCTATTAGTCAAATTAGAATTAAAAATAGTATTTTAACAATTCCATATTCTAATACTTTTAAAAGAAAAAAAGAAGTTAATAAAATTCAAATTAAGATTCCTAAAGTATTAGAAGATAAAAAAATAAAACAAATTCAAATTATTCCTAAATTTAATGCTAGGTTCTTCGAAATTCAATATACATATGAAATCGAAGAAGAAAATTTAAAATTAAATACTAACAATGCACTAGCTATTGATTTAGGTGTAAATAATTTATGTACTTGTGTTACAAATACAGGCAAATCTTTTATTATTGATGGAAGAAAGTTAAAATCTATTAATCAATTCTTTAATAAACAAAATGCAAACTTACAATCTATCAAAGACAAACAAAATATTAAACGACAAACAAAACAACAATATTTAATTTCTCGCAAGAGAAAAAATAGAATTGATGATTATATTAATAAAACCTGTCGATATGTTATTAATTATTGTTTATCTTACGATGTTGGTACTTTAGTTATTGGATATAATCAATCATTTCAAAATAAAACTAACTTAGGCAAAAGAAATAATCAAATTTTTACACAGTTACCATTTGGTAAGATTCGTGAAAAATTAGAATATTTATGTAAACGATATAATATTAATTATATCTTACAAGAAGAATCTTATACTTCTAAAGCTAGTTTCTTTGATAATGATGAGTTGCCTATATATAATGCTGATAATCCACAAACCTATGAATTTAGTGGCAAGCGTATTAAAAGAGGTTTATATCAAACTAAAGATAAATATCGTTTTAATGCAGATTGTAACGGAGCATTAAATATTCTTCGCAAAAGTAAAGCTGTAGACTTAACTGTCTTATGCAATAGAGGCGAACTGGACACGCCTAAAAGAATAAGGATCTCTTAGAAGATCAAACTTCTTAATAAAATAACTTTATGTTATTTTTAGAATCATATGACTTTAATCATATGAGGTTCAGTCAAGATATGTGTGATGAACCATATAAACTATTAAGCGATATTATTCAAGAAAAACCAAATCTTGAAATTAAAAAGCTTAAAGAACTTGAAACTAAGGAAGTTGAAACTGTCGGCCCGGTTGCAAAATATTTGCTCAACAAATTTAATCTTGAAGATTATGATGACTTCAGAAAAAAATATATTGATACAGATTTTGAATATCGTTGGTATCCATTGTTCGTAAAATATATTTTAGAAAAGAATAATGGTACAGCTAAAAAGTTCGAATTATTAAGCCCGTTCTACGCTCCTAAAAATAGTACGAGCGATTACGACCTTTTTGCTCCTGAAGATTTCGAAGTTATCGACGATTATCAATTCGCCGACGAAAGGGACAAATAAAATTTATAATGCGTTTAGTTTATAATAATAGAGTCTATCACATGGTCTATCTAACAGATGCCGTATTAAAAGACGGTATTTATGTTAGTGAAGGCTTATGTGAAGACGGTAAATCTTATATTATTAATTGGGAGGATAAAGATTTTGACATAGAATATCCTAGTTCAATTTCTTTAGCATAAACTGAGTAATATATGATTGCCAGTACTGTTAAAATATACATAAGTGTGCTGGTTTTTTAGTATAACGAAAGGAAACAGCATGAGCGCATCCTTTGTAATATCGATTATCCAGTTACTCATGCTTATGGGGACTTTCATACTTTGTATAGCCTCTATTTTGATAGTGGCTGGAATATTCGATCTTCTTTGTTCTAAAGAAGAAATACGTAAAAAAGAAATTGGGACACAGTTAACATGGAGTATTGTCGCATTTATTGCAACATTATTTTTCATCTACATATTATTCGATATACAAAATTTAATCGAAATTAATATGGTGCCTCAACCTCCATATGGACCGTATCGGTAAAACTATCGATTGTATTTTTGAATTAGTGTTTTTTAGCCTTGGAGATGGTTGAAATCGCTGATTTTCATGTCGCCCTACGATTTGTTGTTAATTTTAACAGCAATAGGAAGACGAAACAGAAAGTTAGAGGATCAAACATATGAAGATTTTAAAAACTGTATTTTTTGCTTTTACGTTAATGCTAGGTATGCTTTGCATGCCTAACGCTAATGCTACTGAATTAACTGCGTATACGCATACAGGTAGCGTTATGGCTAACGGTGAATGGCCATATGAGGGCGCAGTTGCTAGTAACGATTATGCTCTCGGTACAATTTTAAATATTAATGGCTACAATTACGTAGTTGCTGACCGAATGGCGCCAGGCATTCATGGAGTTATTGATATCTTCATGAATGACTATGATCGTGCAATTCAATTCGGTCGTCAATACGGCGAAGTATACGTCGTAAGTTAATATAATCGATCCATTTTACGTATTATTACTCTCCCGTTAGTACTGGATACTAATCCAGCACATGTATATTTTTAATTTTAAATATTTTTAATTGCTGGTTCTCGTCACAGCAACTGTCAATAAATAAGGATAGGCGTATTTCTTATGAATAATTTACTAAAAGATTTGTCGGCATTTGGATATGCCAAAGCTCTCGGCCTTCGGACGAGATTTTTAAGTCGTGAATTTTGGACATCGTTTGCATTTACTGTTATTTTTTTAGCTAATATGATTGCTTTTGATCAATGCAACAATATGATAATGTTTCATTTAACAGTATTGTCTTTACCATATTTAATTGTGTTATTTGTATTAAATGCAATTTATCATAATACGGTTATGTATCTACTTAGCAAAGTAAAACGTGTCGACGAAGAAAATGAACTATATTTAGCTAGTATTGCTGGCTATGCTATTTTAAATAATATCATGAATGCTGTTGGCATTCTATTTAGTATGACCGGATTATTTTATTATTCCGGTTTCGACCAAGGGATTTTAATGAATCCTATTTTATTTGTGTTCATTGTATTCCTTGTTATTTTTAATACCTATATTTGTTTAGCTAATATGGTAAACGGATTTAAAGTATATTTAATTATAAGAAATCAAGAGGAGTAATTATGCCTATTCTATGGAAAACTACGAGATCTAATAAGACGGCATCGTATAAAGGATATGTACCGATACCGTCGACTATCGACGAACCATCATTTGCTGAAAAATGGAAACGATGGCGTACTGGAGATCCTGCTAAATTTTTAACATATAAAGATTTACAAGAATTAGTTTTATATTCTTACAATAAGAATCTTAGCGTAACGACGACAGAATTAGAATTAGTTTTCCATGATAAACATATTTACGATAAAGAAACGGCTATTAAATATATTAATGAACATATGAATGAGTTCGGCTATATCGATGAATATAGTGGACGAGTTATTAATCCTAGTCAAGGAGGTAGCAATACAGGAGCTAATAATAATAGCAACGGTAGTTGCAGTTGCTGTTGTTGCTGTAAAAAACCATAATGGACATACATAAAATATATACCGATATTTTAACTAGTTATAATATTTTGACTGTATTTAAAGGCGATGTTAATAAAGAAGACTTAAAAATCATTATTAGTTTATTTTTATTAAGCTATACAAATTTAAGTATTATTAATCGAGATCGTAGTCTTAAAAAAGACGAAAAAGTCGAGAATTTCTTTAACGCTATCGATAAGATTATCGATAAACGATTTGTTAAAGATGTCTTAGACAAAGAAACATTAGAATCTATTGTATTAGATTTTAATAAACGTATTAAATATATGAAAGAACATGGACTCGATATCGAAGTCTATGAAGAAATGAAGACGCCTGGCGTCGATTCGATTAAATATATTATCGAATAATTTGAGCTCCCCACGATAAATTTATCGTCGCGGGGGCTTTTTTAGTTAGGGGGTCTAAATGCGAAATATAGATTTGATTCGCAATTATAATAAAATTCAAGATATTGTTGCTATTTTTAATAGCATTAAA